ATACAAGGAATAAAAACAAGAGAATGCAGTAATCTGCATTCTCTATATTTTTTTTTAGTTGATTGTAAGCATAACAGGTTGGTTCTTATTAGCAGCAGATACAAAGCTTTGATCAAAGATTTCTACTACTTGTTGTCTGTCTCTTGCTTTTTCTTCAAGAGAAGATAATTTCAGATCAATATTTGCATATACAGTTTCTAAATTATCATACATCTTTAATTGTTCATATAAGTAAGTAGCCACATCAGCTGTTGCTAATCTTTCAAATATTTCCATTTGTGTAGGAGGAATTGTTTTCAAATTATCTGCATGTTTTACAAATAATGAAATGGGTATTCGCTGGAACTTAGTAATAAAACTAGCAGAAATAGCTACATTTAATTTAATTTTATTAGGTGGAATCCATTCTACGTAAATACCATTTGCAAAAGCAGATATATGGTCAGCCATCTGAACAATATCTGCATATGTTCCAAAATCAACAGATGAAGACATCATATCATATGTATTTACCCCACCATAGGTCAAACCAGGAAAGTGGGCAGACCAACTATGCCAATCTATATCCCCACATCCAATGATAGTCTGGCTTTCGCATATTGTTTCATCTATGAGCCAATAATCTCCTTTTTGATTTTCTGGACCAAGTTCATAAGGAACTTTATTAGGAAAATAACGAGAGAATGTATCTAATGTTTCATTACAAATAACTTCTCTTGCCCATTTATCTTTAGAAAGATAATCTGGTAAATTCATCTGCATTGTTCCTAAACGTCGTTCTATCTTATTAAGGAGTTTAGTCATTTCATTTGCCATTGGCATATTATTCACTAATCCTTTCACATTAAAAAGTCTATTATACTAATGTGAAACAAAAAAAACAAGGGCTTATTATAAGCCCTTGGGAACTTTATATTCCCCGTTTTTAAACAGGGAATCGTTCTTTTGTTGGAGAAGCTTCTGACGATACTCCTCCATGTCTTTACGATAAGCTTCCTCATCATAAGTGATGAGGTTGGGTTTATCGTAATAACAATCACTGTACTTACCAGTGACCTGTTCAACCTCCTTCAAGAGGTTGGCGTGATAGTTGATCACGCTAATCCCCTGAAAGAGTCCTGCCATAATAATGGTGAAAATAATAAGATCTCTAAGTTTTTTCATTTTTTTTATTCTCCTTTTCTGGATACTTTAAATTGTGTACCCAAAACAAATTTTTGTATTTTCACCATAATAATATACAGTTAAGTTTTCTTACTTTTACATTATTCAATTTCTGTAACATCCATCAAACTCGGAACTTTGTTTTCTTTGATATCTCCTAATCCTTTATTAGGAGCTATAGTACCAGGGATCTTATTAAGATCTATATAATTACTATAATTTACTTTAGGAGCTTTAGGAATTATATCTCCAGGTTTAGGTTCATTCTTTCCAATAAATGATTTTTTATTCATACTTTCATAATCCACCTTTCCAGGTTCTATGGAGTTCAATCCATCCCCAATTTCTTTTTCATCTAAAAGTACATCTTTATTATACAAACTTGCATAATAATCCACAGCATCTTTTATTCCTGTAATTAAGATACTTAGATTTTTCATTACCAATATAAACTTCTTTGTAGACTTATTGTACAACCCAAATATATCAGGAGTTACAAAGAAGCCTTTACTTAATACCATCTTATCTTTAAAATCTAAAGATTCAGGATAAGACTTACTTAACAAATCTACTACATAAAATAGATTTTTGAATAGGATATTTTTATCATCTTCAGAATTTAAGGGTAGAGTCTGGATATTCTTTTTATCTACATATTTAAAGATAGTTTGCTTTACTTCTCCAGTAACCTCAACATCAGTTAGATAATAATATTTCATGAGATCCCATTCTTTTTCATTTATTAAATCAAATCTAACTCTTTCTACTGCATCTCTAGAGTTAATAAATTCAATTTTATTTCTAGGAGTAGTTATATAAATTGTTTTATCTTTCTTTTCATCTCTAATGATTTCTGCTCCTGTAAAATAATATGCTCCTTTCTTATAATAATTTTCAGAAATGATTCTCTGATATCTTGTAAAAATTTCTATGAAATAATCGAACATAGATTCATCTGTTCTTAAAGCAGGAGATGCAAAAAGTTTATTTGCTTTCTTAGCTGCTTCTATTTCAGACCTGCGAATAAGATCACTAATAAAATCAGGTTCTATAATACCTGCTGCAAATAAAGGAATAGGATCTTCAATAAAGGCCATCTTAAAGAACTTAGTATAATTTATAAAACTATTTTCAAAATAATCATCATTAATAGCTAGATTATACATTCTACGAAATTCAATATTCGTAGATAACCATCTATCTACTTTGTTCTTTACAACCTTTGTTCTAGAGATCTTTATATTATTCTCTAATGAAAAACATATAGTATCTTCATCAGGAAGAACGTAGGAATGGATATAATCTAATATATTACCAGACTCAGCCTTTCCTCTACCCCAAATATATATCATATCTATTAGATCCATTAAACTCATAGGCCCCATAATAAATAGATTATGATAAGTTACAGGAAGATACTTTTCCCCATCAATGGTCTTACTTACATCTTCAAAAGGGGTACGTAGATTTAACCAATTAAGATTCTTATCAATCTTATCATACCCTAGATTTCTAAATAAAGTAGCCATATATTGGAGCTGGGTTAGATGATCTCTAGTACAATCTCCTTGTTCCATTTGAAGCATTTTGTCATAAGAAGTGATCTTAATATCCTTTCCTCCTATATTCATTACATAATAATCCATCATAGCATTCTCCTCCATTATAAAAAATTCTTAAGAATTAAATAAACTTTTTTAAATATGATAAGTATAATAACTCATCATATTTATAATATATAATTATGGAGGATTTTCCATAGTATCTTAAAGATACTATGGAATTTGCAATGCAATAGTTTTATATTCTAAGGCAAAATATGTGTGTTCACTCATTCCATCTTTTACTTTTCTAAATACTAATCTAACACCATAATCTCTTAATAATAGTATAATCTCATTATTTAGAGTTTCATTATCTATCTTGATAAGAGAAAATGAATGAATAGCATTTAATACATCATTTTCATCTTCAGTTTCTTCTGCTTTCTTTATTTTAGAAAAAATAAGATCTGCTATTAATTTATTATCATCCATTTTATACTCCATAAAAAATAAACTCACCAGGAAATAAAATCCTGGTGAGTCTTTGTATTAAAACTGAACAATGTTTGTGTAAGTTATATTCTTGCTATCTAACTTACTAATACCAATTTCTTCTAAAGGGAAACTTCTTAGATTATCTTGAATAATACTGATATAATCAATAAAAGGAACTATCCAATCAGGTATTTCTATATCTGAAGGAATAGCTATTGAAGATACTTCTCCTTTAAAGTTTTCATCCTTTAGAAGTTCAATCAATCTTAAATAATGATTAGGATGAGATTCTGCTATTAGATCTGCATTCTTAGAAGTTATATTTGTTTTAATAATAAGAATAGAATTTCTTCCTTCAAGATCTATATTTTCTTCTTCCTTATCTTTGATTTCATTATATGCTACAGATGCTTTGATTCCTTGAATGCTCATAGGCTTCTTATATGCATACATTGATTTTATTCTTGCAGGCTTATGAAAAGACTTATCCTTACTCTTAAGAGATTCATAAATCTCTTTTTCTAGAATAGCAAACTTCTTTATGATATCAACCTGATCAATAAATGAGTTTCTAAGAATATCAAATTCTAGAATCTTCTTCAATCTATTAGATGTAGTTTCAGGTATCCCTACTTTAGTCATAGGAAGACCTTTTATATCAAGTTGTTTATTTTCAGGAACTATATTTCCTTCTTGAACCAACTGCAAATCTGCATAGTTCTTTTTGCCTTTTGTAAGAAGTAAGCATTTAAATAAGAATTCATTCTTCATGATAAGAAGACAATCTCTATTATCTGCTTTTGTATTATAGTTTTCACTAAATAAGACCATATAATCTAAGATCAATTGGCTTACTATATACGACATAATATCTACAATACTATATCTAAGAGAATCTTCTTCAATTACTACTAAAGGATATTTCTTTCTCTTAGCTTCAACCAATTTATCATTATAAAAATCATAATCATATTTAGGTTGATTTTCTTGATATTGCTTTATTAACTTATCTCCCTCTTCTTCTAATTGAGCTGAGGTGTATTTTACTTTCATCGGAATTCCAATTGTATATTTCAATACAAATCGGTACCATTCATCAAGAGATATAATACAAGAATCTGTATCTGTTATAAGAACTACGTCTCGTTTCATATCATAAACTCTAGGGAGTTTATCTATATACATATGACGATAATATACATACTCAAACATGATATCTTTCAATAATACTAATTCTTCTTCAGATTCTTTAGGGATCTTGTTAGGATCTAAGAAAGGTTTCTCTAATTTAACTAAAATTGTTAAGATAAGATTGATTATCTTTCTATTTTCACAGAACTTGTACAAGTTGTTCTTATAATATAAAACGTTAATACATCTTTGGTCTAAGTTGCAAATTGTCTTCCAAATAGCATCTCTTGCTTCATCTGAAGGGATCCATCCATCTCCACCACAATTCTTCATTATCCGTAAAAAGCATTCTTCAATCGTAATGTTTCTATCAAGTATATCCCAATCTTTAAATCGATAGAACTTAGGATTCTTTTGATCTTCTACTATATTTTCTATAAACTGTAATGTTTCTGTAAGAGACGAAAATTTAACATTATTCCCAAGGAAAGATTCAAACATGGTAATGGATGCGGATATACAACCACGTCCTTGCCCAGTTACAGCTGTACAAAGATAGAGATTATAAAATATACTACTGTACTGACCAGCACACCCATATAATGCATTACAAGATACTTTATAATTTGTTTGTTTTAAATTCCATGCATTAAACTCTTCAGATCCTTTAGGGTGTTTCTTCATTTCTTTTTTTGCTTCATCTCGTTTATCAACAAGATATTGTATCAGATTATAAAAAGGATTTTTTACTGTACCATGTTTACAAAATAAAACCCCTTCTGTAGTCATGATAGCTTTATCATTAATAAGATCATTTGCCAATGATAAATAATCTGTAATGATTTCTCTCTTAGTGTAATTATTATTTACTCTAAGTTTATTTTCTTTATAACTCTTTTCTACAGAAATATCTATAGCCTGTATCAATTCCATTCTAGATAGATTAGGCATTATTCTTTCTAGAATATGAAGCATAGATTCTTTATATTTATTTATTAAGATTCCTTTAGGCACTGCTTTCTCTTCCATTATATTTCTCCTTTATAATAGATTATTTCATAGTTTCTGACTCTATTCATTTTAATAATATATAACGAATAAAGAATTTGCTGTTAAAACATAATAATAAACTCCTTGTATTAGTTATATAAGGCTAATATAGCGGAGAGAATTCTCTCAAATAAAAGTATTTAAATCCTAGGAGGTACTTAAAGATGTTTTTCAAAAAAGATGATTCTTTCTTAGATGAAAGTTTTGATCAAGAAATTGATGGTTCTGGCATTATTGATCAGGACGCATTGATGGAAAATATGTTGGTTGATGAAATGAACCGCATGTCTGACGCTGAATTCGAAGCTTATACAGAATCTTCTGAATTCAATAACTTAGTAGAAGCTGGCGTATTGGGTCGTCGTTCTTTGGTTAAGATGAACCGTAAGGATGACCTTCGTCGTCGTATTCATTTGGCTTCCATTCAGATGGCTCGTGAACAGGGCGATGCTGACTGGGAAGCTCTTCGTAAGAACCGTATTAACGAACGTCGTTTGCTTAAGAAGATTTATACAAAGTATCAGAACCGTGTTCGTCGTAACGCTATGCAAAGTCAGAAGCGTTTGATTAAACTTACACCGGATGCATTTAACTTCAACAAGATTAATCGATAATAATTTATTAGGCTATGGATTAAGTTCCATAGCCTATATTTTTCTTAAATATAATTTAAAATACATACTATAATTTTGGAGTAAGAAATTACAATTCTATTCACAATATATTATATGGGGTTTAGCAAATGAGGAGGATTTTGACTGATGGAACAAAGTAATCTTACCAATTTCCAAAATTATTACATGTATGATGAGCTTATTAAAAATAAGAAATTAGAAGTAGATGTAACAACTATCGATAGTAGTAATTGGGAGTTTCATTATAAAGGAATTTTAAATATCCTTAGAGATGGAATAGAAACACCTGAAGTTCAAAATTTATATATTACCGTTTATTTTAATGGAAACAAAAACGAATCTGTAGATCTTATGATCACAGATTACTATTTGAATCTGATAATGTGGTTTCCCATTATCTTTATAAATAAGAAAATTCAACCTCAGCATTTGTTCTTTGAAGAACATACAACAGGAGATACAATTAAAGCTTTTATAGATAAATACATTGTAGAACCTAATAAGATTGAAATAGAAAATAGAATCTTAAACAATGCAATTGCAGATACATTGTTCCACTTCTCTGATGTAGACGACTTCTCTCTCTTCTTAGCTAATACTCTTAACTTAGAAGATGATATTGATATTATGCAACATAGTAAAGCATATTATGATTTACTTCATGCTGATTTAAGTGGAGTTCCTATTGGAGAAGTAAAAGATAGAGGTATGGAATTAGTTCATGATGCTATAGATAACTATATCATGAAATCTAAGGAAATAGTTGGGTATGATCATTGTCTTAAATATGCCTTTGGTGCAAAAGAAGGTATTAATATTAGACAATATAAAGAAAACAATATCAATATAGGCACAAAGCCTGATGGACAAGGTTCTATCTACCATGATATCATTAATAAATCATATATCAATGGTGGTTTGAATACATTGGTAGCACAATACATTGATAATGGTGCATCTCGTGTAGCTCAGATTATTTCTAAAAAGAATGTTGGGGATTCTGGTGCTTTTGCTAGAATTCTTGGATTGAACAATATGGATACATTCTTAAATAGTGATCCTCATTTTGATTGTGGTACTAATAACTTTATTAATCTTCTTATTAAAGATGCTAAACACTTAAAGCTTCTTGAAGGAAGATATTATCGTTTTGAACGATATGGAGCGGAATACAAAATCAATACCTCGGATTCGACCCTCATTGGCAAGAGGGTATTTTTAAGAAGTCCTATCACTTGTAAATCAAATGCAGATGGTCATGGTATTTGTTATAAGTGTTATGGTGATTTGGCTTATACTAACAGAGATATCTCTATTGGACGTATTGCTACAGAACACGTAACGTCTCAATATACTCAAAAGAGATTGTCTGCTAAGCATTTATTAGAAACAGTTATCGAAGTAGTAAATTGGAATTCTAATTTCCATACTTTCTTGGAAATAGAAAATGTAAATACTATTGTATTTAAAGAGTCTTTGTTTGAAAATAAGAATATGAACGGATGGAAGTTCAAGATTGATTATCAGGATCTCCAAGTAGAAGGAGATGATGAATTCTTTGAACACAATAAATTCAGTAATGATTCCCATGCTACTGAAGATAGTGGTCCGTTCATGGAACAATTTATTACCAAATTCTACATAGTATCCCCTAAAAATGAAGAGTTTATAATTACAGCAGTAGATGATGATGGAAATCCTATAGAAAATAAAATGTATCTTTCTAATGCATTATCTTCATTCATCTATAATAAGATTTCTGAAAATGAATTAACTTTTGATACAGAAAATACAGATATTGTAATTCCTTTAAATGAATTACAAGATATTGAACTCTTCTTGCTCAAGATTCAAAATAATGATTTGGGTAAGTCATTGGATATCTTTACGGATATAATTAATAAGAAGAATGTAACCAAATCATTCGATAAAGATACTATTGTAGAATCTCTTCAAGATGCTGCTTTAAAAGGTGGAGTAAAATGTCAGTCTATCCATCTTGAAACTATTTTATCTTCGCAAATTTGTTCGGAAGAAGACAAACTTAAGAAACCTGATTGGTCTAATCCTGATGCTAAATACGAAATACTTACTTTGAATGAAGCATTGACTAATAATAAATCTATTATTGTAACTCTTGATTATCAGAAACTTGGAAGGGCTTTATTCCAACCTATAAACCATACTAAGACAGAACCTAGTATATTAGATCCGTTCTTTATGGCTAAACCTAAGAAGTTCTTAACTGCAGATCATGAAATATGGTCTGAAGTAAATAAATCTACAATGCTTCCTGGAGAATGCCCGATTATCTTTACTAAAGATAAATCTGATAAAATACCTAGAGATATTAGAAAGCATTTTGCATTTAGAGATAGACCCAAAACTGAAATCGATGACTAAGTTATACCCCAATAGCATTTCTGCTATTGGGGGAGTTATTTGTAAGAAAAACAAAATGAAAAGAAAGTATAACAAAACAAACATTATCAACATACAGGAGCGTATAAGTGTTACATACAGGAGATCAATATAGTTTAGCAAAAGGAGAGATAACAAATAACTCAATATTATGTTAACCTATTAAAAACCTATATGGATTATATACTATAAATATGAATAGATCTTTAGTATCTAGCGTATATTTATTTAACTTTATTTTATTTTTCTATTTTTTAATTTTAGGAGGAGATATTATGCTATATTTCGAAACTACATCTACAACCCACGGAAATAAAGAATATAAAGGATTCTTTATTTCATTTGTAGATAAGATCGAAGTCTATAAACACCTTGATCTCAAATATGATGATAAAGATATTTGGGAAATTTTCTTAGTAGGTAGAGATAATAATGATCAAACAAACTCTATCACATTCTATTGCTATCCTTTTTATGTCAAACCTGAAGAAGATAAAAAGGTTCCTGCTTATGATAGTCTAAATAAGATTATTAAGAAATTAGCAGAGGATATTAATATCTTTAGACTTACTGTCATCGAATCAGATTATACAAATTACATTGAAGGTTTTGAACAAGAATCTTTAACCAAATGCTTAGAAACTACTCCTGATGAATTCAAAGGAACTATAGTAGAAGGAGATGCTTCAAATGAAATGTATTTAGAATTTATGGATTTTATTTTAGATTTTATTGAAATTAGTAGGGATGATATAGTTTGGGGAGATATAGGTGAATTCGAACTCGATTATTCTGAAAATGGATTTGATTAAACTTTATTTTGTAGAATTGTGGGAGGAGATTAACTATGTTAAATTTTACGATGTTAGATATTAATTTTGGTAATAGTGGAGAAGTATCTAGAAATAGTGTGGAAACGATATTTACTTCATATAGTTTTAAAGAGTTTGGCAATATAGTTATCACTGATTTAGATGATAATATGATGTATGATGGTAATAAGTTATGTGCCATCGAATTTAGTAGATATGGAAATAATTACTATGAAGAATTCTGCATAATTTCCTATCGCATAATAAATAAATCTAAACTAACTCTTACTTTGAAAAAGCTTATAGAAGATAGCAGCTATTTCAAAACTAATTTGATACTTGGATACAAATTCAAAGATCATCTTTACTCTTCAAGTATTGATAGCAAAGATGTATCTAAGGGTATATCTGATTTCATCACAAAGAATAATTTTATGGGTGATGCAATTTTAGACTTTGAAAACAATGTAGAACAATTGAGAGAAAACTACGTTGCTAGTAAAAAAACTAATGCTGCTCTTGAATATGAAATTTATCGTCTTTAAAAGTTTATTAGAGAAGGGAATCATTCCCTTCTCTTTTTTTTTGTAATTTTAAGATAGGTATATACAATAATTATGAAATGTAAAACGATATAGTAATTCTTATAAAGGAGATTCTATAATGCAAAATAAAGAAGTTACTAGCAAAATAGAGATGAGACACACTACTACTATCATTCATAATTATGATATTGGAGATAATGAATTTATAGAAAGAAAGTTCTCTATTTATAATAAAACCTGTCATAGATTAGAACCTAAAGGAATGTATTATGATCAAGAAAATAAAGATTTATATCTTCCTGCAGGATTAGAACAGTATTTTATAGATAGATCATTTGGTGATGATATTTATAGAAAAGTATATCCTGATACATATGATAAGATTCCTAAAGTAAGATTAAAGTATCTTCCTAGAGATGAAAAACAAAAAGAAGCAATCAGATTCTGTTTAGGAATGGATCCTTATAGAAGAAATCTTAATAAACCTCAATTACAGTTGAATCTAAATACTGGTGTAGGCAAAACATATGTAGCTGTAACAACCTTTGCTTATCTATCTATTAAAACAATGATGATTACTTCTTCATTAGATTGGATAGATCAATGGAGAGAAAAAATCAAAGAATACACAGATTTAAAAGATGATGAAATCTATACTATAGCAGGTATGGGAACTATAGCAAAGCTTATCAATGGAATGAAAGATATTTCAAAAATTAAATTCTTTCTGTGTTCCCACAGCACATTAAAATCATTTGCTAAAAAACATGGATGGAATATGGTTGGTGCTTTATTTAGAAGATTAAAGATTGGTGTTAAGATATATGATGAAGCACATTTGTGGTTTGATAATATTTGTATGATAGATTTCTTCACAGATACTTATAAAACGTTCTATCTTACAGCTACCCCTATTCAATCAGATTATTTTGATAACAGGATATATCAATCTGCATTTAAAACAGTTCCCTCTATAGACTTATTTGATGAGGACAAAGATCCTCATACAAAATATATTTCTATTCTATTCAATTCTCATCCTAGACCTCAAGATATACAAGAGTGTGCAAATGTGTATGGGTTTGATAGAATAAAGTATACTGATTATTTGACTACAAAAGAAAATTATTATAAAATACTAAAGATTTTATTAGTAATGATAGAACAAACTATATCCACTCAAGGAAAAGTTCTTATCTATATAGGAACTAATGCTGCTATACTAAAAACATTTTATTGGATTAGATATAATTATCCTAATCTTCCTGTAGGATTGTTTTCTTCTTTAGTTCCTAAAGATGTAAAGCAAAGAGAATTAGAAAATAAGATTATACTTACAACTACAAAGTCAGCTGGTGCTGCATTGGATATAAAAGGATTAGAAATGACTATTGTTCTTAATGAACCTTTCAAATCTAAAGTTCTTACTAAACAAACTTTTGGTAGAACCAGATCAGATAATACTAGATACATAGACGTTGTCGATGTAGGGTTTAGTACTTTAAAATATTATTATACTACAAAGAAACCGTTGTTCAAAAAAATAGCTACTGATTGTTCTGAAATTCAATTATCTGATTATGAGATAAATCAGAAGTTGCATGAAATTTTTATAAATGAACAAAAGCAGTTAGAATCTTTTCAAACAAATAAAAACTTAAAACAAGTTATAGAAATTACGAAGACTATAGGGAAGAGCCATTAAAGCTCTTCCCTACAATCTCTGTGTTAGCATTAAAAGATTCGTATACGGGTTGACCCTTTAAAGATTGATATCGAAATAAAGATATACTTATCGAAGAGCTATATCCCAGGTATAATATAATTCTATGTTTGAAGAATACCTCCCCAACGTTCATCATGCTAAACTTATCTAATTCTAGTTTGGAAGTTCTCGATAACTAATCAGTTATCAATTAGAACCTAAGTAATTTAGATTCAGTTTAGTATTTCGTTATCGCAATATGAATATGATAAATAGAGTGGCTGCTTTATAAGTATTACAAATTGACGGATGAAATGGTGCGTTACAATTTTTATAGATGTACTACTTTATACTTTAATAAATTTTTTTACAAAGATTCATGTCGGCAAACACTCTACTTATCATTATTAATTAGTTAAGTGGATTTGTTAATTTAATATTGTTGACCGCCAGATCCTCCCATGTCTCCACCCATTTCTTCTGCACCTTTTACTTGATCAGAAGCTGATACTACTTTAGCTTTATCAGTCATTTCATTTATCTTATCCATCGGTAAGAATGAATTGAAGTAGTATTCCATAAGCATAGCTGAGAATGACATCTTAGCTGTTTCATCTTGAGATGAACCAAATTTCATTTGAGTGATGCTATTTATTAATTCTTGGGACATAGAAAGAATTTGGGAAGTATTTGTAAAGTTAAGCATAATAGGAAGCGGAAGTTCTACAGATACATTTACCTTAGTATCATATTCATACTGATACAATTTAGTATAAATCTCAGAGAGAATAGGTTCAAATAACTTCTGTCTTCTATATACCTTGATTAAGAATCTAGCATTACTCATTGTAAGATGAGTAGCTGTTGATTCTTGATATCTACTATTTACCATTTCCAAAGAAACACCAGTTTGGTTTACTGCCATTTCTTCAAGCATATTCATAAATTCAGTTTTTACTTCTACGTTTTGACCAGGCATGATTTCAAAGCTAACAGGAGATTCACCATTAGCATTTTGAGGAATTACCAAGTCATTAAATCTACCAGTTACATTTAAGATATTATTCATATTTTCAATCTGTCTAAGATTGAAATTAGAACGTTTTATCTGATTAATTACGTTAAGCAATACAGAAGTGATATTGGTATCTACTGTTTGCTTTACATGGTATAATCTCTTATCATATCCTCTAGTAAGAAGAGCGATAGTATTTGAGATATATAAGCAAGTAAACAATTTAGCAGGGAAGATAGATTTTGCTAAATCAGATACACCTCTATGACTCTTATCATTTAATTCAAAATAAGAGTGAATAACATCCGAAGGAGGAATAAAGGTAATTCTCATTTTAGCTGTACTACCATTTCCATTATCTGCATTATATTTAAGAATAGCATATATTTCTTTAGATAGATCTTGGTTAGCATTTATAAAGTTTTTATCTATTCTTTGAGAGATCTTTTTAGCAATCTTTAAAAGAACTTCATTTGTTTGAGCACTGTTGTTCATAGCAGTGTTTGTATTTTCTCTAGCAGTTCTTCTAGGACGTAATCCACCTAATGTTGAAGTGAAGGTCATACCATTAGCTTCATCACCAGAACCATCAGGACTGTTTACTTCAAGATAGTAATATCCAAGACATGTATTCTTGTTAATATATACAGGAGTAACTTTATCATGTTCTAAGATTTCTAATACTGCACCAGGAAGTTCTAATTCAGATTCTTTTTTAGAACCTCGTTTTTCATTAATATCTTTTAACCCATCATTTGCTAAACTTGTAGGAACTTCTAAAGTTCCATTTTTTACTGCTCTTTTTAATCTATCATTTGCATTTTTAGAATATAAAGAGTTAGAAAGATAGGTTGTTTTATTATAACCTAGTCCAGATTCAACCGAGGCCTCCCCAAATAGAGCTGCTGTTTCTCTTATAATGCGTCTAGCATTATTTTCGTGTGCAATGATACTTGGAATGACTCCAGTTTTGTTAATTTCTATATCTATACCCTTATATTCAATTCCTTTATCTTCATAACCAGATAAAGCAGAATTAGGAATATTTGTATCTTCATTTAAATCATAGACTTGTTGTAAACGTTTACTTTGCAAATCAGATTCATCTTTATATTCAGTATATTTAAACCGAAGAGTTTCATTTATCTGTTCAAATCTTATATTCATCTCTTCTTCAGTACAAATAGATGCTTCTGATAATAAATTAGATGAAGGTGTCTTTTTCAACAATCTATCTAATGCTAATTTATAAGGAACAATATATACAAACTGTTCACCATATTTAGCAGTATCCGAATATAACTTTTCTCTAAATTGATCCAATCTATATTTTTTCTGGAACAGATTTAAATCAGATCCATCAGCTTCAGATTTCCCATTATTAGAACCATCTGAGCTTAAACGTTCAATAGAAATACGAACCGCATCATCATTAAAATGATCAGCAGATAAGATATTATCTTTCTTAATATCTAATGCTTCATCGAGTTTAGGCATATACTTACAGATAGTATCTATCTCTCTATCTAAGTCACGTACTACTGTATTCTGAGAATAGATATCCATGATATCAGTAAGCATTGTTTCATCTTCTAATACATTACGGATTTCTTTTATTTGATCTTTATCATTTTGATATAATGTCTTAGCATAGAGCTCAGACATATCTAATCCACCATTGCTAGATTTAGCTTTATCAATAAGGGTTTCTAAATCATTATCCATCTTTCTCTTGATGGAGTCAATATATTTAGTATTATCATTATTGGTGAAGTATGTATTCTTATAAAGATCATCTATGCTTTTTTGTACATCATCGATAATTTTTTTATTTAAATTAGTATTTAAAATAGGCATATCGTCTGATTTCGGAGTCTTGTTTTTATCGTCAGCCAACTAAATTCCCTCCTAAAATACGTCAATTTAAGACAATTACCTTAATGTATCCAGTATACTAAATAATCAACAATAAAAATCTCTATACTGGAATTAACCAGTATAGAGATATTATTATTACATCGTTGCTTTAAGGTTAACAATAGAATCATATGTCGGAGAATCTGCAACTGTTGCATCAGACGATCCAGCATATACTTCAGCAGATGCTTCAGGATGAATAGATTTGTTAAGGATATTATATCCAAATTCCATTTCATCAAAGCAAGTATGCTTGTTAATAAAGTCAAGGAATTCAGTAGCACGTTGGTTAACGATACGTCCAGGAATCGGGAAACCATTAAACTGCAACGGAATTTCTGCAAACTGAATTTCCCCACGCATAACGTTATAAAGGTTGGATGTATTAGCAAGGTTAGGTTGGCAAGATGCCAAGATATATGCTTTTTCTACATTCAAACCAGAGTTATCAGTTACGATCAATAAGAAATGGAAGATTTCAGATTGATAACCTTTGATAAGACCGGAGTTGTCTTTACCAGTATATTCAGGATACTTTAAAAGACCATTATAACGTTTGATCTGAGTACGAGGGTCTTTAACACCACGGAGATACAATTCATTTACTTTGGTAATCAACGAACCAGAACGTTCGAAATAGTTCATCGTAAAGGAAGTACCACCTTGTTCAGTTGTACGAGTAATGATATTAAGATCAGTAATACCATTAGTCAACTGGTTTGTTTCTGCACTAATATCTTCAATACCCTGTGCACCACGGAATTCATATTCAAGAATATGACGGTAGTTACGAATAAGGGTATCATATTGTTCATTACGACTTCTCAATGCTGTCAAGAATTTAGGGATATCGAGACAAATCAAGAACGAATAACCTGTTTCATACAGGTCAAACTGAGCCAGGTTTGTAAAGTCAGTAACCCCACGCATGAGTGTATATTTGGTTACATCACGAGGATTGAGGGTACTGTCAAAAATATTACTTACGGATTCTTTAGCCATAGTATTTTACACCCTCCTATTAAGAATTCAAGGCAATAATCTTGAAGATTTCTGTTTGAACGAAATTACGGAAACGTACAAACAAGCTAGCATAAATAATCTTATTAGAATTATAAAGCGAGCTAGATACGTACTGAATTTCGAACGACTGGAACAGATTGGAGTAACGGTTAACGATCAAATCATTAACGTCACGTTTATACTTCGTAAGGTCATCGCCATCAAGGAAGCTATAACGGATCTTAGGACAAAGTTCACGAATAGCTTTGATAACCTGCTGAACAGCCAATACGTTGTTAACCCAGCTAAGCTGTGTATAAGCTGTCTGAGAAGTATATTCAGAGTTCATCGTCAAGATATTACCATTGTAGAAGGAAAGGTAGTTGATACGAAGATCATCCAATTCCTTAAACTGATCTACATGAGGAGTATGCTTAGGCGAGAAGTTCAAAGTACCTTGAACAAACGATTCCATCGGAACGATGATATCATATTTCTGACCGCAGAAAGGACGGTTACGTCCATTGATGAAATGTTTAACAAATAAACGGCACAGGTCATAAGTTACTGTAACCGGAATTTGTTTACGTGTATAAGGTTCATAAATTTCATAAGAGTTCATATATGTTGCACAATAACGACTCTTAGCATTTTCCTGATTCTTAATACGCAATTCTTCAATGGAGCTAATACCTACACCCATATCACGGAAGTATACTAAGTCTTCACGGAAAGCGGCCAAACGTTCAATAGCACGTTTAACTTGTTTAGGATAGTTAGCATCAAAGATACAGTCAATACGGTTGTTATCTAAGTCATAGATATCATCCGAAAAAGATCCGTCAAATGCCTTAACCATTTCAGCTTCATATTCAGCAGATTTGATAGGAACATCTCCAAAAGATCCATTAGAACCATTCTGAAGTTTAATACCCATAAGGCTAGAGAGGTTTACACCATCAGACATATCTACTGCCAAATTAGTATAATCCCGACCATTCAAATCTGTACCAAATAATACGTCAGCATTCTTAAAGGATTCTGTATCATCAATAAGATACCCAACGTTATTTACAAATGCTTCAAATTCATCATCAAAGAAGATAGCACGAACTTGTTTCGAACGCATAGCAATAGCATTGTCCAAAGACATGTTCTTATCTTTTTCAACGATATTCGGATTCATTGTAAACGATACTGTTTCAATAGTATTGCCGTTTTCAATGATATCAATGAAGTAACGAACGTAATCCAACGGATGAGAAGCAGTAGCATCTGTATAAATACGGAAAGATTTATTAGAGCTACCACGACCCATATCAGCGATTAAGAATAATGTATATTCATCATCTTCGCCGATTTCTTTTTTATGGCCGAAGTCGCCCTTAAGAATCTTACCAAATTTCTTAACATCATTACCATCAGATGCAACAGATTTCAAACGATATGTAATCTTAACAAAGTTTTCTAATACAGGAGTATTAGCAATACCATTTGTATTAGCATCTGTAGTAAGACGATTTGTTGTCGGATTCGTATACAACGGAAGACCGTTGTCATTCGTCTTTTGTTTCTTTTCATTCTTTACTTCTGCTACAACACCAATGTTAGCAAGAGTAGAATCGGTAGCTACAATACGTTTGAATGTAACATAACCACCAGCATCGATAAAGTTTGCAGCTTGAATCAAAGCTTGGCCATGACGAGTATAGGAAGGTGTTCTTCCATAATAATCGTAAAAATCACTACCAAACAATTTATGCTTCCATTCTTCAGGTCCTTTATCAGCAGAACTTACAACCATGGCTATCGGGCGATCAGTACTATCTTTTACAGTATCACTATATTGCAAAATCTCAGACTGGTCGTCAATGATAGTGGTTACACCAGGAGCTGGCATATTTAGTTCCTCCTTTTTTACAGAAAGTTATTAATTTTTCGAAAAACTAATAATTTGAAATGGTTTAATTAAAAATTATTATTAGTGATTCTATATATATAGAATCTAAGAACAACATTTCTTTTTTAAAGAAAAGGATCCCAGATTTTAATATAATGTTATTGAAGCTGGTTTATTGGCTATTCTTCTCCAACCAAAATTTGCTCCAACGGGGTATCTTTAGGATTGTCATTCATCATAGCATGAAGTATAGATTCATCAAAGTTTTCAGAGATTAAAGCAGTATAAGGAGATATAATCTTAGAAACATTCTTCAAAGACATCGACTTATATGCATGCATATCATTTGTTTTTGCTAATCTAAAAGGAATTGATTCATCGTCTTTAGATCTGCAAACTTCAGATACAGCCAATCCAAACATTTGGTTATTAATACCATAAGAAAATCCATTGATAGTCATATTATCAATAATGAAATCCTGTATTTCATCATAAGGAATTGTATTAATAATATAACCAAGGATGAAACAGAGATTTAGCATCTTTTCACAATTACCAACAAACTTAACTAGTTTTGTAGATACTACAATCTGATCTCCTTCTTTATATTTAAACAATCTATAATCTTCTTTAACAGAATTCTTTGTTAATTGTAATTGTTTAACCTTTTCAATAGTATAAGGTCTAGTAGCAAACATACTAGGGAATTTAAATAACTTTAATCCATCATTCATTTTGCCATCTACACTTTGAATTGTATAGTTAAACATTCCCATTATATTTATAAGGTCCCCTTCTTGTTCAGCAAGGTTTCTATCAAAATACTTTTCAGGAACATAAGCTATCATTTCTCTATCCTTAGCAGAGAAGATAATAGAATCTCCTTCTTTTTTACAAAAATACGGCATAGGTTCTGCCATTATTCTTCACCCTCTTTATTCAAAGATTCAAGAAGATACAATCTATATTCATCATTATTTAATGCATTCTCATCAGAAGAGTTTTTATCATTTCTATCAATAAGCATAAAGTTCAACTTAGATCTCTTATTAATATCAGCACCATGGTTTATTAATAATTTGGCTACTTCATAATTCCCATGTTTAATAGCACTTGATAAAGCCATATTATCATATGAATCTCCAGATACCCCATTGTTTAAAAAGAATTCTACAAATTCGGAATTATCATTCTTTGCTGCTTCATTTAATAAGAATCCTTTTACATCTTCACTCTTCAATAATTCATCTATCTTATCATTATCTTCTATAAATTTTACAACAGTTTTAAAAGTATCTATATTATTATCATAGATTGTGTTCATGATAATTCGTTCTAATACATTATCATATTTTATTCTTACTGCATTATTATAAACTATCTTTAATAGTTTATTAAATAAAGCGATATCTTCACTATCATGGAATGCAGCTAAGATATTATAAGAAAGTTTATCTTTTTTGAAGAATGTGATATAATGAATTACAGAGCTCATTCTATCTTTTAATAATTTTTCCCAGAAAAAGGCATTATTAAAATACTCCATAAATTTTTGTTTAGGGGGTTGAACTGAATCATTGGGGTCTTTTGAAGAATCATAATGATATAATTTATAATTGATACCTTTGGATAATAAGAAAGAAAAAAGCTGATTATCATTAATAAACGTTTGCATGTATCATACCTCTCCCTTAAAAATAATTACTATACACAACTCTCATTATAAATAAGTCATCCTAAGGAGTTTTAACCCCTTAGGATGAGATTATATTATTCGTGAGTTACTCCAGCTTTTTCTTCCCAATTTTCACTCATATTAGTGCCAAAACTATTGAAATGCTTATCGGCATATAAAATAAGCCCATTCTTAAATAATACATTATCATCAAGGCATCCAGGGCATTGATTTTCATGACCTTCTACGGGAACGTCAAATTGTCTAATAACTTTAGGCTTGCTTGTATTTCCTCTACCAACATTTCTGCCAATAGGAGTTACATCAGATCTACCTGCTATAATAGTGCCATCTTTAGTATCTCCACCAGTTGTTGTACCATTGGTATAAACACCACCTTGAATAACGGCATTTACAATAGTACGACCAACTTTTGTACCACCAATAATAGTACCTCCAACAAGAGTACCACCTGTTGTAGTAATCTTTCCTGTTGTAGTTCCATCTTCAATAGTATAAGATTTACCATCAATGCATCCAGTAGCTGTACCACCAGTAGCAGTTCCACCTACAGCTGTACCACCAACTGTAATATCTCCAACTGTAATACCACCAGTTGTAATCATATTATCTCCAGTAACAGTAGCACCGTATACAACAGAGTCTTTTAATATAGGATTGATGATAGTACCTTTTTCTGTTCTACCACCTTTAATGATTGTATTAATAGCAATTACATTGGTTATTGTCCCAGTAATAGTAGCATCAGATACAATACCAGTCTTTTCATCTGTTTTGCCATCAACAGATCCAGCTCTAAGATTAGCATTAAGAATCTTACCTTCAATAATAGCACCATTAATAGTGTCACCATTAATGACAGTAAGTTCCATACCAATATTATTCTTTCCTTGAGCAAGTCCATCTAAGGTATGACCAGTAACTTCACCAGAAACAATAGTACCTTCTAAGATATTACCATTCTTATCAGCAATAGCATTCTTAATAACAGCATTCTTGATAACTTCTGCAGTAGTTGTACCATATCTATGGATACTATTATCAATAGTAGGATCTTGATCTGCATAAACAGAGTATTCAGTTACTCCACGAATCTGATCTGTTTTAAATACAGCTGTTTTTGTTACATAATTAGCAGAACAATCTACTTTCAATTTAAATAAAACATTATTGTTGCAATCATAAGTTTTATAGATATCAGATAATCTACCAGATATTCGCAAGAGTTTTCCATCTTCAATATAATCGAAGATATACATTTTTCCAGCTTCTAAATCAATAGAAGTATTCTTTTCAGGATCTGTATATTGTACGGTAATAGTGATAATAGTTTTTTGAGTAACTTTAACCCCTGTAACCATAGAATTTGAACAGCAATTACAAGAAAGATTTAAAGGTCCATTAGGTCTATATAATCCACTCATTAAGCCAGGAGTTATATTAGAATTTTTAGTACTTGTATAATCAGAATAACAGCGGCCACCAACAACTCCGCCATTATATGCCGGAGTCGGGGTGAAAACATTATTTACACTAGAACAATCATAGCATGTACTATCGTGTTCTTCAAGATAATACTTACCAGAATTGCAGGATTTACATTCCGACATAGCTTTTTATGCCTCCTTTATAAAATCATCCATATTATAAAGATGTAAAAATAATATGGGTAAGAGCTATTAAGCCCTTACCCAATGAATTAATCTTCTTTAATAGGTTTAAAAATATCTTGTAATGCAGATAAAGTAGGGTTATCTACATCTTCTTTTTTCTTAGAAGAAATTTCTACAGAGGTATAAATAAGGAATAAGAATTTAAAGAATCCTTTAATTTGTTCTGTAGCCTTTGGGTATTTGTTCAATTGCTCAGAGGTCATAAAAGACCAATTAGAAATATTTTTCATAGTGAGCATAATCATATAATTATTTATAGCATCATATGGAGATAGTTTTCTAGCTAATTTAGATAGAGCAATTGTAAAAAGAGCTGCATAATTGTATTTCTTTTCATCTCCATTTTTAAACTTAAATCCGAAATGAACTAATACTGCTTTAACCAAATCAGGAAGGAAAGCATTAAAATACAATCCAGATCTTTCTTTTGCTAAATACAAATCTTCAAAAGCTCTTCTAAGTCTAACTTCATTACTATATACCTTTAATAGATTAGAGGTTAGTACGTGTTTATATACTTCAATGAAGTCATCATCTTCAAAGTTAGCGATATGATATACTTTATTTATTTTATGAACAATCTTTTTAGATTCTTCATCATAATGATCAGATTCTTGTACAAGAAGATCCATAGCTCTATCTCTAGCATTCAAATCTGTCATGTAATAAATATCTACTAATACTTTTACAAGTTTAGTATCAAGTTTAGTATGTTTGAAAAACATAGAATCTGTAATGCTAAAGTTTTCTTCAATAACTTTTGTCTCTTCTTTAATACTTACTTCTAATTCATCTTCAAGGTCTTTTACAATGGAATCTATTTCCTTATTAGCTTCTTCAATAGTCATTTCACTCATATCTTTTTTCTCTTCCATTATACGACTCCTATTCTTATTTATTCATCATTTCAATTACTCTAGGATCTAATGCTTGTACATAATCTTGTTGTAATTTTAAACGAACGTGTGTGATGATATCAGCTCTTAATACCTCATTATTGATCAAGGAGTTATATCTTCTAAATAGACTTACATTGTTTATGATATTTTTATTAAATAGATTAATAACTTCTTGATTTGTCATCCCATAAGCATATCCGTATACAGTAGAATCAGGGACTTCCATATCTTTAATAAAAGATAATACTAAAGGGAGATTGGCTGCTACTGTAATCAATGCAGGATCTTTACTAAAGATAAGTTTATTGTAATTGGAGCTAGCATCTTTATTATATTTAAGATTTTCCATATTCAAAGCAGAATAGATATTTTCTCTTTCTTCATAGATAAATCTAGTAAAGAAATTTACAATATACTGATTAAACTTAGCTACATAGAAATCATATACAAAATCTGCAATGGGATAGAAATCTGTAGTTTCATCATTTCTAATAAATTGGAAATCATACTTTTTAGAAACCGCATCAATAATATTAAGATATGTTTCTTGTTCCTTAGCAGAAATTTGATCTTGATCATAAGGATAAGCATTATACAATTGCTTAAAGATAGTCTTAAATGCTTTAATTGTATTGGGTTTAGGAACTGTATCAAATCTATTAAACATTGCCGTTAATGTATCTTCTACAATATTCATAGCATAATCACTATCAAATTGTATAAGAATACTAGCAAGTTGATTATCTGATTGTAATTCATATTCTTGATTATTGGTAATAAAATCCAGCATATAAACACCTCATTTAGTAAGTAAAATAGCAGTAATATCTTATATACTTGTAAACTTTATTCTAACTTTTAAATTTCCCTTACCGCATGAAACGGTAAGGGAAGTACTTATTGTAAACCATTATCTTCTCTATGATTTTGATAATACATATCTCCATGGTCTAAACTATTATAAACAGAAGTAGAACTCATTTCTTCTTCCGGATTATTAAAGTCTATAAATAATGAAGGAGGTAATCCTTGTTCATTACCGATAGTAGTACCATCAGATATTTCTACATCATCAGGGTTGATATTATATTTTCTAGCATAAGCTTCTCTAACAACAGGATCGTTTAGCATTTCTTTAAGCATTTGGGTTTCTTGTTTTCTTTGTTTAGTAATATAATCTCCAAATAATAAGTCTCCTGCTTTTTTCATATCAACCATTTGGGTACGAATATCATCTTTACCTTTATTTTCATCAGGCTCATTGATATATTCTATTTCTTGAGTAATATCTGTAGTATACTCATCTATACCCATATCAAGAACTTCATCAATATCATCTTCAGTTTTAATACTGGATTTTATAATTCCGAAGTTCTCTTTTAAATTCTTTCCTTCATACCAAACGTATAATGCTACAAGATATGAGAATATTTGGTCATCGTGTGTGGTATCAGAATGTTCTACTTTACCATTACGCTTTACTTCCAATCCTCTCATTTCTTGGTATATAGAAGGAGATATAAATTTATCTTTATGATAGTTTACTCGTTCTCTAAGAATCTCTATAAGATGATCACGAACTATATTTGTTGATGTAAGACCATACACCTTTGTCTTACGTTTATTTCTAATAATTCTATTACCATCTGTAGTTTCTTCAAGAACTCTATCTTTGATTTCATAATATAGATTACGCTTAACCTGAGTTTCTAATAATTTACCAATTACTGATAATCCATAACCGTTATCTTTTGATATTGACGCAACTCAATATCAGATGGTCAATTCCATTCCACCCTCATTACAAGGAGTGACGAGATCATATGTCATCCCTATTTCCGATATAGGGCCAGTATTTTTCTTCCACCATAAGCTTGTGGTTCTACTCCCCCGCCAGGGGATGATCGTTGGACGTATATCTACTAATAGATATTTCGCTGCTAAACTAGGCCATTTGCAAACTTTTTAAACCATCACGATTATCATCACTGATTGCGTTGTGGTATTGCAATTCTTAACAGCCTTTTCTAAGCAATTAACTCTGTTGGAATATAAAGATTACTCTTTATACTGTGCTTATTTACACCATTTCTTTCGACGTTAACTATAGCGTTAGGCATCATATTAGTAACCAAGTATTGAACTACTCTGGCTAATTCTATATTAGAAATCGTATTACATTTTAAATCAGCAAATACTTTTGTAGTCTTAGAATCTACACAAGTAATACAAGAACTATCCTTAGATACACCACCAGAAGGATCGACCCCAATGATAGGAGGGTATTTAGGAACTAGGTTTGATTTAAGAGGAATTTCTTCATAGATATTGAATTGATATTTCCCAAAAATAAGAATTGTCTTTTTAGGATCTCTACAATATTTACGAATTCCATCTAACTCATCTTTAGTGAACGGGTTATTTTCTGATTCATCAGACCATTCAAGAAGAATTTCTCGACGAATAAGAGTCCAATCCCATTCCAAATCTCTACATTGTTTTTCAAACCACTTTTCATCATAACCAAGTTGTTGATAATTAAATTGGATATGAACAAAGCTAGAAAGTTTATTAGAATCTACAATATCAGAAACTTGTTGATATGTTAGATCATACCACATTTCAGAAAATTTGCTTGAATTATTTAAAACAGCATAAGCATATTTTCCTTCATCATTAGTTAAGAACCCAGGGGTTGTTGTATATAATACTCCATAAGGAACTAAATTTTGTTTAGCTATTTCAATAGCCTTACTCATAGCAGGACGCATGTTCCCGTAGATAGTTTTCATAAAGGGAATAAATGCAAATTCGTCGGCCCAGAGTAAAGGGAATGTTTGACCACGAAGCAAGTTAGCTGCAGCTAATTCATTTCTAGCTTTAGCATAAGTTTTGATATTATTGTGATTTATAGCATTTTCCATATAAATCTGAGTATTTTGTACTTGCTTCTTTCTATTGCCATCCATTGTAAACTTAGCATCAAATCTAAGATATTCAGGAAGTAAATCTCGAATAGCTCTAATACGAGAAAGGTTAAGACGAGAGTCTTTTGCTTCCTTATTCAAAAGAGAAATCTGAGTATTTTGAGTTCTAAAGTTATAAATATAAGTATATAGACAAGCAGCACCAATGGTCTTACCTGTCTGACGTGGTTGTAATAGCAGGCAATCAAAATTCATGATTGCCATATATAAGAATGCCATATTACCACGATTTAATAAGAATTTAGAAGGTTCACCAGAGGTTGGTACTCTGACTACTTCTCTAAGATAATACCAGAAGTTATTTCTAACTTCCATCAAAACTTTCATCTTATAAGTAGTACTTAAATTAGGGTCATGAGGGTCTATATTAGCCAAATCAGGATCTAATAAGGCTAGCATAAATCTATTATTCTTAACCCCAATAGCTTTTAAGTAGTTACTCATTTCTATAAAAGTTTTATTAGTTGTAGATCTATGATAGTGAACAGGTATTTGCTGTTCAACCATATTTATATCATTGGGCATTTTAAGCCTCCTTATGATACTAAAGATATTTTTTAAGTAAATGTCGAAACAAATAAATTCTAGTTCGGTGATATATTATAGTTATGAATGATTAAGCATCTAAGGAGGTAAATATATGGAAAAAGTTAGCTATTCAGACTTATGCTTTTACGCACAACAAGCATTTAGGTATTTTAATACTAGAATAAATAGAATACGAGCTATACAATTAGTTTATGAAACATATTCCAAATCAAATGATTTTGGAAGAGTAAATAATGGTATTATTACAATCAATATAGATAGAATAATATATGAAGGAGAAACGTTAGGATATACTGAGTTAGAAGATTATAAAGGAATGATCAACTTAGTAATCCTTCATGAGTTATCTCATATTAATCAATATATTGATTACAATAGAGCTATTACTGATCATAATTATAAATTAGATATAGAATTAAGTAATCATTTTAATGCTATAAATTTCATGGTAAATAGGGAGGAAGAAATATTTACAAATCTTGGACCTTTTACATACAATATTGTATTAAATTCTCCTCATACTAAAAAATGTTTAGAAGATGCAAAATATAGAAATATGTATAAGATGGAAGATACAGATTCTTTGGCATTGTATACTATTTTAGGAATGATGCCTAATAGAACAGATGAAGAGAAAAAAGAAATAGTTAGATTATTAAAAGATGCACCTATGGTGATAATAGAATATTATCCTATAAAAGGAAATAGAAAAGAAAAGTATACTATCTTAGCAAAAGATGAGAATGGTATATGGTTTGTAAGTAGTATTTATGAAATGATTAAATGTATGGGGCTATATGGAAAAATAAACATATGGTTTAGTATAGATAGAGATGATAATGCTGTAACTATGAGTGTAGAAAGAATTTCTGATTATGAAGATTATTCAAATGATGAATTTGGTATCTTTCCTGTAAATAGAGTTCCTACAAACTTTTCATAAAGATTAGAGTATAGGAGAAACTCCTATACTCTTTTTTTTATTTAGGAAGAGAATATTTTAGTTTCATATCAAAAAGCATTTCACACCAATGTCCTAATGTAGTATCTACAAGAGCAGCTACATCTTCTTCTTTATAAGATGCTTCTATTTTTTTATCACTCTGTATATATTTTAATACTTCTTTAAAGATCTTATTATAAAGAGTATTATAAATATAGCTATCTGCACAATTCTTTCCTTTTTCAAATACTAAATATGAATATAAGTATTCTAATTTTTTAGTATCCATCAATTTAGATAAGGCATTAGGATTCAGTACAAGATTTTTATTTAAAAAGGGGAAAGGAGTAAAACATTTATTTTTTATTTTAAAATCAAGATAAATATTGAAAATATTGTAGAGAGTGGCTCTAATTACTTTGTTCATGAAATATTCATATTTTTTATCTGATAAAGCGATAACGGAGGTATCTCCAGTTTCTGTATTCAATATCATAGTTTTAGAATATTTCATAATATTTTCATATTCACAACTATTTATGGTCTTTATATATAACAATTTACCATATTTCCAAGTATATACAAAATATCTAATTTCATTGATTAGGTTATCTTTTCCATTACTGGATTTTAATACTCTATAATATAAGAAAGATGATAATATTATTACAAGGTATAATAATATAAGCTCTACTACTTCTTTATTAGAAATAGGGTCTATGTCTCTTAGGAAGAAATAATAATTAACTATAAACGGAGTAATTAATCCCATTATAAATATACCTAATGCAATGATTGCAAAGATAGCTTGTAATCTCCATTTACGTATTAAATGAGTTATTATTACATTTGCTAAATCTTTTTGTATTTTTAGATCTGATATGAAGCTTTTCATTTTATATTTCCTCTAAATTAAAATATTTTGTCTTTTATATCTTTTAATATGTATTGCTTAAGATTTTCATACAAAGTTTCATCGTCTATAGGATTCATATAATTAGAAAGATCTGATAATACCTTTACTTCAGATTCATCTAGAGTTAGGCTTATTTCATCATGAGGATCATTATTTAAATACCCACTAATAATAAGATCTCTTCTAAATGTCTCTTTAGATCCAGTCAATACATCAGATATATCTTTATAAATTTTTGCAGTTTTAGAAAATATTAAGTCATTAGATTCTATTGTTTCTCCATCTTTAATTCTAGATTCACAATGTTTCTTTAACCTATCTTCTCCTATATCTAAAATATATACATAATCAGGAATATGGGTTAAACCACAATATAGTTTAGAAAATTCAGAGATATCCAAATTAAGAGAAGTACCAGTTCTATTAGTATAGATAATATCATCTGTTTCTTTTTTATATTTAGATATAAATCTTAAAGCAGAATCTAAAATAGTACCATTATCTTTAATATTATAAGCAATAGTAGATAATAGCCATCTATCCAAGATTAGAACATTTTTTTCACCCTCTAATAAATCATTCAAAAAATTATCAAACTCATCTTTCATATTTAATATCATTAAAGTCTGCAAAATATCTGTGGGAACATTTTTCCCAGGAAGTAATGACTTCCTGATTGTATGATACATTGCTGAACTATGAAAAGGGAAAGAGATTGTAAAGGCATGATAATCATTAAATTCTTTACTATTAGAATTGATATATTCTTTGATATTATTAGCTAATGTAGTTTTACCACTTCCATCGGTACCTTCAATAGCTATACAGAAACTAGACTTGTTCATAATCGAGATCTCTCCTTTTTGTATTATTTAATTGTTACAGAAATATATAGATTGTATCAAAAAAAAATAGAGTATACCTTTATAGGTATACTCTAAAATTTATTTAGAAATAATTAGAAACTCCAAACATAACTTCATTTTGAATTGCTTCTTCTAAAGATAATACTACTTTATCACCATTCTTAAGACCCATGGTTACTGTAGTACCATCTTCATTTAATTTAAATTTCTTATGATCTACATCAAATGTTTCAAGTACATTTTTTACATTACTAGATTCAGAAATTAAGAAACTCTTAATCTGTTCTTGATTAATAGGAACAATAAGTTCTGTAGATTCTGCCAAGTTACCAAACTTAGCAATTGTATTGATTTCATTACTCTTACGATACAATTCAGATGAAGGATTTATTTTATAATAATTATGAGCACCAAATCCAACAGATTCTGTTGTTACAATACTAGTTGTATATGCTTTAGAATGGGATGGGAAATATACACGGTCATAAGTGATCATCTGCATTCCCTTTACAGTCATTCTACCATTTTCATTTACAAGAGAACCAACAGCACGAAGAGAGAAAGAAGGAAGTTGCCCATCTTTTAAATCAGCATTAAAAGATTTACCTAATTCATTATTCGTACCACGGAAATGTGCTTTAACAAAATTACCATCCATCCAAAGTTTAGTATACCAAACCTGTTCCAAAGTAGGATCAATTTTACTTTGGCGAGCTAAAGATGCATCAGAAGGGTGACCAGCTTCACCTTTAAGGTTGCCTGTTTCAACTAATTCTTTAGTTCTAGGGGAAGTAATACAGCGAGACAATTCTTCCGTAGGATAATAACGTCTATTTCTATTAATTTCATCGCCTTCTTGAAGAATACCTTCAGCGATGATGAAACCGTTTTTATTTTCACTCTTAATCTTAAATTCTACGTTAGATCTTGTTTCTTCACAGATAAGAGCTCCAACGATATTCATATCCAATTTTAATTTCACCCACTTTAAAAAAATTACTAAATTTATATGTATGTTTTAACCCATAGTGAGTTGATAATGAATTTAAGAGTAGACCATAAAAGATCTACTCTTAATTTTTTTATTTCTTATAATAAGATCTTGCATCTTTCTTAGGAGCACTGTCTTTATTTTCAACTACTAAAGAACCACTTAAAGAAGTATTTTCTTCTTTAGTTTCAGATTCTTCTTCGTGACTTGCAACAACTTCTTTACGATGATCTTCAATTATAGGAGTTTCTTTTTGTTTTTCTTTCTTTTCTGTATCTTTTTTGAATTGATCACCAGTAATGGTTTCTACTTCAGGTCTCTTATATGATTCTGTAATAGCCAATTTTTCATTGATATTGGGAATCTTAGAAGGACCATTTCCACTACGGAAGTTATCAAAACCAAGACTTACAACTTTACCACCTTCAAGAAGTTCATCTACCTTTGCTTTAAATTCTAAGCAAATAGCAATATCTTCATCTCTAAGAATAATATTCCGGCAAACACCAGAAAATACTACCCCATTAATAGAAAAAGCTTTATCACAGTACACATTTACTAATTTTTTCATTGTTTTATTTCCTCCTAGTAATTAGTCTTTATACTCCTCTTCATCATCATCGTCGTCATCATTGTCTTCTTCATCATAATCATCTTCGTCATCGCAGACGCAAGGATTTTTACCGCATTTTTCACATTTTTCATCTTCGTCGTCTTCATCATCATCTTCGTCGTCTTCGTCATCATCATAGTTTTCATCATATTCTTCATATTCTTCGTCGTCGTCATCTTCATCGTCATCATAGCCTTCGTCATCATCATCATCGTCTTCGTCATCATCATCGTCATCATCATCGATGATATCTACGAGTTCTCCATCTCCACGACCTTGAAGAATTTCTTTATCTATTTCTTCATCTTCATCAATCATCTGATCTACTGTTTCCATCAGCATATCTTCATGAAGATCTTCATCAAATTTTCCTTCTACCATAATATCGGGATTCAAATGTTCAAAGCTCATTTTTATATACCTCTCTTATTCTATTTCTGTAATAGGTTGCGGGAACAATACTCCATCTTCAGAATCATATTCTTGAGTTTCTTCATTCCAGCCCATCATTTTATCTAAAGTTTCTTCTGCGATATCATTATCGCCAATCATCATGTCTTCAAGAAGATCTCGTTTAATATCTTCAATCAGACATTCATCAACAGCTGCAGACATAATATTCCTCCTATAATGAAAAATTATCCATTATATTGTTGTAAATAATATTATTTAATTACCTTCAATATATGATTTAGTACAAGATGTACTTGTTACATATTTTTGGTAGTCAGGATTAGAATCTTGAGTACCTCCAGATTGTAATCCAGTCATATATCCTCTTAAAGCGTATAATAATAAAGGAATTTCATAATATAGATCTTTGCAGAAATAATAGTCTCTTTCTTCTGCACTTTCTATATCTTCTATATTAAGATCAAATGTATCTGAAGTTTTGTTCATAAATTTGATAATAATATTTTTATAGAAATTCTTTTTATCATCTTCATAAGGAAGATTCTTTTCAATTCTATCAAATAAATCCATATCTAACCAATTTATAGGTTCATTGCATTTATTTCTTAAATTGATAGATAATTCCCAATAGTCTTCCATTCTATCTACTAATAGACTATTAGGATCATGAACAGGTACTGGATAGCAACTATTCAAATGCATCTTAGGATTTACATCTTCTACATCTTTAAATATACTTCTAGAATATTCTATAGAGAATGTATCCGGTTTATGAACTGCTTGGGAGATATAAAGATAATTATTTCCTTCTTCAGAGAAGATACCAGTCCTAATAATGAACTCTATTAAATAGGGATCATAGATAAACATCCCGAGATATCCATAAATAAAAGTTTGAATATTCCCTTTATAGAACAATTCTAAATAGAAAGATTTCAGCATATTATATAGACTTTGTATTCTATCTAATAAAGCAGCATCAGATGTCACTATCAACGTAGATAGATTGGTTCCTATATTACCAGGTCTATAATCAAATTCATTTACAAGAAGTTTATTATCTAAAAATCCTTTAGATAATTCACTAGATGTTTCTGCATTATATTTTATTTTATAAAAGTTAGCTCCTGATTCTAATGTATCAGGTGTTGCAGAATTTACCCTGAATAAAAGAGTATTATCTTTAAGATATGTAATCATAAAATAATCATCAGGACAAGGTATAATAGTATTAGGAAGAATAATAGCTTCTCCTTCAATAGGAGATTCAGGACCATATTCACCACGTTGGATATCTACCATTATACGTTCAATACCATATATCTGAAAATTATTTATTTTATTATATCTTAAAGGAGTATTCTCCCCAGTTTGGTGATATACTTCTTTATCACCCTGATCTAAGGTGGAGTGTTTATCATTTATATTCCAATAAGTAACTGACGTGGGTTTCTTATCGATAAATAAATAATAAGGATTGTTTTGCAAACGGTTTTGTAACCCTTGTACAAGACTCTCAGAGGTTTTTCTGTAATTTGTATTAGTAAAACCACCCATTATAATTTTAACCTCCAATTATGTTAATGGCTTAATTACTAAGATGTGATCTTATGTGAGATTAAAATGTCCAGAATCCTAATTAAAGGATTCTGGATTGGATTAGATCATTTCAGAAATATTGCTTATATATAGTTCAATAACGAATTTAGACTCTTCTTTTATCTCACGAAGAGTTTTGTTGCTATTGATTAATTTATTGCAGTCTTTTGTATATTTATCGTATAGTTTATATAGTTTTGCTTTTGTCTTTACAGTATCTACTATTCCTGAATCTTCAGATTTTTCTTTTATTAGATTTTTAGCTCTGCTTGTTATTCCATATAAAGCAGCAGAAGTTAATTCAGCGATATATTCTTTTTTCTCACGATATTCATCGGTGTTGATATTCTCAGGATATTTTGAAGTTCTGCTTAAATCAAAATCCATTATAGAAATACCTCCATATCCTTTAAAGAAAATAATCTTTAAATCAGTAAATGGTTCTCTAATAAATTAAAATATTGTTAGTAAAATTTTAAATCATAAACTATTATGTAGTAGTATAGGAAATATAGAGAAGTGCCTTTTCTTTTTTAATATATAATAACCTAAAACCATTAAAATACCTCTTTTTATTTTTCTAATATTTTCTTCTCTATTTATATAATATAACCTCCTCTAGATAATAAATAAAGAAAATATATTTTCTATACTATTATGAATTTTGTTCTTTTTTAACAAAAAAAAGAACTGGAGCCACTGTTTTATATTTGTAGTGACGTATTAACAAAAGAGAGAGGATAAGGACTTGATGTCCTTATCCTACTACTCCGTCTAAAATAGAGAATTGTATAATTTATAAAGTAGGTATAATAATTATATGATATGTTGGGTTTAATTATACACGGTAAAACCAGGATGACCTTTGATCTCTTTAGGCTTATTAGATGTAGATAAATTTCTATAATCTACTGTAGGATCATATTCTATATTTAAGGCATTAGTATTTTTAGGTTCTTCCTGAGTTTTGGGTTCTTCTTTCTTCTTCCCATAAGCAATATCATTTATATTTTTAATTTCTTTCTTCAAATCTCTATTAGGATCACATCCTATTTGGATGAAGATGTCTGATAATAAATTTAGGATACTCATATTGGTATTATAAGTATAGGGATCTTCTTTGGCGTGATCTACAAGATCTCTAATAGATTCCATTCCGATAGATGTAGGATAGATATAGTCTAATAGATATACAGGTTTAGTATTTATTTCTTTATCTAAATTATCAAATTTAGCTATGTATGTATTATTTTCTCCAAGAGTTGCTTTTGCTAACGTGAGTGTTTCATAAATATTCTTAATAGTCGATAGATACAATAAGTTTGTCCGATCAATGTTATAAGATCTAAAAATATTGGCAGAAATGATTCTGTTGTCTTTTGATTTGATTTTGAAGAAAATATACGCATATAATTCATCTTCCTTCAGCATTGTCTGTAATACACCAGTAAACATTTTAAATTTGTAGTTTGTAAAAATACTTCTATTAAAATGGATTAAAGCAATAGACTTTGTATTATTACTTGCAGTTCTATTAAGATCAAAGTCAGAACTTTTAAGTTGCAATTCATTTTCTTTAATATCTGAATATTTCATTCCAGATTTGTAATTATATTTCATGCTAATAAAATCATGCTCATCAATATACTGATCAAACTCTTTCATATAATCTCTCCTCTTTTAGCATAATTTATATACATACTCTTTTATCTTATCTGGAGATACTCCAAAATCCTTTTCCCCTTCAAAGATATTCATATGAATATACGCATTGATTCCAATAGGAATCAATCTTTTTTTTATGTTTTTTAATACAAAATTATCTATATCATTATCTATATAGATATGGAAAGTTACATCAACCAACCCAATAGTACATAGGAAATATTTGATTAGACTTATATAAGTATTTCCTCCTATAGAGGAATATATATTATTTATAGTATTCTTGTTTCTAAGATTATAAAATACAGATAGTATATCAAAAGTACCTTCTGCTATATGGATATCTATGTGTTTATAAATATCACATTTTGTAGGAATTATATAATATCCTATCACAGAAGTATCTATAATAGAATATTTTACATATCTTGTGTCTAAAGACTTATGTACTTTAGATCTTGCTTCCTTATTCATAAGATTCCTAAATATAATAGCTGTATTTGTATTATTTAGAAATCCTATAAAAAATTTATCTAATAGATCTAGTATATTTTTAGATCTTGTAAAAGTAGTTATTTTATTATACCTAAAAAAATCATAGATACTAAGTATAATTTTATTATCCACCAATTCCTGATAAGTTAGATTTAATCCTAACCTATCATTGATATATTTTAATTTAAAATCATTTAATGTGTTCTTATTAGATTTAGGTGTGTTTAAAAATAATTTATTGTCCTTATTTAAACGGTACCTGCTTAAATTAGAAGCTTTCTTATTGTGTTTTTCGAGTTCAACCGAAATAGTTTCATCTGATATATCGCTTCTTCCAGAAAGCATCTCTAGAGCTTCTTTTGTTAGTACACCTCTATGATTGATATTTCTAAAACAATTATACATAGGAGGTTTACCATCAAGCCCTAAGGATATATACATATGATGACCTTTATCTATGAGTCCTTCTTTTATACATAAAGGACAATTTATAGCTACTTCTCTTTTACCAGAAGCATCTTTAGAATCAGGGAACAGCAAATGAAGCTGTTCCCTAAGTTTATCTGAAAACTGTAAGTTATTAGGCATTTGCTGTTCACCTCATTTCTATAATATATCTTCTAAATCAACATTACAAATCTACAAATTTCATCTGAAACTATATCAGGGATTACATTAATAGGTTTCCCATTATTTTCAGGATGATAGTAATCTATAGTTTGAAATTCTGATGATAATACTTGTGCAATTAGCATAAGAATTACATCATGTTCAATCTTAGGATTGTTGTACTTTTCATGAATCAAAGGATAATATTTAGAAGATTGAATCTTCTGCAATTCCTTTTTATTGATATTCTTTCTAGTTACTACTCGAACAACCTTACCTCCAATGATGTAAGGAAGCTGGAATAGTTTATAAGATTCTAATAAACGTCTAGCAGCAATTATAAGAATGATATACTGTCTAGCATTCATAATCTTAATAGATTGAGGATCATCAAATTCTTTTGCAAATAGATATACAATAAGATTCTTCTGCAAGCTATTTACAATTAATTTTCCTTCTTTGTTTTGCAGTTGTTTTCTATAAAATTCTATTTCTCTATCATCAAAAGGACCATATTTCATTTCTATACGATCCATAGTAGTTTGGCAATTTACTTGAGTTTGTATAAGAGTAGCTTCATTTAATTTCGCTGCATGTGCTTCGAATTTATCACACTCTGAGTTATTGTCTTCATCTCTACTAGAGGATGATAACGGAATAAAACCAAATTCATAAGCTATATCAGTAACCTGATATTTTATTTCTCTATTGATAGAGTTGTAATTAAAATGAATTATATTCTTATCATAAGTATATTTAGGAATAATACTAAAGATAATCTTTTGTACTGTTTCCATAGAGTGACTAGTTTGATTTCTAGCACGAATAGGTTGCATTTCCCATAACTTAGAATTGCTTGTAACATTCTTTGCTACATTACTAAATGCTGTTTCATAAAGCTTTGCAGCAATATTTACATTATAAATCTTTTCATTGATCTGAAATAATAAGTCAAAGGCTCTTAAGAAGATCTTTTCAATTTCTAATTGGTTTAAGCTCTTCTTACTCATAAAGTGACTTACAATAGGAATGATCATATTCTGCATTACAGAAATCTTGAGCATAATCTTTGCATGAAAATCAGAATATTCTAATACGGGAGATCTATTGTTTTTATATTTTTCAAGATCATCTAATGTATATTGCTCCATGTTCATAATATCTAAATAGTAATTTAGATAAGTAGCCATAGAAGATCCATTAGGATTTATAAAATACTTCCAAAGATCAGATAATAGGTTATCTAAGGTGTATTCTTTATGAACATCGATCATATATTTCAATCTAGCATAAAGAACTAAAAGCTTATGTTCTTTATCATAATACTTTTCAAAATAATTTAAATATTGAACACAATGATCTCTAAACCCAATAGAAATGGTTCCATCTTTCTTAACTTTTGTAGAACTATTAAAAGATTTACGCACAGTTACTGAAAAGTAATCGAATTCTAAACTTTCTTGAGTATTATCAGGCATACGATATATTTTATGTACAGGTGCAATAATAGCTCCTCGTATATGAGTAAATATTCGATCTGCATCTGATTGAGGTGTCCAAGAATCTATAGGAGGTTTAGGTTCTCCATAATTCATACATACTGCACTTTTCATTGTCTGTACAGTATCATGTTTAGAAATTTCTTCCCCTTTATTATAAAGATTGTGGTTAATTATTGAAATTACAGGAATGGTTTCTCCCTTTTCAAATTTACTACGATCAAGTGTCAATCTCGGTAAATAATAAGCTTGGTCATCATAAGTCATTTCAAACTCAGAATCATCGTACTGATCCTTGTAATTCTCCATTCTTCCCTCTCCTTTAATCTAAAACGTATAAGCCATTATTCATTACTATCCTCATTTTAATAGTATACATACATAAATGCTTTTACTCTAATAATGCTTCTTTACCGTTTTAACATAGTTTGAACTCTTCTTTCTAGACCCACTATTTCTTTCATATCTTTTAACTGTTTGAACTTTATTTACGTATGCCTTAGCCTTCCCCTCAATTTTATTAGTATCAGAGTAATCATCCTGAGAAATATAGTTAGATCCATATTTAGTAGACTTGGTTAAGGTTTTTAAATTTTGTAATTGGGATAATTTATCGCTAGCACTCATTATCATAGAAGATAATTGAGCAGGCTTATACGGTGCTGCATTAACCCACATTATTTTATTTTCTAATCCTCTTAATTTAAACAATAGATATCCAAAGTATAAAGACTTAGCATAACCTACAATTTTATTAGGATTTGTTACCCTAGGAGCTTGTTTAAATACTATCCTATCAAATTTATTAGACAATTCTTTTATAAGAAGATCATTGTGTTTAAATGCATTAGCATAAGTAAATGTAAAGTTAGGATCATTTGAAAAGAATTTTACATCATAAGAATTGATCTTTGTAAGATTTGTTTTATCATTACTATTTGAAGCGAATTCAAATACTACATCATAAAATACTTTATCTTGACTTTCTGATGGCATTTTAATATATAGCACATATTTTTCTCTACTTGATTTAAACAAATAGTAATCTATCTTCCCATTTACTTTAAGCATTATCTGATTAAATTTTTCTGTATATAAAATTCTAGCAGTTTCTGCTTCTCCAATCATTCTAGACCTACCACCAGTAGGATTCTTTATATAATCTTCTATTGAAATATTCATAGGTTCCTCCAAAGATAATCTAAGTGAAAAACCAATAAGGAATTTCTTCCTTATTGGCATTCCATGGATTAATACGAGAGAGATTTTGGATAGAATGATTATAAAATCATTTTATTAGATAGTGTATATGTTTATAAAAAAATATTTTATAATCATATACTATTATTTTGAAAGAATAATTAGAGTTTAAACTTTATTCTTACTTCAACTTTTTATTAATTTTATTTTTTTGAGGAGGTTAGATTTTTATGGCAATTAAGATGGTAGACAAATACGTTATTTCAAAATCTAAAAAAGGAGACAAAGATATTTTTAGAACGTATGTTGTAAATGGATATGTTCCTATTCCTACCATAAAAGGAATAGCAGAAGATGTTTATGGTTGCAGCAAATACGATTCTGAAAAATTAATCAAAAGAGTAGATTCGAGAGTTATAAAACTTATCGTAAATAAAGCCAGAGGAACCTCTGCTTATTTCAGAGTTCTTGATTTAGCAAATGCTAAAGATATATTAACTTCTATTGCTGGTAATAAGGAAGTAGATATCAAAAAGTTCTCTGCTGTAGATTTTAGAACATTCGAAAATTATAAATTCGAATTATTACCGGATATGACTTATGAAGAGTTTGATAAAGATTATATGGATTTAGATTGCTTCTTAATTTATATCTTAGAAAATACTGAAGTAGATAAAGAAGCAATTCTTGAATCAAAAGAGTTTTTGTATGATAGATATGAGTCTTACAAAAAAGCAAAAACAAATATTGATAGGATTGCTGAATTGGAAGCCTTTGTAAATCTTGCTAGAAAAGAATTTAAAGATAAATTTAATAAAGGTGGATTTGGATTTGATACAACAGAAGTTTCTATTAATGGAAGAAACTATTTCGTTGTTCCCAAGAAAGATATCTATAAGATTTTTGGTGAGCCTAAAGAATAATAAATAGTAATAGAGAAGAGCAATTACGCTCTTCTCTAATATTTTTTTGTTGACATCGAGGGGTATATTTTTTTTTGGTTAGCTCTTAAATATCTGTCATATGTACAGCAGTAGTTCCATCTGTATTAATTACAGGAGTAGATGTAGTATCTGCATCCATATTATAGATATTGAATCTTGCATCAGGAACCAAGAATTGATTTGTCTGGAAAAGCAAGGTAATGATTCTAGAAATAGAATCAAGAATAGCAGGTTCTGTTTTTACAGAAGTTAATACTTTCCCATCATATTCTTCACTGATAATATTGAAAGGAATATTCTTTACCAGAAGACTTTCAGAGATACAAGATAATGCCTTGTCTTTATCTTCATCAAAATAAGGAAGATAGATAAGACTACAAAGTTCTAAATATGCTTCTCTTAATACACGAGAAACTTCTTTTTTAATAACTTCATGTGTTTCTTCAGATTCTTTATTATATTTTCCTTCAAGAACACTAAAGGCTTTAAGACCTTCAAAGTTTGCACCATTAGACACACCATCTTTAGCTGCAGAACGGCAGTTTAATACAGCATCTTCAATAGCATCTAAAAGAGGCATACGATCAGATGTACCAATACCACCTACATATAAATCTACCATATTTGTTTTAAGAATATTGATACGGCGTTTTAAACGACCAATCTTAACTAATTCTTGACGAGTAACCTCATATTTAGCAAGAGTAGATTCAAGATTAGCTAAATAATTTTCGAAGAATTCTGTATATTTACCATTTTCATCATACATGTTTTTAGGATTGATAATCTTTGTAGAAGTAGCATCTACGGTTACATGTTCTGCCTTACCTGCAAAAGTTTTAATATTGAATTCTGTAGGTGCTAATCCCTTTTTCTTATCTTCTTCATAGTTCTTAGGATCGATATACTTCTTAATGAATTTAGCACCAGTCATCTTCATAATATCCATAAGGTAGTTATTATCATTATCAATGTTTGCTACTACACAAAGATATCCTCTCTTATCAGGAGGCATATTAGTCATTGCTGTAATAATTTCATCTAAGAAACTATTCATATCACGAGAAATGGTAGGGCAGATAATCAAAGTAGGTACAGGCATATCTGATTCTTTGATTTCTTTACCCATATTTACTTTTTCTGTTGCTTTACGAATAGGTTCCAGATATTCTGCATGAACAATAAGTCTAAATAGATTTACCATTTCAGGAGTATCAATAGGAGATTCGAATACATACACATTCGGATTTACTAAATCACAAGAAGAAGTCTTTTCATTGGTTGCGAAGCAAGGATCAATAAATCCTTCTTCATAGGTCATACCATTATATGTTTTTGTTTTAGTTTCAGGAGTATTAGATGCAGATACATCGATGAATACATCCATACCACTTTCTTCATAAATGGATTTAATAATATTAGCCACTTCGGAGTTGCCATTCAAAGAAGTATAAGCTATATTATAGATATCTTCTAAAGTAGCTTCATGACCACGACTTTCAATAATATCAATTCCCTCTTTAATCATTTCTTTAAATACAGAAACGATCTTGCGTTTAGGAAGACCTTTTTGTTGTAATTCAAGAAGTCCTTTAAAGATGAGATAAGACATAATTACAGCAGAAGTCGTACCATCACCAATAGATTTGATAACCTGAGTACAAATAGTACGAATATCATCTTTGAGGATATCTTCAATCGGTTTATCAAGATCAATATGCTTAAGGACAGTAAATCCATCCTTAGTATAGTTGCTTACTACCAGTTTAGTATTCTTATTTGTATCTCTATAAGAATAAGCAGTATATTCTCCCATAGGGCCATAGGTTCCTTTAAGAGTATTAGCAAATAATTCTAATGCTCTTAATTGAGCAGATCTTAATTGTTTTTCACCAATAACGTTACTTACAAGTTTCATTAAGTGCACTCTCCTTATGATTATTTTGCAAATTCAAAATCAGCATATGGTGAGATATATTTTATTACATTAACCTCACTTAAAACCATACTTATAGGATGATGATGTTTCAATTCATCATCTTCAAAATTATATCCGAAATTATATAGATATATTGTTTTACCAGATACATTGTCTAATTTGCTCAAATCAGTTACGTAATGTATAAATAAGGTATTATATTTTGAAGCATCTATTTCATTTAACACAGTATTCCAATCATTTGTAAATTCAAATGATTTTATATATTTAACTTCTTCCTCTGTCTTGCAATTAACTGTAATAGCTACATCATCATGTAATGAATCTGCTATTAATAACTTTAAAATATCATTAGGCTTTATAAGATATTTCAATACTTCATTTAGTTTAGTAGAAATTAATTCATTATATATTCCATCAACCTTATCTACATATTCATCTTTGAATAAAATAGATATAGGGTTCTTATTTTTCGTAGTAAGTACTAGATATCTTAAGTAATAGAATGAGTATTCTATAGATTCTTCTTTAAAAAATTTTGATTTGCCATAGTTATCTTTAAGATAAAGTACACAAGCTAAATCTATATCAAATAGCATATCAAAATCTACTAATACAGTTTTTGTATATTCACCTTTTTTAATAACTACCACCTATTTCAATAAAAAAATAAAGGGGGATATAAAATCCCCCTGAGATTTTATTGCATAGCACCCATAATAGAATCAAGCTGAGAACTTTCAATAGTTTCAGAATTTCCAGCAGATGTATTTGTCATTCCAGAGCTTCCAGAATTACTAAAATAACTCTTCTTATATCCACCATTGTAATTAGATTCTAAATCTACGCCAAGTTTAGCAGCAATCTTGGAATAATATTGATATTGATGGGTTACATTGGAATATGCACTTGCATTGCTCATAGCTTCATAGAAAGTTCTAAGCTGAAGAATAATCATTTCTAATTCAAGGGTATCAAACATATCATAGTTTTGTGTATATCCAGCTGTTTTAGGATCAAACCCAATGATGATATTATAATATCCCTTATTGATTTCATAAGAATAGCTTTGTTCAATCTGGCCATTCTGATTAAGCTTTTTAATGCTGATAACTGTTCCAGCTTCAGGTTTTCCATATACAACACCAGGGTCTTCTACAGTAATAAGATTTGATCCTGTAGCTACCCCAGCATTTCCTTTAAGAGTATCTTCTTCTGTTTTATTAATAGATAGACTCAAAAGATTTTCAAACATTTTTGCTTTTTGAGGAGTAAGATAAACGGAGATACCGTTCTTTGTATCGTATCGTGTTTCTCCATTTTCAGATTCAATAACAGGAGAAATACTAATTTTAAGAAGATTTCTCCACATAGAAAAACTAATCATAGTTTTATCAATTACAGACTCCTTGTTGAAGAAACTGTAACCATAAACTGTCGGTGAATATTGTTGGTTTCCATAACCTGATTCAAATGCCATTTTCCTCTCTCCTTCTCAAATAATAAGTTTATAAAATTTTCTAATATAATGTATCTGCCTTCATAATTTATAAGATACACTACCTCATAATTATTGTATACAACCTAATTTTCAATTGATAAAAATATAAGGAGAGGAAATAAATCCTCTCCTTAGTTTTATCGATCATCTAAATCAAAATATACAGAATACTTTTTGAATCGTTCATCATAAAGATCGCCTTTAAATAATTGATCTCGTTTTAAAGTAAGACCTTTATACATATCATTCAGTTGTTTAAACTCAGATTTGGTAAGCTGATTATTTTCAATATAATCTTGAATAAAAGCAAGTTTAGAATTGATATTGGCAATAAGATTAGGAACTGCATCAGGTTCATTATACAATGCATTTTGCTGTTCTAATTCTAATTTTACAAGATCATCATCCAATGCCTGAGGAATAGGTTTATTAGATTTATTAGGAAGAATATTTGCTTTTACTTCTTCAACCAACATATCTACAGATTCCTTCAATAATTGATCATCATCAATTCTATTCAATCTCTTAATAACATTATCCATTTCACGGATTTCTATCTTTGATCCTGTGAGTAATTTGCAGCGTTTAAGAGTTTCAATAGCAGGAATTCGATTATGAAGAACGTCTTTGTATAAACGAAGAACCCATGCTAATACAACAAACTTATTATCTGCTTCTTTGTTGTAATTATAGAAGCATGCTTCTAATTTTCTAAAAGCATTATAAAGGTTCTGTTTGTAATTGATGGATTCATAATAATCATACATTACTTCATTATCTTCGACTTTATCTTTATTTACAAGGGTAATGTATTTTCTAATAGCATCTCTAAATCCAAAGGAAAGTAATTCCATATAATTGATAGAATCAGAGATTCTTAATACGTCATTATTAGCAAGAAGATAACGATCAATTGCTTTAGAAACAATTTCACTAGGACTTCCATCATTAACCATTCTACCAATATCATAAATAAGAATAGCCATAATTTCACTAGGTTTAAGATCAATATCCATTTGAAATAATTTAGAATCTAATTCCAAATAGTATTCGTTGATAATATAAGTAGAACTGGAAGTAATTATATTTATAACCTGTTCAGCAGGGATTTTCGGCATAGCATATACACCAAAAAATAATTTATCTGTATTTTGAGTATATAAAATACTAATACACTTAGCATCAAACATTAAATTTAATGCCTTCTGAAGATCTAATACATATTCTTGTTTAGGGTCTTTTTTTATATTCGCTATAGCGACCTCAGCATCATCGTAGGCAGCTTTTCTTTTTTTAGCTAAAATGATATCCAAAGTAAGAATCCTCCTTAAAAGCTATATTAAAATGTCGTCACGGATTATCTAGATGTTTCCTTAATAAGAAAGGATGATATTAAATGGAAAACAAAAATATTTATGTAAGTAGAGAAAGAGCATTGAATGATTACACTGCAAATTTAAATACTACTAATAAAAAGAAGAAAGAAGAGTTTATAGAACCTAGAAAAACAGATATGAATATAGAAACTTTTTCTCCTATGGATATTAAAAATAAATAGATCATCTACTTATAAGTAGAACTTTGTTTTAATTATTGAACTTGGAAGTTCTAGTCATTACTCCTCTTTTTCTCAAACTGTGGTGTAGGTTGCCCATCTACACCACCCCCTCTTTATCTGAGTTGAAAAATTGGGGTAATTATATACTATTATTATGATAAAATTATTTTATAATAATAACAAAACTTTATTTTAAAAAGGAGATGTTTTTCATGAAAGACAAAAATTGTTTTAAGAAGAATAAGAAAGGATATAGTCCTTCTTATGAAAAGGAAGAAACAAAATATAGTGAAAGCAAAATGAAGCCTTACTATATTAATGAGAAAAAAAAGATTATGGCAGAGGAATGTTGCAGTTCAGATTATTTTGAATATAAAGAAATAGTATCTTCTATTTCAAATATCTGCACATCTCTTATGGCAACTGGTATCAAAGTATGGATAAAGCATATTCCTACAATATCATATATGAAAAGTAAATTACTAGAAATAAGTGATAGGGATAAAGGATTTATTAATCCTTTATATATTCCTGATTATTTAATAAATAATCTTACATTTAAGGATATGAGCGAAGACTTCGTTGTAATCCATCCCAATGAAGTAAAAAATAAAAGCCAAGACTTTATAGATGCTATATATACAGAGATGGAAAGAAATGGATATCTTTCTAATAATAGTGAAAAATCTGTTATTTCATTATTAGCTAAAGTAAAGACTTTGATGGAAGATGGTTTAAGATATTCTAAATTAGCTGAATTTGCAGAAAAATATTATTCTTGTGAATTTGCTAATAATTCTACAATCACAATTGTAGATATTAGAAATAGAATGCTTAATTCTTTAGCAGATACAGCATTCGCAATTGAAGCAGAAAGGATCAAACCTGTTATCAGTGAATCTTATATTAAGGTTTATATAAGATCTTTTATTATGGAACATGCAAGTGCTTATCAAGAGTTACTTAATTTAGCCAAACCTAAAAGATCCACTGTTATTTCAGAAGAAAACAAAAAGTAATTAAGGGGGATTATTACATGAAAGATTGGGAAACACGTTTGATGGATGAACATGAAGAGTTAGAAATCAAGATAGAAAAGTTATCTAACTTCATTGATGAAAATCCTGATAATGAAGATTATGATTTACTAATGGAGCAGTTAGAGTATATGAAAGGATACTTCTCTGTTCTTTGTAAACGTATTCAAAAAATTAAAGATCGTTAATTTTAAGGGGAGTAGTCATATGACTACTCCCTATCATTTTATCTATTATTTTATTTAAACTTTTTTTAAAGGAGAGATTTTATCATGAGTAAATTTAATGAAGCTAAGAAGTATATCAATGGTTATGTGGTAGTTACGGTTGTAGTTAGTATTTTAGTTCTTTTTGCAGCAGGCGGGCTCTATACATATGACTATGTTGAAAAGAACAGAAACGAAGTAGAACTTACCTGGGATAAGAGTCGTATTGATTTTGTAAATAGACTCTCTAATGTAGTTATACATAAGAATCTTATCAATGTAGTAGTTCCTGATACAAATAAATCAGGACTTCCTAAAGAAGTAGGAACTAGAACTTATTCTGGTTTTACTAGAATTTCTAAAGATGAAATTTCCTATACTCTTAAAGATGGAAGAACAATTATCTTTGACGTAAATGAAACTGCATTTGATAGAGAATACAAATCAATGGTAACAAAGTTTCATTATAAAGATAATGAAAACAAATCTGAATATGCTTTTGCAACTTACTTCAGATATCATACCGGTAAGTCTGGTGATATTGAAATTGGCTTTGCTAATAGCAAGAGTCAGTTTGATAAGTTTGTTCCTACACCTAATAGAAAATCTGGCTATAAGGTTATGAAAGGAACAAATGTATATTATTTAGATCCCAGAAAAGAAGAAAATTCAGTATTTGTTGAATATCTTTGCCGTGCTATGATTGATGATAATAATACAGGAAACATGGATCAGGATATCATGCACGAAAATCTTAGAAGCATCGGTAAGAACTATAGATAGTTATAAGATAAAGAGGGATTCATTTCCCTCTTTATTTTTTTTTTGACACAAACTACCTCTCTAGGATTTATTCCTAGAGAGGCATTTGTCATCGGATTTTTTATATATTTTTCATGTGGAATTTTTAAAATAGATTTATCCCAAAATCTATTTATAAGTCTAATTAGTTCTTCGGATCTGTTACCGAGTAGTTCGGCGAAGGATAAGCATAGTTCTGATCTGCTACGCCGTTCTGCGGTACACCAGGAGCTTTGCCGTCCGGATAGATAACGGAACGAGCTGTTCCAGGAAGTTCACCTGTATGATCAATGAACTGGCCATTGCCATTCTTGTCATGAGTATAGGTGAGCTTGTTAGCTGTGTAATCGTTGAGAGCACGATCCTTGCTAACCGGTGTCTTGTTTTCAATATCTTCAACCAAACCAGTCGGATTCATGATCTGAATACGGCCTTGTACCGGCTGATAGGATACGAACAAGAAACGTTCGAATGCAGTTACAGCCGGCAGCTGATAATTCGAGGTGTCACGAATTTCATTACCAACGTATAACTGATAATCAAAGATCTTATACATTACACGATTCGAATTGCGAGGATTCAAGATGATGATCAAGTTGTTATCGTTACGCAATTTGTTCGAGCTAATGAATTGATAAATACGGTTATCGCTCGTCTTAACGGTCTTCTTGTAATCAAGCGAAACAGGACCGATCGACGGAGGAGTTGTATAAGTATATTCTTTCGGAGTAATCTTACGGATAAGTTCCGGACGACCAAAGATAGAAACAGTCATGTTTTCATCATTCAGTACCTGTAACATAGTGGTTACCTGAGTATCGAGGTAGTCCATGAACGTTTCATAACGCCATGTTACATGCGAACCGAGGAAGTTATCAGGCGGTACAAAGTTAAATGCACCAGATACTTTCGAAGTGCTCGGGAGGTTCAAGAATGAATCATCCAAGCTTTCAAGGATCTTGTCATCTTTGTAGTTAAGAATCGACAACTTGATCATGGACATGATCTTAGTCAATTGGTTAACGTTATACATAGCATTGAGATCCTTCGTTTCTTCCGGCGAGATCGTTACAGTCATGTGCGGAGCTTCCGGAATTTCGAAGTAATCAGTACGAGCCGACCATTTAACTTTCGGAGTTTCATATGCTGCAGACGATACGTCGAGAGAAGCACTAAGAACAACACCTACAACCTTATCGGAAGAAGCCATGAAAGTGAAACGGTTCTTATGCATAGAACCAGCGAACTGAAAGATTTCCTTACGAATATTACCAGCATTATCAGTAGGAACTACCAAGTCAACACGTTTCTGGAAAGTGCGGTCATACTGACCATATGCAGCAACGAATTTAATCGGTTCTACAGTAACAACCTTAGTACCAACAGCACCAGCTGTTTCTACTACGATTTCTTTCTTAGAAGCATCATATTTTTCTTCACCCTTAGCAACATAAACGTCTTTAATCAAAAGACGAGTTACTTTGGAAGAGCGAGATACGTTAGCTACAGTTTTATTTGTTGCACCCAACAATTCAAGAACATCGGTCTGCTGATCTTCGGGAAGCATAATAACGATGTCTTTATGAGGTACAGCACCTTCGATAAGGTCTTTAATCTTGTTCTGTTCCAAGAACATATCGATTTCACGACCATCAGGACTGTACATTGTACGAGTTTCCATCGACAATGTGAACTGCGGAGCATCAGCAACGTCTTTAGGAATAGCACCCTTGTCGAAAACAGTGGTCATCAACAAGTTTTTATGCATCGGGAAAGTGATACCAACTACAGGGTTGTAAGCACCCAAGGGAGCGGCTTCTGTCAATCCACGAACGTCATTACGATACAAAGTATCGAGCATACCATATTCTTCATGAACAGCATCAGCTGTAGCAAACTTCGGGTCATTCTTATCGAATGCATCTTCGATAAAGAAATTACGCATCTGATTGTTCAGTGTTTCAGTGCGGAAAAATTTATTGGGTTCAGTATAAATATCATAACCTTCTTGGATACCACTTTTAGCTACTTCGCAGAAACGGGAAGCAAGACCATGCATGCTATCCTTTTCATAACCACGAAGGATGGAGTCAGTTCCAGTTTGGTTAGAACCGTTAACAACTGCCATAATTATTAAATCCTCCTTTTAAAAGAGAGCCATCTATTTGATCTTTTATTATTTATAAATGGCGTACTAGATTTTTAATTAAATTTAATTAAATCTATCTGTAACAGTCACAGTTTCTTTTTTAAAGGTACAGTAACTATAGATTTATCAATATGTTTGTATTTATAAATTATATTTCTTATTCATAGTCTATATCTTTAGAAAAGATATATGGATAATCATTAGGTCTACCTTTTCCAAAACTGTATTTCTTGTTCTGTTCGAGTTCTTTTTCGAATTCTCTCTGTCTATTATCTCTTACATTTGACAAGAGGTTTACAATTCGGTTAAAGGTAGCAACCATCTTTTGTAGTTGTATCTGATTTTCAATATAGCTTTTAGTGTTAAAAGCATCTACTGTATAGTCTCTGCTTATATCTTTAAGTTCAACTAATTTACGAACTACAAAATCTAAAATAGTATTATCATATGAAGTATGAGAAATATTATTTAATTTTTCAAGGCTATCAAAAATAATGTTATTTAAAGACTTGAATTGAGCTTTTAATTCTTTATTTTTGATAATCATTTGTTCAGGACTCAAATCTCTGAATATATCTTGTTCATAAGAAGCTAATGAGTCATCTTCTTGTTCTTCTTCACCATACTCACCATCTTCATAATCTTCATAGCCTTCTTCTCCACCCTCTCCTTCTTCTTGACCTTCTTCAGGAGGGGCTTCACCTTCTTGACCTTCTTCTGGCTGAGCTTCCTCTTCTCCGCCAGGTTCTTGTCCCATATCATTTTCTTGGGGAGGAGGACCTTGAGGAGCTTCTTCTGCACCACCAGCATTATCAGATGGAGGAGGTCCAGCAGGAGCTTCTCCTCCACCACCAGAAGGTTGAGAATTTAAATCAGGAGGTTGAGAATTTGAATCTTGCTCTGGTTGATTTACACTTTGATTACCATTAGCAGTAGTTACAGAAGGGGTAGCATCATCCTTATCCTTAACCATTGGTTGAGGATGGATAGCTCTTGCTTCATTTAAAATTATATCCTCAAATAAACTCATTTTTATTATTCTCCTCTAATCTTCGTCATCACCGAAATCTTCATCATCATCGAAATCAGGATCGTCTTCTTCTTCGTCGTCATCATACTTCTTCTTTAGATTATCATCTTTCTTTAAATAATCATCACTAAATCTTTTAAGTCGAGGAGTTTCATTTCCCGAGGGATTTACTAAAGAACTAGATTTTATTGTTTCAGGATGGAAAGTTTCTTTATCATCTTGAGCCTTATCGAGTTCTTCTCTAGTCTTATCTCTTACTTTTTCATATTCATCTTCAAGCTTATCTATATTATCTTCTACTTCATCCAAATACTTTTCAAGTTCTCTTCTCTTTTCAGAATTTTGTTCTTCTTTAATCTTTCTTGTAATAGAGTATTTATGGTCTTTCCATTCTTTAATAGAAGAAACCAAATATTCTTTATTAAGATGACTAGAAACAATATAAGATGTAATAAATGCAAGGATACCAGCAGCAGAAGAGATAGTACAAACACCTATAACTATAGTTGAATAGAATAAAAGTGATAAAGAATTCTTAGTACCAGCTTTAATATCTTCTAATCTTGAAGTGATTAAGATAGCATGAATTGCACTCCTTACTCCCATAACTGATTTTACTGGAAGAGCTTTAAACTTATCTACAATATCATCTATCTTTTCTTCTGTGGTAGCTTCAGATAAAATAGCCTCATGTAATTTCTTTTCAAACTTAGCATTTATCTTTGCTACTTTAGGATCTAGCTTTCCTGCTTTTCTTATATCCATCCCAGCTCCAAATGTTTTATTTTCTACTTCATTCTGAGCTTCAAGTTTCTTAATATTCTTATCTACTTCTTCTAAATAAGAAATAAGTTTCCTCTTCTTCTGAGGATCTTTTTCATCTTTAATCTTTCTATTAACTACAGCTCTATGATCTTTCCATTCCGATATGCAAGATTTTAAATAAATCTTATTAGAAATTTTAGATACAATACTTGAAGAGATTAATGAAAGTATAACAGCTATAGGGCCAGCAGGAGCTGCAGATATTGTGCATAAGAAATAATAGGATACAGATAAAGCATTCTTTGTATTCTTTTTAAGATCTTCTTCTCTAGTGGTTACATATATAGCTTTTATAATTTCTTTCAATCCACTAATTGTTTTTTCAGGTGCCATCTTAAAAGCAGTGATCATATCTTTTATCTTATCTGATACTGCACCTTCACAAAGAGAAGCTATAGCAAACTCAGCAAATTCTAATTGATTAGCTGTTTCTTCCATTCCATAGATATTGCTTCCACGATATCTATCCATAATACCACCATAGTAATCTTCATCAAAATTACCATTTATAAAGTTACTATGGATACGTTCTAATTTATCAATATAAGAAGTATTTGATTCATTGATAAAATCATCTGCTTTTGTAGCTTCTTTTATCTTATTTAAGAATTTAGGAATATTATTAGTTCCACCATTAATAAGATAATAATCTGTTACATTTTCAAAAATAGTTTGTGGAGATACAGAATCTCCAGCATACTTATTGATAGTATAGAGTGCCATCTCATTAGCAATACAGAATTTGGATTTAAAATCCAAGTTATAGGTATCAACTAATTCACAGAGTTTATAGATGGTATCTGTAACAGCATCTTCAAACAAAATATTTTGAGATACTAATTTATCAATATTGAATCTTTTAGAAATCATATTATGATTTCTAATAACACGATCACATTCTTCTTGTTCATTAATCTTATCAAGAATAGAAGTTAAATATACATTATTAGAATCTTCGTCTAATCTTTTTAAAATATTATTCTTAAATACAGAGGGGCTTTTAATATATGGAATAATATGATTATTTATGATATTAGTAAATTCCTGTAATTGAGTCCCATTATTGTTTTCTTTTACAATATCAAACAGTTCTAAAATTCTACTAAAGTTATCTGCTACGTTTGCGGAATAATTATTCCATCTATATGCAGATTCTCTTAAATTTTCATAGTTATAATTTTCTTTTCTATTATAAGATTCAAACAAAGGATAATATCCTGAATTAAAGTGATTTTTTGATAATTTAGTTTTTCGTTCTTCTATCTTAGAAATAGGAATAAATTTTCCCATAACAGGCCCTCCGGATTAAATAATATACTAATATTAATTACATCAATGTTTCATATTAGGATTATTATTTCATGAATTTTGGCTTAGTTTTAAACTCTGCTTGAGTTAAAAATGTTTCATCATCGGGTAAAACTTTTGTAAGATCATACAGAGCCTGTTTACCTTCTTTAGATGTAGTCATTTCATTAATACCACCAAGAGAAATATAATGACGTTTAGAATTGATAAGCTGTTTTAATTCTTCATTAGCTTCTATAGAGAACGGTGTTTTAGAAGATATTGTATCCCCATCATAGTCACCACCAATAGATCCAAGGCGAACGTTATTAGGTAATGCTACATCTATGAATTTATTTGTAGAGTTAGAATTCATATCTTCTTTTCTTATCTTAGGATATTCTTTAAAGAATTTCCCATCAACTATCATAGGTTCTGTTTGGATAGTAGAAATTACCTTTATCTTTGCAGGGAATTGGTTCCAATAACTATCAATAGGGAAACGGGTAATAAGAGTAACTTTATCTTTAGTGATATCCATAGCCGCTCTGTAAATAAGATCACACCAAGTAAGAGGTCTTTGTTGAATAGGGAGTTGCCCTACTGTATCTCCTTTGATCATTTTTTCAGCTACTTCTTCATCAGAAACTTGATATCCCTTATAAGTAAGATAGAAATGGCGATCTTTATTTTTCCCTTTTAATTTAGAAGTATCTATAGGAGCTTCTATAGGAATAAAACGATTACGCATACCATGCATAAATCTATCTAATTCTTTTTTGATTCGTTCATCAGAATATACAGATTGCCAATCTTTTATATTTTGAAGATCAAAATCCTTGTTCAAATAAGTTACCAATAATTTAGTTTGATCAGAGATATTGTTTTCAAACCAACGTCTAATCCAATATAGCATATACGGGAAGAAATTAGCACAGATAGCTGCTAAGGGCAATCCAATACTATCTGTATCTACATCAATATCTTCTAATCCTTCTTTTCTAAGATTTTGAGTACAGATTACAAGTCTAGCACCCCAGTCAAAAGACTTCTTCATACCAGCTCTTCTAATAAGACCCATTTTTCTAGAAAGACCAGAAGCTTGAGAATCTTCACCATTATATCTACCGAATACCAGCCAATCATATACAGCAGTCAAATTATCTTGAATACGTCCTCTTATTTCTCCATTAAGGGTTAAACCATATTCATTACTTTCTTTTAAAGATTTAGAATCTCTGATAATTGAGTCATAGAGCTTGTTTATTTCTCCTACAGATACTCTGCCTTGTTCTGTATTTACATCTCGATATCCAACAGGAATTACAACAAAATCTTTTATAAATAACTTTTCTCTATATCGTTCCAAAAAATCAATCTTAACTTCTCTACCAAAAGAATCTGTTTTCTTAAATTTTATGGTTTTGATAATCTTTTGTAAATACTTAATACCTGTTTCTCCATTAGGGTCAGGTTTTAATTTACCAGATTCTTCGTCTAATTTATAATTATCAACTTCATGAGCACATAATTTTACATTATTATCTAATCTACACCAAATCTTATATCCAAGAGGATGTAAGAAAGATTCTCCAGCTAAGTTAATATATGCGAAGATAGTTGTTCTATCTTCTTTTGTAATACCAAATATTTCATTAGATAATAACCCATCTGCTGTAGGAACATTCTTTCTAGCAAAATACATGGGGTTCTTAATTTCTTTAAGTTGATTTACTTTGATAAAATTAGCTACATTAAGAGGATCTAATTTAAGGTGTTTGATTTTTTCTTCTTGATCTTTAGAAACTTCGTTAAGGATTTTATCACTCATAAGAAATTTACCTTTCTTCATAAACTTTTTAATTAATTGTCCCATCTAGCAAACTAATGCTAGATGGGATTACTAATTAAATATCCATAAGATCGAACCATACAATATTTTTAGAATAATTCATAGAAATCTTGTATAGTGGTTGAAAAGCTCCAGGAATTATTTGGTTATTTAATGTATCCTTTAATTCATGAAGTGAATGACTCTCATCATTATCGGATAATTCTATTTCGAATTTATTATTCTTTAAAATAGAAATCGTTTTGATAGATTTTATATCGAAACAAGCTAAGATTACATCATACAAAGCTACCTCTTTAGAGAGTAGTTCATTATTCATAGATTTAGAGGATACTAATTGTGAGAATTCTAATAAATTCATTTTAATTAGTTATTTTAATCCTCCTATTTTATTCTCCTTTGAACATCGCATCCATCTCTTCTTTTTGTTTGGCATTTTGTACCGTCTTATTTTTAATTTCTTTCATATACCTAAAGTGTAGGTATAACAAAAAGCCAACATCACAAGTTTTTGCTTCTTCAAAGGACAGTCTATTTTTATAGTATTCGCAAAGGCTAAATATTACTGTATAGAAAGTGCCCCGATCGGTAAAAAGGCCCGAGTGAAAAGCAAATCAATAGATCCCTGAGGAGTAGCATCAATATGTGTATGACAGCTTGTGCATTCTGTAGCAGGAATCTGATAAGAGATTTTTTCTTCTGTAAATTTACGAGTAATCTTATATACTTCGCCCATAAGAGCAGAGTGTTCGTCAGGAGAGAGATGACGCATGATTTCATAAATAGCTTTTACTTTACGCATTACTGTTTTAGATAAGCTATCTTCTACGACACCAAAGTCAATAGGATATAATTCCTTGGTTGCTCTATTAACTTTATAGATTGTATCAATGTTTGCAATTATTTGAACAACTGTACTATATTTCTTAGAGAAATCTTCTGAAAGTGCAGCACGTTCAATCATATCACCATAAATAGATTCAGTACAGAAGCTGAAAGCATAATCCTTACTAATGATAATAGGTTTGGTTCTAAAGAGTTTAGATTGAACAGGTTCTCCATTAAGAATCTTTTGGAAACGTTCTTTAACCTTGTCATTAGGATATACAATCATATCTTCTACTTTTTTCTTTTCCAAGAAAAGTTTATTACATTTATTATTAGGGCACTGATAGGAAAGGTAGTTTACATCTTTGAAGTTTGCCATATAAATAGTAAACAACATGCAATCTAAGTCATAAACAGAAATCTGTTTTAACCATGTATCAATATCAGGTTTCTTTCCTACAGTGTGGTTGTAAATAATATTGAAGAACTTTCTAAGCCCACCAATAGTGGTCAAGTCTGTAGTTTGAGGATTGAATTGAAGTAATTCTTCCCCAGATACAGGAGTCATTTCAATTTGTTTACCGGTATATTGTAAACCAAATGTTACTGTATAAGCAGAACGTTCTACTTGTAAAGCACTCTTAAGCTTAATAGGTTTCTTAGAAATCACAAATTCATCAAGACCTTCATTTCGTTCCATCTTAAGAGCTTCAAGAACTTGTTCTTTATAATCATGAGTAAGACGTTTAACTTCTTCTTCAGAAAGATTGGGCTCTTCATCTTCTTCCACATCAGAAAGAAGTTCTTTTTCTTCAGGATCTTCTTCTTCAGCAAGAATAGGTTTTGCAGAAGGTGTTTCTTTTTCTACATCTTTATCTTTTACTGTTGTGAAGGTTTCTTCATCTTCATCGTCTTTTTCTTTGATTTCATCATCTTCATAAGGGAGATCAGGCTTTTTAGGACTAACCCCAAGATCAACACTGCTGTCATCAAGAAGATCAAGGAAATCATCTTTAGAATCATCATCATTTTTTGTAATACTATCAATATCTTTAGATACATCAGAGCTCATACGAGGAGTACGATTTACTTGCTTTTCTTCGATACCAAAATATTTATTATTGGTTTCTACTTTTTCATCATGAGCTACTGTAAATAAGATATATCCCTTTCGTTCATAATCAGTAATTCCATCAAAACGAGGTTCTGTTTCGATAATATCTTCTATTTGTTTAATAAACTTAGAAAGGCGTTCATTAGATTTAGCACGTTTCATAAGAACTTCATATTGAGTATTTACATACTCTTCTTTACCTTTGGTAATCAAACCATCAGGATCAGTAAGTTCTTTCTTAGTACGTTCAATTTCGTGATCTGCCAAATCATAAAGACTATCTAAATTCTTACGAATAGGATCATCTGCTTTAGATTTAGGGACTTTGGCAATAGTATCTACATTTGAAATTACTTCATCATATTTAGTATTGCCATCTTCATCAACTACAGTACTTTTTGCAATATCTGCTAAGCTTACTTTCTGAATAGATTCTTCAGATTTAGGCTCTTCCTTTTTAATAGTTTCTTCAACTTTAACTGTTTCTACAATAGGTTCGATAGGTTTATTATTTTCATTCTTTGCAACCTTTTCAGCCGGTGTAAGTTCAGGTTCCAAACCAAGATCGGATAAATTCAATTGTTCTTTATTTTCCATAATTAATCCTTTTTCCTCCTAATAGGTACTTTATGCTTTTTGAATGCATTACCACCATTTTTTTCTCTTTCAATAGCTCTTTTCTTTGCACCATCTAATGTTGTATCTAAATAATCTCCAATAGCACCAGAATCTAATTTGTTATTATAGGTTATAGAAGGTCCAGAATTCGTAGAAATACCAGGAGCTGCTTTAGATTTAAACATATCCTTCAATTTATCATTGGATACTTCTACTTTATCCATGGTTTCTATATTAAATTCAGATTCTTCTATTAATTTAGATACACTGGGGTTGTCTTTCTTTTTAATCCAAATTTTCATTATGAGTTTAACCCTTCTATCGTATTAGCGGCTACATTATACAAGATTTCAAATTTAACCTGTCTAATTATAATAGAGAAAAGAATCATATTTTCTAAAGAATCTTTAGGTCTATATAATGAAACCTCAACATCTACAGGTATCAATTCAGGTAAATAAGTTGATATCTGATCTTCTAATTCATTACGTAGTGTGATCAATTCTTCCTCAAAAGCAAATCTATATCTTCCCCGAATATCTATTCCAAGATCAGGAAAGTCTGGGTATGATCCTTTTTTAAGAAGTAGCAGTCTTATAATCAATAAAGCTGCTGAATTCATAGTACCTGTTTGAATATTTTCCATATCCAAAACTTTTGGTCTGTTAAGATCATCTATATCTAAAAGATAATCTCTTATATTAGCCTCTACTTTAAGTATTTTACTCAAAAAATATCACCATCTTTACTAAGTAATATTTATAATTTTTTAAATGAATGTCTCACCTGTAAAAATCTATACTTTACAAATATCGGGACATTTTTATAATTAAAAATATTATTTGGAGGTCTTAAATAATATGAATGAAGCAATGGGTCTTGCTACAATGAATCCTATGGTAGGAACTACCTATAAACCTTTTTCTGCAATAATGATGGTTGATAATTATAATCATGATAAAGATATTAATGATGGATGGTCTACTTATAGAGTTGCTAGAACGTTGGATAAAGATAGTCAATATATCGAAGTAGATGATAATGGAAAACTTACTAATAGGGATACATGGGATACACTATCTGAAGCTGATTTAAAATTATACGATATTAAAACTTTTAATCTAAACTCAGTATTCAACTCTTTGCTAGAAGAGTTGAGATTACCTTATGATGATAGACCTGTTCATGATAAAGATTATCTCTATGAGGCATTCATTGGAAGTAAAGTATATATGAATGATCAAGTAGATTATGAACCTTTATTAGAAGAGATAGAACTTAAGAAGTTAAGCAAGATAATAAATTCTGATGCTGATAATGTATCCAAAGATACAGATAAAGAATTTGGAACTATGTCTCCAACCAATTCTGATGAAACACATGTTAATGGTACTACTCTTTTAGCATCTTCTAAAATACAAATGGTTGGAATGAATTCATTATTTGAATCTTATTCGGTTTCTGATATTGAGGGAGAAATGAATAAGATTAATCATATGATTGAAAAAATTACAGAATAGAGGGCTTGATATGGGATTTTTTAATAGTAGTGATAGTAACATCCAAAGATATTCTCAAGATCAAGACAGGTCTTTTAAATATAATGAAATAAAAAGATGGGTAGAAGTTCATGGTGGGGCTATTATAAAAGACCACTATGCTACTGAAGATGAACTTGAAGAGGATTGGTATAAATACAAATCTTTGCCTAGATTATGGTATAGAGCTAATGATGAAGCTATGAGATTATTTGGTAAAGATAATGAAGCTCTATATTATGAAAATAAACAACGGTTTATGAAAACAAATTCTGTATATGGACTAGAATCTGAATTTGGTGGAATTAAAGATGTGGACAATTCTGTTTTAGATAAAATAAAAGCTAAATTTAGATATAGGGAAGAACCTGGTATAGAATTAGAGAAAGAATACTATCCTATAGAAGAAAAGAAAAAAAGAGATGGGATATTAATAGCTCCTAATTTATCATCTAAAGATTTGCATATAGAAAGGGTATATTCTCCTGTTTTAAAAGAAGACGGATCTGATATATCTGATGAAGAAAAATTAAAACAAGTAAAGAATTATACAGACAATGATTATCCTATACTTAGAAAAGAGTATGATAATCTAAATGATCTTGAAAATGATTGGTTTAAATATAACTCTAATGATAGAGATAGAAGAAAAAATTGTGATGACTTCTCTATGAGTATTTATGGTAAAACAGTTACAGATATATACAATGATAATCTAAAACGATTATTAAATAAAGAAGATATGTCTGATAATGTAGAACCTATGGAATATAAACCTGCTTCTGTAGATGAAGAATGTTCTGACTCATTGTTATATGAAGAAGCTTTATTTTCTGCTGTGTCTGAAACTGATGATTATGCATATTTAGCTAATATGAAATATAATCTATTAAAAGAAGATAGATTATCTCCTGTAAAGTTTATTTATAGAGGAAAGATATTAGATCGTATAAATTATAAATTGGATTACGATGTACCAACTTTCATAAAACTTAGATCTACTTCTATGGATATTCCTATCTTAAATCCAGATGAGATAGCTAGATTTGGAAATAGTGAAAATACAACATATAGCCCTTCAGACTTTGCCATAAAGTGGTTTAATAATTATAATGGTATAATGAATGGTATTCAATTATCTTACAACCCTGTTTCATGGGTTACAGAAGTTACCACATTATCAAATGCATATGATGTAGAAGAAGATCCTGAAGAAAAAGAAAGACTAGCAGCAAATTTAATGTTCTTAGGTTGGAATCCCAGGTTCTCATATAATACTTATTATCGGAGGGTTGCAAGTGAACGCATTAATAAATACCTTAGTGATCGCAGCGTATGTAACTACATTCCTATCTATAATATGCCTGTTTTTAAACATGATGCATTTATAGAATCTACAGAATTAAAAGAAGAATGTCCTGCAGTATATTTCATATTCCATGATGATTTGAAAGTGGGAGAACCTGGTTTCTTTGTATCTTTTGATGGATTTAAAAATAACATTGGGTATTTGAATATATTCAATAATATAGGAAGTGAATATTCATCCTATAAAGATAAAGAAGATATTACAAAGTATTTGAAGAGTGATGATATTATAATGGCTTTTGCAGTTCCTTTACTTGTAGAAGATTTTAATAAGGTAAAAGCTAATTTTGAATCTTATCTAATGAATACAAGTTTGAATACTGATAAAACCTTAAAAGAAGGTACAGAAGCTAAAGCTTTGATAGATATTTATCCTAGAAGAATTATGAGTGACTTTATGAAGTTATTCTTAGATAGCTCTTTTGATTTCAATACCTCTTTAGATCTAGATGATGTAATGAAATATCTAGAAGACACCAAAGGAAAAGAATTCGATGTTTATATAATAGCAAATACAGTAATGACTAATTTTGATATACAGAAGAGTATGAAAGCTACAAAACTAAATTTCAATGATCTCAAATCTATTAGTATTAAAGAAAACTATACATTTACAGAAGATAATATAGATTGCTATCCTTATCTTTGTTTATCTGAATATGGAAGAATCAAAAACACCAAATCTAAACCTAAAAAAGATAAAAAAATGTTAAAAGAATTTTTTGATTTACTAAACAATAAAATAATAGATATATAGGGAGAAGAGGGAAGAGGATCTATTCCTCTTCCCAAATCTTAAAATCTAATAACGGTTGTATATTATAAATATGAAATATATAACTTAAAGGAGATAATTATCTTGGATCAAATATTGGGTAAGAAATTTCTTATAACTTCTAATGAGATAAAAATCTTAATGAAGTATCCTAGATTATTAAGAGTAATTAAACTATATGATGAATATGAAGAAGTAGATCTAAAAATATTAGATACAGGTAATATGTATACTGGAGATAAAGAGGAAGGAACTATTTTTCATATGAGTATAAATGAATTGTATTTATATTACAATTCTATTGTACCTAATCTGGTTGTAACTGTTAAAAGATTTCTAAATACAGAAATAGAAAATATAAACAGTCTATTGGTTATAAATCAATACATTACAGAGAATACTCCTACTAATTCTATAAAAGATATTGATATATTCTATATCAATAAATTTATGAATCTAAAGAGTTATGAAAATGATATATTTGAAGATATGTTTGCAAAACATAATAGACTTCCTATAAAGTATGATCTTAAACAAGATTCTATACCTGAGATTATCTATGAAAATGATATTATAAAATTAGTATTTACTAAAACAGTATATCTATATCTAGAAGATAGTTTATCTGATCTTACTAAGATAGTATCTTTTAGTGAATATGGGTATGATAAAAGCATAGATTCTATATTAAAAGAATACAGCTCTTCTATAGAATATTATCAATTAAGAAAAGTTAGAATAGATGTGGAAAAAGATATAGCTATTAAAAATATAATGAGATTACCGAAACTATCTCTTACTTCTGGATTCAAAGAATTTTATAACGAATATAATGAATGGTCTGTTGATTCATATTTTGAATTCGATAGAAGAATAGATGGATTAGATGCTATAAAAAACAAAAATTCTAAACACTATATAGTATTTACCGAATTGAAGGATAAGAGTATACTATGTATACTATACCCTAAAATAAAAAGAAACTTATCACTTTATAATCTATTATTAAACGATAATGAAAACAGTGCTATGAATAAAGATGAAGTATTAAAATTTATAAGTTTAACTGTTAATTAGGTGGTGAGTAATAGAAATTTCTATTACATACTATATATTTGAGTTAGTGATGATAGGCAGCCTCATCAGTGTTCTAACTCAGTTTTATATTTCTAATATATTAGGAGGAATCACACAATGAATGCATTCGAAACAAAGAAAGAAGAAAGCAAGAAAGAAAAGCAAACCATCGGTGCAGTTGGTTTGGAATTCCCGCAGCTCTTGTCTGCTGGTTATGTAACAACTAAAGATCTCAGCAATTTGATCAATAGTTTCTATCATGCAGTATTTACGGATTACTATGGATCTAAATTAGAAGTAGCAGCAAATGGTCAAATCTCCATTCGTTTGTTCTTCAAACCTGTAGAAGGTAAAGATTCTAATCTTATCTTTGCATTAGAAAACATTAACAAACCTAGCGATACAGATGCGTATAGCCGTATTGAACGTGCTAATCGTTTCAACAATCCGAACGGTAATTATCGTAATTACAAATTTACAGATGATGCTAAAGAAATGCTTAGTGAATTTGTAATCAGCTCTGGTATTAATCGTAATGGTGGAGTTAATTGGAATGCAGTAAGTGAAGAAACCACTGGTTCTGATAATTACAATCGTCCTCAGATCTATATCTCTCTTACTTGCGATATCTATAAGATCATTCGCAAACTTTATGGAGACAAGACCTCTAATAATGGTCATTGGGACTACAATATCGAAGTTAAAGCTCCGATTGCTCCTAAGATGGATCCGAATGGTAATGTCATTGCAACTAACTATTCTCTGTTGCTTTGGAGAATTGATTCCAGTGATGTTACTGCATTAGCTGCACGTTTTGGTTATGGTGATTTCGGAACCAATAGCCTTGGTATTAATACAGAAATGTAAATAAAACTATTTGAGGTAGAGAGAAATCTCTACCTCAATACTTTAATATAAATTAGTAACTTTTTTAAATTTATTTTTTATCTTAAGGAGAGAATAAAATGGCTTTCAAAAAAGATGCTGGCCCTATCAAATATGAAATTAAAGAAGATGGAATCAATGAATTAGTAGATGAAGGTTCAGGTAATATGGTGTTAATGCTTAGAGAAGTATCTTGGAATGGAAGAGAACCTAAACTTGAACTTAGAAAATGGATTGTTGATGTAAATGAAGAAAAGCCTATGAGAGGAGTTTCTTTTATTACAGAAGAAGGTCCTAATAAACTTACTGAGATCATGATCAATAAAGGATATGGGAAAACAGAAACGGTATTGAATGATCTTAAAGATAGAGATGATTTTGATTCTTCTCTTAATAAAGTAATTGGTAAAAAGAAAGTTGAAAAAGCAAAAAACACTGAAGTAATTGTCGATGAAGATGAATATTTTGATCCTAATAATATTTTAGGATAAAATGAGGTGTTGATATGAAAAATCAGTATGAAGAGATAAAAGGGGATAATCAGAATGAATCTCTAGAACAATTAGAGATGTGTAAATATCTTGTTCAAGGAGAAAATAAACCTTGCAGGCATAGAGATATGTATGGTAGATGTACATTTGAAAATTGTATATTAGATTCTGAAGAAAGTCCTTTACGATCTAAGAAATGGTGGTTCCAATGTATTATTTGTAAACACCCTACTTCTATTGAACCTGATGGATTAAGAGTTCCTTTCTGTGAAAGTTGTATATCTAGAATGAATGAAGCAGAGGTGCTTCCTTTTACTTGTAGATATTGTGGAAAGAAACAATATACTCCTTCGAAATGGATGTTTTCTAGAGTATGTGATGAATGTATTCCTCTATTATATAATAAGAATGCAGGACAGACTTGTTTAAAATATACCCCTAAAGCAGGAAAACATTCTATTTCTAAGGGTGGATCTATGCACGATTATAAATAGGAGGCTATTATGCCTAATCAACGAGTAAAACAATATGACTATTTAGATGCTGTTCCTATAGAAAATATACTGTATGGACAGTTCATAAAATATGATAAACTAAACAAACTATTTGTAGATTATTATAAAGATAAGCAACAACCTAAGTGGATCAATATATACATAGACGTGTATCAAGTATTACTTCCTATATTTAGTTTCTATAAGGTTATTCATCCTTATAGCATCACATCTTGTTTAGCTAACTTAGCTATTCATTATAAATCATTTTTTAGAAAAGCTGGAATAGATAGTTTTGTATTTTTATTATATTCTCCTACTTCAGGATCATCTACCCAGCAAAGATTTTGTTCTGATTATAATTCTAAGAATATTACTAAGATGATTAATAATCAGGAAATATATAAAATAGTAAATGAAAACTTACCATTATTGAGTATGCTGTGTCAGTACATGAACAATATTTATTTCAAGATAGGAACTGTAGAAACTTCTGTCATGGCTTATGATATGATTACTAAGTTTAAAAATAGAAATATACAGGTTCCTTCTCTTTTCATAACTTCATCTCAATATGCATTTCAACTTCCTTCTAAAGTAAAAGATTTAATCATGTTATTTAAGAAGAAAACAAATACAGAAGGTATAGATGAATCTTATATAGTAAATACAGATACTGCTTTAGATTCTTATATTGCAGAGATTAAAAAGCAAAGAATAGAAAAATTTGAAGTGAACCAATCTTGGTTATCAGGGTTTATGACTTTATCTGGCATTCCTAAAAGGAACTTAAAGTCTTTATTTAATTACAAACAAAGCTTGAAGATATTAAAAACTATTGATGAACGATTTGATCAGGCTACTCCTGATTCGATATATAATACAGCTAATCAATTATACCCTAATAAAAATATGGATTCTCATTTTTATGATGAGATTGTAAATAGGTTTAAATGTATAGATCTAGATTATCAGCTTCATCTATATAGAACAATGCCTGAATCTATAGATACTGTATTTCTAGAACAAGTAGAAAATCCAGAAGCATTAAAAAGAATTAATGATGAATACTTTTCAGAAAATCCTATCTTATTAGAAAGAATATAGAGTAGAGTCTTAACGACTCTACTCCTATTTTATTTTTTCTTAAGAAGAGAAATTGTATCAGACATGGAACCAGATCCCATTTCTAATGTTTTCATTGTATTGCTTGTTACAGAAGATAATTTTATACCTTTACCTTCATTAGAAACTACGTTTATATCCTTATTATCTTTATCAGTCATACTGTTAGCATTCTTGTACCATTCTTGTTTATTTGTCTTATTATTAATAGCAGTTGTTGTATTAGCATCTTCTGCTTTGCTTGTAGTAGAGTTTTCCAATATCTTAGAGAAGTTTAGCATGGTAATACATTTAAAGATATTACTTTCTCTAGAATATATTTCGGTCTTTTTATTTAATAAGAATAATCCATCTTTATCAGAGTGGGCATTATAATTTTTTACCACATATCTCTTATTAGGAGTAAATACAGACGGATCTAAATCATGTTTGCTTATGGTTAATTGATTAATCTTGTTTTCTAATTCTGATTTAAAATTCTTTACTTCATTAGGATTATCGTTCTTTGAGACAATTATCTGTGTTCCAGGTCTACTACTACCGAAGCTACCTCCAACATTCATGTCAGATTCAAAACTACCTATTCCTATTTGACCTATACCGGTTAAATCTGTAATGCTATCTAAATTATTTTTTAATAGTTGCATATCTGTATTGTCTAAGAAGCCACCATGAGACAAATATTTACCAGCATCAGATAATTTATTATAAATAGATTCTCCAGTAAAGGAAATAGCAGATACATCTGTAACCAAAGATACAAACTTACTCTTAATATCACAGGATAATATATCGTTAAAGCTAGGGAAGAAGGATAATAGGTTTTTGGCAAATCCGGTAATAAATCCTATAACTCCTCTAAGACTTCCAATAACTCCTTTGATATTATTAATATACCCTTGCATCTCTGTTACGTTTTCTAATAGCTTATTAGAGTTTGCAAATACATCATTAAAAGATATATTGGTACTAGCATCTGTAAATACGGGACTAAACTTATCATAGATAGGTTTTATTTTATTTACAAATGCAGCTGCTTTATCTGCTATAGATGAGACTTTATCCATTGTATTATCTAATACATTTGTTTTAGAGAATATGTTAGATTCAGCATGAGAAGAAGCAGAATATGAAGTTGAATTGATCTTATTTATAGAATTCTTAGTAGACTCTATTACATCTTGTACATTAATCTCTGTAACAGAATTTAAGTAGTTATCTAGATATTCTGAATCATAAAAGATAGGAGTCAGTTTATTTATATTGGCTTCAAATTTAGTGCTCATATTATTAAGCTTTTCATATTGCTTATTGAAGTTCAGTAATCCGCTACCAATATATTTACTAATAGCAGAGGTTAATGCTCCTTGAACAATAGGGACATTTATGGTTACTTTACCAGGTTTGGCTCCAGCAGATGTTGGGAATCCAGATATCTGACCCATTATAGTTTCTGTAAGTTTATTTTGATATTCAGCTAGTTCTTTAGCCTTGTTTAAAACATTGTTTTTGAATATATCATTCCACTTACTTAACTTCTCTGGAACATTGCCCATCTTCTTAACCATTTTCTTTATCATTACTTTAAACTTAGATACAATTCTATCTATATAGGCTTTCATCTTAGCAATATTAGCATAGCTTAGAATACTATTATCTTTACTAGGATTTATGATAGCATCGAATCTATTTATAATTTTAGATATATCATGGTTTATAGTATAATTCGTATCACTAACAGATACGTCTATATAATATGCATTTTGATTTGTATCTATATTCATTCCCTCATTCATCATATTAGGATCTGTTATTTCTCTTACATTTAAAAGAACGTCATTATATTGCTCGTTCTTCATAGGAAGACCCTTACCAGATTTAGAGATGAGATAAGTACAGATAGGTTCATCTATAAAAAATAAATACTTCGTAGGATAGAAAACTTCAACTGAATTTAGATAATCTACTAGACTAGTAAGAGTATCAGTAGGAGGGATTATTAATTGAGATTGAGGTTTATTATATTGAAAAGGTTCAATAAGAAGATGAAGATTAGTCATATATGAAGATACAATATCCATCATATTTGTATTCATCATAGTAGTATTAGCAACTACTTTATTTGAGTCTATACATTTCTTACTCATAAGACCTATATAAACTTCTTTGTATACATCTTTTCTATTTTCTCCATTATTCTCTTTATCTATATAATCCAATTCTTTATAGTAGTTTATATCATTAGAAACAAAGATAGAATATTCATCTTCTATATAAGTTTCTGTAGTGGGTTCATCTAATTCGGATGATGAATTAAATTTTTCTATCTTCAAATGCATTGTAGCAATTTTTGCATTCTGTATAATAATATCAAATAAGTTTTTATCTAAACTAACTTTAGCTAACATTGTCGGCATATTCTTATTTACATAATCACTTATTCGAATAAGATCTTTAAAATTTTCCGGTTTTATATTTAAATCATCTGAAGGTACTCCTGGTATAACTATCTTCCCAGTAATTTTAAAATTCCATTTTTGCATAAGAGTCGATTTCACCTCCATAAAATATTATAAGTTTGTCATTTAGAATAAAATGGACAGATAACCATCAAGGTTATCTGTCCATCTTTTATATTAGTTCATTATTGAAAATTAGCATGTAATATGTCAAAACATTTATAGATCTTATTGAAAATAGCTTTAATCCGATTAAAGAGATTTTTAATTGTATCATTCTTTAATTTATTACTTTCAATCTTACTAAATAATTTTTCTATTTTAGACTGAGCAATAGAAAGATGTTTAGAATCAGAATTGGTTGCATTACCAGATTTAATATACTTAGAAGCTTGAGTACACATTTTTTCCAATCCAATAAGATCTTTTGTATAGGTACGAGTAATAACAGCGATAGCTGTATTAATAACCTTTGTATCTGTCGGAACAGAACCAGCTAAATTTCTTACAGCTTCTTCAACATTTCCAGCTTCTCTTAATGCTTCTTTAATGAAAGCATCAACTTTATTTACTTTATTATCCATATCAGATGCTTCATTGATTACAAATAATCCCATTTTATTATACTCCCTTTAAAATTATTTTTTAAATATAGAATTTTTTACCTTTATAATAAGGTTAACGATAGCATTTAATACTTTCATTATTCCTTTTTTGATAATATTAAAGAATTTGATTGCTTGGTCTTTAATCTTTGTAGTAAAGGATTCATTATCATATTTTTTATTCCTTACTTTATTTATTCTTTCTTCACATATAGACAAACTATTTTCTAGTCTATGTTTAATTCTTTCTAGAAAAGGAAGTTTTTCAGCAGAATCAGAATTTTCTATATGCTTTTTACAAGACTCTATCATTTTTTTTCTGCATCTTTAACTTTCTTTTCTATATTTTCACCACTTTGTTGAGGTCCATCACCATCTAGATTAAAAGCTTTATTACTATACATCATATCATCAAATTTTTTAAAGTCTTCCTCTGATATATTGAGTTGTACATCTTCATTATAAGAGGGTGTTCCTTCTAATATTACATATAATCCCATATTGTATCACCCATATTTTATTTAAATTTGTTATGTATAGATGCTAATGCAGATACAATAGCTTTTACTATCTTCATCAGTATCTGTTTAATTTTAATAAATACCCATTTAATAGCATTTAATACATTTGTTGCAATACCTTTATCAAATCTTAATTCGGAAAGACTTTGATCGCATTTTTTAATCTTTGCTTCTAATTTATCCTTTAATCTTTCTAAAAATGTTTTATCTTTTACCTCTTTGATATGTGCAGCTATTTCTTCTTCAGGTATTTCTAAGGATAATAAAATTTCTTTAGCTTTTTTAGGATCTGTTTTAGATAATTTTATAGCTTCATCTATTTTAGCAAAATCACCTTTATGCTGGTTTAATAGGTTTTTCAATTCATCAAATTTTTTATTTTCTGCCTGCATAGCTTCTTTTGTTTTTTGTGCAGTTGCCTTATGTTTTCTATAACGTTCTTCTACTTCTTTTCCTTGATTTTTAAAATCATTAATAATTCCATTTAATTCTTCAGAATCGCTTTTTGTATCTTCATTAAAATACATTCTCATATATAAATTACCTTCTAATTTTAAAATAAGAGAGAGAGATTTCTCTCTCTCTCTTATAGTATTAATTATTATTTAGATTCTTTTTTGCTACGGAATTTATTCTGGATGGAAGCTAATGCCGAAACGATAGCTTTAATAACTTTTAACAATACTTGTTTAATCTTAGTAAATGCATATTTAAATTTATTGCTAATGGAACTTCCACCATTTTTCTTATTTTCTTCTTCCATCTGCTTAAATTTATTATCATATTCTTTAATCTTAGCTTCAAGTTTTGCTTTTGTTTTTTCTAACCAAGACTGGTTTTCACATTTTTTTACAGAATTTTCTGTAGCTGATACGATTTTATCCAAGTCAGAATAATCACCTGTATCTGCCGCTTTTTTACAAGCTTTACTAAGAACAGTTACATGTTCTGCAGGTTCTGCTACAGTCTTATCCATAGCCATATTAAGCCCTTTTTGAAGTTTACGACCATCTACTTTGCCATCTTCTCCTTCACCACCAGCATATCCGATAGCATTAAGATAGCTCATAGAATCGCCAAATTCATTAAAAACGCTGTGATCTTCATTAAATGTAAATAAACTCATTTATTTTCACCTCATATATGATTTTTAAAAATAAATTCTACTTAAATTTAAATAGAATACTAAGTATTAACTTTATGTTCAATTATTTAAAATTACTTTCTATTAGTTCTTAATTGGTTTCTATAGTTATTCATGTTATTATTTAACGTTTCTTTAGCTTGACTTGCCACATTTCTAGATGTTTCAACGTAATCATTTCCTTCTTTTTTATATGTATTAAATCTAACATCTCTAACCCCGAGTTTATTCATATTCTTACCAAGAGATCTATTTTTCCAAGTACGCTGAAGTCTTCCTGTTACAGAAACGATAGCAGTTACGATTCTTACAAATATTTTCTTGATTTGAAGAATAAACCATTTTACTTTCTCACCAATATTAGTTCCCACACTACTCTTAGATTTCATATTGATAGCTCTTAATTTAACATCAAAAGACCTAATCTTTTCTTCTAATCTAACTTTTAATCTTTCTAATCCACTAAGTTCAGAAGATTTATTGATCAAATTAATAATCTGATTAGCTTTTTCATTAATCTGAGAAGTAACTTGCTGAGGATTGGAATTTTGAGAATTGATAGATTGTTCTCCATTTTGTACCTGAGCTGTAATTTGAACCATATTGTTCATAATAACACTCATAGATACTTGACCATTATCCCCTTGTTTATATTGACCATTATTAAATTGGGGGGGGGTGTTTGATTAGGTTGATTATCTTCTCTTAATACAAATAATCCCATTATTCTATCCCTCTAATTTTATTATAAATTTTAGAAATAGCAGATACAAGTAATTTAAGAATTTTTATAAAGATTCTCTTAAGCTGAATAAAAGCCCATTTGATAGCATTAATAATTTTTGTACCAATACCTTCATCTTTAAATTTCAATTCCTTAATTTCCTTATCCCATTTTTCTAATTTATCTTCTAAACGCTTTTTAAATCTTTCTAATGCGGTGAGATCTTCTCTGCTAACTTCATTACTATTTTCTACTGTTTTAATATCTTTTTCAATGATATTAGCAGTTTTTTCTACATCTTGTTTAGTCGTATTATTAATAACCCCAGTTTGAGAGGTTGTCATCATTTCATTAGATCTTTTAAAAAGATACACTACTTTTTCTTTAAAAGATTTAAGAGCATCTGTTACACGACTTTCTTCTAATGAATAGATATCATTATACCCATATCCTTCATTCATTGTAAATAACGACATGCTTTTTATCCTTTCTTTATTATATTTTAAGGATAATCTTGATTTTTATTAATTATAAATAATCCATTTAGCCATATTTAGCTTCTAAATCATTATCTTTTGCAAGAACATCTGTTCTATATTTTACTTCATTTTCAGCTTTTCTACGTTCTATTTCATTTCTAATATTACCTTTATTAGAACCAGATAATTCGTTCTTATACTTGCTATTATAATATTTATCTTTTACATAACGATGGGCTTTAGCTATCATAGAAACGATAAACCCTATTATCTTTAAAAATATTTTTATTATATAACCTATAAGAAGTTCATATGCTTTATATATTTTAACAAATATAGAATCAGATTCGAATGGTTTCTTTGCAAATAGTTCTTTTTTCTTATTTTTAATAAAAAGCTTATACTTTTCTACTTTAGATTCTATCCAATATTTCATCTTTTCTAGAACAGTTAGATTAGAAATATTTTTGATAGCATCTATTGCTTTCTTGCTATACTTATCTACTTCATTCTTACTCATACTTAATTCATTTGGATTATATCTGGTTACAGAGGACCCTTTATATTTACCAATTTGAAGCCATCCGTTTTCACCATCAAATATTCTAGCAGTACCAGCAATATCTAAGATATTCTCTCTAGCTACTTTTACCCATTTATCTCGTTCTTCTTTACTTTCTGGAGCTCTTGTAAAGTTAAATTTAGGAGATAAAATATTACTATTTATATCTGGCTCGAAATACTTATCTGGAGAATATCCCTCTTCTTGGAAGAGGGATATTTTTCTGTTCATAAATAAACTCATTTATATCATCCTAATATTAAAGGGCTTCTTGATCGCCATGTGCTGCTTGAGGACCTGTTTGAGAGGAGCTTGAATGTCCTCCTTGAGATTCTCCAATTCCAGAATGTGCAGAATTTTGAGGAGCACCAGATACAGGCTGAGTAGAGCTATGTGTAGAAGATTCAGAACCAGGTGTTGCGGCCGCTTCTTCTTTAAACTTTACTAAATCAGAAATGCGGCGATAACGTGTTCCTTTATCAAAAGAAGTCTTAGGTTCTGTATGGTTAGTAGCGGCTTCTTCTTTAGCTTTAAGATCTTCATAATATGCTTTGAAGTGTGCTTTAGCTTTCTTTTCTACAATTTCAGCTTCTGTAAGATCTTTATCCTGATTTAATTCAGCTTCATTCTTTGCTTTGATTTCTTTTTCGAATTTAGCAATGCATTGACGAACGAATTCATCATTAGCATCTTTCATCTTTTTAGCGATTTGTTCTTCTAAATCAGGAATGGGTTTAACTTTAGTTTCATCAACAGTTTTGCCACCATTTTCACCATCAAATTCTTTGAAACCAATTTTCTTTTCAGCTTCGCTAAGTTCTGCTTCTTTTTTCAAAGTCAAAGGAATAAATTCTTTCTTAATTTGTTTTGCTCCAAGAATTTCTTCTTCGGTTTCTTTGATTTCGAATACAGCTACACCCAATTTAATGCATTTTTTAATCAATTCTGTGCTCAATACAACTTCAGGAGTCGTACCAGCAATACCAATGAAATTCAAAACTGCTCCACCAGGAGCTACCATTTTAACGTATTTATATTTAGCTGTTGCCATTTATAATTTCCTCTTTTCTTAAAAAAGTATAGTAAATCATTATTATGATGTAAAAATCAATATTTAGTATTCTCTTATCTCTTGGGTTTAGAACCGTATTTTAACCCCTTATTGAAATTTTCTTCATCATCTATCTTTAATACTGTCGGAAGATTTACATTATATGATTTTTCTATAGCACTTAATTGACCATTATACTTCTTATTTTGATAAGAGAGTATATGTTTGACTGAATACTTATCATCTTTCTTGCCTATATGATTAGCAAGTTTTTGCAATCTTATAGCAATCCAATCGATAATTCTTAAAACAACTCGTAAGAATTTTCTAATAAGATTTTGTTTTCTAAGATCTCTTTCTTTATTCAATTCAGCAAGAAATTTAGTATACAGATTTCTAAATTTAGCAATTTTAGAAGCAAGCCAAGTCCTGGGTCTACTATCTATTTCTCTCTTTATATCAGCAAGACCTTTTCCTCGTAGATCTTTTCTTGCTTGTGTAAAATTTTTCAAAATTTCAATGCTTTTAGGGTGTTTTGCCAAGTTAACCATATCATCATGGTTATCTAAAAACCCACCCATCACATTATTTGATAACTCTGGCATATCTTCTTCATTTATAACGTTATAATATACAGAAGGAAGTATTGCTACCTCTTCTGATAATAACACGTTTTCTTTGCTATATAATCCCATATTATATACCTCATATTATTACATTTTTCTATTAGCTTCTAAATATCTTTCATTATTTTTAACTACGTCTTGATAGATGAAGTTTATGATATAATTACCCTTCCCTATATATTCTTTATATAATAAGGCTGTGTCTATATTATATCTCCGTATATACTTAGTTATAGATACATATAAGTTTAGATATTCTTTAGAAACCTTTTCTAAGATCTTTTTATGTTTTATCTTATATTCTTCATCTTTACTAGACTTTATTTTAGCAATAACTTTCTTTTTATTTTCTTTAGCTCTTTTAAAATTTTCTTCTAGTTCTTTAGCAAGTTTAGATCTATTGTTATGATGATCCATAATTTCTTTATATACATTTTGATCATAATCTTCTATTAACTTTACAACATTTAAAGTTGTCATAGACTTATGTTTGTTGTAATACTTAGATTGAGATTTTAAATGCTTGATTAGTTTTTCATTTCCATATCCCATTTCTCTAGGGGGTATAAATAGATCAGTCTTAGAATCTATACCATTTAACCATATTTCTTCTTTTGTAAAAATAGATAAAGCTTTTTGTACATCGATTTCTACTACAGGGATACCATTCATCAGATCAGGTGCTTCATAGTATCTTCCTGCAAAAAGTTTATTATCTTCACATTCTTTTTTTATAAATTCGATTTGTGATTTTTTATCCTTGTTATTTACGAGCATCATATAAAACATTCTTTTTAAAAAATCACTATCTAAATTTTTCATAACTTTTAAATTATGAGTTATTTTAAGATCATCCAAATCTAATCTAGATGCCACTGAACTTTTGTTCTTATATTTCATTATTAAAGATTTTAATCCCTCTATATATTCTCTATATAAACTACTAGGTTTAGGACTAGAATCTTTTTGTCCTTTTTTTAAAACTTTCTCTATATTATTAGAGTCTGAAATAGAGTCTACAAGAAAATTCATATTCATACTCCTTATTTATTAATTCTATAAATATTTTCTGTTTTATCTTCTACTGCATTCATCTTAAGCTCAGCTAAGATAGACAGCAATTGAGAGAAATCATTATCTGTTAATCTAAGATAATTATAAGTTCCAAGATTAGTTATCATTTTTTCTTTAGCTTCTTGTTTAGCTCTATAATCAACCATTTTTCTATTGTTAGGATTCTTTCCTCCATCTTTAACTTCTATAATTAGATTATAAGGAAGGAGTAAAAAGTCTGTTATCCAATGCTTCTTTTTTCCTTTATACTCATATTCTAATACTGGACCAGGAGCTAATACTTCATCAGATTTGTATTCTAAAGTTTTGTCTAAAAACTCCATAAGATTCTTTTCATATTTACCTGTATAAGTAAATACTTTACCATCTGACCATTTGTATTTACCACTTATTTTTCTATTAGCAAGCATTTTTTCTTGTTGTTCTGGATCATCTAAAAGATGTGGCTTATTATAAATCTTCATCATTCTTTCTCTATACGTCTTTTTTATAGCTTCATAACATTTAGGATTTCCACAAAGACGTTCATATTTCTGACGTTTTTCATTCCACTTTGTTGGTTTACCGCATACAGTGCAATTCCCATGACCATCTTTATTATTCACAATATCATATACAAGGCGATATGCTGTATAATTTAAAGGAAGTTCATCTTGATGATTCTTATCTATATGCATTACTAAATCTTTTCTATGATATGAAGCATTGCAATAAGGGCAAGCATAATTCTTCATTAATGTGACCTCTATTCTTTATACTTTATATATAGGTTTTACTTACAAAAATATATGAGCAAAATAATCATAATATGACATATCTGATCTATTGCAAAGATCTTCTTATCTAATTTTCTAATCTTACAATAAGAAAGATGTTTATTTTGTTTATTATTTTTTAATATAGTATTATGAACTGTTCTTTTTCCTAAGTCTATAAATAAATGAGACATGAAAAGCATAATAAAAGAAAGCCTACTATATCTGTACCATATAGGAATATTTATTATAGTCAAATATCCCATCATAACTACAGTAGCATATAATAAACAATGAAATATCATTATAAACATAGACTTATCTTTTCGTTTTCTTAATTCATCTGGCTGTAATATAAAATCAGCAAAATAGTGAAATGAAAGCATTATAAGTATATCAATAACCATAATTTATCATTCTTCTCTCTTATATGACCAAAAAAAATAAAGTATAATATAACCGATTATATTAAAGTCAATTACAAACCTTATTTGTTAATAAAAAAGAAAGAGGTCTCCCTCTTTCTTTCCTATTTTAATACATCTCTAAGATATCATCTATAGAATTGTATTCTTTGTTGGTTTCTCCCCATTTAGAATCAAATTTTCCTTTTAATTCTTTTTTATACATCTCCCTAATCTTCTCTTTTTCTTTAATACTTAACTTATCTACCTTTATTCTTCTCTTTCTTTCTTTCATAGGTTTTGCTAGAACTTTATATTTATAGAAATCTTTGGATACTTCTCCAAATACCTCTGCCAAAGTTAATATAGCAGCAACCCCACCAATAATTTTTACAGGATGATATATATTTGTTGTCATAATAATCTCCTCCTTTCATCCTACACTGTTATAGTATATAATTTCCGACAAAATTAACTCGATAGGGAATTAACCCTATCGAGATATCTTAATCTTTAGCATTTCCATTTATAGTATCTTTTTCAATATGACGTTCATCTTTATTCTTTGGAGAAAATTTAGCTTTCTTATTTCTAGTCTTGTATTTACTAGGACCAGATACTACTTTATTATATTTTTCTTCATCGGGAGGATGATGACTATATCCTCTACTCAATCTCTTTATTTTATTCTTAATACCTTCTATGGAGTTGATTCTTCTTGCTTCATCTAAAACAAATAAGCCCATTATTTATCATTCACTTTCTGTTGCTGATTTTGTTGTTGAGGCTGAGGTTGATTAGGGGTATTTTGAGTGCCTTTGGAATAACTATTTACATGTGTTTGCATAAATGACATCATGTCTCTGTATATCATTCCAGATACAGTCATCTTAGTACTAAGAATCTGTCTAACAAGATTGCAAACTAATTTCTTCTTATTCCAAATAGTAGTATCACTATCTTCTCCATTTTGTTTTTGTCCATTTTGACCAGAAGTGTTTTTATTATCAAAAGTCATCTTTGGTTTTGCATTACTTGTTTGCTGTTGTTGATTTGTTGCATTTTGTTGTTGAGATTGAGTTGTATCAGCTTCTGATAATGAATCCCCAAAGTGTTTATTATAGAATTCTCCAAAGTGTTTATTATAGAATAATGTAAAGTCAATATCTGCCTTCAAACTGGAATTAGAGGTTGCATAAGCTTCTGATAATAGATCTCCAAAATACTTATTATAGAATAATGCAAAATCTGTATCTGCATTTAAACTAGTATTAGAAGTTGCATTTCCTGTAGCCATATTAGCTGTATTAGATTTGTTTACGGCATTATTCATATTATTATTGTTTATTTGTGTTTGGGTGATAGGATTCTCTGTATTACCAGTGATTGGGTTTCTATTGATATAATTTATATACCCATGGATATCTGTTTCTAAAGATTTTATAAAGGTATTTATAGAATTGCAGAAATTGTATGCACTAGGAAGAAATTGCTGTAATTCTTGGGTTGATATATCATGAACCTTATCTTTCCCATAATAATAGATTTTTGCAAAATCTTGAAACTCAGTTTCACCATTATAGGTTGAAATAAACATCTTTTTCAACCACAAATTCTGTCTCATTAATTGCTGATCATTCTGTTTTGGTTGAGTAGGATCTTGATTTGGTAATTCTATTCTTTTTAAATCTATACCACTTAAGTTTGTAGAAATAGGAGTTTTGATTCTATTAATAGCAGATTTATAATCTGGTGCCTGTTTTATATTGGCTCCGTTTCTTACAGGGTATTTATTAGCATTTAAAATAATATCATTATTTTTGCTAAGCCAAGAAGAATTTTGATTAGCTTGATCTGTTATATACTTCTTAAAGGTATTTAAACTTTGTTGGATAGAATTTATATTATCCATTCTCCACTGATCATTCGAGTCAGAAGATTCTTCATTAAATGTATCTTCGTCCAGCATTTTGTTTTCATAAAGCCACTCCATAAACTCAGAGTCTATCATATTCATTTCCGATAATTCTTCTATACGATAATCTTCTATTAAAATATCTATTAATTCATTATCCATTATAAGTCCTCTAAACCTTCTATAAATTCATTATCGATAACAAATTGACCATTGTGTTTCTTAATATGATTCATATAGAACTCTTCTATTTCTTTTAATTCTTCTTTCTTTAAAGCATATAAACTTTTAGGAGGATCAGGAAGTGCATGAGAATAATAATTTCCTTCTTTATCTTTAGAGTAGCAAATTACTTGAGTAAGTTCTATTTTACAAGACTTCCGTATCTTAACACCCATGGTAACATACTCGCCATCTATATCTACTCCAATATAATCATAAGCTCTTCCGGTATCAAATCCAAGATAAGATAAGTAAATGATAAGAGGAACAATCAAAATACGTTTTCCAGGGAATTTAAAGATAGCACCAAGAAGACCTAAAAGAGCAAGATATATCAAGCCAGCAGCTACGTCTTTTATTATTCTTTTCAAATTAGTTTGAGTAATATAAGCCTTAAGAAGTTTCATCTTAGGTGTATTATCAAATTCTTTTTTATCTAATTTTATAAGATTAGGGTTCTTCTTATATATAGCGGCTATCTGATCTCTGAACCACTTATTTAGTTCTTTCCCTTTCATCATTTTATCTGTTCTGATCTTAATAGCTTTATTTATTTTATCATAGATAAAGATCTTTAGTGCAAATCGAACTAATATAGCTACTATTAGTCCTTTTCCTACCTCTTCTATATTGTCTAATGTATCTTTATCTTCATTCAATAATAAATCTATATCATTATATTTTTCATAACCGTTCATATTAAGTACCTCGCCTTAGTAGATTAATTACTGAATTGTTACACAATATGTGATTAAAAACCCACTAGGAGTTTAAAACTCCTAGTGGATGAAATATCATAATAGATATAAATTATTTTGCAGCAGTGTCAGCAGCAGCAGCTTTATCTTCAACTTTTTCAGCAGCTGTCTTACGAGCAGCCAAAGCAGCTTCACGACGTTTTGCACTTGTCAACTTTTCAGTCAACCATTCAATGCAGCTAGCAATCTTCTTCAAGATCTGCTGGAAAATGGAGAGGTCTTTACCTTCAGCCTTTTTAGCTTCAAGTTTCTGACGATATTCAACCATCTTAGCATTCAAAGCAGCAATACGTTCAGCAATCCATTCTTTAGGCTTGTCAATTGCATACTTCTTAATCTTAGCCAAGAAACCATCTACTTTTTCAGCTTCTGCTTTATCGCCTTCTGCGGCAGTATCCGAAACTACTTTGTCATCTTTTTCATCTGCTTTTTCAGCTTCCAACATGTAGTTCAAGAAATCTACATCACCAGTTTTAGCATAAGCTTCAACCAACATATCTACAAATACATAAGCATCGCTGTTTTCCGAAATCGGACGAACAACAACGTTTGCTACTTCGTCGATCAATTCGGGATCAGCAATGATACGAGCTTCATCGATAGCAACAGCGATCGAACCAAAGTTTACATCATTGGATTCAGCAACAGCATATACAGCATCGATATAGTCGATGTTGTTTTCTTCAGACAAACGTTCGATATCGGAGAAGTTAGCAACCAATGCACCAATACGAGTATTTTCTACTACAGGTACTGCGATAGGTTGCAGTGCACATTCTTCTTCATCAAGGAATACAGCTTCGCCAAGAATATCATTAAAATTCTTGTCTTCACTTGTATTTGCTCCAATCATGAAATCGGATTCAGTGAATAACATAATTTAATTACCTCCATTATGCATAAAGAGTTTTTTAATATAATTTATAAATTATTTTCCACATGAGATATATAAATGGGTATAAATCCGATGAAAATCTATACCCAAAGATTTTATTATAATGTAATCATAAACAAAAATTATTTATTCTTCAATTTTTCTTTAAGTTTATTGATTGTATCATTGAGAAGATCTATCTTCATAGATAAATCTTTCTTTTCTAAAGTACTAGAAGAAGCTTTTAATTTATCAATAAAGGAATATTTCATTCTTCTTAAAGAAGAGAACTTTTTACCAATCCAATCAGAAGCTATAGAACTATTATTTGCTTTGAGTTCTATATTATACATAGCCTTTTTAAATTCAGGATATGAATTTTGATGAGAAAACATCTCTTTCAAAGAATACAAATCATCTTCAGCATATGCTTCTAATACTGATTCTTTATTATATTCATTGATCCTTTTAAATACAGCTTCAGTATAAACATAAGCCAAATCAGCTTTTGAAATAGGATTGATATATACATCAAATCCAGATTCTTTGAAATATCTAGCACTATCAAGCATATCAATATCTGTAAACAAATTAGATTCGTTTACAGATAAAGATATGGTTTCAGGTAATACTTTGTTTGCTTCACAAATTGAAGTGATAGCATCTGTTCCATCAGTAATATTATTAGATGTAGCATATTCTACTAGATCTTCAATTCTAATAATATTTGTTGCATGCTCATAGTCTTCAAATACAGGAACTAGTTCGGGATAATATTCTGTATTCTCTTCTATAGGCAACATTTTATCAAGAACAATAGATGCTTCTTCTAAAATATTAGATGAATACATTTTATCTCTCCAATTGATTAATTATTCGAGAATAATTTGGCACGGATATTGCGTTGAGCTTGTTTTCTCATCTTATCCACAAAATATTTATTACGACTATATTCGTTTTCTTTTCTAGCGTCTTTCCGTTTTTGCAGTGAATCGATTCTATCCATGAACTCAGCTCTTAAACTATCATTTCCATAGCCTTCTTGGAGATCTGCTGCATCATCTGCAGTCACACCGCCAGCTGTACTTGCTGCAAGGACACCAGGAAGCTTTGCAGCTGCATTGTCTTTATATACGTCATTCTTTTCAGAATGACCAGGATCGATTGCGAAATCATCTTCATCATGACCATAGTCATCTGCATTATATAAACCTTCGCTATCATCAAAACCAAACTTATGATCATGAGCCTGATCTTCAGAATAATCTTCATGAGCAAAGAAATTAGAACGGTTACGATCAGTTCTGAGTTTTTCAGTCTTATTAAATCTATCTAATGCCTTACCGTCATTTATAAGATTACTATGCCTTTCAAGACCTACCTTATACATTTTAGATCTAACTTTATTTTTATCTTTTTTAGGAACAATTCCACTACGTACAAGATCTTTAGCCCCAAAACGAGATAATGCCTTGACATGGGCTTTTGCATCAGCTTGTGTATAATCTTCATTAAAGAAAACACCCATTATAAATAACCTCCATTTATAATAATTCTTTATCAAATTTACCAGCTGCAATATCTCTTAAATATTGCAAATGTTCTTCATGAGCAGATTCTTGGATAGCATCTGTTTCATCTTCAGGAGATAAATCTTTATCATCATCTTCAGATTCTACATCACCTAAACCAAGCATATCATCTAACTCATCATCTAATTCATCATCATTTCCATCTACATATTTATCATATGTAAGATCTTCTTTTTTATCTTTTTCATGAATTACTTGATCTTTAGGTTCAACTTTAAGCTGAACGTCTTCAGTAGATTCATTCATAGTACCAATACCAACAGTATAATTCTTTTTAATGAGTTGAATACCGTATTTGTTTAAGAATGTATCCAGCATTTGTTTGGTATTAGCAAACTTACGATAAGTCATTACATTGGTTTGGTCCCCATAGAAACCTTTGCCCAATCCACCTTCAGCCCAATCATTCATTTTATCATCAGTACCAATTCCCAAAGTATTTACTTCTTCAAGAATAGATGCTTCATCAATGATGAGAGCTGTATTATGATATTGACCTTGAAGACCGTTTACAGTAAGAATATCGTTGATAGCCTCCGTTACAGAAGAGACACCATTAGAAACCATATACCGAGAGAGGTCTTCCATTTCAATAAGATATTTATCGAATCGTTTAGATTCTCTAACAGGGACCATTTCTGCTAAGAATTTACATTCACTAACAGGAATAGTATTCAACTCATCTAAAATAGTTTTTACTTCTTCAACAACCCCAATGGTTGTTGTCTGAGGAACTTTAGTTCCCTTATCAGCAATAGCCATTTCAGAAAGGGTTTGAATAGCAGAATTAAACATAACTACATATTCTCCTTCCACCATAATAATATTTTATTTTCTAAGTTTAGCACCAAGAGCAGACACTACTTCTTTCATCTTATTAGCTTGCTGAGATAAGAAAGCCTTATTATCACCAACAGCATTCTTAGCATCATCACAAAGTTCACTGCAGAAACGTTTTGCAGCAGCATATTTATTAGCTAACATTTTGCTATTACCTTCAAAAGAAGCATAAATAGAATCTGCATATTGTTTTGCATTCTGAACTTTTTGAATAGAGTTCAAAGTAAATGCCTTAGCAGTATTAAATTTATTTTGTAAATGATCAGAAGCCTTTGCTGCAAAATTACCAACATCATGAGCATTGCTCTTGATATGGTCTACATATCCTTCTTGGATATATTCTTGAAGTGCAGGAGATTCGCTTAATGTATCATAATGCATATCTGCTTCGAAAGCTTCTAATAATTCTTGGTAATAAATAGAACTTTCTGCAATGGGTGCAGAATAAACCATGATATCATGGTTAATAAGAGTATTAGCCAATTCTACAGTATCTGCATTTTCATACAAAGCTGCTTCGTTTACAATAAAACCAACACTACTATCATTATCAATACCGTTTGCATTGCAAACAATATCCATTGCTTCAGCAATATTCAAAATAGAATTATCTTCAGAAAATTTGATAAAATCTTCTAATTGAATAAGGTTTTCACCTAAGCTTTCAATATGTCGAATAGGAATCATTTCTGCACTATAGGAGATCTCTTCGTCAAGACGACAAAGAGAATCAGCAAAATCAAATACAGAATTGTTTATAGAAAAATCTTCTTCTCTGAGTATCATATTTTAATTCCTTTCTATTATTTTAAATCCTTTTATAGATTATTAATAAATAGTCACAATATAAAATTTAGAATATAAGCTTATTGAGGTCTATTAAAGTTATTAACGTTTTGATTAGCATTATTAGTTTGATTTGTTGTATTTTGAGTATGTTCTGCTGCTCTTCCTTCTCTCTTTAATAAAGGAGATTTTTGTATCAATCTATTTTGTCTACCAACTTCTCGTTTGTAATCAATATGAGCATTTCTTAACTTATCTTTACCTTTAACAAAATTTCTAGCAGCATCGCTTACTGCATAATAACCTTGTCTAATTCTATCTTTAATATAAGCAATAGCTCTTTTTAATTGAAGAATGATAGAGGAGAACCATCCTTTTTTAGAAGCATCTGCTTCTTCTTGTTTCTTAATAGATTCTTCTAATTTATTATTTAAAATTCTTAGTTTTGCTTTAGCATCATCAAGCTTAGTTATATTATTTAAATCATTAGTAGAGTATCTGCTATCATCAGAACTTTCTTTGATAGATTGATTTCCAGATAAACTCTGATAAATAGCATTGTCTTTATAATATAACGGTTGAAGACTAATATCATCTAAATCATCTATTGACTCTAATTCTCTAGATACTTTGAATTTATCTTCTAATGTAAAATCATCACCAAATAATACTACATCAGGAAGTACTAATTCTAATTCTCCAGATTCTATAACAGAATCTAGAAACATTTCAAAATCAGTATCAAAATTATTTCTATAAGATTCTTCTGTAATTAATAATCCCATAATTAACTCCTAACTCATATATTGATTTTTTGTAGCTTCATTATCTATCTTATCTATATGATCTTGTAGATTAGAAATAACCTCTTGAGTATTAGGGAAGTCATAAGATCCACTAGGATCTATATAAGTCATACTCATATGAAGTACTTTAGTTTCTTTATCATAATCATATGTCCTAGATACCATTTCTGAATAATCTAAAGTAGATTTTAGTTGAGGATCCATATATTTTCCATACATATCCACAAATTCTTTATAATTACCATAAACATAATTTGTTGGTATAAATAAATACCCATTATGAACTAACTCATGTACAGTTTCCGATAAGGGTATTAATCCAACATTGAGTTTATAGTGATTATACATTACTTCTTTTGCTACTGCATTTTCAGATATATTTTCATGATTAGCTACTCTTTTAGTATATACTGTAGTCACAATATCATATAAAGTAAGAGGAGCATGATGTATATGGATCTTAATAGAAAAAGTATCTATATTATTTACGTTTTTATAAAAAGAACACTGTGTCATATCAACACAGTTTCTTAAATATTCTATAAATTTTTTGTAAGATCTAGAAGATCTGCATATCTTTTCTATATTTTTAAAATATTTAATAAGATCTTTTTCATTCGTAAAATCATAATCAGCAATATCAAAAGAAGGTAAATGATCTAATTTAATTTCTTCTTTTTTATTTGGTAAATCTAACTCATTATATCCTCTCATATTAAGTATTTAACCCTTCTTCTTATATATAATATTCACATTATAAGAATGTTTTCATAATTCATATTAAGCCACATCAATATAAAAAAAAATAAGGAGAATCCTGTAATGGCTTTATTTAAAATTAATGAAGACTCTATACAACACACTAGAAAAAGATATAATTTAGATGAAGCATTTGTTCCTAAATCTAAAGGAATGAAAGAAATGGAAAAATGCTTACATTTATTGAGAACACCTTATTTGGTTGATTATAATAGTATAGAATTTTTTACAAAAAGATTTCAGAGTGCTGAAAATGCAATTCAAGATGATCCTAATCTAATCAAGTTCTGCAAATTAATGGAAAAAGAATTTGTATTCGAATCCATGTCTTTAGTAATTGTTAGATCGGATAAAATGAATGCACTTACCCTTCCTGTATCTAAATCTATTGATAAATTTAAAGATCAAAAAATGTTAGATTCTACAGGGATGAGATATCTTAAAGAAGCAAGAGTTAATATCACTGTAATGATTACAGACTCCCTATTGTTTAATGATAGATTTACAGATGCAGAAATCTTGTCTATTTTATTACACGAAATAGGACATAACTTCTCTCAATCCGGTATTAAATATTTGGAATATATTAGAATGGGCAGACACTGTATAGATTTTATAGTGGCTATGAGAATATTGCTTAATAAAGATATTGGTATGCTGTTACAAGCTTCAGTTAATGGTGGTATTGATAGAGGTAGAGAGCTTGAAACAAGAAGAGACCTTTCTAATTATGTAGATACTCTTGGGAATGTAATGGGTACAAGTATACCTGGTCAATTTGCTGGTGCCTATAGAGTAGCACTTGCATTTTTTACAGCAGTAACGGCTCCTATTGTTACTAGTGATTTATTTAGATCAGCTATTAATAAAGTATTTAGGGCTGATAATATTGCGGCAAAAGCCTCTAAAAAGTCATGGGATCTTATATTATCTGTCTTAGCTACTGTTGTTGGAATTAGACTTAGAATAGCTGAATTTGAAGAGGCTCTTGATGCATTCAAGTATATATTATCCAGTAGTTTTATAAAGAATGATCTGCTTTCTAAATCTATCAATAAATACATGTATAATTTGTTACAATTTGACCTTTTTATAGATGAATCTTTCTCTGATAAATTTGTAGCATTACATGGATATGGTCCTGAATTTGTTATGGCTATGAGTAAAATTCAGAGAGAATCTTATAGATTTGGATTTACAGAAATTATGGATAATATTCCTTTTGCTGGAGAGATTTTTGCAATTAATTATATGATATCTAAAGGGATAGTTAATCTTCTTTCTGGGGATCCTCATCCTCTTATTGAATCTAGAATAAAAAGTCAATTAGATATTTTAGAAGCTGATTTAAAAGACACTTCTTTGAATCCTAAAACTAGAGCTGCACTTAAAGATGAAATAGAACGTACCAGAGAATCTATAGAAAGATATAATAAGGCTTTGAAAAAAGATGAGATTAGCAATAAATCTCACTATATTGCTAACTTAGTTGCTTTTGAAAGTGCTTTCTCTAAAGTTATGCCTGCTGGAGACATTAGAGAATGGCTGGTTAAGAAAATCTATACTAATGAACGTATACTTAAAAATCTCAAAGGAAAATAAAAAAAAATATGTGGATAAGGGTAATCCCTTATCCACTATCTTTATTTTACAAATAAGATATATAGTATAATAGATATGGAGAATAGCAAGTTTATAATAGCTGTTATAGTAGCTATTGTAACAAAGGTAGATTCAGACGGAATACTTATTATAGGTTTCGTTTTAATCTCTTCTTCTACGTCTATCTTCTTATAAGGATTTATTCTATCCTTTACTCTTTCATGAGTCGATTTATATAACATGATTACCTCCTATATTATTTTCTGTATTCATTATAACTGAATATAATATTTCCTCCAGAATTGTATAAAGAATCTACCATTTCTTGAGATTCTAATTTTAATACTACAATATCAGTATTGGATAAATCCAATTCATTATTATGAGAGATGATTAAACATTGATCAAATCCTAATCCACTCATGATGTGTTCTATTAAGATAGAGAACTGGATTCTATTTATATTATCTAGATTATCATCTACTTCATCTAGCTTGATGATATTATAATTATCTGAGGATTTCTTTAATAAAACAAAGGATATAAGCATACTGATCATTGAAAGTTGACTATCGCTCATTAGAGATATATCTTCTCTAACTCTTCCTTCAGTATCTGCACAAGGAATATTGAACTCAGATTCATTTATAATAAAAGGTTGCAATGCAAATCTTCCACCAAATAAATATCTAAGAAGATTATTTGTTTCTTGTAATATACTATTCATAAATACAGACATGTATACCGTTTGAATACCATGGATAGAAGTATATTTCTTCAACATCTGAAGTTCATTAAACTTAGACATGTATTCATTATAATCTTTCTTATATTGGTCATACAATACCAATTGATATTTATCTTTTTCTATAGATCTTTTGATATTTAATAGATCATCATTTCTTAATACATTCAATTCAGATGAATTGAGTCTGAATTCTTCCTTTAGCATTTGAAGAGATTCTGCATTCTTATCCATTTCTTTTATAGAATTGCACACTTCTTCATATTCTTTAGAGAATTTTTCATATTTCTCTTTATTAATCTTGGCTATATGGATTGAATTGAGTATCGTATTTATTTCATTTTTCTTAGTTAAGATACTATCCAGTTCCTGTACATTAGATTTCTTATTTTTTATCACTTCATCTAATTCTAGATTTAATCTTTCTAATGTACTTCTAAGACTGATAGATTCCTTGCTAGATCCTTCTATCTTTGATTTGGTTTCTTCTAGATTCTTAAGATTTTCTCTTAAACTAGAAATGATGGTGATAATATTTTTATTTTCTATATAATTACTCAAATCAACAGGAAGATACAATCCTTCTCTAATACAATGAATTATATCTTTCTTTTGAATGGCTATATTTGGAAATTTGTTTATAATAGGAACAATGGATTCTATATGGTCTATAATGGATTTTATTTCATTAGAACAGATAGTTTTTGTTGTTTCCTTTTCATAATTAGTTTTTACCTCTTCAAGTTTAGAACTGGTACTATCTATATTTGAAATAATAGAATCTAAGCTAGGATAATCATTCAGTCTTTTATGAGAATCTACTACTTCTTTTATAAAAGGACAATTCTCTTTATGATTACAATCATTGGGTATATTTTTAAAAGAATCAGATGATCTTTTTAGATCTAATACGATATTCTTTGTTTCTTGTTGTTCCTGTAAAGAAGATTCTAATCCTCTTATAACACCATCAAAATTTATATTTGTTTTGGGTTTGTTTTCATATTTTAAACAATCTTCTATAATAGATTTGCTATAAGAAGATATCAGTATATCTATATTTGAGTTGAACTTATCTATAGCATTATTAGATAATTCATAATCTTGATCAGTGATATTAACATAATCATCGATCAAATATATAAACTTTTCATACTTACTCAATTCTAATTTAGTAGAATTGATCTTGTCTTTCACGTCTGATAAGATATTATTATCATATAGAGATTCTAGTTTAGCAGTATTTTCATCTATCTCATCTTTTATTGAAAGTTCTTTATCAAATGAATCCTTGATTATCTGTTTTAAGAACTCTTCTCTAGCCTCATATTTGGAGAACTCTTTTTCATTTATTATAAGACTATCTTCAGAGTATTCTTTGGTTTCTGGTAGATCTTTCATTTCTTTTTCTAATATTGTTTTTCTAAAAGAAAGATCTTTATATGTATCAAGATAGTTTCCAGTTGTATCTATCTCAGAGATTTTGTTATTTAAGCTAGCTATTTTATAAACTAAACTTTCTTCTTTTTGTTTTAGAGAAGATAAAGCTTCTTCATTTTTTACTATATTATTTTTCACTAACTCTATATTTCCTATTTGAGATAGTTTAGTACTGATAGAAGCTAAGATAGATTTTAATACCGATGATTTGGTTGTCATCAGTTTATTCATCTCAGAATATGCAGAAAGAGAAGATACAATATTATTTACATATCTTTTACGTTCTGATGGTTTTAATCCACCAAGACCCTTTTTATTAGCAGATAACTGAGATAATACTATAAAATTATCATCTAACCCAAATAGATCATAGATAATTTCTTTAGCAGTAGTTATATTATTAGTAGGATTTAAATTGGTTACTGTTCCATCTTGTGTTATCTTAGACATATAACACTTAGTAGGTTTTCTTGTTTTGTCTTTAAATACTGATTCGTATTTTATATTTACAATAGTATTATCATTCATCATGTAAGATATTTCTTTTATAGCAGTCTTCTCTTCTATGAAATTAATACTAGAGTCCGATAAAGGAGTTAGTGCTTTGAAGATAGTAGATTTTCCTGTACCATTGTCTCCCTTAATAATAAGAATTCTATGAGTACATTTGGAAAAATCTATTTCTATATCTTCTAAACCCATCCCATTGAAGATTCCTATATAATTTTTTAGTCGTAATCTAAGTAGTCTCATTTTAACACCTCCCTATTATATAAAAAAAGATAAAAATCTCTGACTAGCACTTATATGCTAGTCAGAGTGACTTTTTAAAATTATTGTGTAATTTCTTTAGTTTCAGTAATTTTATTTATAGTTCTATTCATAACGTTAGTATACTTTCTAGCCAATGTTGCTAATTCTAATTCATATTTAGAATATAACAGCATATCCAAATTTCCAGTATTTCTAGTAGCTAAATCATCATAGTTTTCAACAAGATACATTATAGCATCAAATATTTCTTTTAAGAACCCACCTAAATCATATTCTTCTTTAGATAAATTAAATTCTTTGATCGTTTCATTTGATAAAACTAATCCGACATCATAGAATTTGGTTATAAGCCCATAAAATAATACCTTAAATACTTTGAATAAATCATGATCTGTATTTGTTGTATTTACAAATTCTGCTTTCTTTTTTATATAAGATAATATAGCTGCAAAAGAAATTACATCTTTTACATCTAAAACACTAAAGTTATCTCTATATAGATGGGTTACCCCACTATTATAATCACTACAATTATTGAATAACATCCTGCATGTTCCAGTAGCTAAATCATTTTGAGTAGTTTCCAAATAGGTTATTTTTAATGCTTTAGATTCTTCATCATCGAATGAATTTAAAAAGTTATTATATTCATCATAGAAGCATATCAGATTAGATAAAACAAAATCTACAAAGTCTTCTAATACGATCATTACACTTTTTGTAGTAGTATAGTTGCAAAATACATTTTGTATAGGACTAATGTAGTTTAATATACCTACTTGATCTATAGATAATAAGTTATCCATAATTTCTTTATCAGTTTTGAATTGTTTGCGGAATTCATCTAATAATCCATCTACAAAATATACTTCTTTATATATAACTTCTTTTCTATCTTGCTCATCATCCAATTTATAAGATAAATCTAAATCAGTTATTTTGACCTTTCTCATAACTAATTTATCAAAATCAACTTTACCATTAGCAATTCCCGCATATTGAGATTTTAAATAGTTAGTTATAATTTCCCTATTAGGGTCTTTTTCGAATAGATTGTTTAATCTATTTATCTTTCCCATTTCATCTCTAAAGAAAGTTACGAACGAAAAGATTTCATTGCTTTTGATAGACATAATTGATTATCTCCTTTTGCTAAAAATAAAACTAATCTTCTATATAACCTAATAAAAGGGCGTCTCCTTTACCCTTTTCTAGCTCCTTTTTGTTTTCTTCTAATTTATAATACTTTTTAGGGAAAATACCATCCATAGTTCTAACCATCTCTGTACTGTATCCACAATCCATGCATACAGATTTGATAGAATATTTTCTATTTAAAAGTTTATTAGGAAATGTACCTACATCGATTAAACCATATGCTGAATACATGGTTTCTAGTAGTATAAGAGGTTTTCCACACATAGGGCAAACCCCAAATTTTCCTTCAGTAATTACTTCTTTCATATTATATTTCACCTCTTATTGGAGGATCTCCATTTTTCTTTTATCACCCTTAGCAACTAATACAGAATCTGAATATACTATATCTTTCATGGATTTTAGTTCTGATGTAAAGGGTTTGGCTACCCCATTAATTACAATCTTTTTAAAATGCATATTTGAAATATTTCTAACTTTATGTACTTTCATCTGCTGTTCAGCCTGCTGTCTTGAATAGATCCAATATCTCATAAATTTATTATCAGACATTTCTATTTACCTTTCTCTCATAATTATTGTATATCATAAAAATCAGTTTTACTTTCTTGTAAACTAGAAATAAAGTGGAATGGTAAATACCATTCCACAATACTTTATCTTTCTTTTTTAACATGGAATTGTTGTAGTTCAGGGATATCGTAATTGGGTTCTTTAAAAGTTTTCTTATCAAACTCAATTACTTCTTTTAACTTACTTTCTTTTTTAAATTCTCTAAGTTGTTTATCTACAACTCTTTTCCATGTATTAGGTTCTTTAGACTTAGGATCGTCTCTAAAATATCCTTCGGGGTAAACATTGATCAGGGGAACAAGCATAGACGTAACACCAGGATCTGTAGGAGACGAAGCGGACATGTCTACTATCCCTATATTTGAAGTGTGACAATATCTATAGATATCAGGAATAGAATTGCTACCTGCTTCACCAATACCAGCTATTCCTTTATAAGTGCATTTTATAGACAAGTAAGAGTCATTATCTGTAGTAATATCTCTAAAGTTTACAAGATTGCTATTTGTAATTTCATTAATCAAATACATAGGATCTGTTGTAAGTCTTCTTTTAATAGATTGAATATCTACTTTTTCTCCCATATCAGATAAAGCATAAATAGCCTTAGAGAATCTAGGAGAATAGAAAGAAGCTATATATTCTTCACATCTCAATCTTTTAATAGAGATATCAAGATTATTTTTAAGAAGGAGCATATCATATTCATAGATTGCCCATCTTAATATAGAAAAGATATTATTCTTATCTTGTTCAGGAAGTCTTATCTTTTCTGCAGTTGTTTTATCATAAATAAGTTTTAAAGAAGTTAATACCGATATGGCTTTATTGATAGGGTCAGACATATTGAAATGTCTGCCTAAAGAATCTAACCAGTATTTCTTACTGAAGATATCAGGAAGTACTGCAAACTTTCTTCCTAATTCGTCACACATCATTCCCATTACATGCTGTAAACCAAGATTAGAATACAGTAATGATTTGGGACAATTGATATAAATTTGGCTAGTCTTCTTAGGAAGGAATGTATACCATTCAGGATCATTAGGATCTTCATCTGTAATTCTAATAAAGTTATCCAACCTTAAGAATTGTAGTCCTCTGATAAGTCCCATTTCAGCAAAGATATATTTAGCTATAGGAACAGTCTTATTAAATATATTCGCATTAAAAGTAATCATAGATACTTCTTCATCATGAATATCTTTTGCATCTTTGATATTCTTATAAATACGAATAGGTTGGAATGTGGATTTAGCTGTAACAGTTTGATATTTATCTGTAGATGTTTTGTTATTATAAGTGAATGCATCTACAATTTGATACATAGGGGTTCTAATATTTCCATTAATCTTAAAATAGAACTTTTCTATTACTCTAGGAACTGCAATGATTACATCAAACATTTCTCTTCCATCTGATGCTTCTACATAGTACGTTACTATAAGAAGTTTAAGGTCAGAGTCTTTGATATCGATATAATCATATTTGTTATCTGTAGGTCCTTTTTTAGAGTTTTTGCTTATTAAACGAGCTTGATGCTGTCTAAGTATATCAAGTACCTCGGTATATTCATCAACAACTCTAAAGCTATGAATCTTAATCGTAAAGTAACCATTAACGCCCATTTGACGCTCAGCTGATTTGATAATATTCTTTAAATAATAAATAATCATATCATCTGATCTATTAAACAAAGTTTTGTTAAATTTTTCTCTATATTTATTATTATAATTATAAATAAATTCTCTTTGATTCATACTATCCTCCCATTAAACCGTATCATTAACACAGGTAGTTAATTTTTCTCCAATAGGATTGGGAGCATTCTTTTTATCTTCAAAGGTAATAGAACATCTAATATCAAAGATATCACAAAATCTTTTTAATTTGAAGAATGTAATAGAATTTCCTGTAAGACCTCTTAGATCATTGGAATAATCTGATCCAAAACGTTGTTTATAGTTTTCGATATCTATATTCTTTTTACTAATAGCTTTCTTAAATAGTGCCATTTCAGGGGTATCATTTTCCTGAACAATAGGTTTGTAAATATTATTCGTAGAAATAAGTATTGAACGTTCTTGACTTTCAAGTTTAGCTGCTTTTTCTATAGAATCTCTTAGATTTTCAACATTATCAAAATCGATAATATCTTTTGAATTATATTGAGACAGATCTATATCTTCAGGTTTAGAATAAATTAAAAGAGGACCAGCATCATACACACCTACAACATCTCTACTAAATTTAGTCATAACCGGATATACAATCTCATCTTTAACCACCGCTGTATCTTCTGCTAGTTCTTTAACAGCTTCGGGATTATATTCTGATTTGCGTATAAACTCTTCCTGATCAATTACATCAAGAATTCTCTTTCCAATTCTCATCTTCTTCATTAGTCAAATACCCCTCTGTTGAAAAAATTATTAGAGATTAAAAAGAAAAAGATTAAAAAGGATGAGAGGAATCGATCCTCTCACCCAATATTATTTTCATTATTCGTTTACTTCAATTTCAGAATCATCTTTAACATGTTGTTTCATCTGTTCAGAAGGTTCAATACCTACATAAACACTGTTTCCAGAAATTTCAGAAGTCATCGTGAAATATCCAGGGAATTCTAATACGGGATCAATAGATACATTTGCACGCATGTAATCGAAAATTACATCCATGATTGTGATCAAAAGTTCTTGAGCAGAACCTTCGCAAATTTTATTATTATCATCTTTAGGAGCATATTTAAAATTGATACCAAACTTATCATGTGCGATATCAATAATAGCTTTATATGCTACTTGGGATTCAGTAAAGTCATAAATAGACCATTTGGGATCGATATCATCTTCATTATATGTATAACTCAAAGTCCAAGAACCTTCATCAGTTCCTTCTTCTTCTTGTTTATGGAATTGTACATATGCACCAAAATGGAAACGACCATCAATATCTTTAAATACTAAAGCTGTAGGAGTATCCTTAGATTTATTTTTGCCAAGGAAGATAGCAGCACCTTCGAAAAGTGTCTTAATGCAAGATTCAGTTGCAAAATCATTCCAACCATAATTACGATTAGTAAAAGTTTTACTTACCTGCAGATTGATTCCGGATTCTAAAAAGTTTTTCATTACATGTTCCTCCCTAGAGATAATATAAAAGATCTTTTATATAACCAGACCCGTCGGTCCGATCTACACAATTATAGTGTATAACTAATTTGAAACTTATACCTAAGTTATACTTTTTTTAATTTTTTATTTGTTCAAAGTTTTTAGATATTCATCGGCATCGGATGCATTCAAAATCATAGGAGCATAGGAATCAAACTCTCTATAATTATTCCATCCTATACCAGCTTCTAAACTTAACCCAGTTTTAAGTTTAAAATTCTTTTCTTTAGCTTTGAATGCTTTTCTTACATTTCCAGATTCAAATCCATTATAAGGAACAATCAATATTCCTGTAGAATTTGTTACTCCAGAATCTTCTCTAGAATCAAAACCAGCATCTATAAATCTTTGATTTAATGCATGATCTCTTAATCCAGAGAATCTTACTTGGATCTTGTCTGAAACGTTTCCAACTTCTGTATATATGATATTGAAATTATCACATATAAATTTTATATCATCATAAAATTTAGGAATCTCATTCCCTAATACTTCTATTGTTTTAGCTCCTATACCTTTTACATTTACAAGAGCCTTTAAAGTATTTTCAGTATCTGATAATAAGGTGTTAAGACTAACATTTTGTAATATTATCTTCCAAGTTTCTAATGCTATAGATGTAAATCCAATAGCACCTAAGATTCTATAATCGGGATAAGGAGTTTTCTTAAGTTCATCTAATCGCTCTATAAACTTTACGCTATTAACCTCACCCAATTTTTCTACAAGAACAGATTTGGGAATATTAAATAAATCTCTAACCCATGTTACATCTAAGGCTCTTATAGATTCACTTGAAAAATCTTTACTATTTAACTTCTTTAAGAAGTTAGTTAATCTACCTATTACTTTTTCTCTACAATAGAAATTGATACATACCGCACTATCTCCTGAATCTGTTACATATAGAGGTTCTCCACAGCAAGGACAAGTTTCAGGAAACTCTTCTAAAGGAGCAGTATTGGTTTCATTAAATTTATCTTTAGATTTTCTTATATAGACTATTACATCATTTACCAAAGTTAAATCAACTTTATCTCCAGGTCTTAATGCTAATTCATTAAATCGTTTCAAAGAATGTGCTGTTGTTTTATCATGAATAGCACCAAAAAACTCTACAGGCTTGAAATGAGCCATAGGTGTTATTCTTCCATCTTGTCCAACAGAATAGGTGTAATGTGTAAATGTAGATTTTCTTTTAAGAGGATTGAATTTTATAGCTATGGCATATCTAGGAATAGCTCCTCTTTTGCCAAGACGTTCTCTTATATCTTTATCTGCATATTCTATAACTATTCCATCATATTGAAATCCCATGAAATCTCTTAAATCATTTGCTTCTTTAACAAACTGATTTACCATAAATAAAACTTGCATATAATCTCCTTCTATGATTTCATATCTCATAGAAGTATCTTTGGTATAATATTTATTTAGAAATTCTAACTCTGTAATTCTATCTATATTTAAAGAAGATTCCAAAGGTATAGGGGTTAAATAATCCCTATACATTCTTGCATCTAATCCGCCCAATAAACCTATTACAGCATTTCTAGGATTTGCATACTTCTTTTTAAAATCTCTTTCTATTCTTTGTAAATTGTAATTGGTTACAATATACTCGAATTTGATACCAAATTTTTCAGTATCATCTACTTTTCCTTTAGCTCTATGAAACTCCATACCACCTAATATAGGTGTTAGATCAGAAGCTTCATTATTATCTGTATCTCCTCTAGTACATGCAAAAGATATTTTGGATCCCTGAATTTCTTCTTCTACAGATACTCCATCATACTTAAGAGAAGCTATCAATTTAATATGATTAGGATCTATAATACCCATATTTACATGAGTACCAAGGAAATCTCTTTCAAAGATTTGTACTGTTTTATCATCTAAAACACCAGATTCTAAAGCCTCAGATTTTAATACAAATTTACATTTATCAAGAGTTCCACACATATCATAAGTATGTGCTACATTTCTTGATTTCTTTTTTACCAAAGTTTCATCATGATGCACTTCAAAATCTTCCTTGATAGGAAATGTATAATTTCTTACCAAAGCATCAAAATACATCATCTTGTCTTTAGGTACTATTTGAATTACTTCTTTCTTTCCATCTTCTTTGATTTCTAAATTACTTCCTCTATCAATTTTTGTTTCTTCTTTAAAAGAGATAGGAGGAGCACCAACAGGAGTAGGAATATTAGTAACCTTACATAGATTTACTAAAGCATCATATAGATCATCATTTAAAGGAAGAATTATATTCGCTCCATTATTATACAATGCATTAGATATCTTCAAAATTCCTATAACGTCATCATAATCTATCATATGAATATTTTGATTCTTGATGACTTGTTTTGCTTTCTCATTCATGAAATGCTTTACTTCTTCAGATACTGTAGGATCTCCAGACAGAATAGAATTGTAAGCATCTTCTAAAATAGGATTCAACATAAAAAATTCTTTACCTCCTTTCAACAAGGTAAGTTAAATTATGGATAGTAGACCCTAAGATCTACTATCCATATTTATAATATACATTTATTTTTCTTTTAACCCAAGTTTTATTAACTTTTCTTCATAAGCCTTGTTTCTCATATTTTCTTCATAGATACCAGGAGTTATCGTAATAACTTCTTTTGTATCTTTTACATCATACGGCTTATCATCTTTCTTATCTCCTTCAAACTCAATTACCATCTTAGGTTTTCTAGGAGATATATCGATTACATTCATAAGAAGAGGATGTTTCTTATGTTTAAATAACTTGATGAATCTAAATACCCCACCAAGCTCTTTTAAGTATGCATGTAATATCTGTGCAGATTGAGATTCTGCTTCTGCATCTAATTCAATATCAAAGTCAAAAGGATTTCCAGTAAGAAGTTTCTTATGAGAACGTCTAGCTTTAGGACTTGAAGAATTAAGCATAAACTCTTGATAGAACTTTTCTACCCCTAAATGAGCTGTAATGGTAGAAGATTCCATTTCCCCAAATATACGTACAGGAGTAGATGCAAATTTTGCATTATGAACTTTGCTCATTCTAGATTTAGAGTTTTCATTTCTAATATTAGTGGAAGCTAAAGATACTACAGAGAACTTTTCTTCTGCTAATTGTTTTAATCTAGAAATGTATTTAAATCCAATAACCAATTTTCTTCTAGTATGAACCATTCTTGTATTCCCATTAGAATCTTCTATAGGAGCACAAACGTAACAATGTTTATTAATAAACGGGAAAGTAGCATAAATATTAGCTAAGAGGTCAATGCTCATATTCGTAGATATGGGTTTTAAAGATAAGTTTATATGACCTTCATGTATCATTTGTTGAATATACAGATTTCTCTGATATTCATTATCTTCCCAATCTAAATCATTTCTATCATAAACAAAGTTAAAAGACTCAGATAGAAATGCAGCTTCTTCAGGGTTTAATAACTCAATATATTTATGAATCATTGCAAATGCTTGATCATAAGTAATCTTATTAGTAGATAAGTTTTTATCTATATATTCAAGTAGCTGCCATCCAATATAGGTTACAGAAGTTTCAAACAACTGACCATCATTAAGACGGTTAATACATGTATTCATAGAATAGAGTACATCTACAGGAACCCACTTACCATTTCTATAATAATGAGGCATGAGATTATCGGGTTTTACTTTAGATATTACACCTTTACCACCATATCTATCTGTGATCTTATCTCCACTATGAAGAGGTTTATTCTGTTGTATATACATGATCATTGTGATATTGTTGAACACTTTTTCATTTATATACTGCTTACCTTTGGAGATACAATCACAATTATAAAACATTTTTTGCAAATCATACGATATGTTTACATCTAATCTTTCACCAGTATTTGTATCAAAGATTAAAGGTGCTACTTTATCAACAAATTCTTTTGAGAATCTGATGGTTTCATCATAGTACTTCTTAACCTGATTATTATACATAGAAGTTTCTAATTTTTCAGGATTGTTACAAAAAACATCAATGTCTATAACTTTCCCCTCAACTATATATTCTTTATCGTTAAGCATTGTTGTCTTAAGTCTATCCCAAGACTGAGTAAACAATGCTTCTTCATCCTTAAGTTCTCTACGAACTGCACAAAGGATGTTATTTTCAATATCTTCATTTATATCAGGAAAAGTTTTGTATTCTTTTCCTTTTCCGTATAAGTTAAGCAGAATATCATTATCATTGATTTTGATTTCTACTTTATCTATCAAAGGGGTTACAAATTTATTAGCAGCTGATTGGCTAATTACAATAGGGTCTTCTTTTACATCTTCACATGCTACATACATTGTGGAGAGGTTTATTCCTTCAGCCCTATTGTTGTATTCATCATAAGATATTGTCTTTTTAACTACATCATCTTTATGAATAGTCTTTCCAACAGATAGGCTATCTAAATACTCATTGTTGTATAAATAGCCATAAAATTCTGTTATGTGTTTATACCCTATACGTTCAATACATGTAAGAACATTCTTGCTTTTATTGTATAAGATAAGCCAATAATGTCTATCAGGATCATTACTAAATTTCGATATTTTAGCCATGACCTTATAATTGAACTCAGCCCTAATAAAATTAGAGCTGAATTCACCGAATTGGTTTTCATAACCAGTAGAAATAATGGGGACTTCAGGATTAAGGAGCTGTGTTATCTGTTCCATCTGAATCCCCTGCATTATCTTTCTGGAACCTGAGTTGGTGTTGTTGAAAGGTTGTTTAAGACCTTTACACAACGTATACTCTTGACTAGGAAGTTTCTTTTCTATTTCTTCTATCTCTTTTCCAAGTCTAAGCGTAGTATTGGTTGTTTTCATTGATTAGACTCCTCTTTTTTAAAACTAAATTAAAGCTATTCTTATTCTATAATTAGAATATAAAGTACTTATCAAAACCTTTATATCTTCTTCTTCTAAATTATTGATAAAATGAAATAAATTAGAATAATCTATCATAAAATAGAACATCGTATCATCATAATCAGGATAGCACGATGTTAGAATAGAACGAGTACTTCTAAGACCATTGGAAATACTTTTAAAAGTCATTTCATCTTCTTTTCCAGCTACTGTAAACAAAGAAATTGTTTCATCTTCCTCATCATCAGTGTTCGTATTGCTTTTACTTTCAATAGGAACCGATAAACAAGTATTTGAATTATACGTATCTAACTTTTCTTTTTCTGAATCTGATAATTCCCCTATAGAACCAGACTCAATTTGTTTCTTTAACTCTTCAATTGTACCAAGTTTTACATCAACACTAACTTTTTTCATTGAAATCTCCTCCTAGAAATAAAGAAAAAACATGAGAGATCTCTTGACCTCTCATGTTTATAATATATAAGCCTAAAAATTATTCCACTTCATATAAAGAGTCTGAAGTAAGAAGATCGTCAGTGTGAAGATTTTCTGCAAGAATGATTCTTTGAGGAATTTTCTTTAAATATCCTAAAGCGGCTTTAACAAAAGCCTCTCTAAATTCAGGATTTTCATTTATTTTTTCTCTAAAGTTACCATATGAGAATTTATGAATCTTGTCAGGATCAAAAGATAATGAAGCTCCTCCACCATAAAGGAGTTTGTTATTCTTCATATCTTCTAATAAGGATAACCAAGGATCAAATCCATTATTATAATCAAATACAAGTCTTGTACCAGTTTTCTTTCCTGAAGATCTTGATTTTACTAAACTAAGTTCTACAACAGAACCTTCAACTTTGTAAGTTTCATCAGCTTTAAGTTTACTCTTAGCATCTAATCTAATGATATTATTAGCTACATAAGTAGAGGATCTTCCTCTAGGAAGTCTTTCTCCTTGCTTAAGATATTGTACTGCATTCGGTTTAGGGAACATACTCATCTGAACATCTTCAAGAATATGATTAATACCAAATAAAATGATATTAGCTTCTTTAAGAAGAGGGATAATCTGTCTAAATATTCTTGTTAAGATCTGAGCTGTTGCTGCACCAGATGATTTACCAGCCAATTCATCATCATCTATATATTCCTTAGGCATAAGCATAGGAATAGAATCTATGATGTATAAAGTAGGTTCTAATTTCATAATAGGTTTCCCATATACATCATTTCTCTTAGTATCATAAAGAAACTTATCTACGTTAGAAAGCTTGAGATCATGAATCATTTTAATACGTTCATAAAAGTTTTCTGCAGTAATACCAGTATTTCTTACAATATATCTCTTTTCATATTCTTCAACAGAAAATCCAGATAAAGATCTACGTCTAGAAGAAGTCATACCGCCTTCAATATTATCTTCAAAGATAGTAGATGTTTTATATTGTCTAGCAATATTTGCTGCTATTTGAGTTACTAAAGTAGATTTGCCGCAACCTGTATTCCCTATAAATGCATTATAAGATCCGTCCGTAATACCTAATACATAATAAGGGTGTAATTCTCCATTTGATAATCGTTCATCATTAATAAATCCATTTTGATAGTCGAAATTAAGAAAGCCACTAGGATACCCCGTATCTTCTTTGGCTTCTTGTTTCATACTAAAATCCATTCCAGCTGCTTTTTCTCTAAACATTTGTTCAAGCATACTATCTGTTTCTGCCATTAGTTTATCCTCCATCTCTCAAAAAAATAAACGTTTTGATATAATAGATTGTTGATGTTTTTGTCAAAAATAATTACCCATACCTAATTAAAGGTATGGGTACATTCTTACTTCAGATAGATATCATTTCTATACAAATTATTTATAGATGCATTGATCTTGGTATATATAGATTTGTCAAGTTTCTTAAGACTAAATCTTAAATCCTCATACTCTAATCCTTCTATACTAATCATATTATGAACTTGCATTAAAATATTATCTATAACAGGTTCATCTTTTGATTCTATTATATTTAAAATAGCTTTATTTATCATATTGGAAATATAGATAATATCGCTAGTTATCCAATCTTCATCAGATCTATAGATATAATTGTCTTTTAATAAGTGTAAAAATACTTGGGAGATTTCCTTAGTATCATGATAAATAAGATTAAACAACTTCTCTATTTTATCTACAGATATATCATTTGATACATCTAATCCTATACAAATAATAGATGATATCAATCGTGTAATATTTTCATCAAAACTAAAAGATGATTTTCTGGCTACTGCAATATAAGAAGATGATACTTGGTTAAATTCACAAATATTCATAATCTTATGTGTCATATTATTGTTTACTATTGTACTTAAGAAAGTATAAAGTTTAGCTAGATATTGATTTACAGGAAACATGTTGTAGATCATAGAATTGCAATATATTCTATCTTCATAGCTCAACTCTTCTTCCATACATACTTGAATTAAGAATGTAATGAATCTTGTATTCTCTTTTAAAAAGTTTAATTCTTCAAATTTTTCAATATTATACAAAAAAGATTTGTACTCTTGTTTTACTAAACGATAAGCGAGTTCGTCTGGCAAATAACTAACATTTGCCAGACATGTCGCTAACTTACTACCTACATTAGTTTCTACAAGAGATTCAATTTTTAAACCATTTTCATTTTCCATATTCAAATCTCCTATAGGTAAGAGGATTTATTATAATTCATCGGATGTTTTAGAAGGTTTTGTTTCTCCTTTACCTTTTACACCCATTTTGCTAAAGAAGTCAGATCTAGATGCAGCAAGCTTATTTGTATTCTTTTCTGCATAGACTTTTACTTTAGAATTCATATCTAATACATCTGCATCAGATGTATCAAAGTTTTGTTTAAAGAATCTATCAGATTTCATATCAATAGATTCTAACTGTTTTTTGTACTTATTATAAGTAGTCTTAACATCATCGAACGGAATCTTCATACCAGATACAATGATATCTACATATTCATCATCATGATAATTTTGAATATGCAAGAATAATTCATACGGTTCACCATATTTATCTTTAATAACTTCAAAACTCTGGTCGATAAACTCTTGAGTCTTTTCTCCACAATTGATAATGATACCAATGCGTTTTGCAGAGCGTTCATTATCAAGACTATGAGTTTCTCTCATCATATTTTCAAGAGCATTATTAAAATCTTCTACACTGCGAATCTTATTAAGAACACAGTGTTCAATAGTCATAAATCCAGGAGTTGTATCAATTTTATAAAGATCAGTATCATCAATGTTGTTATCAGATGCAATAATGTTCTGACCAAGCAATGTTGATACACGTTTTACAAATTCCTGATTTGCAAGATTTTCAGCTTTCTTTCTATTTCCTTTAGCTTCATCTAAGAAGGACTTATTAGAAATAGCTTGAACTACATATTCTTCTGAAAGATCGTGGAACCAATCTACCGTATTCTTAAGACCTCTAACATCATCTTCGAACCCAGTGAATACAAACATTTGTACATTTGTATTGATTACTTCTTTCATATATTGAGCTATTACAGAAGAAGCACCGCATCCAGTACCTCCTTCTGAAGAGGTAACAATGACTACCATCTTATCTTCAGGATCTAAGAATGCATCAAGGTTTACAGTATGATTGGATAAAGCATCTACAATCATTTCTTTTGCAAGATTTCTTTCTTTACCGCATCCCTTTACATCCCCAAATTCAATAGCAAATTCTTTGTACTTTTCAGGTACATCTGTAAGTGTACTGTTTAATAATAAACAAGAGCTTGATTGAATTATCCCTTGTTCTAAGAGCTGTATCACAGCTTTATTACCAGCTGCACCAACCCCAATAAATTTTGCACTAAGCATTATAACATCTCCTCCATAATAGTATATTATATGGTAACTCCAAAAATTATTTATAATAAGACGATACTATTATTAGCAACGCCAAGTATAGAAATTACCCATGTATCAGATGTAGCGTATCCAGCTTCTTTCATCTGACGTAATGTTGTATAACCTTGTGCATAATAATTTTTCTTAATCCACATAGCACCATTGATTATACCTTCTTCCATGTTAGACCCCATAGCATAAGCTTGATTAGGATCAACATCAACAGCATTAATACCAAAATAATTAAATCTGTTCTTAGCTAAATAACTATTCCCAAATCCAGATTCTACACATGCATGAGCAAAGATATAAATAGGATTTAATCCTGTTGCATGAGAAGCTTTGATGAATATATCGCCATGTCCTTTAAATTCAGTCCCACCGCATTTTACATCATACTGATCTATTATTTTATTCATATCTTCCACTGTAATGCCCTTATTAGAACAAAGATCAGTATCTGCTGTGAAACCTTCTTTTAGATTTGCGATTGCATTCATTCTGGTAATATGAATCTTCTCTAACTTATCTTGTTGCTGTTTAATATTTTCTTTTTGTTCTTCATGCATGTTCTGCAGGGTGTTGATGATTGCTTGATTTTGTTCTTTTGCATCAGATAGATTTTTCGTCATTTCATCCATTTGTGTTTGCAGTGAGTGAACTCTGATTGTAGCATACATGCTTTCAACAATTGAAATAGCTACAAAAACAATCAACAGAACTGTGAAAACATATCTCATCCTATGCTTTGTATGAGATTGCTTTCTAACCACATTTGTTTTACTTTTACTAGAATTTTTCTGATGTACTATCATCTAACCATCCTTTCTTCTAAAAACTCAGTTTGAGTAAAAAAATGACACTCATAGCAACTAAGTGCTATGAGTGTTTAAAATGAAAAAAGACAATATTTTATTTTTGTGTTTGTTGTTGCTGTTTTACTTTTTCTTTTTCTTCTTCTGTAAGCACGTGTACTCCGCAACCAAAGTCGCCTTGTTCAGTTAAGCTTACAACTTGTTCTTCTTGTTTGTCGTTCATATTTATACCTCCTTTTAAATATTACCTGACAAGCTTAATTTATGTTCTTGCTTCATTAAACTTCATTTTTATAATATATAATTTCAGGATATTTTATTGTTCTCTCCTAATTCCTGATCTATCTAAGTTCTTCTTTTCAAGAGTTCTAGGTAAATAATCATCTTTATTTACCAAGTTTGAATTAATATGAGCACCAATAAGATATGCAGAAATAAGATTTCTAGCAATAGAGTCATCATTCTCTACAGGAACATCTTTTTGGCTAACCATACCTGTCAGATTAATCTGATTATAGAATTTAGCTTTTGCTGTCATTGAATCTGCACGATAAGTAGACAATTCTTTCATTGTTTCAGGAAGATCCAAGGTAACTAAAGATTCAAATTCACGGTCAGTAGAGTTACCATTCTTATCAGTATCTATAAGAAGACCTGTTCTATAATCACGTTTAGAAATATTTACAGAATATCCAGTCTTCTTTTGAACCATCTGTTTTAATCTCTTAAGAGTCATATAGACAACCAATACAGGTTGAGATTTTACAGGTTTCCCTTCTTTGTTTCTATTAATAAAAGGCATACTAACTTTTTCTTCAATTGGAACTTTTATAAAATGTAAAGCATCCATAATCTGATCTATAGTAGGATCGTTATCAAATACTTTAGATTGAAATTTAAGAGGGAAGTCTTGGTTAAAGAAGTCTTTAAATTGAGCATCGCTCATTTTAGCAAATTTCGCTTTATAATATTCTGTATTCTGTCCAGTCTTATCTACAATATCAAATACTTTATATATCCGCTCTTCTACTTTTTTTCTAGCTTCTTTGATATTCATAATTATCCCTTCTTAGGTTTGTTTATACCAAGTAAAGCTTGAAATGCTTGATTTATCATTGCTGTGCTTCCATGAGCTTCTATTGTTTTATCATTTATAATTTCACCAAGATTTAATTTTTCTAAGTTTCTATTATAGAATTTAAACATTCTATCTGCAACAGTATCTCCATCTACAACAGTTTCGAATTTATCAAGCTGTTCTCTACAACCTTCTAATTGTTCTTGAATTTCTTTCTTCATTTTAGGGCTGATTTCTTTGGATTCTTTCAATTCCAATTCCATCTGTTCTACTTGATATCTAACTCTAGCAATATCTGTAGGATGTACATCTCCCATAGTCCAGAATTTATAATTGATATCATACATTATCTTCCCAAGCCCAACTACGATATTGAATACAGGAACCTGTTTCAATGTTTTCGTAATGGATGCTTCTGTATTTCCTAATTTATTAAAAGCAGAGCTCAATTCTGCACCATAACCATACATTCCAGCAAATTGGTCAGCAAATTTTTCATCTACCAATCCATATTTAGTACCTTTATACATAATAAGTTTTGAGAATGTATGACCAATTTCATGAAGAAGGAAAGACATAAGCTCAGGAATAGTAATAGCACTTCCAAAAACTGCACCTAGGTTTAAGCAAATCAAAATATTAAGAGGGAACTTTTTCTTATCAATCTTACAACCACGTTCAGTCATAATTACATAGTTTTTAAAATTCTTTACATCATGTGCAGTATCATTAAAGTCATAAGCTTTTCCTGTTTTACGGTCTAGAATAAAAGGAATAGTATATGCATTTAACGTAGGATCAGGATTGATGGTTAAGATTACTCCATTAAACCCAAATGTATTTTCAATACATTGTTCAATATCCCTCAGTGTCTTATCTTTACTAAGTTTTATATAAGAATTAAAAGATTTCAAGGGCTTATCTTTTGCATATTTAGTTTTAAATTTTATAAAAAGATCTTCTATTTTGAGTACATCGTTTGTTTTCCCAAAATAAACTTCATTTAAAGATATCATTATATATCATACTCCTATTTATTTGAATTGATTATTGTAAATGCAAAATATTTAGCAATAGCTTTATGATAAGAAAGCTTAGTTGCTATACGGTGTTTACGTTTTCTATATTGTACAGAGTTATCGTCTAATAACTCTTCCATTATATCTTTAATCCTATTCAAACTAGGATCTTTAGTATTTGGTTTGGGTTGAATAGTGAATTTTAAGAATGCTACTGTAGCGATATCTTTATTATTAGCCTGTACAAGATATGTAGCAATATATAAGGTTATAAGTTCTTTTATCTTATCTAAGTTTTCAGGATTGTTTAAAATGGTTTCCATCAAAGCAGATAATTCTTGAACTCCAACGTTGCCATCTACACACATAGTACAAGTTCTATAATCTATCTTAGTAGTATTCAAAGTATTCATTGTATTTTCTACATACTGCTGTAGTTTGAATGAATCATTTGTAGAAAGATTGAAAGTTGAATCTCCAGACCCTTCATCGGGTAATTGATCTTTTTCATATAAGATACCATCTTTATTTTTATATGCTTCATAATATAGAGAAGCAATATTTTTCATAAAAGATTTAATACGATTGAATAGCTGTTCATTTACATATACAGTATCTTCATCATCAAAAGATTTAAACATCTTTTCATAAGAAGCAATCCAAGTACTATTTATAGATTTGATAGCACCTATTACACTTCCCTTAGATTTAAGATCGAACTTTTGAGAAAGCATATGATTTACAACGTATTCCATTATATATCTATATTTAGAGGGAGCTACTACTTTAAAGAATTCATAATGGATAATAGGATAAAACTTGGCTGAGAAAGCAAGATATATCATAGCCAATTCTAAATTTGTTTTATCTTTCTTTAAACAAAAATACCTTACAATACAAAGGGCTACAATAGTAACAGTATCTTTAGCAGACGCCGGTTTAAAATGAGCATGATTTGCATAATAAGTATTTCCAATACCAGCTTTAATCTGGACTTCGGTTATTTTTAAAGCTTTAAATAATTCTTGCTTATCTTCATCTCTGTAATAGATTCTATCAGCAGGAACGGTATCAAATAAATATTGTGATCGTTTTGAAATAAAATTAGACAAACATCTTTTCCAAGAAATAAGATTTTTCTTTAGGCTATCCTCAATGATAGGATAAACCTCTTTAAGAATGGCAGATGTGTTAAAATTCTTCTTTTTTGGCATTGTAGGATAAACCTCCTATCAGATTATATGAATGTCTTAAAGTAAAAAAATATGAGGTTTACAAAAAAAAAGAATGAACCCCATGGATGGGGAATGGAGGCTGTTATAATACCTTGTAAGTAGTAACAGAATCCATGAGGTTCAAACCTGGAAAGGAAGTGGTAAGGAGTGTGATTGATTGTTTGTAGTGTTTTGAGCTTTGTGAGTGTCGTCCCATGGAATAATCAAGTAGATTAAACTTTATACCTATTACCAGAGGGGTTGTTTAACCTATATGCATATAGCATATTTGACTATTCTGTATTTAGTTTTAATGGTTGTCGAAGTCATTAAAACCCAGTATTAAAGTTGAAAGAGGAGATTAGATTCTTTCATTTGAAACTTTCGTACACTCCTTACCACATTAATAATATATAACCAAAAAAATAATTAGGTATGAGAGAAATCCTCTCATACCTATTGTGTTATGATATATGAACTCTATTTGTAATATTGAATAGCTTTGTACCGCATCCTACTGTACTTCCTTCAGGAATATCTGAAACTTTGATTTCATCTTCTTTTCTTCCTTGTATAGAACACAATACATTATCACTTCTTAGAGGAGCTATGAAGATAATACTATCATCTTTCTTAAGTTTAATAATTCTATCTCCAGCTTTGCCTCTATTAGATCTCTTAATAATATCAAGAGATATCTTATTCACATATCCATTCTTTGTAACAACAACAATATGGCTCATATTAGGTAATACAAAACTCATACCATCTATAACACTAGCTGCTGTTGATACTCTATTACCTTTTGTAGATCTCTTAAGATAAGGGATTTCTTTAGGATGGATTCTAAGAACTTTAGTTCCAGCATATACAAGAATATCCATCTTTTCAGGACCTACAAGAATTCCTTGTACATAATCATTTTCATCTAATTTACTATAGATGATACCAGACGGAGGAGCAGTTAATACATCTGTAATATCAATCTTTTTGATATATCCTTTTCTACTAACTACAAACAGATAGCTATGTGTTTTAGATTCTACCATCTTATTCAAAGTAGATTCAGGAATAGCACAAGCTATATCAGGAGTCAGATACTTATTCAATAAACGAATATCATTCCCATTTGAATTCTTGTCTGATAACGGGATTTTATGTACAGGAAGTTTAAATACTTTGCCTAAAGAAGAGAACAAGACTATATCTTCATCATTCTCAGCTTTAGTAATAAATTTAATTTCATCTTTATTAAGGGCTGTAATATTTTCGTTTTCTCCGATCTTCTTTACATACCCCTTCTTAGTGAAAATAAGTCTAAATGTACCAGGAGCTATACCAGAAGCTTCTGATTTAGAGATGAGATGACACATACGTTTGTTATTATACTTTCTTTTGATTTCCAACATTTCATCAATAATAACATGGTCAATCTTTTCAGGATGGATAAGAATATCCATAATTTCTTTTACTTTAGCTTCTAATTCTTTTAGTTCTTTTTCGTATTTGATGCGATAACCTTCTGTAAGTTTACCAAGGTCATATTCTAATAAAGACTTAGCTTGAAGGTTTGTAATCTTTAATTGACTGGATGTGTAGTCTATAAGTTCTTGTCTATCTGTAGTCTTTTGTTTACGAATCATATTGATTACATTGTCTAATTCTTTCTTATGAGACAATACATACAACAAGAACTTTCTTTCATGAATAGAAGTCTTATACTTCTGAAGTATAGAGTTAAACTTTCTAGCAACACTTGTTCTTCTAAAGTTAATGAAGTTTAATAAGTATTCCCTGTAATTCATATAACAAAGTTTATTGTCTTTAATTACAATGATTCTAACCTGTCTAGTCTGTCTAATACTTGTATTAGCATATAAGAATTCTTTAGCATAGTTAGGATCAATATTGTCTTTAAGCTTAATTACTTCTTCAAATCTAATCTCTCCAGTTTTCTTATCTCTAGTTGTTCTAGATACATGATCTTGAATAAAAGGAGCAGCTCCTGAAGTTACTAATTTTACAATAGATTTATAAACTGAATCAAAGTATACAAAATCAGGAAGAGATCTTATAAACAATGCAGGTTTCTTATCATAAGTCCCTGTTTCAATAACACCTTGAGATATATAGGTTCCATTACCTGTTTCATTGATTGTTTTCCAATCTGTATCAATAATTTCACAAGGCATACATTCATCAGGAATCAAGCAGAATTTATGGTTAGGGTTCTTAATAAGTCCTATAGTAGCATCTATTACTTCACCAAGATTATGAGAAGGAATAGAAGTTTTTACACCTACCGCAATCCCTACCTGTCCTAATACAAGTAATGCAGGAATTCGTGCAGGTAAATATAACGGTTCTTTACAACGTTTATCATAGTTATCTACCCAGTCTGTAGAATTGGAATCTTCATAGATATCTTTGATAAACACATCTGTTGCAAATTTACTAATCTTACATTCAGTATATCTAGGTGCAGCTGCCTGATTATTTGCTTTGCTTCCCCAAGAACCAGATCCTTCCATAGTAGGATATTTGGTAGCAAAGTCATTGATCATATTTCTAATAGCATCATTTACAGCTGTATCTCCATGAGGATTATATTTACGAATAACTTGACCCATAATATTAGAAGTCTTGATAAATCCTTGACCTCTAAAATCATTTGCAGCACAAAACAGAATTCTTCTGATAACAGGCTTTAATCCATCAATCATATCAGGAATAGCTCTGTTTCTAATAACATAGATTGCATAGTCTCTCATATCTTGGTTAGATTGAGTTGCTATATTTACATCTATAACTCTTTCTGCCATCAATAAATCTCCTCTCGGTGTTTTAAATTAAGCATATAAGGCTTAATCCTTAATAGTATTTTTTAGAATTTGTTATTATTCTCTATATTATAGTTATACCTCCAATACATTAGTATTTCAAATCTATAATATATCACTATATAAAGAATTAAACCCTAGAGCCTTTATAGCTCTAGGGTAAAAAATTAATAGATCATTGTTTTTGTATCACTTGATAATTCAGGACCCACTTTATTATGGGATGGATTAATTCTTTCTTCTTTATATCTTCTTAGAATAGTAAGATTTTCATTGATGTAGTTGTTATCTAAATATATGATAAGATAGCATTTTGTAGACTTAATAGGTTGTTTAAATCTGATCTCAAATTTATTCCAATCTATCTCTGTTTTTATAAATTCAAATGAATTATAGATCTTCAAATCTATAAATACTTCAGGAGCAATAGCAATAGATTTTGTATAATCTACAATATCTCTGAGGTCTCCTATCAGCCCATCAAATTTAATAGACATTAATTTTCCATCTTTTATATCTTGAATTTCTTTTTCATCCGTAAATTCGTATTCAGATTTGATATTCCACTGCCATCCCTTTTCATTATGAGGTGGTATTCTAGAAGCATTCATAAGAGAAGTAATAGCAGAGGCTTTATCCAATGTAGTACATTGTACATTATCTCTTACTTTAAGAGAATAATAGGCATAGAATTTTGGAGAGGGGAATCTTACATTAGTATCAAATGAAATACCATAATCAGTCTTAGTCTGACCAATATCAGAGCCTTGGTCTATATTGATCTCATTTGTCTTAATATGAATAATAGTTTGAGGTACTTTGAGGAAGTATTCCATATTATGAGTAGCTGCATTGAATTTATATAACACAGGTAATCTGGAATGAGAATTGATATAATGTAAGAATTTAGTTACTTCTAATATATCTCCATCTTTAATACATATCCCAAGAGCATCTTCTGCTAATTGATTCATAAGTTCTTTAGGAAGTGGATAGTCTATATCGTTGTAATGTTTCTGTGTTCCTCCGGCTCTAAATGCCATTTGACACATTTTAGCAATATCTAATTGCATACCTCTACCATTGAATCTCATTCTATAGTTGAAATTCATAAGAAGCATTTCCATAGTCATAGATATGAATAGACTCTTGTCTCTATCTATAAACCATGCATCTCTATAAGTACATCTATTCGTATATAGTAAAAGACCCATATTATGAAGATCTATATTTTCTCTATTAAACGAGAAGTCTAATTCAGGAGTGATGGTGACAGCAGGTTTGTTTACTGCTATCATATCCTTAGTTCTTCTTCGTCTAAATGGATTCAGCATATGTTCTGAATCTAACCATGTTGTCTTAAAAAATTTATCTCCAAATTTATCAAAGAACCAAGCTCTCATATATTCAATACAACAAGAATAGGCTTGATTTACAGAAGGGATTATAAGATTTGTTTTTAAATTGTGTTCATAGCTTTTTTTGAGTTCAAGATTTACTAATTTACCACTATCTTTTAACTCTTCTAATTCTATATTAGATAATATTTTTACATTATCTTGATCCATTTATATTCACACCTCGTTTCCGTATTATAAAGATGTGACAAAAAATAAAAAACAACATAGCCTGCCCAACAGGGCAGGTTATTAAACCACTAATCACTGATATAATATACAATCATTTTTTAAAAGATTATCACTAACGCCATTAAGACGTTAGTGATAAAAAGTGACAATTATCAATATTAACAAAATCATGGAAAAACAAAATCTATATTTATCAGGTAACTATGGATGCAAGGATTAGTCGTTATAGGGTATGTAAAACAAACTATTTTGATATATATATAGTTATACGTAATACTTGAAAAATAATAAAGATATTGCTAAGGGTAGCAACTATACCAGATAAACATTTGGCCTATTTAGATAGCCTAGTAACCACTCTTCGTGGAATCTTTTTATGGTATAGATTTATTTAACTTTTATAAATTTAAATAATTATACTTTTATAAAGTTAGATGTTTAATAACCTTCTATTTATATAATACTGTCGGATATAAACCCTAGAAGGAAAGAGGGTAGTAAATATTTAAAAAGTTAATTTTTTATAGAGTTATAAGTTTTTCAGTTTAGGTGATACGGATTACCTTTCGGCCACAACATAGTTCCATATCGTACTATGCGACAATAAAGTACAGTACTGTTATCGTCATCTCTTATCATCATCTATTTAATATAAAGAGTCTGTTGGATCATACCGCTAAGGTATGGAATCATTAAATTATAAAAGTAAAGTTTCTTGATATTTAAAGAGAAAAGAAACTCTATAAAAGAACCTCTCCTAAATAACTCTATGTTTAATGCTTCCCTAGCAATTTAAAAATAAAGATTAATATGCAAATTCTACTTTGGTAGAAGCATTTACTTCAGATAAAGCAGAATCAATGGTTTCAATATAATTGTTTACCATATCAATGAATTTACGAACCTTTACCCCATCAGCTACTTTAAGAGGATCAAGAATCTTGACTTCATTATCTTTACGAGCCTTTTCTTTTGCTTCATCAATATCTTTAGCTGTAAAGTTTCTCTTCATTTCAACAGGGAACTTTCTATCAAGTTCTTTTTCTACTTCTTCTTCAGCTTTTTCATCAAATTCTTTCTTCTTAAGAATTTCTGTTCCATATTTAGAACCTAAAGAACGAGCAAGTGAACTAAGAACATCAACAAAATATTTCTTTCTAAGAATAGCTTCTGCAATAGTAATTTCTTCTTCTCCTACTTCTTTCCCACTAAATACGTCTTTAATAGAAATAAAAGCAGGTACACGTACCATTGTAGTAGCATTAGCTTTTACTCTAGCAGCATTTAATGCTTTAAAACGAATAAGGAGGGCATCAAATTCATCAAAATATGCAAGAGTATTCTTTTCTGCATCTTCGATACTAAGAGGCCCAATAAACTTATTATAATCAAAATAATAAGAAATAAGATGGAATTGTTTTGCAGAAACGATTTCATTAAGACGTTTTGCAACCAATTTTTGTTCAGAGATTAATTTAGCAATACTCATTGTTTCGGTAGTAGCCATTACAATACCCTCCTATAATAAATACTAAACGTTAAAAATAACTAATTAATTGTATATAGTATTTTTATTTATTATAATAAGCAGCTATGAGATTCTGCTAAATTTTCCCAAAGAACAACTTCATGATTCTTCTTAGCATCGGTATCTTTTTTCCACAGTTCAAATGTCTTTTTAAGATCTATTAATCGTTGATTAGATGACCCTCTAAACTTTAGAGATATATCTTTTTGTTTGATTATAAACTCTCCATCTACTAACACATCACAATTATGGAGAAGACTTTCTGTTCCACTATATCCATAATTTACAAATTTTTCTTTCTTTATTCTAGTTCCAACCAATTCATCTAATTTATATCCAGAATAAACCCATATATTTTTTGTATCTTTAAATTCTTCTCTTATTTCTTCTACAAATCTTCCCAAGCATTGTACATTCTTATGTTCAAATGGTTCTCCACCAAGAATAGATAACCCAGATATATAATCTTTTCTTAAGCAATCTTTAATAAGATCTTTTTCTTTAAAGGTAAATCTTTTACCAAAATCAAAATCCCATGCTTCTTTATTATGGCATTCGGGACAATGTCTTGTACAACCTGATACAAATAAGGTTACTCTGACTCCTTCCCCATTAGCTGTATCATATGTCTTTATTTCACCGTAATTCATAGCTGTCTCCCAATTGAAATATCTAGTGTATCATAAAGATACACTAGATATAGATTATTTAGTTTTATAAATGAAGAACTCTATCGTGGATTTCATTAGTTCTACCATAATTCCACATATTGTTTCCTAAATACCCACAAGTTCTTCTTACAATACTCATTTCTTTAGGATCGTGGTTTCCACAATTCGGACAAGTCCAAACCATTTCACCAGTTTCTTCATTCTTATCTAGTTTAATTTCTCCTTCATAACCACACTTATAGCAGTAATCAGATTTTGAGTTGATTTCTGCATACAGGATATGATCATAAATATAAGAAAGTACTTTCATAATAGCTTCAATATTATTAAGCATACTAGGACTTTCTCCATATGAAATAGCTCCACCTGTACTAAGTTCTTGGAACTGAGATTCAAAGTTGAACTTGTCGAAGATACTAATAGGTTCTGTTACATGAACGTGGTAAGAGTTTGTTACATACGGTTTATCAGTTACTCCTTCTATAACCCCAAAACGTCTTTGATTTGCTTTTGCAAATTTATAAGTAGTGGATTCCAAAGGAGTTCCATAAATAGCATAACCTAAATTTTCTTTTTCTTTCCACTCTTTACATTTTTCATTCATTCGTTTCATAATATCAAGAGCAAAAGGAGTAGCTTCAGGATCTGTATGAGATTTTCCAGTCATATATCTTACAGCTTCATATAAGCCAGCATATCCAAGAGAAATAGTAGCATAACCACCAACAAGAAGTTTATCTATTGTTTCACCAGGTTTTAATCTGGATAAAGCACCATGTTGCCAAAGAATAGGAGCATAATCTGAAGTGGTTCCTTTTAATCTGTTATATCTAACCAATAATGCTTTATGAACTAATTCTAAGGCTTCATCAAATTTCTTCCAAAATACTTCTTTATCTCCTTTAGATGATAAAGCTACATAGGGGATATTAAGAGTTACTACACCCATATTAAATCTTCCCCAATACTTATAATTCCCATTTTCATCTTTCCAAGGAGAAAGCATTGAACGGCAATTATGTGAATTTATACCAGATACATCGAATCTATCAGATTCAGTTTCTACATCATATTCATATTCTCCAATGTTTCCTAAGAATTCTACTGATTCTACAGTATATTCTTTTGAAAAATCGCTTTCTTTTTCATATTTAGATGCAGGAACTGTATCTCCAGGTTTTAAATCTTCTACTGCTATTCTTCCTCTTTGAGTGGGTAACGGATGATCACTTGTAAGTGTTAATACTCTTCCATTAAACTTTACTCTATTCCAACGATTATAATCATCATTTCTTATAAACTTCTTAACTTTTACAAATCCATTTGAAGATGAATCAAAGATAAGCATATTTTCAGGAACAATGAATTCTGATTTGGCTCCTATCAATTTAATCATAGATCCACCATATATAGATACTAATCTATCCCATGTTCTTTCAAATGATTCTACAAATAATTGATTATTAAGCTTATAAGTGATTACTTCTTTCCCAAATACTGCTCCCATTGGGATTACAACGGTTCCTTCTTTTAATTCTTTCATCTTCTTTTCAGAAATATAATCAGGAACCATTCTTTTAGCTGTACATTGAGCTGCCATTATTGTGAGATAGTAATATTCATCGCCTTCATGAATATTATCATCTTGTAATACATAGATAAGTTTGGGGAATGTAGGAGTTACATATACGCCCTGTTTATTCTTAGTTCCTTTGTATCTTTGTCGGAGAGTTTCTTCTATGATCATAGCTAAATCATGTTTTTCTTGTTCATTCTTAGCTTCATTTAAATACATAGATTCTGTGATAAAAGGAGCTTGACCATTAGTAGTCATAAGAGTTACAATCTGATATTGTATTGTTTGAATACCAGATTTGATTTCTCTTTTAAGTCTTTCTTCGGCAATCTCTTTAATCTGCTCTTCAGTAAGAGTAGCACCAGAAATTTCTAATTCCTCTTTAATATTGTTGATAATCTTTTTACGAGATACATCTACAAAGGGAGCTAAGTGAGCTAAGGAAATAGTAGCACCACCATATTGCGAAGATGCCACTTGTGCTATAATCTGAGTTGCAATATTGCAAGCAGTTGTAAATGAATGAGGAGTATCAATCTTTGTTTCAGAAATTACTGTACCATTCTGCAACATGTCTTCAAGATTAATAAGACAACAGTTATGCATCTTTTGAATAAAGTAATCCATATCATGGAAATGAATTAATCCTTCATTGTGTGCTTTTTGAATATCTTCAGGAAGTAAAAGTCGGTTGCTAATATCCTTACTATATTCTCCAGCAATATAATCACGTTGAGTAGAATTAATTGTCGGATTTTTATTTGAATTTTCTTGAAGAACTTCTTCATTCTTGCAGTCGATAAGATTAAGAATTTTTCTATCAAGATCATTAGATTTTCTCATAAGAGCATGTTTATATCGGTAAGTAATATACTCTTTTGCTAATCTATATCTTCCAAGGCTCATAATACAATCTTCTACCATATCTTGAATTTCTTCTACAGATACAGCTCTATCTAATTTAGAGCATTTGTAGTTAATCTTTTCAACGATTTCATCAATCATCTTAGGACTTAATTTATCTGAACCTTCATATGCATTATTAGCTTTATTAATAGCTTCACAAATCTTATAAGCATCAAAATGAACTTGCGACCCATCTCTTTTAATTACATACATAATTTATTTAGCCTCCTAATAGGATTTTTATTTTAGAACCATTTTTGGTTATTCAAATGTATTTATTCCTGTACTAGATAAAAAAATATAACATGTACAAAAATACTATATTTTGTATACAAAACTTATTTGATCTACATTGGGTAGATTATGAAATAAAGTTCATATTATTAATTAATAAAAAAATAAAGAGGACTCAAATGGTCCTCTTTATTTTATTTTTGTTATTTTTTCATTTCATTTGCTGCTTTTCTACCTTTTTCTTCTTGCTATATATCGTAATCATGCATACAGTGAATATGATGATCAAGGTATGAAGCTGTGTAACATAATCTAACACATAATAGATAATGCTACCAACTTTAGCTAAACTGCCAGGTTCTTTCTGATCTTCCATGATAAAGAACATGGGAGTACCATCTTTAGACATGCCTTCATATCTAACTTTCAGGCTGTCAATATGGCCTTCCTGATCAGATAAGAGTCGATGCATCAATGCTTCTTCTTCTTTTGTTTCAGCATGGATGATGACACTATAATCCAATCTTCTATAATCTCTATCATTAAAGTATCTTTCTAATCCTTTATCAGAAAGAACGGCTGTGCAAACACCATTTTTATTTATAACCGCAGGTGCTGCAATATAAGCATCATGAATATCATAATACTTTCCTTTAGAATACTCTTTATTAGCAGCATTCTTATCAGAACTGAAAGATGTTATTATTCTTCCAGTTCTTTCATACTCATAAGTATGAGCTATATTTGCACCTTCCATAAAACCCATTAAAAATGTTCCTACAATAAATACGTAGATAACTAAAATAAGACTAGCAATAGTCTGAACTTTCATCTGGTCATTTTCGATACCAAGTTTATTTGCTATCTTCTTGGTAATGAATATGACCGGCTTAAAGAATAAATCTGCGGCTTTACTAGCTTGAGATTTTTCTTTTTGTACTTCTTCTTGAACTGCATCTTCAATCTTCTTAGAACTGTTTGTCTTTCCATACTCAACGTGCTTCTTTTCTTCCATGATCTTAATCTCCTTTTCAAAATAAAGTTTATAAAAAAATGATTTAATAAACAACGTTGCTGGTGAGTGGTTCACCATATGTTGTTTTCCAATGGGCTTGAACCCACCTCATGTAAATAAGTTTTATCAACTTATTTATTCATTCACTACTATAATATATAATTATAAAAAAAAATAGATTACAGTCCTAAGGCATTAAACCTTAGGACTAAATTTTAGTTATTATCATCAATTTGATCGTCAGATAAGGTATCATCTTTTAGTTCATTGGGAAGGTAAAGAAATACGCTTTTTAAATGATTATTATAGTCATCATAACTAAAAGGCATTTCTTTAGCGTAAATATCCATACGTTTATCAAAACCAGTAGAGCATTCAAATCTCATATTATCAAGAAGAAATACACTATTTCTTACAATAGCATATAATTTATTCTCTACATAATCTTCCATAAACATTTTTATATCTTTGTATCTAAATATATGAACAAGTCTATCTTTTTCTTTTTCATATAAGAAGTATATAGTTGCTTGATCTTTCTTCATTTGTTTGACCCAATCAAGATGATTAGGAAATAAACTCATATACTCAAAAGGAAGAAGATTATCTAAAAAGAAATCGGTTAAAAATTCTTGATCATCTGTAATCTTTCCATAATCTCTTTTAAATACTGTACTGATTTCATTAAAAGGAAGTTCTATAAGAGTTACGCCAAAATCTTTTATATATACATCATAAAACTTTCCAGTACTTTTTAATTTAACAGCATAAGAAGGGGAATAATAATCTGGAGTTCCTTCTTTCATGCAAAAGTAAATAGCACTTATATCAGAAATATTAAATTTGATATCATCAGATGTATCTGTTTCTAAAATTAATTTATCATCTTTAGCTTTTGCTTTAACAAGTCTTAACCACTCTCTAAATTCTAGTTTTCTAGGTTTGTATTTATTTATCTTATCTTCTTTCTTCATATGTTTTATGCTCATATAATATACCCCATTATAAAAAATAAAGGGTGTATTAAAACACCCTGATTATTATTCGTAATCTTCTGAATCAGTATACTTATCATAATTCTCTTTGATAGAATCTCTAGCCCATCCATTAAGATTATTAGGTTTATCATCAAATACCATTATATCTGTGTATTTAAATTCAGGAACAAAATTAGGTGTCCCAGGATTTCCAAAAGCAGGTTCTAATTTATCGTTTTTACTAGGATCGTTATCTACTATATATACAAAAGCAGTATTTTGATCTAACCATTCTATTTTATGTGCAAACCCATGTCTTAATTCACCAGTAATGTCATCATTATATTGAACTTGGTTTTGTATTCCATCACCAACTTCAGGAAGCTGGCTAATGTGTCTATGTAACATTCTAATTCCTCCAAATAAAAATAAGGGTATTGGGAATTGACCCAATACCCAATAAATTAGATTACATTTTTATATTTTTCTTTTAATGCTTTTATCTTGCTCATTTGTTCAGTACTGTAATTATCTCTAGATAATCCAATTAAACTATTTAAGTTTATAAGAATATCTTTGAATATATTGATAGAAGGATTCATCTTTCCATCATCTCTAGAAATACAAAATGCATTTCTAGGAGAGTATACAGCTTCACAAGCATCTTTAAATTCTTTATTATAAATCATAAGAATATTAAGTGTATCTCCATCAAACCTTTGTGTTCAAGTGAGTCGCTAATTCACCCAGTTCTCTTATGAACTTCTCAATCGTTAAATTGAGAGCAGACTATATCACATCCATAATATATGGAGACAAGTACTTCGGGTATGCTTATACCCTACTTCCCGCTACGGAATAGTCGTTGAACCTCTTGATATTAAATCAAGACAGCTGCTTATTAGACATTGTAATCAACCCTTAGCACCTTATAAAGATGAAGATAATGGCAAAAATCAATCAATATAAGGCTTTTGTTTCAGCATAGGTCATCTATAGATTTCTTTCAGAGTTTCCTCAGCATTCACACTTATGATTGCTCATTATGTTGTAGCATCTATAGCTTTAGCCGTTCCAAGCAATTCTCTTGTTATCCACACATGTTACCATATATGGGACCCAACCATTAATCAGCTGCTAACCCATCCAAAGTATACACATCAATACCCATTGTATAATCTTGTGTACAACCTACAACTCTTTTATATACAATCGATTGATAGAAGATTGTAGGATTTCGATTAATTAGCACAGATACACGATTTGTTTTTATTAATTCATTAATAATTTGCAAAACTCTAGGATCTACTTTTAAAGATGCATAATACCAAATCTTATATGCTTGGGAATATGTGATATTATAAGACTTCTTTATGATATTTATAAGTCTTTGTTGCATTAAGATACATAAACCGAAATAAGGTAATGTAATTTCATCCATTCTTAATTTAGCATTGGGAACAATAACTGAACGTTCTGAAAATGCAGTTCTTCCTGAGATAATAGATCTTAAAGTACCTTTTTTACCAGATAAGATATCAATGATTTCTTTTGTAAGCTTTCCTATCTTAGTTTGCATATCCCAAAGTACTTGATTTTGATATTTCTTATTTCTATAAATAGAAAGATCATCTTTATTTACAATAGCTGCAAGTTTTGCTAATATATTAAAATCAGCATTAGTAGATTCAAATGTAAAGTTTGTATTTTCTTGTTTTGAAATTCGAAGTTGAGTAGTATATACAGGAATAGAGTGTATGAATACCTTATCTCTTTCTTTTACTATCTTATCATAGAATTCTTTTTTAGCAGGTTTCTTTTTTCTATAATATTCTATGATCTCATCAAATCTATCTCTAAGACCAAGCATCCCAATTCCATCAAAAGGACCAGTTGTTTCTTCTGATTTCTTTCTTCTTCCATGACTAACCCTTTTAGATTTAGCTTTTAATAAACGTTTATCATAATTCGTCATAGGAAGACCATTTGAATCTAATTCTACTACAGGTTCTATAATTTTTTCTAATGTACTTTTACCTATAAAACTAGATAAGGTAAGATACATCAAAGGATGTATCAAACAAAACTTTTCTTTTAATTTAATCCATCCAAAATAAGTAAAATCTACACCCACAGGTTTTACTTCAGTTCCGCATACAGGGCAAACCCAATTCTTATCTCCAGGAACAGAATAAAATGCCCCTTGAGTACAACCATATTTACAAGAATATCGATCAGAATACGGATTAGGGTCTTGTAATGATTTTCCATATCTAGAACTAAAAATAGAATCAATAGAATTTAAAGTTTGCGTTATCTTCATGGGTTCTTTAATAATAAACCCATGACCATTACTAAGATCTTTCCTACACTCTTCATCAAGATTAATCAATTCAAATTTTGTAAAATAATCAAATATCTCATTTCTAGGGTACTCATTTTCACTATTCCTCATTTTTCTCCTCCTAAAAACGCAAAAAAGATTAATATAAAGTTTTCCTAAATATAAAAAGTTATCAACCAATAGACTATACCAGTCTATTGGTCATATTTATAGTATATATCTAATTATATGATTACATGATTTTTAAACTTTTTATATCTTTCTACTATCCATTCAGCTTTTTCTAAGGTAAGTGTAGCGATCTTTACTCTAGAACTCATCTGTAAATAATCTTTTAAAAATAATATGAATTCATCTTCTGTAATATAACTAGTAAGAGAATCATATGTCTTAAATGCTCTATCTTTAATTTCTTTGCATTTAGTATTCAAATTCAGTTTTATATCCAAGTGATTTTCAATATCACTTTTAATAAGTTCAATATTTATGATATATGTATCTTCATATTGAATAGCTATAGTAAATATGTCTTTCACTATCGGTCTTTCCTTTCATAAATATTATTCAATGCATTATTCAATTCTATTATAAATTCATCTCTTACACTCATAATGTCATTACTGAGAAGAGTTATACCTTCATTGGTATCACTTTGTTTTTCTAGATTAGATATATAAGTGCTATATAAGAATAATAAATTTTTTAATGATTCAAGTATTTCTTTGTCAGTTATATTTACATCTTCACCGTATACATTTTTGTTAAAAATATTTACCATATCCATTATGATAGCTTTTTTAAAATAGTCTATATAATTAGATACTTTTTCTATATCTATAGCAGCTTTAAGAGGTTCTTTCTTTTTAGGAATGATTAAGTTCTTTATAGCTTTAGCTTTGTTTGATAAGAAGTCATTAGCTTTCTTTACAGCTAATAACACCGTATTTCTTTTGATTTGCACATTAGATTTGAATTCTCCATTTTCATTTGTGAATTCATTAAAGCTGTTATAATAATTACTGAATCCATCATCAGTTAATTTATAAAATATAGCCATTTTTATTCCTACATCATTTAGTTTTTTGATATACATAATTTTTGCTTTGCTAAGATTTTCTAAATCTTCTTCTTTACCAAACGGTTCTAATGATTTAGGAAATAGAGTTGTATAAAGATTTAGATAAGAATCAAAAAAAGATACAGGAGTTTGTTCCTCATTAGCTACAGTCTGTACATTTCTATATATGATTTCCATTGTTTCTATATACTTATCTAAATTTATATTATTTAGATCAGCTTCTAGTTGATCTATAAAAAGGTCATCATTAAAAGAATTATTGTTTTCTTCCATTTAGTCAACCTCCTATAAAAATTGGTATTGGCAACATTTAAATAATTTCTTTAATTCGGAAGGGGTTTATAATGAAAATAGAAAAACGTTTTTCTAATAAAATAACAGATCCTAAAGATATTGAATATCTTGTTGGAATCAAAGAAGAAGAATGCACTAAACTTTCTTTTGCTATGGATATGTTTGGTGATTTTGATGATAAAAGAAGATTCAATACATATGATACAGTAACTATCCCCTCTGGATCCTATGGTCCAGAAGGAAATAAAAATATAAATCCTATCAATACCACAGTAGGTATATGGGTTTTTAATAAAGCTTTTATTGAAAAAGAACTGTTTGATTTATTTGGGTACATAAACAAGCCTATTACTAGTAAAGTCTTTAAAGAAATAAATAAAAAAATGTCTTATGCTGTAATGGAAGATAAGTTACCTCTTGATGCTATCAAGAGATATATTATGAAGACAGAAAAATTTCAACCGTATTGTAATATCTTATCTACTTCTATTACAGAAAATATGCTTAGTATTCCTAAAGCTATTGCTAAGAAAAAGCAAGAACTTCTTAAGAAATATGAAAAAGAATTAGCTACTAATGACCCTATTGTGTCTCAGAAGATTGAAAAAGAACTTATTGAAGAATGCAAAGTACTATTAAAAGATGATCCTTCTGTTGATATGATCAACTCTGGGGCTAAAATAGACTGGGGTAATAACTTCAAGAATATGTTTGTAATGAGGGGAGCTTCTAAGAATCCTGATCCTCTTAACCCTAATGGAGACTATACTATTATTAAATCTGATTTTATGACTGGCATAGCTCCTGATGAATATGCTGCATTTGCTGATTCTCTTACTGCTGGTCCTTATGCTCGTGCTAAGAAAACAGCAGACGGTGGTGCTATGGAAAAGATCTTCGTTAAAGCCTTAGAACATTTATATATTCTTCCTGCTGGCAGTGACTGTGGCACTAAGAGAACAAAATCTGTTACTTTAACAAAAGATAATATCGATGATTGGATGTATTCTTATATTGTAGAATCTGGAAATAGATTGGTAGAACTTACATCTGATAATAGAGATTCTTATTTAGGTAAAAAAGTAAAATTTAGATATTCTGGATTGTGTGAATCTGAAAAAGGAATCTGTAATAAATGTGCTGGTAATTTATTTACTAGATTAGGAATTAAGAATGTTGGCGTAGCTTCTTATGTAATTCCTGCTAGTATTAAATTAAAATCTATGAAAACCTTCCATGATAGTACAATAAAAATATTTGATATGGGAGATTATGGTTATAATAAAATATTTGGATATGAATAAAAATATTCTCCATACTCATTTCGAGTATGGAGTTATTCTTTTCATAGATACAAATATCCAAATAAGAGTAATAATATAGGAACAAAAATTATAATAGAACTTAGAATTCCTTCTATTTTACTATCTTTTATCTCTTGATCTATAGCTAAAATCAATTGATCTATATATTCATCAATTGGAATCATCTTTTCCTCTTCCTTTCCTCCCCTATTATTAATAAGTATATTACTTTTTAATTTTTTAATTTCGAGCAATTTATTTTTATTGTGTTGTTTCACATTTACATCAATCCTTTAATAAAAAATACCCATAGGAGATAGTATCTCCTATGGGATTATAATATACAATTTATATTATATGTTTTTTAGAAATAGATTCTATAAATAATATCCCAAGAAGCTCCTCTATCATTTAAGAACTTATTAGGGAAGTTGATTCTTGTAGCAGGCCTGATATCTTGGAAATAAGTAAATCCATCTTCACCTAATTTTTCCCAAGCTAAACAAAGACTGATACAATTAAATCTTGAATCATTAATACCTGTTGTATTAATAAAGTAATCACGACCATCATCTTTAGTTACTACCAAAGTATTTTCAATAATAACTTGAGCAGGAAATTCAGATTGATCATCATAAATAGAAGAATCAATAGGAGTTCCATCTTCTAATTGTTTTCTAATGGTAGGTTCACTATCAAACTTCTTAAAATAATAAGCAATAAACTTTTTATCTGTAAAAGTCTTTTTACCAAAATAAACTTGACGTTCATCTTGATCTAAGTCTTTACCATCAGGAATATATTGGAAAGGAACCATATCTTCAGGTGCAATCCATTTCTTGCTATCTACTTCATATTTTAAAGCAGATTCTCTATTACAACCAGAAGTACCCATACAGAAAAGGGATACATAATAATTATTTAAATAATCATTGTTAGAAACATTTTCTGTATTGTCTAATTGTAATCTATTATTATAAGTAGGTGTAATAAATACTTTATCATGTATATCAAACATTTTCATTGCCATGAATTCAGATCCAGGAATCAGGGTTTTATTATGCCCCCTAAATAATTCCAATCCAGTATCATGGTCTTTAATAATTACTTCTGTTTTAAGACCATTAGGATGGCCTTCTACTAAAGAAACTAATTCATCTGACCCATTGGAAATTACTTCTTCTTTAGGGATATATTTTTCTTTAATATTCACTTTATATCCTCCAAACTAAATTTATTGAACAATTACATATTTGTCTTTGGGTAATCCGCTCTTATCATCAAAATCAAGAGGAGGATTCTTAATCTTAACAGCTTGAGTTAAGCCAGTACAACCAACAAACATGTCTGTGCAAGTTAAGCAAGATTTCATATCAATTATACCATCTATCTTTTTAAGAGAGGTACAACCAGCAAACATCATGGAGAAATCTTCACACTTAGAAGTATTGAAATTGGAAGGAAGATTGATACTTGTTAATTTAATATCCATCGCAAACATTTCAGACAATGTTATTGCTTCACTTGTATTAATGCCACCAAGATCGATATTTTCTAAACTACTATTGTATGCAAACATACCATCCATATTCAAAGCCTTACTTGTATCAAAACTAAGATTAGGAATAGATTTTAATTTACTCATAGCAAACATTGATGTCGTACAAGAAGCTGCTTTTCCTCTTACTGCATTTATTAAATTATTATTTACTGTTTCAAGTTTAGAATATTCTTCAGAAGAAGATACAAAATTCTTGAAGTTGATAAAGTTTGTGCTAATAGTAAATCTAGCATTTAACTCAAATTCAGTTGTATTTGCTGTTACTACAGTATACTTAGTCTTATCTAATCCGCTATTTAAAGCAAAGTCTGTAGGAGGATTCATAATAGCAATATGTTTCAAAGCATCACAACCATCAAACATTCCAGTGCAATTAGTACAAGATTTCATATCAATTACACCATCAATAATTGAAAGGCTTGAACAACCAGCAAACATCCTTGAGAAATTTGTTACATTATTAAAGTTTAATCCACTAAAATCAAGATATGTTACCTTAGCACAATTTTCAAACATAGATTCTGTTGTGGTTGCGTTATTTGTATTTAAGAATCTAACTATCGGAAGAGATGTGGTTTTTTTGCAATCTCTAAACATTTTTGAAAAATCAGATACATACCTTGTATCAAATTGGATTAGAGGAAAATCTACTACTCCTTCCCAACCATCAAACATACCAGATACATTGCATGCTACTTTATCTTTGATAAGAACAATTCTAGGATAATTTGTTAAAGGCATTTTTAAATTAACACCAAAACTCTTAAGATAATCTTTGAAGTTTGTAAGTTTGGTAAATATACTAGCTCTGCCATCAAAACTATATCCATCATAAGCCAAACCAGTTATATTTAATAATCCGTCAAACAATGGTCGTTTATATTCAGAAGGAGAATAAGTAAACTTACCTTGGAAAGATTCTGCAGGATTGGTTTCGATGTTTGTTTTGGTAGATCCACTGATTACTGCATTTATTTCATTAATAAAAGGAGCAAGAGTACCAGCTAAAATAGATTTGTCTAATTGATTTTTTACAAATACAAAAGGATCAGGATTCAATACAATCTCATCGAATGTTTTATAAGCATCTCCAGTAGCTGTACCAGCAATAAGATCTTTATAAATAGGCTCTGACCAGATAGCAAAGTTTCCTCTAAGATCTATAGTAATATATTTCTTAAAGTTATTATAATTAAATACAATATCTTCTCTCATCCAAGGACGAAGATCAAATCTATCTTCTATTGTATTTGTTTCTATATTATAGACTTTATCTGATAATGAGAAATAATCTTGCCTGTCATCTATTTCATTATCATAAGCAGCATCAATAACTCCAAATGTTGTATCCTCATCTCTAGATTTACCCCACTCTATTTGAAGGGTACTATTTTTAGTTAAGAATACTATTTTATATGATTTAAAGAATTCAATCATTCTCATGATATAATTCATTATATCTATTCCTGAATGACCAGCAAAGTCATTGAAGATATATTTACAATCACCCATATATTCATCTAAGATATAAATTATATCATCAATCATGTTTACTATAGTATCTATCTTTTCATCATTATTAGTAATGCCTTTTACTCTATTAATAAATTCATAAAGATATTTGTCTTTATCTTGTAAGAACTCGGTATAAGTTTTAGCGATAGTCCCATTAGATAATTTAAAGTATTCCATATTGAGTTTATAATTCATCAATGCAGAATACATATCGCTCCATACTTTATATTCTTCCCAATCTTGAGCATCCAACATATTTTGACAAATAGTCTGCCTTACATTCATATTTGTTTTAAATATATTCATGAATTCAGCTAAATCTTTTATTTGAGATTTAGGTGTGATAAAATCCCAAATAGGGAATTCATCTTCAGTTCTATGCTTTTTACGAAGATATTCTTTAAGATCAGCTAATGAAGTTCTAAAATTAAATCCTTGAACTATCATAGTCTTAGCAGGATTATCTATTATGAAATCTTCTATACCATTGAATACATAAGTGAGTACACTCATAAATATAAATAAGTGAGCTAATTTAAATTGATGAGTTGTAGATAAAGAAGGAATCTTAACTAAAAGTTTTTCTTCATAGAATTGATCATCATACAACATGCTATAGAAATAACTCATTTGAGTAGAATATTCGGATAAATCCATAATCTGAGTAATTCCATAGTATTTAGTTCTAGCATAGTTCCATTGTTGTTTATAGATCTCATCTTTTACCAACTGATGATTATTCTGTTTATAATCTACACCATCCCACCAACCATCTCCTTTAACCATGATATCATAGTCACGATAGTTATTAGGATTCTTTAATTTATCGCTTACATAAAGTTCATTGATAGGAACTTTACAGAATTTAAGATTTGTGGTAGCTGCATAATCTTCTTCATATACATATCCTACAGAAGAAGTGCTTCCTCCATTTTCAGAATAGATATAATGAACAAGTATCCCACCACTGTATTTTACTTTAGCTTCTTCAGGGTTGGTAAAATACATGCTTCCATTAAATACATTATATTCTGATTCATCAATAAAGTTATTATTTGCATCTGTAACAAAATACAACCATTGATTTTCAAAATAATAATCAAAAGGAACCTTGATATCTAAATATCCATCTTTACCAATATTTTCAATAGAAGTTAATAAAGGTCTATTGGTTAATTTAAACTGAGAATTGAGTTCATAGAACTTATTATAGATAAACAAAATATTCTCTGTAGTATCTTCATTAGATACTTGAGATTTATTGAATCCAATATTAAAATTATCTATAATATCCAAATCAGAATTGCTGTGTACAGAATTTTCTGAAATTGATAAGAATCCTTGCCCTGTTTGTAAATAAGGGAAGAAAGGATATTTAATATTGAAATCTACTTTGTTTCTATTAAAAATAGTATAACTCTTTTCTGCTAATTGAAGAGTGTATTCTGTATCTCCATTATAGATATAGGTAATATTGACTTTCTGATTTTTCTTCAAATAGTATTTAGATCTTAAGATACGTATATTTGATTTAAGTTTATTAATCTTAAAATCAGAATCTTCTAATAGAGTTCCATCTATATCAACTACTATCTTATTTCCCTTAGTAATAAAATTATCTATAGGAAATTCTATAGGAATGATATATTCTTTATCTCTAGAAGCGATAAAATGGGTCATAGCTACTTTGATATTACTATTCTCTTCTAAGGTTCTATCTTTATCCATATAAACTAATTCTACTACAACAGAATCTCCCTTATGAAGAGCTAATGTTTCATTTATAAGAGTGATTCCATTATTGGTAACAGAATACCAAGTTTCAGGAAGATACTTATCTAAGTATTTAAGATATACCTTATATCTAGTAGAGATATAATTCTTGAATGGGAATTCTACATTGAAAGTCGTTTGATAATTTTCATCTGCAACTATAACAATTTCTTTCTTCTTAAGTTCTATCTTAGTACAAATAGAATTAGATGAATAGATAAAATTAAAGTCTATTACTGTATCTTTAGGATAGGATTCATTAAATACGATATAAGAAACACCAGATTCTATATCGATCTGTACTTCATATTTATTCTTAGATATGAATCTATTTCCAATAGTTACAAAGAATTTATTTTCATTAGCACAATAGTTTATAAAAGGTTCTTTTATAATAAACTTATTTTGATTTTCTTCAGTAGCGATAGTGCTAAATTTATCAAATCTTATACCTGTAAATTCTGAGTAAATAAAGATACAATTTACTTTCTTACCAAGCGTATTTATCTTATCATTAATATGAAGAATATTGTTTTGATCAATTTCATAAGTATTAGGTGATAAGAATATCGAATCTACTGTTACAATCAACTGATTTCCTTTTAGGAAGAAATTATTAAAAGGAATAGGATTAAGATCTATAGAATTTGCTCCTTCAAAACTTTTAACCTTAGTCTTGAAGATATATCTATTATCTATATTAAACTTAGTAGAATCTGTAGTCTTATCATAATAGAAATCATACGTTAATTCTTTTTGTCCATCTAATACATTATTAAAGAATCTTACTTTGTTATAATCATAAATTTCATAATCTTCATTTTCTGTAAGAACTTTATTATTTACTCTTATGAATAACAAATTTCCTTTTTGGAGATAATAATCAAACGGGAAAGGAATAATACCAGTATATTCAAAAGTAACCGTAGAATTTATGGTATGAATTTCTTGACCTTTGATTCCATACATAACTTCAGAATTTAAGTCATAAACTTTGATAGAATGTAAATAATTAGCAGAGCCTTTTATCTCCTTCATATCTAAGTTTACATAATCTGCTGTTTGTACATTTACTCTGGATCTAATATCTTTATTAGCAGAGTTTCCAGCCAAGTTTGTATAAGCACTAATATCATAAATACCAGCACCAGATACAGCGGTAGATCCCAATCCACTTGTAGTGTGGAGAGGATCTAAATCCATCATATCTACATCTCCCCATAAAACATCTTGAGAAATAGATGTTTTATCTTGAGAAGGATCTTGCCCAAATAAAGTCAAATCGAACTTTATTTTATTGATAGATGCTATAGTAGAAGCAGCAGCCATTCTAGCTTCTAAATTATTAGAAGCTGCAGGTTTCTTACCTTCTATCATATATTTGATATTCTTATTATTGCTATAAATATTAGAATCATACAATTCAATATCTTTAGGAACTGCATATTCCTTCGGAGCTGTAGTTATATCTACTGTAATATGCTGCTCTTCTAGATCCTTATTATAGTTTCCTTTTAAGACCTTTTTAGATTTCCATTCAAACTCATCATGAGAGTTTAATAATCTTTGTTTTAAAAGATAATACTTAAAAATCTTAATATTATACTTATTCTTAGTATCAAATAGCTTGATAAGATTAAGCATTTCTGTTGTAGAAGATTTGTATTTACAAAGATTATGAATATTTCTACAAAGAGATTTTTGGAAATTTATAGGAATTTCTCTATAATATGGAACTCCATACATAGAAAAGATATATTCTATACATCTTCTATCTAATAGATCTTTTTTAATAATATGAGCTTGTACATCTACAAGCATATCTATCATTACAGAGAGAACAAGATAAATTACCATCATATCATGGTAATTAGGCTCTTCTAATTCCATAGCATAAGAATATACAGTTTCTATAAGGAATCTTCTATTTTGTGCATATTTAATAAGAAACTCTTCCATTACATTAGAATCAACCATTGTTTCATTAGGATGCCATAATATCTGGAAGTCAAGTTTCTTTCTTATTTCATAAATATTTAAATCATAGATTTTATTTTTAAGATATTTATGTTCTGGATATGTAAGGAGAATAGAATCTAGAATTCCTAAATCATTTAATTCTTTAATAGACCCATTAGGTAATTCATGCATGAAAGTTAAAGATCTATCATAAGAGAATGAATCAGGAAACATAAATTCAAATTCAGATATAGGCAATCCCCATTCTCCAATAGCAGGCATACCCATAAGATTTCTATAATACTGATTCAATTCCTTATCATTCATATAAGTATCGATATACCATTTTCTAAGCAATTCAGTAAGCTTAGGGGCTATATTTTCAGGTACTCTATATGATCTCCCAAATTCTTCATAAATAAAAATTTGGTGGTTGGTCATTCCAGCTTCTATCATAATATCTCTAGGATATTTGATATTGTCAAACATAGGAAGTTCGACATGGTTTTCTATACAAGAAATATATAATGATGCATTATATAAAGAATCTTTTGTTTCATATTTATCTGCTTTATTCTGCTCTTTTATAACGCAATTATATGCTAAAATCTTAAGATTATATAGCAATAAATCGATGAAAGGGTTTTGAGTAGATAATTTATCCTCAGAGAATTCAAAAGGCATAATTACTCTCCTTCCTGCCTGATTAAAGTATTTAATCTGATGTTTTCAAACAATAATTTTAAGGACTTATGCTCTAATTTAAGCGTGCAACATATAAATAAGTCACTTTATATATTAAAAAGAAGGGAAAATATAGAATGTATACCAATACTAATCTATTTCCTAATGTATTTGTAGAAAATAAAGAGAATAATCCAATTTTAACCTCTCCTAATGCTGAATTTGATATACAATTTGCATTAACTAAAGAAGGTTCTTATAACTTAGAGGAGTATAAGGCTTTCTTAGATTCTGCTATAAAAGAATTCAGACATAGTAGAACTTATAAACATTATAAGGCTTACTTATACTCTATAGGATTAGATTGTTGCCAATTCCATCCAAATATAACTGCTGGCAGTGAAGAAGGGGAAGAAATGGCATCATTAGAAATGCATCATTGTATGCTAAATATATATGATATTGCAGTTATCATTACAGAGCATATTTTAAATACATATGGTGCTATAACAGAATTTGATTTATCTGATTTGCTTAGATATGAGCATACTCAAAATAGAATTCCAATCGTAATGCTTTGTAAAACTTGTCATCAAATGTATCATCATAAGTCTTTATATGTACATCCAAATATGATATTTGGTAAATGGTGGGAACTTATTGAAAAGTATCATAATGGGTTAAATAGAGATATTGCTTACAAAATTTTAAATTACTTAAACAATAGTTTAGATGGTAAATTTAAATATAAAGAAGAACAAGCTAGTAAGTTATTAGAACTTAGAGACAAACTATACGATTGGTCTACTAAAATGGGAGGGTAAATCCACATGATTAATCTCTATGATAAATACACTTATATCAAATTATCTATTAAATCTTTTTTTGGTAAAATAGCTAATAAAATTTCTAGATTTAGATCTTATCTACTTTACTCAATAAAAAATAATAAAGCTATCACTATATTTCTTATTGCTTTTATATTAAGCATTGTTCTTGATGATAAAGTGTTTCCTTTATTATGGGGAACTGTTATTTATTTATTGACGTTATGTAGGGAAGTATTAGATACAAAAAAAGAAAACAAGAAGATCGATTTAGTTTCTTTTGATGAATATACAAAATTAGATAAAATATTAGATCAATATGTACAAGAGTGTTTTCTTAGAGATGTGGCTCCTTTCAATTTAGAATCAATACAGAATGAAAAAATAACCAATTCCAAAGCAGAAAATAAACTTATTAATGAACTTAAAGATAGTTTAGCATCTAATATGTCTCCTTCTCTTAGAAGAAAGATTGAACTTTACTATGGAGAAGGAAGAGTAGAATATATCTTATCTATTAAATGCTTAACGTATATTACAAGTATTGCTGCTAATTCAAAACGAGCAATCTATAATATAAAACCTTTAAATATACAATAAAAAAATATACCCATAGGACTTACATCCTATGGGTTTACTTTCTCTTAAAATATTCATTCATAAATATTTTGTATAATTCACGAACTATCTTTTCATTCTCAGATATATCTACAAAGGATATATCTGATTGGTTTAAGGCATTAGCATAGAAAGAACTATAACCACTTTGGAAAACTCTATATAAGGATCTAGAGTTCATCTCTCTATAATACTCTATATCTAATAACTTATTTACATATTGAAGATAGAAATCTTTTATGGTATTGATACAATCCTGTATAGATCCAAACTGTGCCATATAAGCAACATATAACAGGAATTGTATCATATAATTCTTATGGATTATAGGAACTTGTTCACCCATTCCTTTTAATCTAAAATATTCTAACCTTTGATCAGAAAAGTATAATAGATCCATATTTGGCAGTTTATAAAAACTGGTATATTCTTTTTTCATTTTAAATTCTAGATGATCAGAGAACTTAGTATGTTTGATAATCCTATCTATTGTTGTTATAGAATCTTTATCTATATATAAAACTTCTTCTTCATTTAAATCATTCTCTTTGAAGAATCTTTCTCGTATTAGTTTAAATCCATTGGATAATCCTTTTGCTATTTCTTTATTATCTCTTTGAAGTATACCTACTGATATTTCTCTTTCTTGTTTAGGCATATTAAAATATTTAGTATATTGATCTTTGGTTATAAATCCAGTATCTAATAAAATACTTATGTTTGCTTTAGATAGATCATACTCTCTTATGTGTTTATTTATAAGCCAACCATAAGGAGCTACATATCTATCCTTTAACCAAATTCCCATTATAATTCACCTTTTAGTTCTAGGATTCTTAGTTCCTTTTCTTGTTGATAATTATATAGAAGTTTGCTAGGATCTATAAAACTTTTGATCTTATTAATATCGATCATATAATTATTAAATCCTTCTTCTGTATTAAAGTTAGAATTTGCAAACGAATCGATATCATCTATATCATTTATAATATAACTTTGAATAGAATATCTTTGCTGAATAAATTTGATCAAAGAATCAACTACTACTTCAACATAAGGATTTGAATGATTTGTAATAATTATAACTTCATCCATTGTTTCTACAAGCATCATAATTTTCATGAGCATTGTAAATGAATTTTGATTAGTTAGTAGCTGAAATGCATACTGCCTATCAAAATCTAAAGTATATTGATCATCATTGAATGTAAAAGCAAATGATAACCTTTCAAATACGTTAGGTAAAGGTTCTAAAGCTCTAGCCCATTCACCAAATTGTATAACAGAATAAAAATTGAATACAGGTACTGCTCCAGATTCTGATTTCATCTTTACATAGTTTAAAAGTTCTTGACTATTTATATTTATAAATTCTAATTTCATAAATATCACTCCTTTCATAATCATAATATATACTTAAATAAAAAAATAAAGAGAACTCATAAAGAGTTCTCTTATATCTTATTTCTTGTCAAAAATGTCTTCATTGATATCAAGCTCTAAATCAGCATTGATCTTTTCATTTGCAATGATAATGGGGCTCTTGCATCTATAATTAGATTTTACTTCTTCCCTTAATTGTTCTAGATATTTCATAGAAGTTATGGCTGCATCATGCAAACTACCAGGTTGATAATTTATGTCTGATAATAAAATAGACATGGATTCATGAGTAGGAGCACATTGTGCAGGCATTATCATTGCATATTCATATTTATTTATTTTCCCATTAGAGAAAAGAACATTAGCAATTATAAAATCTGTATTGATGTTTCTAACATGTGACATAGATTTGCTCTTATACGGGTTAATAAGGATACCAAAAGTTACACAAAAGAACTCAGCAAGGGTATCCAAGATATGGAACTCAATATCAGGTTCATAATCTGTATATAAGAGAATATCATTTCTTTTTATAAAATTTCTATGCCCATATAATACTTGTAAAATATTTACAATAGATTGTTCTCTTCCTTTATCAGAAAGATAGGATAGATAGATTGATCTTCCCATATTAGGATTTCCATCTATATAAGCAGTTATAGATGCAGGAGGAGGTAGCAAATCTGACATTACAACAAGATTGGGAATATTCATAAATCTTGCAGAATCTTCTACATCTACAACTGCTATAACGCAGTACCCCGATGCCAATGCATCGGGGATAGCTCCTGCGTCATTACTAGAATTCAAACTACCTTCAAATAAACAATCATTATAATTCATCGGCAGTTGTCCCATATGTATCATCCTTTTTGAAACCGAAGTCTACATAACGATCTGTATATTCTTTACAAATTTCCATCATTCTAGCAGGTGTGTACTTATCCTTAAACTCATCTTTGAAAGAACCATATAAGGATGAAGCTACAGAACTTTTAGCTTCTTCTTCACTTTCATAATCTCCTTCTACATCTTTCAGTTTAGAATCCAAGAAAGTTAATACATCATCTGATAACATTGTTTTGTCTCCTTCAGTTTCTTTATTAGATTTTCCATTGCTAGGATATAAAGAGCATTCGATTACTGTTGTCGAATAATTCTTTACTACAATATCAAAACATTCATTATTTTTTACATCGACAGTCTTTGTTACAGAAACATTGACCCCTTCAAAGTCACCATTATTGATTCTGGTTAAATCTTCTCTAACTAATTCTTTGATATCATTAGAGAGTGTAGATATCGTTTCATCTAAATTAGAATCGGTGGTAAAAGTACCATCAAATTTATTGATGATTTCTTCTTTTAATTTTTGATATGTTTGTTTTTCTCTCATGGTGTCAACAAGACTAACACCAATGATTCCACTTACAACATTTTCTGTACTAGACTTGTCTCTTAATGCTTCTTCCTCTTCCTTAGTTAATGCTTTTACAGGATAGAGGTTTTCTTTTTCTTTATCATCGTTATTGAACTTTTCTAACTCTTCTTTAGAAACTGATTCATTGATGATATTTTGGATACTAAGTTTTTCAAAATCAGAAAGTTCTTTCTTTTCTTCTACCATTACTTTAGGAAAGTTTTCTTCTTTCTTAGTATCGAGATTTACTTCATATTTTTCTTCTTCCCTATGACGTTTAGGATGAAGTGTTACATTTGCTTTGATTTCTTTTTGTTGTTCATACTGAGATTTGATACCATGTTCTTTTTTGTATTCTTCATCCATCGGTTCATAATAGATACCGAGGATTGCAGCAAGTCTTAATGTAGATTCAGTACCACATTTCTTTTCTTGCCTTTTTAAGAAATAGATGATATCATTTTTGATATCTTTAGGATAGTAGATAAAAGTTGTTGTTTCTAAAGGCTTTTCAGTAAATTTTTCATAAATTTTCTTTTTAGCACCATCGTTATCAAAACTACTATCACTTTTTCTAGCTACTGTAGTATTCTGAGGATTATGCTTTCTTTCACTTAATACAAACTTGTTTTCTACTTCATTTACTTCTGTTTCATTATAGAATCTCTTAACTATTTTGTCTCCTCTTTTAATGAAGACTTTCATCGTGTTATTAAATAACGGCATCTCATTATCCCTCTTTCTCGTATTAATAATAGATTCTTTATTATATTCTATAGCTAGACTTCTAGCAGAATATCTGGTACCGCACTTAGTACAAACTATCTCTGACATACCTTTCGAATAATCATAATCTAAATACCCATCACATTTTTCTTTTGTAATAGGATCTACAAAAGAGCATCTAAGTTTTGTATAGTCAACCTCAAACACGTAAGGATAATCCAATATAACAGGACCAAACCCTACTCTTAACCCCCAATTTTTATGAAAGTTTCCTCCTATATCTTCCATAATATAACCTCTATCAAGTATCAACATGATAAAGTCAAATATATCACCAGTATAAACGTATTTAAATTGATAAGAAGTCATAGTTTCAACACGTTCTACTAATGACATTATTCCATCAGGAGTGACATCAAAGGTTTTAGTACAAAAAGGTTTAACTACTTCTTGCAATCTAAACTCAGAAAGATTATCTCTTTTACCAACCCTATCTGATGCTATTTTTATAACAACAGAAGGATCATATTCAACGTAGAATGTTCTTCTATTAGTACCAGAGGCTAACGGTTTTATTCCGAGAGGAGATAAGATCTCATTCACCATCTTATATTTCTTAGAAGGGGAATTCATCAATCTAACACTATCTACCACTTGTCTTACCTGTTCTATGATATTGAGAGGAACATATGATATCAATGGAGGTTTTGTCATTTTGTTCCAATCTGATATTGTGAATTTTAAGGATTCGTTATAACTAGTTAGTCTATTAATAGTTTCTAATCTAGCTAATATCCCTTTTCTTTCTTTAACATTCATAATTCCTCACCACCTTATTTGTAAATAGGTTTCAAGGGAATGTTTCCTCTACTATTTTCACAATAATCCATGAACAGTTTCTTTCTCTTCTGGTACTCTTCGGAAGTGCTTATATCCACATAGTTAGAAGGTAGTCCATATTTAGGATCTACAGGTTTAGCATCTTTAAAGATACTCTTGCTCCTGTCAAAGTTTCTATTTACCAATTGATTACCATTCCCAAGCTCTAATAAAGCTTTTCGATATTCAAAAGGATTTTGCATTATAGCTTCTCTTTGACCTTCTCTTTCTTGATCCTCAATATTCATCATAGATAATTCATATAATGCTTGAGGAACTACTTTTGTGAAATACTCCCTAGTGTTATGAGATTCTTGAAGAGAATTACCGAAAATCCTACTAAGGATTTCCTGTTGTTTTCTTCTAATAGAATAACAAATTTCTTCAGAGCTTATCGGTTTAAGACTATTAATCTTTTGAATATTAAGCTCTAACATTCTATCCTTGTATTCTCTCTTTCTTGCTCTCATAGCTTCTTCGGGACTCATACGTTGTCTAACTTCATTTGAATTCTTACCAAACCACCATTCATCAAACTCTTTATCGGTTTTAGAGCTCTTAAAGATATGGCGATATAATTCATATTGCTGTTGTTGCCTCTTTTGTCTTACCCTGGCTTCGTGATAATATACTTGGATAGGGTCATAAATGTTATATGACTCATTTTCAACTTCAGAGAGTCTTTTCTTTTCTTCTCTCTGTCTTCTTATTGTTTCTTCTGTAACTCCTTGCAACTTCTTATTATATTCAGCAAGTTGCTTTAATCTCAATTTCTTAACTTCTACTTCTAATTTTACGAATTCATACTCGCAAAATATCAATCTTTCTTCTTCACTCAGCTTACGACCTCTATCATAAGCATATTCATATTCTTCCATCTCTTTATACTCTATTCTAGGAGTCGGATTAACTTTGCTTTCCTGATCAGCAAAATATTCCCTTCCACCTTCCTCTGTTTCATCAAATTCAGGAAGAGGTCTATTCCTATAAGGAACTCTATAATCAAGATATCCATTTTCATCTTGATTCTTTTCTTCTAATTCTCTATACTCATTTAGTTTACTCTTAATTACTTCTACATATCTTTCATATTCTTCTCTTGTAATATCAGGAATAAAGAACTTTATGTTATACAATACAGTGGCTATCATTGTATTATATACTGATATCTCTTCACAAAGCTTCTTTTGTTCCCTTTTATCTCTTAATTTTAGAACTAAAGGGTGTTCATCAGGAACCTCTAATCGAGTGGTATCTATTCCTTCAAAATCAAGCATATCTGATAATTCATCATTTCGCTTCTTTAGTTCTTCTTGAGCTTTCTTTAATTCCTCATAATCACTAGATAATTTTTCTTGTTGTTTGTTGTCCCCCTCTTCTACTTCAGGCTCAATAGGAGTTCTTATTATATGAACTTGAAGTCTTTCTACATAATTAGTAAAATTTCTCTCAAAGTAGTCTTTATAAGGCCCTTTAGCTTCACGATCACGTTCTTGTGCTTCCTCATATTCTCTTCTTTGAGATTCTGTCATTATAAAAGCTCTTACAGCTCTTCCTTCAGCATAATCTTCTTCATCGGGCTCCATAAAATCAGTGGAATCTGAATTATAATACATTCCACCTGTATAACCTGTAAATTGATTATCAAAAGGCATTTGATTTCCATACCATGTTCCATTCATCTGAGGATAAGTAGGAACAGGAGGAGGAGCATCAGGAACTGCAGGAACTATACCCATCTGACATTGTATGTTGGGATTGTTGAAAGGATTATCATATCCATAAGGATTATATGCATTTCCTCTCATATAAGAAGCGGGATTGCTAAAATCAACTATATTCCCAGGTTCTTCATACATAGTAGGATTTATCCTTCTAGCTTCTAAATTTTGTTGCATGGCAGCATTAGCTTCCATTTGATCTTGCATTTTCTTTTGTTGGATTGCATCATTAAATAATGTAAACATTAGTACCATCCTATCCCAGGATTGGGAATAAATGAACCAGTTCCTATATTATTAGGATACATATTAGGAATAGGTTGCTGATAATAATTATTATAGTTAGGATTGGTCATAGCAAGTGCAGGATTGATGTTTTGAAGTTCTTCTCCTTCTATCTCTCCATTTGCTTTAATAAACTTTCCATTTACCATATTAGGATGATAAGATCCTCTCTTTACATCATTGAAAGATATTGAATTACCATAATCATCGAATAGCAGAATTCCATCATTTTCATCTTTCATAACAAGATCTTCAGGATTCAAACAATAAGACCCATTTTGTAAGTCATCTGATGAGAAGTTAAACATTTGAGAAGATTCTAATTTTTCTTCAGGATTGGTATCTTGTTTAACTATATTATCATTATAAGATGCTGTTTGAAGTTGGTTGTATCCTTCTTGTTTAGGTTGTTCGATCGGATGTTCTGCATAATACTTTCTTTTGGCATCTAACACTTTCTGTTGCTTTTCAATCATTCTCTTATTATATACAAGATGAAAGAAATTTGTTACTTTTGCATTGTATTTACAAGATTTATTGACAGGTACTAAGGTTCCTGTTATTTCATCAATCATCAATTGTTGGTACGGATACATTTTAACAATTTCATCTATACCACCACATTCTTCAATAAAATCATTTATCCAAGGATCTGAGTCAAGATCTATATCTGCACAGATATAATTGATCGATCCATCTTCTAATACTTCTGAAATAGCTCTTTCTCTAAGTACTACATTACTCATCTCTACTTCACCTCTTAGTTATACATTTATCAAATACAAATAGTCTTTTACCTCTTTAGGATTAGGGTACCATACAACAGGATAGTTTTTCTTTCTGGTATCAAAATTTTTCAACTCTCCAAGATTGATAGTACGATTTAACTTAGATCTAGTATAATTATCAATGTAATCATTATACTTTGCGATATCGATCTCAATATCTAACGTAGTTGTTATCTTTTGAGTATCGGGAAAATTATTAGCATGAAATACTTCATGGAACTTATTCATGCTATCTATTTTGTTTGTTTTTATGTGTCCAGGTATATGGTATATAGATAACTTAGTGTTTGAATGTAATATCATTCGTACTATATCTAAAATTAGTTCTTGATTAGACACAGGTTTCTTCTTACTACCTATCCCACTAGTCATTAAAGTATAACCAACGGCATTTTGGTAATATTTAAAAAACCACTTTCTTAAACCAAATACAGAAATCTTTGAATCTGAAAAGATATTCAAAAACAAATCCGTATCTTTGTATTTCAGTGCATCTTCTACACCCATTCTAATAGCATATAGTTCTGCATAGTTTACAGTAGCTTCTACTATATTATATCCTTGATTAATAACTGTTCCATTTATTGTAGTCACAAATCCAGGACAGGTTAGAAACTGTTGATGAGGAGTTCCAGGATTTATTATTTTAGTAGATGCGTCTGTAAAGATATTTACTGCATTTTTATAAAATAGCATAGATCAAAATCCACCAGCTTTCTTATATCTATCTTTATTTGATAAGATTTCTCTTATAAGATCATTTATCTTATCTTCAGTATTTTTTAATACCATTAATCCTTGTATTCCTTCTCTCTTTTCTATTTCTGCTACTTTCCTTTTTACAAATTCTAAATAGTAATAATAAGATTCTAATACTATCTTCTTATCCTCGCAGGATCTCAGAAAAGTTACAAATTCTTTATCCTTATAATTAGGATCAGATTCTAATATAAGCTGGTGTAAGATAAATATACTTATCTCATGAATCATATATTCATTTTTATTTGTCTCCATTTTTATATTCTCCTTTTAGTTATTATTATATAAAACGATACTTAAACTTTCATAATAATAATATATAATTTTATACAAAATTAACCCAGAGCTCAATTAAGAGCTCTGGGTATCTTATATTTATTTTTTAATTTTAGAATAGTTAAATTCTTTTTCATCAATTCTTCCAGCCGTTAATGGAGAATTAGGGTCTTTAGGATTGATGGTAGAAGCATAAGCCATTGTATTTAGATTGCCTCGTCTATCTAAAGCAAAGAATACGATATACTTTTTATCTATAATACAAGGATATACATATTTAGTTCCTTCGCTTGAATTTATAGGATCTTGAATAATTAGCATATAAATCATAGCATAGAATTCTTCTCTATCTAAAGAGAATAAAGCACTACGATAAGGAGCTATACCTTTACTTTCATAAAAGTCTCTGTATAATATATCTAACCTACGTCTAATATTTAAATATCCTTCATGATAATCTACACGGTACGGATAGTTATAAAAATCTTCCTGATATTCTTCTTTATCTGCTAAAAGTTCAGAAAGAGATTTTTGAATTCCTGCATTCATCTTACATTTTCTATTGAAAATAGATTTTGCAGCCGCCATCTCTTCAATACCTGTTTTAATTATTTCAGGACTATTAGCAAGGTCATTTATTGCAGAGAATAAACTATATCCTTCATTTATAGGTTTAGGTGAAATTTGTTTAAAATACATTTCTACACCTCATTATGTTTTTATTAGTGTACAATTTCAATTCGTTCTACAGGGATACCAAGAGATCTGTAATTTTCATTAACAAGCCATTCAGGAGGATTCTTGATTTGTACTTTTATATCATCAGCAAGATTGAATCCTCTGAAGTCAATACATTCATAAGAATTATTTACACTGCTAAGATCGAATACACCCTTAAGAGAAGTCATCTTCATAACATTTCTTTGAATAAACAAACCAAAGTTTGTTACTTTAGAAGTGTCCCATCCAGTAAGGTCTAATTCTTTAATACCACAATTTCTAAATGCACATCCCATATCTGTTACATTAGATACATCCCAGTTAGACAAATCTAATTTATTAACACGACAATCACCAAAGATATATCCAATGCTTGTTAACAAGCCACCCTTAGGAGGTCTATTGAACTTGAAATCTTGGAGCCATTTATCAATGTAATTATAATCGCTAGAAGTTGATTTTCCTTCTGCAATTTCTCCAGTATAGAGGTTGATGAACAAAGGAATATCATAAGTAGCACCAAAATCATCAGGCTCTGTTTTCTTAAATCCATAAATTACTGAATTAATACCGAGGCTATCAAATGCTCCATAAAGATCAACTGCATTGCTAAGATCGATATCTTCTAAACCTGTAATTTTACCAGCAAATACTCCAGCATTTAATAAGCCTTTGATATTTTCGCTACTAGCAACAAGATCACCAAGAATAATTTCCTTGAAATAACTTCCACTGAAAAGTTCACTAAGACTTCCAGCATCACTAAGATTCATATGTGTGAAATCAAGAGTAAATTCTTTATCAAACTTATCTTTCTTATTATATTTATTAAAGAATTCCAATGAGTTTACTGTACTAAAGGCACCACTAATATCAGCACCTTTTTGTAACTTCATATGATCTATGATATTTTGAATATCTTCTTTATTATTAAATAAACCTTTGTATGCACCATAGTAATCATAGCACATAAGATATCTGGCACTTTTGATAAGACGATCTTTGTTAAAGAAGTCTTTCATTACACTCTTAGCATTTTTAAGTCTATCAATAGAATCTCCATCAGGGAAGTTCTTAGAGAACCAGTTATCATCCAATTCAAGACCTTCTTCTACTTCTGAAGGTTCTTCATAAGAGAGAATATATTTGTTAGAATTAACAAAAGTAAAGGCTTTAGGATTTTCAGATTCTTGTTTAGCAAATAATTGCAAATCAAAGTTAATCATTATTATAACTCCTATTCTATAATTTCATACTGGGATTTTTCTAATCCACTAAGAAAGAATCCATTGGGAGGATTCTTTATTTTTAAGTTCCTTAATTCTTTACATCCAACAGATGTATTGATTCCAAACATTCCAGAATATTTGATACATGATTTCATATCTATTATACCTTTAATCTTCTTTAAACTTTTACATCCATCAAAAAGTCTAGTAAAATCTTCTACTGAACTTGTATCCCAATTAGATATATCTATCTCTTCTAAAGATTCACATTCAGCAAACATAGAATTTATACTAGTTACTTTTTTATTTACTAAAGTAGATATTCCATATATAGATTTTAAGTTCTTATCTCCATAGAACAAACCATTCAAAAATTCTATAGGAGAACCTTTTTCCATATTCCATGGAGTTAGATCTAAAATAGTTGCATTTTCTAACTTAGCAAAAGTTCTTGTAAAGGCATATTTATCCTTGATAAAATTGATATTGATCTTTGAAATAATATTGTTTATTTCTTTATTACTAAAATTTACACAAGGACTAAATAGGTTGATCATGCTGCTAGCATAAACAGTATTATCAAATAATCTTTTAGATTTGCTTTTAGACTCTTCTAAAGAGGAGATAAAATTAATATCTTCAATATTATCAGAAAACCAGTTATCTAATTTGGTAAGATCAGGATTTTCTTCATCCTCTTTATAATACAAGAGTACATCTTTATCTATATTTGTAAAAAATCTAGGATTAGCTTGAGATATCATATCTTTATCTCCTCTATATTTTATCGTGCTTTATATTTATCTGTTGTAGAAAGGAGCTGAATTGCACTTTCTTTAGTATATCCATTATTCAAAAGATAATCGATATCATTCTTTTCATAATCCATACCATTAGGAGCAATCATAGATTTATCATAGGCTTTTGTATACTTATCACAACCAGCTAATGTTTCAATTGCTAATTGTTTTGTATATCCAAGGTTCATTAAATAATCGATATCGTTTTTAGCATAAGGTCTTCCATTAGGACCTACTTCATCTGATTGCATTTCTGTTCCATTAAGTACAGATTCAGTAAATTTGTGAGCTCTAAAGTAATTGGCTTTTCCTCTAAGAATATCTCCACCACGATGACCTGTAGTATCCCAAGGATTATAAATAGGAGATTCTGCAGTTCCTAACACTTCAAGATCCCAACGTTCTACAGAATGTTTAGGTCCATACATATTATTTGCATATCCATTGTAATCAGGATAATACAAATCTAACCCATCTTCATTATCTGCTGCTTCTCCATGAGTAAGAACATGTTCTTTATCAATAGTTAAATCTAAAGCATCAGCTAATAAACAAATCACTTTAGCCATAGAGTCTATTTGAGCATCCGTAGGAGGATAATCTCCAAGGTCATCAGGGGTTGCATTATATGCACAGTTTAAAGTAATACCAATAGCACCAGTGTTTCTATAATAGGTATGATTTAATGTTTCAGAGAAATCACTAGTTGCAATATAAGTATCCCCTTCAGAACTGATAGATATGGTGTACTCATTATAAGTTGTATGATATCCACCAGCAGTCCAATGTAAATATAATTTTACATCTCTTCCAAATCGTTGAGCTTCAGACCAAAGATCATCTTTACAGTCTTTTGCAATATTATAAATTTCAAGATATGTAGCTGCTTTAGCCAAAATAACTTACCTCCTAATATTCAATATAAGTAGCTCGTCCATCTGCATACCAGAAAAGCTTCTTTAATCGATTGTTATAAATCATTATCCTCTCAGGCAATGTAGATCTTATTTGACTTTCAACTACCCAAGAATTAGAAACCATTGAATATTTCAGAACATTACCAGATGTAAAATCATAAATATTTTCTCTCTGATATAGATTGTTTTCTAATTCAGTTTTTATCTTATTTAAATCTTCTTCAGTAGTTGCTGCATACAAAACTCTAAAGTTATCATCAGCAAATACTCTTCTAGTATCTGTATTTAGTTTAATAACTTGGCCTTGTTTGGCTTTATCAAATAATGCATTATGGAATAAAGCTATTTCCTGATAATTACCTTCTCCATAGTAGAAATAGAATTCTCTTGTATTTTTATTATATAAAAATACTTTAGTTTCTAAGGTTTCATCTAATTCTCCTTCAGCTACCCAAGTATTAGTATTATAATTATACGCATAATAAGTATTATTATTTATATCATAGATATTTTCATTATTTCTTAATCCTTTTTGATCAATAGGAATAAAGTCTACACCTGTATTTCTAAATACAATACCAACTCTACTAGGGCATAAAGCCATATCTTTTAAATTAGCCAAAACTTCTTTATCTGTTATTCCTCTTCTATTAAAAGAATACTCTCCAACATATTGAGATACAGAAGTAGCAGAAGTTTCTGAAAATATAGAAGTGTAGAATGCAAAGTCATCTACATTTCTTTCAACTTTAAGAAATACATGATAATCATTTAGTGTTGTATTTGTAATATTATCAGTAACTTTATTTGTATAATCTTTTAAAACTAATTGAGTAGGATTGCCTAAATCATAAACCAAGGCAAAGTTAATAAGATTAGTATATCCACTAATCTTAGGAGTTCTTATAATAGATAAGGTATGTTCTTTACCATGTTTATCAATAGTATAACCTATCAATATACCTACAATAGAATCTGCTCTTTTTGTATTTATATTATAACTTACAGTATATTTACTATATTCTTTTGATGAATAAACACTTGCAACTAATGGAGATGTAGTAGTACAAGTTATTTCTCCAGCATCGCTTATTTGAATAGAACTAGGATTCCCAGTAAATTCATTATAGGTGGGATTGTTTAGATTTTGGCCTTCACTTATATTAGGGGAATTGGTTTGATTTGAATCTAATTCAATTAAGTTAGCTGTATCATAGTGAGCAAATCTTCTCCAATTCGTATTAGCATCCTTATAAAAAGAAGGTTTAACTTTTTTAGCTAATTCTAGATCAGCAGGTCTAGAAAATACATTGAGTGTTAAGAACCCATCACTAGTATAGATTTTGTTTCTTTTTGTATCAACTTTAATAACTTGCCCATCAAGTGCACTAGAAACTATATCTTCTAATCTATCAAAATCTTCTATTTCTTTGATCTTTTCTTCTACACTATCAAGGCTCATCTTATTCTTTACAATCCTATTATGATTATCTGAAATTTCTTCTTGCAAGTTCATAAATAGTTCTTGTAAAGAAGGAGCTATTTCATCCCAAGTTATCTTATATTCTTGATTAAACACAGGTTTCTCCTCCGATGACAAATTAATAATTCAATTACTTAATATGTCAAGGAATGATATTTTGGAGGGATTAAAATATGTCCTTTAATATGGAAGATAAAGTAAGCTACTCCGAACTTGCACCTAGTTTAAGGAAATTATTTAAATTATTACATGATAAAAACGAAGAACATAAAAACCTTATCTTAAATGATGGATATAAAATAACTAAATTCAATGATACTCTAAAAAATACTAGAGATAATAAGAGTTTAGAATATTTGTTTGAAGATTTAAACAAAGATGATGATGGATCTACTTTACGTTATGAAAATGATATGTTTTACAAAGCATCCAGATTTTATACTATAGATAGAGATGATATTTTCAACTCTGGTATAGATAAAAAATATAGAGATTCGTTTCTCTATAATACGGATACAACGACTTTTGTATTCCATAAAAGAGATGGAGAATATGAACAAATATCAAATCTCCCAGAAGACAAAAGATATATCTTAAATGCTAAAAAAGACCAACCTGTAAATATAAATAAATCTTTAGATGGGTATGTGTATGATGATGATTATAGAGAATTAAATGCTATTGATGACGATTATGATTTAGACTCGTTTAGGGATGAACCTTTAAATCTAGAAAATATATTTAATACTGGAAAGCATATATCGGAATGGTTTTCCACTGTATATCCAATAGTTGATGCTACAAGAAGCCAAAATAGAGATAGTGAACAATGGTTGAGAGATAAAACAATATATTCTTTCTATACTAAATCTTTAGTATTTCAACAGGCTAAAAATGGATGGACTCTTGGTGTTGTTTCTAATGAAGATATATATGAAAATCTAGATCTTACTGTAGAAACAGGATTGTGGCAAACATATGATCCTTTAGTAAGAGTAGATTATCAATCAAGAGATAGGTATTGTTTGATTATTCTTGGATTTATGTATGATGAAAATGGTATTTTCCATGATGTATCTCTATGCAGATTTCCTAGTGTTGGAAATGATCCGAACTTACCTAAATTTTTTATAATGTATGATGCATGTACTTATGCAGAAAAAGGTTTAAGGGATGCAGACATTGGAAAAGTATTATTGACTAAAGCAGATAACGCTACCATTCCTGGTTGTAATTTCGATATGAGAAATAATAGAAATGATAAACTAACTATTCATATCAAAAGAAGAAATGGATCTATAGAAGCATGGACTTCTGATCTAAATCAACCTATAAATTTCTTAGATGAAACTCATCATATAAAATATGTAGTTCCTAATACTTGTCCAGATACTATGGATAATAAAGTGTATCAAAATATTAAAAAGATGCTAAATGGTCCTAGTAAAATTGGATTTGCTGTACATGATATGGGTGCTATGTTTAAGATTATAGATCAAAAGAATTTTGTCCACTATAATAATTATTATGATATCAGATCTGGTAAGGATTATAAACTAAATACAGATACACAAGAATGGGAATTAGATACAAATAATCCTAGCAAAGGAATTATAGGTAGAAGCTATATATACAATCCTATTCTAAAGAAATTTTTCTTCTTTTTTGATTATGATGAGAATGGGAAACCCATCTATCAACGAATAGGTGGTAAAGAAGAAACTATAGATTTGAAATCTTTTGTAAAGAATTCATATACTTATATTAATTTCTGGGATGGAAAATTTCCTACAACGCATCTTTATGAAAATAGTAAAAATGGACCAACCACTCCATACTATTACTCTGATATTTACAAAGCCTTTGTATCTCCTGTTATATTAAAACAGAGTAGAGAATCTCAAGATAGATTATCTGATTGGACTTCAGCTAGATTATCTAATAAGAAATATAGAAATTTGATGGTAAAATATACTATAGATATGATAACAGCTAATGCAAAAGCTTCTACATCTAATGATAAAAGAGATAGAGATTTGGTAACTTTAGATTCATCTTATCAAAATGATGATGACCCAATATTATTTGTAGTAGCTACTATGCTCGATGAAGATGGTCACAGACACGATATATCAGTAGTACGAGTTGGTGGTAATCCGAATGGTGGTAGTATGCAACATCAAGCCGGTCCATTCTATATTGCTTATGATGCATTACAGTACCTAAACCCATATCCTAATTATATTTCTGGATATGATGGTGTTAGCAAATCTCTTAATGGTAGTTCTCCGACAGATCCGATATATCAATATTGCATCTTAGATGCAAAACCATACGGAACTGGATTGGACAATATAAATCCTATATTCTGGGGAGATAAACTTATTAGAATGGAAGTAATTAAAAGAGATGGTATAATAGATGCATGGACTTCCAATGCTGATGAAAATATAGATTATACGAAACCTAATTTCCATTTACATTTTGAACTTCCTTCTACCAAACCATCAGATTGGCCTTTAGAAAAATATAGTAATATTAAAAAAATGCTCACAGAACCTAGTAGTTTTGGATTTGGTCAATCCTCAGCAATGTTCTTAGCTCGTGTACAAGATTCTTATTTACAATCATAAAAAATATAGGGTAAGGGATTAAATCCCTTACCCAATTTATTATTCTTCATGATAAATATCGATATTTCTCATAACAGGATTTATAGAATCATATTCTATAGAGCTTACAGGATTATTTTCTATTTCTTCATTCCAGAATATGAAATTACAATACTGTCTACCTTTTCTATAACCATCTGTGCTAAAATAAAAATCATATGTAATAGATGGGTCTATTTTCATTATATGAAAATACATTGGATATATATTAGTTCTAAACCTTTCAACAATATCTTTTTGAATTGGTTTGTCATCTGGATATGTAACACGTATATCATTAAACGGGAATTGATATAAAGATTTTCTATAATCTGGATCATCCCATAATTTCATTTGAGTAAGTTCAAAGAATTTTGTATCTCCAAGCAAAGATACATCAACTATTTCTCTATCAAAATTATTATCTCCACCACTTATATGAAGAATAGATCTTTTAAATGCAACTTTAGGATCAGAGTTTAAGTCTTTTACAGAATCTAGAGTCTTTTTAAAAGAAATAGTATGTACCTTTTCAGAATTATAAGCATAAGGATATACAAAATTCTTTATCCCTTTAACTCCCCATATTCTAGATTTAGCTTGGTCTGAATCATTGCCGTGACGGTGACCAGTATGAAACTTACCTCCATGGTGTCCAACCCAGATAGAATCTGTATTGCAGGCACATACAGCAACTTTAGTCATAAAATCAGGAAACTTTACTTTTTTTCTAACAAATTTTATATTTTCATTATGACCAAAATATTTCTTATTCCATCTAGAACCAAGAAATTCTTTATTTCTATTAGCAAACCCATTAAAATAGAAAGATTGATTTATATCAGAAGGGGTAGCAGATATAGTAGTGTCTTCTGTTATAATACCACCTTTAAAATTCAATTCACCAGTAGTAATAAACCACCCATCTTCTTGATTAAATCTAGGAACTAATTCAACTTTTATTTCTTCTCCAGATATAACTCTGAAATCATGAGTATATGCTTCACCTTTATAAGTAACTCTTATTTCTTGATATTTATCATCATTCTTTATAAATATATTACAATATGGGATATAATAGAAATTGAATGTAATAATATCTTGAGAGAATTGAGCTGCTCTTAGATTTAAAGAATTTCTTATAAGAATATCATTAGTGGTGCTAGTTTCCTCTTTCTCTTGATATTCTATAAAATTCCACATAAAGGGTCTATTTACTTCTTTATCTTTATCTGATTCATCATTCTTTTCTAATACATGAAGATGTGCATTTGTGTGATTAATTACATCATCATTGTCTAAGTTTTCTTCTACTACATATCCATTCTTAACTGTATCTTCTAATTTTTTATGGGAGAAACTAGCATAAGGATCTTCATTATATGGAAATGATGTTCTATAATCATTTTCTTTATCTTTTGTAGTTATAATAGAATGATATATATCCTTACTATCAGCTTTCTCTACTGTTTTATTTAGCATTTCTTTATAAGCTATAGAATAATTATTTTTAAAATTATCTATATCTTCATTCATTAAAGGATAAAGATCGGAATCTAAAAAATTATCATTATCCATATAATATCCTCCTAAGATATAATTTTATAATTAATTGTATATTATAAATATGAAGTCAATTTAAAATTGAGGATAGGAATTTCATCCTATCCTCTATATTAAAAAGATTAATATAAGAAACATAATAGGTTTTTAAAAGTAAAATGAAATAATATTAATAATTTTAGATTGCTTTAAGAATATCTATAATTAATTATATTAATCTTTATTAATTAATAGTCCGTATTAGCACTTAATTTTAGGAGGTTAGTTCAAATGGTAATTGGGGAAGGATTTAGGAGATTGAAAGGAGATTTTGAACACTCAAAGATTCATGAAAAAATGTATTCTATTGGAAAGTTCAACTCATTAGCTTTACAAGCTATAAGAAAGAAAGACATTAAACTTTTTTTAAACTCTGATTATTATAAGAATAATAAGAGAACTATTTTAGTCACCTGGGGAATATGTTGGTTTTTATTAGTTAGTACAGGTATACATTGTTTTGTTCATATCTACGATAGTAGATTTAGGCATTATTCCATAGAAAGTTATTTGAAATTGAATGAAAATGTTGATATAACCAAGAATGGATACATATCTGAATTGTATAAGCTTGGTTCTTTTGAAGGTTATAATTATACTATTAATAATGAGGTTGGTTTTCATTCTACAAACGTATCAAATAATAATGGGATCTATAGTTCTATCTTAGTTATAACGATAAATAGAGATTATAAGAATGATAAAGATGGGTACAATATTCAAAGAAGGCAAATAGGAATTCTTCTTGAAAAAGATGAAAATAAAAATATGATTACTTTTAAGATTCCTAAATATAATAATACTTCTTTTGATACTTTGTTCGGATTTCAACAACAAACCGTAAGTATTAATAAATCAGATTATGATACAGTCTTATTAGGAACTAGTTCATCTAATGAAAGTAGAATGTATGTAAAGGCTGCTATAGTAGCAGCATATGATCTTGGTTTGATTGATCTTGAAAAGGATCATTTTAATATAATTTAAAAAAGGAGATGGATTTAAAATGATTGGCACATTTGCTAAAGTCGGAATCGCTATGTGTGCAACATTATTAGTTGCCTATGTATCTCAAAAAAGAGAGAAGCAAGAAGTTAAAAAGTATTATATTATAGAAGCTAAAAAAGAAAAGAAAGATGATGAAATTCCTAAATTTAATTTAGAAAAGTTTAAAGAATGGTTATAGGGGGTATTATATACAATGGAACCTAATTATGAAGAATTAGAGAATATATCTGAAGAAGAATTACAGGAGATGCAAGAGCAATTATTCAAAGCAAATCCTATGCTAAAAGCTATTACTTATGCATTTAATACAGTAGGTACTAGTAAAGAAGAAGAAAATAAATTTAAAGATATTATTAATGAAGGAGATTATGGGGTAATAAATCCTGAAGTAGAATTAGATGATATCATGGCAGTAAAAGATGATATTATTACTACTACAAAATCAGATTCTAAATTAAATGAATCTAAAGATGGAACTACAGATCAGATTTTAAATATCTTATCAGGGTCTGTAGCGACTGCTGGAGTTATCTTGGAAAAAAGTGATAAAGTAGCAGAATTGTATCCCTTGCTTTATAAAACAAGAGATGGGTTATTTAACTTGGTAAATGATATGATGGATAGAGTTAAAGAATATAAAGAAAATCTTCAATGTGTTGAAGAGATATTAGAAAAAGCAGATAGTGAAGATCTTACAGAAGATGAAAAAATAACAAAAGTTTACAATTTAGTAGAATCTTATATGGCAGAACATGAGTTAGGAATGACTAAAGAAAATGTATTTAAAACATTCTTCTTATTAGCTTATAGAAATAAACCTGCTGTTGAGATTCCTTTTGATTTTGTTTCTAGTGATGTAATAAATCCTTTATTAAAAGATATCATTGAAGAGTATGCTAAAGAAAAATTTAGTATTATAGACTATCTTAAGATTCTTAGAGTATATTATACTTCTATGATTTTCAATATATTATTCTCTCTTACTAAAGGATTAGAACCTGATAATTTTGGTCATTCTCATCATGATCATAAATGTAGCTGTGGAGGAAATTGCCACAATCATAAACATGAAGAAGAATAAAAAATAAATTAAGCATAGGACTTAGTCCTATGCTTTTTTTTTGGTTATTTTTCTTTGATCCAGAGAGGGCAAGGTCCAAATACTTTAACTGTTTCATATTCATTAAGATAGATATCCTTAGATTTGTAAATAGGATTCCCATCTTTATCTTTTCCAATAATTACAGGGTATTTAATATTTCCACCAGGAATAGTTTTCTTAATAATAGAAACATTGGATTTATCTCTTCCACCAAGGGGAAGCTTTCTACCAGTCTTTAAATATGTATTAATAAACTCTTTACTAAACTCAATCATACCTTTTGCTTCATTAGGTTTGAATTCGTATTTATCTATCAATCTATCTGCTTCTTGGGAACTGATCCCTGTTGTATTTGTCAATACTGAACTCATAGTAGATCTAATAACTTCAGACGGATTAAAACTGTAGTTAACTCCTTGTCCACGATATACATCTACTTTATATTCTCTATCATTCATCATAGCTCTCATAATAAGAAGTTCATCTTTCTGAGATTTTGTATCATAAGTTTTTTTATCTTCAGAATTTCTCTTCTCATTAATTTCTTTAATTAGCTCTTCTACCTTCATTTTCTTTTCTCTCCTTTTCTTTTTTATCATATCCTTTAAGAATAATAATAGGATATATTTTCTTAACTCTCTTACAATTTCTCATAAGATAATTATTTATCTCTTCTCTGTTCATAGAAGATATCTCTTTAAGAAATTCACTCCTACCCATGTATTTTTCTCCTTGTTTAGGATTGCTTCTTTTAAGCAACCCCCATTAAATTATAATTAAGTCTTTAATATAATAATTTATTATTCTATATCAAAATTATTGTATATGACTGTGAGATTTCTTACTATTATTACATCAAGATAATGAAAAAGCTAATGAGGAGGACCTTACTGTGGCTATTTATTTAGATGAAACTATACCCTATAGATTATATAGAGGGCAGTTTTATTATCCTATTGATCTATCCAATAGAATGAAGAATTCTGTTGTTTATTTATTGACTCCTAATACCGATTCGAGTATAAATTTATTAAGTAATAAATTAGCTAGATTAAACCATACTGTATACCAATCTTACTTTATAGAGAAGAATATAAATCTTGTTATTAATAGCAACTTAAATAAAGAAAAAGAGATTACTATAAACAATGAATCCGTAGATAGTTCTATCTTAAGGGATTTGGTAATAAATGAATCTCTTAAAAAAGATGATTTTATTTTGAATGAAGAAGGATTAGAATATCCTACAGATTCTGGGTGTGTAAAAGAATTATTCCCTGACTTTGTAGATTCAGTTCTTAAAGAAGAGACAGAGACTACAAAATTTGGATCTTATAATTATACTAATATCTTTAGACAGCTTTTATATAGTAGCAGAATGAGAAGTCAATCTGACTGCCTTCATCACTATGAAAGAATAAGAAAAGAACTTTCTTTTATTAAATATGCTTTTGCAGATTATAGACTTTATAAAGGAAAGAACTTGTATTATGATTTTGCTTATTATACAGAAGCATTCTTAAAGAACAATCAGAAATTTATAGCTGATAGAGGAATTGACGTATTCTTTACTTTTATAAATAGATTTATTATGGATTCTAGATTCTCTTCATATGTAAAGAAAACTATTGTAATTCCTGTAATGGATTGGAAGAAAACTGTTGACGAGGGAAGTATTTTTGATTTTAGAAAATCTGTAAATCCTTTCTCTATGATTCATAGAGTTATCAGAATCAATCCTAGTAAATTAGATCCATGGAAAGATTTTAATATCATATTCATGGGAGAACATGGTTACTTTAGAATTGATTTGAATACATTAGACGTTGGTAAGCTGAATAAGTTTGTAGGTCTTACCAGATCTATTATAAAGAATGATTACAAAGATTCTATAGATGTACAAGAAACAGATTCTCGCCAAGTTATTATTACTCAATTAGCAGATAAAATTGCTGATGGTGGTATTAAGATCCATAATTTCACTGGTGGTACTGATACTATATCAAAAGAAGATTTAGAGAAAACTGGTGTATTAGATGATCCTAGTCTTACCAAAGACCCCGAAATTAAGAAGGCTGCTCTTGTAAATAAGATCACAAAACTAGCTGATAAGCCTGATACCAAATCAGCTGATGATGTGCTTGAAAAAATAGATAAAGCTGATAAAAAAGAAAATGATAAAGAAGTAGAAGACGATTTTGCTGACGACGACAATATCGACAAAGAAGCAGAATGGATGAAGAATATTCTAATGGATTTACAATCTGATGAATCTATTAGAATGAATAATGCTAGAAAATCCAGAATGGAAAAGAGTAAAAAGGATTTAATGAATAAGCAAGTAAATGGCAAATCAGTTGCTACTCTTCTTAAAGATTTCAAGAAAGACGATGATATCAAACCTAAAGATATTAAAATAGACTCTTTAGATGAATCTTGGAAGAAAGTAAAATTTGCTAATTTCAATGCTCAATATGAAATGGATCCTGATATTGTAGCAATGTTTACACATTTTACAAATGTTCGTCATCCTATGAATATTGTAGATATTAAATCTGAAGATACGTCTACATCTGAAGATTATGTAAATACTTGGACAGTTCATTATGAAGATGCTGAAACTGGTAAACGATTTACTATGAAATTAGATATTCCTAAATTAATTGGTAATCGTTTTATGAAATTAAGAGGTAATGAAAAATCTCTTATTGGTCAATTGATGCTTCTTCCTGTTGTAAAAACAGATAATGATGCTGTTCAGGTTGTTTCTAATTATTCAAAAATATTCATTTATAGAAAATCTCCTAATGGATCTGCTAAATCATCTCCTGTAATTAATAAGATTTGTAAAGTTCTTTTATCTAATAATTTTAAAGAATTCAAAGTTATTGAAGGTAATAATACCAAGGTATGTATTAGATATGAACTTCCTATGGAATTTGTAGATATTGCTTCCCTTATTTCTAGAATAGAATTCAAAGATAAATCTTATATCAATTTTAATATGGATGATTTATCTAAGATTCCTTTCGATAAGAGTTATTTCAAGAAAGGTTCTCCTGAATCTAAAGCAACCGATGAAATGCTAGCTAATAAATACTTAGCATTTTATGTAAAAGATGGAAAGAAGATCCCTGTTATTGATCAAACATTTGAAGATGCTTTGATTAATATTCTTATAAATCAAGATTCTACGGATAAATTTAAGAAAGCATATCAAGAAGCATCAGTAGCTAAGAAATTAATGTACTCTGAAGCTTCTATCATGAATACAAAGATTCCTACTATTATACTATTATCTTATAATATTGGATTGCAAAAAGTTTTAGAACGTGCTAAGATAGATTATAAGTTCCAAGAAAAGAGACCTGATAAGTCTAAGACTTATATAAAATTTAAAGATGGATATTTGGTATATGATAGCAAATCTCCTGAAAATAATATTCTTGTAAATGGTCTTATGCAATGCGATTTCCAAGAATATTCCATTGGTCAGATTAATAGCAAAGATCTATGGTTAGATATATTAGATGATTTTGGTGGTAGAATTAAAGCTGATGGTTTTGATAACTTCTATGATCTTATGATAGATCCTATTACAGAAGAAGTATGTAAGACTATAAATATTCCTAGTAATTATATCGATATCATGATATATGCTAGTAATCTTCTTGCTGATAATAAATTTAATAGGCATACAGATATTACTGAAAATAGATTGCGTACAAATGAAATTATTGTAGGCCATTTATATCAAGTACTTTCACATGCTTATGGTGATTATAGAAATATGATTAAGAGAAATAAAGGCAAAGCTTTATTCTCTGCAAAACAAACGGCTGTTATAGATTCTATATTAACTCATGACCAAACCTCTTCTGATTTATCTACTTTAACTCCTTTACTTGAAGCAGAAACAGCATCTAAGGTTACGTTCAAAGGTCTATCTGGTATGAACTCTGAACGTTCATTTGGTTTAGATAAACGTGGTTATGATAAATCTATGCTTGGGGTATTAGGTATTTCTACAGGTTCTTCAGCAACAGTTGGTATTAATAGACAAACTACTATTGATGCTGGAGTTAAAAATAAACGTGGGTTTATAACACCTAGAAAACCTGAAGAATTGAATAATCTAAATACCTTTACTGTAATGGAAGCTTTATCTCCTCTTGCTATAAATCATGATGATCCTTTCCGTACAGCTATGGCATTCACTCAAACATCTCAACATCAAATGCTGGTTAAAAAGTCTATGCCTTCTTTAATTACAACTGGTGCTGATGAAGCTCTTCCTTATCTAACTTCTAATAAATTCTCTTATAAGAATCCTTTTGAAAAAGCAGTAGTAAAAGAAATTACTTCTGATTATATGATTCTTGAAGATATAAAGACAAAAAAGAAAGATTATGTAGATTTAAGACCTACTACTCAAAAGAACTCTGATGGTGGTTTCTATATTACTACAAAACTTGATCCCACTGTAAAAGTCGGTCAAAAGATAACAGCAAATGATGTAGTTGCTTATGATAAGCAATCTTATTCTAATGCTATTGGTAATGGAAATAAAAATAATAATCCTTTTAATCTTTCTTACAATATGGGCACCTTAGCTAAAGTTGCTATTATGAATACTGATTTAGGTTATGAAGATTCTTGTGTTGTAGACAACTCTATTTCAGAAGCTCTTGAATCTAAGATCGATGTTCAAAAAGATATCTCTTTAGATAAGAAAGCCAATGTGTATAATGTATTAGAAATTGGCGATGTAGTTCAAGAAGGAGAACCTCTTTTAATTTTCCAAGATTCTTTTGATGATGAAGATGCAAATGAGCTTCTTAAGAGTGTTACAAAAGACAACGAAGCTGATTTATCAGATATTGGACGTAAGCAAGTTAGAGCTAAAGTAACAGGAAGAATTAGCAATATTAAGATTTATCGTACTTGTGATGATAGCGAATTATCTCCTACTCTTCTTAAGATTGTAAAAAAATATGATTCCAGAATAAATAAGTTTAGAAAAATTATGAAACAAAATGGAATAGAAAAACAGCATGAATTAGAAGCCACTTATAAGCTTCCTGCTGAAGGTAAACTTAAGAATTTAGATGGAGTACGATTCGAGTTCTATATTGAAGTAGATGATAAGTTTGGTGTTGGTGATAAACTTGTATTCTCTCAAGCTCTTAAAGGTGTAAACTCTTATATTATTCCTAAAGGTGATGAAGCCTTTTCTGATTATAGACCTGAAGAATATGTAAATGCATTTCTTACTATTAGTGGTGTAATGGGACGTATGGTTCCTTCTGCTATGTTACAAGGTCTTATGAATAAATTATTAATTGAAACATCTAGACAATGTCAAGAAGATCTTGGTATTAAACCTAGAATGCTAAATGAAATATTATCTGATTTTAAATAAAAAAAAAGAAACCCCATACTCAAAAGAGTATGGGGTGATTTTTTACATTTCTGTATCAATAAGAAATAACTACGTTTTACTTCTGGCATAGACAGAAGATATATAAAGACAAAAAACTCCTAGTGGATACCAGACACCAGGAATCTTTTATCTATTTAAAAGCATACATTATTCATGTATGGTATTGTAAATCGATTTTTGTTTTACTTCAGGCATGCTCAAAGTCCTGAAGAACCACTCAGTTTATGAGGGTAGATATTTTTGTTTTACTTCAGGCATGCTCAAAGTCCTGAAGAACCACGTAGTTTATACGGGTAGAAGTGAATGAATCTATGATGCTTTCTTTTACTTCGGCTATGCTCAGGAAACCGAAGAACCACGTAGTTTATACGGGTAGGGGGCTTTACTTCAGACATGCTCAAAGTTCTGAAGAACCAACAGTTTATGCTGGTAGGGACCATCATATTATTATTCATTCACTATAATAATATATAAATGATTTTACTTTTTATCTATAGTAATATCCATATTATATATATCTGTAGATTTTTTCTTTGTTACTATACCATTGGTTGTAAATATTTTATATTCTGTATCCAGTGTATCTTCAATAGGGATTTGTTTTTCATAATAAGAAGGATATTTATGAGTTGCTAATTCTTTAGTAAAATCATCTGTAGAGATTTCTTCTCCATTATAGATTATCTTTGTAATAGAAATATCATCTTCTCCAGGAAATAAAGACCCCATCTTATCTAAAATCATATCTAATTCATTTACATAATTTTCAGTATTATTCCTAGTTTCTTCTTCTATTTCTTTAGACTTTTTAACTGTTTCTTTATCTAAAATGATATAACAGGTAGTAAGTATTACAAGATTTATCATCTCATTCAAAATATTAATTTGATTAGATTTCTTGTTCAATTCTGCTTCTGCATCTTTTCTGAATTGAGTTACATCTTCTTCAATATGTTTTATACCTGCTTCTCTGATTAAATCTTTATTTACCATAATTTTATGGTAATCTTTCATACTATAAATCTTGCCATCTGTATTTATAAGAAGCCAATTAATTTGCACTTCTGCTTTTTGGAAGAATAATTCTTCAATCTCTGCTTCTAGTTTCAATAACCCTTCAGTAGATAATTCTATTTCATCTATAAATTTAAAAGCTTCTATTTTTCTATCTTCATCAAAATCAATAAGATTATCTACTTGAACTGATAAGAATCTTAATAATTCTGTTTCATTTCTATTTATATAATTATTTTTAACTCCATCAGATAATTCATCAAAAATATTGTAGATATTTACGGTAATCATATTATTTTCTTTCCTCCCTATATATTCTTTATTATAAAGTTTTACAAATAATAATTTTATATTCTGTACTATTAGGTAATATATTAAACTTCTTTCAAAGAAAGGTAATGGGATATGGAAAATTATTTTGTAATCACTTCTGATACTTTCGATGTAACAGATAGTAAGATTTATGATGATTCTACTTTAGCAGTAAACTTGTTTTTTAAGACTGCAGAATCTGCTGAAGATTATGCTAAAAGTATTGTAGAAGAATATGTTTCTGATGATGAAGCTACAACAGAAGTTCCTTCTGAAGATATTAAGAAATTTATTACAACTCTTGGTTTAGATGAAGAAGATGCAGAAGGTTATTATTGCACTACTTATAAATATCAAGAAGATGGAAAAGAATTTGTTGTAGGATATCGTGTTGAAGTTATTGATGAAGCTGATTAATTTGTATCTCCATAGCGATTTGCTATGGAGATATTTTTGTGTCTAAAACCCCAAAATACCCCATCTAGTATAAGTATTTTAGAGTAGTATTTAGTTAATATTGTTTACGTTTTTATTTAGATAAATTTATCGACTTCAAGGAAAGAGATAATATTTATTTTATATTGAGTATATTATCAAATTAAGTTTTTTATTTTACTCTTTTCTTCTAAAATACGCAATTGAAAATAAGTTTAACACAACAGCGAATTTTTAAAAAACCGTTATTGTTGGCTTAACCATGCCATCCATAAGCATTTTAAAAAATACACATTTTTATAACTTTTGGCATATTTAACGCCACATTATTATAATACGGATTTTTATGTGATTAAATCAATAAGATTGGGAGGATTATAAGATGCCGGAATCTGTTTCGTCCAATAGAAATAATCAGGTTATTTCTAATCTTATTAATGGTGATCTACGACTATATGGCAGATATGATAATAAAGAGTTTGGTGCATCTGTCGAAGTTTATAATAATGCTTATGTAGAGTATATTGCTATTGTAGAGGGCAGAACTTCTATGGTTCCAGCTAATAAAGCAAAACATATAACTGCTGTATTAGACTTAGAACCTGAATATATAGAAGATGAAAATAATCTTATAGAAATAAAGGGAACTGATCTTGTATTAGAAAATACATCTTTTAGATTATTTCCTGAATTAAAAGGTAAAGTTAAATTAGAAGAAAGTGAATTCGATAATTTAGATATTCTTAATGCTGATTTCGAATTAAAAGATGAAGAGCAAAACACAGATTTATTAACTGGTGAATTAGATTTTGCTTATGGTATCGACAAAGATCTACCTGTATCTTTTAAATATGAAAAAGCAGATATAGAAGAAAATGATTTGAATTCATTTGAAGCTAAATTAACTGTAAAAGATTTTTGGAATAAAACGGATCTTTTGAATTCTACTGTAAATATCAATGCTAAGAATTTTAGTAGCAATATGATCTATGGTGGAAATCTGAATTATTTATCTACTATTGAAAACTATGACTTAGATTCTAAATTAGAACTTGGTAATAGAACTAAACAATTATATCTATATGGAAGAACCAATATTCAACCAAATAGAGCTATCTATTCTATATTCTCAAAAGTATTGGTAGGTTGCACTTCTAATACAGAATTTAAGGCAACTATAAAGGTTGATGATTATATTAGAGAAATTCTATCTGATTTAGAAATAGAACCTGAATATCAAGATATTGATCTTATGGATTGTGTAGTTCATATGCATTATTATAAGATAAATGAACTTGATTGTACGGTTGATTTAGATAGAGTGGATACGTTAAAACAATTTAGTGGTGTAGTAGATATAATCATTCCTGTAAATAAAGATATAGAATCTTCTGTTATTGTTCCTGTGATAGTATCTAATAAAGATATAGATATTATAGATGGTAGTTTATCATTTGGAGAAAGACAAGTATCTGACTTGTATTCTGTAATACATGTATTGAATGATAAATATATCAAACCTGAACCCACAGATGAATTTTTAATTGTAGATACCATAGAAGATCTTATGGATCTTCCTAAAGATATGCTTATTCCTGGTATGAAAGTATTCGTTAAATCTCTTAAAAAGGAATATAGGTTAAATGGATCTAGAAAGGGGAATAAGAATAATGGGTAATTGTAATTGTTGTCATGGAGATAAATTAGATAAACAAGATCAATTTATCTTAAACTGGTCAGATGTAACTGCTGAAGCAGAATTTACTTGTTCTTTTGAAGTAAAATATGATCAGAATCAGATATATAATAATTGGACAAACTGTAACTGTTCTAAAGATACAGCAACTCAATATGTTAGACCTTATGGAAGAGTTGCTATTGTTGTTGATCCTTTATGGAATTATGAACCTTATTTGGTTACTAGAACATTGATTACTTTCTTTGAAAGATTCCATAATAGAATGAATTTAGAAGTAGTCTATGGTGGTTCTCCAAGATCTGATTATGACGTAGAACATATAGCTCATATGTATGGTGTAGATTATAAGAATATGTGCTCTTCTCCTATTGTTAGAAACTTTAGAGATCATACAGAAGTCAAGTATTCTGTAGATAGATTTATTGATAATATGATAAATTTCCATCCTTTCTCTAATTCTACAAATATTAATAGGGTTATAATCTTCGCTGATTGCAATGCTTCATACAGAGCTAATTCTATTTATCCTATCATTAGATTTTGTAAGAATAATAATATTTCTTGTATTATAATTCATTCAGATGGACAATATGATGAAGTAAACAAAATATTCTATGAAGATATAGATAAGAATGGGAATAGAATCATTCCTGGATCTAATTTCCATACTCCTTATACAACAAATATGATTTATGAATGCAATTCGTATAATCAACCAACTAATTATGTATATGGAAGAAAATATCCAAAAGAATGCAGTTGCTGTGATAATACAACAGGAAATATTTGCCGTCCTCCTAGAGTTCCTAATTTATATGATTATGAAAGCAGAGACTCTGGTTGGAGAGGAGAATATTATGGTGGGCCTTTCCATAATCATAGAAAACATAGCTATTTGAATTATGATCAAGAAGATATAGATGATTCTTACTGTGATCCTTGTGGCAGATTATATTATACTGGTAAACTTATAGATTAATTATTTATCCCATACTCATTATGAGTATGGGATTTATTTTTTATTAAAGATATAACTTGTCTATAAGAAGGATCGAACTATATTAAAAGGAGAGAAACTATATGCTAGGGAATATTATCAAGAAATTAGTTGCAGAAGCTAATGAGAAAAATCAAAAGGATAGAAACGAAAAATGGGCCGAATCCAATTATGAAAATCTTGAAACGGATTTAAAAACGGAGTTTAGAGTTATTGATACAGCTCCTAATGTTTATATTTTAAATAGAGCTGGTAGAGTATGTGTAAATATGTTACCTGTAGAAGGATATAAAGCACAATTAGAATATGCTAAACGTATGGGTGCAAGAGGGCATGAATCTCCTTTTGAGCATACAAATACAATAGCTTTAATTTCTTTATCTTTTGATTCTACTTGTAATGTATTTGATATATATGATGTAATAGAAACTCTTTCTACTTGTAATTTTAATAAAGTGATTACAAAGTTCTCTAATAATAAAATCTATATTTTATTAGGAGGATCTGTAAGAGCTTTTGGTAATATATTGAGAGAATCTAATGAAGAAAATGTCTTTTGCGAAGATGTAATTAAAAATATAATGTATCAATCTTTTGAAAAAGAATTATTAGATACTTATATTAAAGAAGGATACTTAGATGAAGATGAATGCATTTATCATCCTAGTACCAATGCAACAGAAATCATTTCCAAGGTAACTCAGTTTAGATATGAGAAAGAAAAATTAGAATCTCCTAATAATTATGATTTTGTAGCAGAAGATGTAAAAGATCCTGAAGAAGAAGAATTTGGAAAAACAGTAACTTTCGTATATGGGTCTAAACCTTTAGATGTTTATAATAAAATCAAAGAATATGGATTTACTCTTCATGATGCTATGGAAGTATGTACTTTTAGTGTAGTATTCCATGATATATCTAGAGCTTGTGCTAATCAGATGACTCGTCATAGAGTTGCTATCTCACAAGAATCTCAAAGATATGTAAAACATGACACAGATAAATCACAATTTGTAAATCCTATTGATATTTGTTTAGATCGTTATCATGATTTAAATCCTATAGTGAAAGATGAATTAACAAAGTTTACTGATCCTTTTGAAACATATAAATATGCTCTTTCTAATGGATTATTAAAAGAAGATGCTAGAGCATGGTTACCTATGAATGTAAATACAAAGGTAATGATGACTTTTACTTATTCTCAACTTGCTCATTTCATTACACTAAGAACTAGTAGCGGGGCTCAAGAAGAAGTAAGACAAGTTGGCAATGATATCAAAACTGCTATGCTTTCAAAATGTGGATTAGATATGACAGATGACGATATTTATAAAATTGCATTAGCCAATAAATCTAAAGAAGATTCTATAATAGAAGATACTAATATAGATGAAATCATTGCTGATGAACAAGAAGAATCTGTTAATAATATTAAAGACTTAGAAGTCAATAATATAGAACAAGCTAAAGAAATTCTTAAAAAAGCAGAAGAATATCGTGAATTTGATGATGAAAATTAATGGGGGAAATTATAATGAAATTTACTAAACCTAGATTCCAATCTACAAATCTTGCTAAAACTTTTGATTCTTTTGAAGATGCTTATACTAATATTTTAAAGCATGTTCCTGAATTAAAGTCTTATTGTGGTGATACAGCATTAGATAGTGCTGTACTTCATAATATTATGAATACTATCCTTAAAAATATTCCTTCTATTAGTAATAAGAACTATCCTAACACACTTTCTTTTAGTATCAATGCAAAAGAAGTAGGATTTAAAACAGATTCTAATATCGCTTTTGGGTGGAGAACAGTATTTGATAGAAAAGATGCTTCTATTAAATATAAATTTAGAATTACATTTATCAATGCATCTACTTATCAACAAGAAATTATTTCTTCTATGATTGATGATAAATGGTTTACTGTAACTCCTAAACATCAATCTAGATTTTGGAATGATATTGAAGGTAAGAAACCTGTATTTGATGAAGAATCTACTGTTGAAAAAGAACAATAAAATATACCAAAACCCCTTATGCTTTCGGGCATAAGGGGATCATTATGTCTAAATATGACATTGTTATAATGCTATATTAAATGAAGGAGGTTCTAGTTTTTTATGGCAAAAAACTCTATTATGGAATACACTAAACGTGTTGGTAAATCCATTAAATTTGCTGCCACTGAAGTGTTAAAAGAACAGATGCCTATTACTATAGGCACTGCTGAAAGTAATAAAGAGTTTGCTAAATCTTACTATAAAGATATAGTAGGTAGTAAAGGGTCTGTTGGAACTAAGATTAGAAATCTTAGAGACCAATATGTCTACAAACCTGTTAAAGATACTTTTAAGAACCTTAAAATGGAAATTACAACAGGTAATTACTATCATGAGAATAAAGAATTAGCCAAGCATCAAAATAAGATGATGGCTAGTCTTCTTGCCGATCTTTTTGATGATGACTTCATGAATGATTTAGAAGGGTCAGGAGGATCTGAAGGAGAAGATACGGGTGTTAAAGGTATAGCTGAAGTAACTAGAGGTGATACTTTAGTAGCTTCTATCGTTTCTGGAGAAGTTAGAAACAGCACCAATTCTTTATCTAGAATTATAGCGGACTCTGCCAATGCCCAAGCTAGAAACCAACAATTAATTGCTAATGCTCAATATGTTCAAGGTGAAAAACAATTGAGTGTTATGCAAACCGGATTTGGTTCTCTTTCTCAAGGTATGAATTCTATTATAGAATTCAATAACAAAGTTATGTTAAGATATACTCAAAATGCCACTAAGTATTTTGAGACTATGACTAACTTAACTAATCAAAACAATGCTATATTAAAAGAGCTAATAGAATATCAAAGAGCTATTTATAAGAAACAAGATGGTGGTAATTCTAGAGTAGATACTAATAAGAAAATATTTACTGAAAATGGATTCAGCTTTGAAAACTATCTTGCTTCTGTAAAAGACAAGAAAGAAGCTAATGAGCTTTTAGGTATGGTTAAGATGTTTAAAGATGCATTACCTATGATAATTTCTGGATTTACTGGAAATCCTATGGGTACTGTTCTTAAACAAGGTGTAAAAGCTGCAATGGGTAAGAGCTTACAAAATAGCATGAAGAGATTTGATGAAAATCTAACAGGCTATATTCAATCAGCTCTAGCTCAAGTATATGATCTAGGTAAAGGATCTAGAGATGGAGATTTTGGATCTTTATTTAAAATCATAGGTCATAAAGAACAATATAAAAGTTTTGCTAAAAACTTTGATGCGTCTAAATACAATAAAGGTCCTATAGCTTTTAATGGTATTGCTCAAAAATCTATTGTAGAAGTTATTCCTAATTATTTAAGACGAATAGAATCTGCTTTAACTGGTGAGGAAATTCGAGTATTTGATTATCAGAAAGGTACTTGGACAAGAGAAAAGTTTGCTAAAAACTTTGATAAAAAGATAGATAATAGTTTAAAACGAGATGCCTTTCATGATTTGAGAAAGACTTTGGTTAGTGCAGTACAAGGAAATAAATTAGGAACTGATGATCCAAGGATTCGTAAAGAACGACAAAAAGAAATATACAAAGTCGGAATAAAAATAATGGATGGAATTTTCAAGAACGGAAATTTCAATCCTAGAGATATTTATAGAAATATACAAAACTATGCTGATCCTGGAACTTCTGCAGAAGTATTTACAATGGTCTTAGATATGATGAGATCATCTGGTTTATTAGCTAAACAACAGCAAAGGTTAAATGCTGCGTTAGCTTCTAAGGCAGATTATGTAAATAATTTTGATATTGCAGATCAAGGGTTACAACACGAAGCAGCTAGTGGTGGATTTGTAAAAAACAAATCCGGTACAGCTAATAGTATATTGAATTCATTAAGAAATGCTAATGCCGAAAACTATCAGCTAGATATCTATAGAGAATTATTCCATATTCGGAATATTATGTATAGAAAAGCACAACGATCTGCTAATAGAAAATCTGATAAAGCTATGTATGAAAACATAGACAGAGCATTCAAAGAGCAATTGGGAAACAAAGGTACCAGAGTTGTATATAGCGATGGACAAACTGCTACTTTAGAAGCTACTAAGAAAGCTAGTGCATTTAATTCTTCTTTAGGTGCAGATGCTAACTTTGATGAAATAAACAAATCTATGCAAGAAGCAGCTAAAATGGCTAATACTCCTGAATATAAAGACTTTATGAGAGGTAAAGTTCTTAGTAAAGGGGTAGCAGGAAAAGCTAATGATTTTCTTACTAGTCTTATTGGTGCTGGATCTTTAGGAGAAAAATTAAATATACTTCAATCTAATATTGAAGGGGTATTTAAAGCTCCTACAGGTATTCTAAATGCTGTTATTGAAGGTGCTGATAAGTCTATCTATGAAATGCTATTTGGTACTGAAACTGGTAAGAAAGATAAAGATGGAAAACCAATTAATGGCATCTTTGATGTAATGGTTAATAACTTTAGAGAAATCACTGATAATATCAATGATCACATTAATGATATTCTGGGGTCTCTTAAGAACAAATTAGCTAAAACTTTACCTGAAAAGATCAAATCTCTTGGAGAATGGTTTGGTATAGATTTTGATAAAACCTATACTAAAGCTAGACGGAAAACTAGAGCATTTGGTAAATTGATGGCAAGACATGCCAGAGATAATACCAACTATCTATACGACTTTGCAAAACAGCAGGTAAACGATACAGCATCTGATATCAAAGGAGCTATAATTGGAAATGAACCTGCTGAAGAAGGAGATATCCAAACTAATGCAAATGGTATTAGGTACGTAAACCCTAAGAAGGGTGATGTGACCTTTACTACTCTTAGTAAGGGTGAACTTGTAATACCTGCTAATATGAATCCATTTAATCCTGATAGGGATAGAGTTAATATTGGGAGTCAGTTAGATCATGAAAAAGCTTATAAGAATCAACTTATAAGTTCTATCAGAAATTCCCAATATAATGCAGAAGGTGGATATATAGATAGTGAAGTTACGGGTCCTGAGCAATTAGGTCTGTTCGAAGGTGCAGGCGGTGGTAGAAGACGAAGTGCTTCTAGACGTGCTAAGAAACCAAGCAAATTCCAGAAGAGATTAAACCAAATCAATAGGTCTGTCGGGACTGCTGGTATTAGTGATTTCTTTGAAAGTGCATTCGGATTTAGAATCGGAGATGCAATAGAAGAAGCTAATGACCTTGTAAAGAAAAATCTCGGTAGAGGTATTGATGGTGGGATGAAAGGTGCTATTCTTGGTACTCTATTCCCTCTAGGTGGTCCTTTGATTGGTGCTATGGCTGGTGCTGGTCTTAATATCATTAAAAGTAGTTCTTTCTTCCAAAGAACTGTATTTGGTGAAGATATTATAAATGAAGATGGTACCATCACTAGAAAAGAAGGTCTTATCTCTAAGAAGATGCAAGAAGCTATGCAGAAATATCTTCCTGATGGGAAGAAATATGTAACAGCTGGTGCTATTAGTGGTTTAATTCTTCCTTTTGGTCCTCTTGGCGGTGCTATGATCGGTGCTGCTGCTACTCTTATTAAAAATAATAGAGAAGTAAATGACTTCTTATTTGGTGATAAGGGTGGGTTATTAAATAAGGATAGAAAACAAAAGATCAAGAAATATTTCCCTAGAGTAGCTGCTGCTACAATATCCACAATGTTCTTAGGACCTTTTGGTATACTTGGAAATGCTATGCTTGGTTCTGCAATAGGAATGATGTCTACGACAGAAAAGTTCAAAGAACTTATGCTTGGTATTCCTGATAGTAAAGGTGTAAGACGTGGTGGTTTAGCTGGTGCTATTAGACGGCATGTAACAGATCCTCTTAGAAGACAAGTTATTGATGTTAGAGATAATCTTGGTAAATGGGTTAAAGATGATTTATTAAAACCCGTATTTAATACATTTGCTCCTCTTACTAAATTGATTGGTGTAAGGTTATTTGATACTGGTAAAGCTATGACTAACTGGTTCAAATACCAATTAAAGACTCCTGGTTTATTATTTGAAAGAATATTTGATAAATTAGGTATTGGTAAGAAGATAGGGTCTAAAGTAAAATCTTTAACCAAAGCTGCTGGTGGTGCAGTTAGTGGAATAGCTAAATTCTTAGAAAGAAATGTTGGTAATAGAGCACAAAAAGCTCTTATCAGATCTGGACATGGTATTGGTTCTACTGAAGACCAAATCAGAATTGCTGATGATTTTGGTATGGAAGATGATGGAACTAATATGTTAAGAATGATGGGAGACGTAAATGCTACTAATATAGACAGAGTAAACGTTTCTAGAGCTAAGCTAAAAGATAGCCTTGAATTGATAGATAATCTAAAACATCATGGAGTAGATTATCATAACAGAAAAGCTTCTAAAACATTATTTGCTGATGCTGAAGGTGTCTTTGATCAAATAAGAAAAGATACAAATGGCGATGTAGATTTAAATGCAGATAAATTCTCAGAAACTTTCCGTAAAAAAGGTTATGGTGCTGGTATCCAAGAAATAAATAAACTAAAAAATAGTGGTCGTATTAATAATGAACAATATAACCAATTAGTTCAAGCTATAAAAACAGCACAAAATAAAATAGACAGATCCAAAGCTGCTATAGATATATTCCAAGGTAAGGGAAGTATAAATGATATTACCAAAGATGCTAGAAGGATATATTCTGATCTAACACATGGAATGGATGTTACAAAAGTACCTATTAGTGAACAAATGTTTATACAGTGCTTTGTTGGAGCTATTCGTGGAAATGATGAAGATATCAAAAAGTTAGAAGTATTCAATCGTATTATCACTAACCGTATTGATGAATTAAACAAACGAAAAGGTGATGTATTAAGAGAACGAGAAGAATACAAAGAAGGAGCAGACAATGCTATCAAGTCTACTAATGATATATACTCATTCTTAACTCAGCCTGCTGTAGGAACAGATTATAAGCAAACAGCATTCACTCTTAGTATTGCTTCTGGTTTTAGACAAGCAATATTTGGAGAAGGAGGATACTTCGATAAAATAAAAGGTATGGAAGAAAATGGTTCTGGAACCACAACTTCTATGCCTAATATAACTGGAGCTATCACTCCTGAAGATATAAAGAATTCTGAAGAGCATGCTGGTGGTGGAGTCATTGGTGCATTATCAAGCTTGTTCAGTGGTGGTGCTAAAGCAGAAGCTGCTGAAGGAGCTGGTGGCTTATTAGGAGGAATACTAGGCGGAGATAAAAAATCATCCGATAATGATTCAGATAGTAGTGATACTGATAAAGTTACTTCTAAACCTACTGAAATGCGTACCAAGGATGAAATAGCTAGAGATGTTCATGAATTAGATGCTGGTAGTATTACAAATGCTTCTACCTCTTCTATTGGTGTTGGATCCATTACTAAAGGAAAGAATGGTAAAAATGTTACCACAGTTCCTACTGGAGATGGCGATGTAAAAGAATATGGTATTTCATCTTCAGATGGTCAGATGATGGAATTACCTAATAAGCATAATAGAGAAATCAATGCTAAAAATAAACACAAACTTGCTTTACAAGAAAGATCTACAATAGCCTTAGAATCTATTGCTAATAAAATAGGTGCTGGTGTAGGTATTGGTGCCAAAGCTAAAGGCAGTAAATCCTCTGGTGGTTTATTAGATGGACTTCTTGGAGGTGCTGGCGGATTATTAGATAACCTCTTAATGCCTTTGTTTGCTATTCCTGTTTTAGGACCTGCTTTAAAAAAACTGCTTGGAAAAGGTAAAGATGCATTAAAAGAAGGAGCTTCTGGTGTTTGGGATAATGTTAAAGGATGGGTAAAGGATAAAATACCTGATCCTCTTAAAAAAGGATATAATAATCTCAAATATTCTGCAGAAGGTAAAGCTGCTGGTCCTTTAGGGAAATTAGGAGCTGGTTTAGGTAAAGCAGGATCTATGCTTGAAAAAGGTTCTGGTTTAGTAGGTGCTGGAATTCCTGCCTTAATAGATGCATATCAATATATAGATGCTAAAGCTAATGGTGATGAAGAAGCTGCCGCTAAAGCTGCTGGAGAAGCTCCTAAAGATCTAGCATTTGGTACTGGAGGTTTATTAGCTTCTAAATTCTTGGGTGCTGGTGCATTAGGAACTGGTGCTGCAGGTGCTGCTGCTAAACAGCTTTATAATCTTGCTACTGGTCAAGAAGTAAGTGGTACAGAATTTGCAATGGATACAGCCGCTGGTTATGCTGGATCTAAAGTTGCTGGTTGGGTAGGTAATAAGTTAGGCCTCAAAGGAATGGGTATATCTGACCTCGCTTCTAAATTTGGAGATAATAGTAAAAGATATGTATCTGATTTAGCAAAGACAGAAAAACAATTAGCAGCAGGAGCAGAAGATGTAGCTTCTCAAGGTGGAAAGAATATTGAAATGGTTAAAGCTTTATTAGTAAAGCTTAAGGAAGCCATTACTAAATTCACATCTAAGATTGTTGACGTAATTCCTAATGGTGGTAAAGCTGCAAAATACATTATGAATTTCGGAGCTAAGATCTTAGAAAATGCTGCCAAACCTGCTAATATGGCTAAAGCTGTTGCTAAATTAGCTAAATCTACTGCCGTTACCGCTGTATCAGCTACTGGTGTTGGTGCAGTAATTGGTATAGCTGTTACTGCTGGATTTGCTATTTATGATTTTTATAAAGGCTATCAAAATGCAGATGAAATGCTTAAACTTAAAGAAGGTACAGCAACAACTGGTATGAAAGTTGTAGCTGGTATCGTAACAGCATTGGTTGGTGCTATTCCTTTCTTAGGGGTAATCTTACCTGAAGATTTTGCTCTCGAATTAGCTATTGAATATATTGGTCCTTTCTTCGGATTCGGAAAGAAAGAATTAGAAGAATTAAGAAGAGAAAAAGGCCGTAAAGATGATCAGTCTACTGTTGATAGTATTGCAGAGGGCGGATCTAATGATAGCAATAGTCAAGGATTCGTTGATAAACTTAAGAAAATGGTTAGCAATGGAGCAAATTCTATAAGCGAAATAATCAGCAAAGGTAAAGATTGGGTATCCAATAATGCTACTTGGTTGGCTAATACTGCAGCTGAAAAGTGGAATGACTTTAAGACTGGTTTATCTGAAGGATGGACTAGTGTTGTAAATAAAGGTAAAGAAACTATAAATTATGGAGCAGAAAAAATAAATGATTTTAGGAAAACTGCTGCAGAAAAACTAAATAAATACTTTGGTGGAGATAGTAGTGATGATGATAAGAAGAAAGATGGAAAAGGAAAACATTCTAGATATGGAAGAGGCAATTTCTATTCTCAATTAGATCCTGCTTATTCTATGCCATTCAATTCTTCAGCAGACTCTGAAGTTCAATCTATGGCTGATTCTGGATGCGGACCTGTATCTGCTTCTAACGCATTATCATCTCTTGGTATTGATGTAGATCCTAGAGTAGCTGCACAATATGCTCTTAAGAGTGGATATAAAGAAACTGATGGTGGTACAAGACCTGAATTCTTTAATAATTTCATGGGAAGAGCTGGTGTATCTACAGAAAGCTTACATGATCCCTCATCTATTAAGGCTTCTTTAAAAGCTGGAAATCCTGTAGTATTAATGGGGCAAGATTCTAATGGAGAATCTAATAGAACTCCATATGCTGAAAACCCTCATTATGTAACTGCTACTGGTATAGATAGTAGAGGAAATGTAATAGTACAGGATCCTGAATCAGATCAACCTAATAAAGTATATAAAGCTAATGATGTATTATCTAAATCTACAATAGCTATTAGTGCTAGATCCAAGAGTTATGGTTCTGGTAAATATAGTAGAAGTAGATATTATGGAAAAGGTAGATCTTCTTTAACTAGTTATAGAACAACTAGATATGGGACTGGTCCTAGAATTAGATCTCGCTATGGTAGAGGAAAAACTTCTGCTGAAAAGATGTGGGCACTAGCTGCATGGGCAGAAGGAAAAACTAATATTGATAAGAAATTAATATTTGCTCAATGGTATCATGAATCTGGTGGGTTTACATCTGCTTTAGCTGTAGAAGATTATAACTTTGGCGGAATGACACAGAATGAACCTTCTACATCATCAATGAAACAACCAGATGGTGGAAACTATTATAAACACTTTGATAATGAAGAACAATGGGCAGAATATTATGCTTGGTACTGCAATAGATGTGATGATCCTCCTCTTGGTGGTTCTAAAGATGTTGATGATTTTGCCCAAAGATTGAAGCATAATGGATATTTTGGAGCACCTGTAGAAGAATATGCTAATGGTATGAGGAATGCTCTTAGTGCAATTCCTTCTTCTCCTCCAAATGCAAGATTAATAGAAACCTCTAGATTTGGTAAAGTAGATCCTGGTAGTGCTAAGAATGGATCATCTTCCTCTTCATCTGGAGATAAGAAAGAAGTTAAAACATTCTTTGGAGCTTTTAGCAATGTTGCATCTATATTCGAAAAGGCTATTAGTTTTGGAGATGGTGGAAGCTCTTCTAATAATAGTGGATCTAGTGGTGCCGTAAGTGGAGATAAAGCTAAGAATGCTAAGCAAATCTGGGATTTCTTAATTGGTAAAGGATTAAGTAAAATCCAAGCTGCTGCTATTTGTGGTAATATTGAAGCCGAATCAGAATATAACCCCTCTTCTGTAAATTCTAGCAGTGGTGCTAAAGGCATTTGTCAATGGTTAGATAGTCGTGCAACTACTTTAGACAATATAGCTAAAAACAGAGGGAAGCAATGGAATGATTTAGGCGTTCAATTAGATATGCTATGGTTAGAAATAGGGCCTGGAGGAAATTATAATAAAATATTAGGCGGATTATCTAGTGATCTTGATACAGCCGTAGAACAATGGGAACAAGGATTCGAAGTTAGTGGAGACACATCAAGCTATCCAAGAAGAAAAGCCTCTGCTCATCAAATACTTAATGGTGAAGGCGATATAACTGGCGGAAATAAAGATCAGGGTGGAGATAATAAATCTAATTCTGGTAAAGGAAAGCATAGTAGATTTGGTAGAGGAAAATCTTTATGGGGTAGAGGAGATACAAGTTTCCTAGATTCTAATAGCGGATATAATCCTTATAGTTTTGGAATGAATGCAAGTTTACAAGATACAACTAAGAAAGATACTAATTATAATCTCTCATCTAAGATGAATGAAAAAACAGGAAATGTTGTTAGCAATGGATTAGCAAATTCTGTAAACAATGCTAAACCTTCTTTAAATAGTGGGGATGATTATACTAAAGGATTCTTTGGCAAAATCTCTGGTATGGCTGAAGCTATTTCTGCTCCTTTATCTAAAGCTACAAAAGCTATTGGTAAATCTATACTAGGTGCTACAAGTTCTTATTTTGGAGACAGTCTGAAATTCTTATTTGGGAGTGATAATCCTTTTGCTAGTATCTTAAACATTGGATCAGATTCCAATGGTGGAAGTAGTGGAGGAAATCAGTCCGGTGGTGGAGGATCTGTATCTGTTCCTCAAAGCGGAAGTGCTGCAGAAGGTATGCAAAAAGCTTTGGGCGGTGCTCCTATAACAGGACCTTTTGGAGAAGATAGACCTGGTCATACTCATAATGGTATAGACTATGGTGTAGACGAAGGAACTCCTATACCCACCTTGGTAGATGGACCTGTTGATGATGTAGGATCTCAGCCTAATGGATATGGTAATTTCGTTTCTATCAAAGACTCTGCTGGTAATTATCACTTATTTGCTCACTTGTCTGAACAATTAGTATCTAAAGGCGATGTAGTAAAAGCTGGTACTATAGTTGCTAAATCTGGTAATACAGGTGCTGGTTCTGGACCTCATCTTCATTATACTATTTCTAGCGATCCTAATTGTGCTGGTATGACTGGTGCTATCAATCCTAATTCATATGATTTATCTAAAGTCCAAACCTCTAGCTCTGGATCTGGTAAATTTGGTAGAGGGAAGATGTATTTCTCTTCTCATTCTAAATATGGTATGGGAAATAGAATAGTACGAGTTAAATTCAATAACAACTCTGGATCTATAGAAGGTGTTGTTGGAAAAGGAGTTCCTGGTAATAGACCTAGAATAGGCAAAGCGGGAATGGGTAAATTTGGTAGAGGCGGAATTAAAGGATTCTTTAAGAATGCTTGGAATGGTATTAAATCTTATGGTAGAGATTTCTTAGATAGATTTAAGAATGGTATAAACTTACCTCAGATTACAAATACTTCAAATGGATCTCCTTATGAAGAAAATGATATACTCTATCTTACAAATAATGGATATACAAGAGATCAAGCAATTGATATCTTGTCTAAAGATCCTAAATATGCAAGTAGAGTAGATAATAAACTTACTGCACATGGAGATACTATTGTAACTTCTCCTTCCAATTTACAACAAACTACAACAAGTCAATCTTATACTCAACCTACATCTGTTCAGGCTTCAGTTCAGTCTAATATAGATTTAGGAAATAAGATTGATAAATTAATAGCTCAACAATCTAAAACAAATGAATTGCTCTCATCTATAGTTCAATTAGCAACAGCATTTGCTAAAAATGCTTCTTCAAATCAGGCTTCATCGGCAGGATCTGATAAAGTATCTCAAGCAATTGCAGCATCTACTAGAAATGCTACAGTAGATAGTAATGGTAACTTTACTAGAGTTAATTCTACTAATATGAGTGATTATCAATCCATTATTGATAATATGCAAGCAATAGCTAATAGATAAAATAATTCAGGGATAGCATAATTGCTATCCCTGACATTTTTATAATGATTTAATCTTTTAGGAGGAAACTTTTAATGGAAACATATAAAGTTCTAGAACCTATTCTTTTAAGAGCTACACCTTCTGCTGATGGAAAAATTGTCAGTGGTTTAGATAAAGGGAAAACTATAGATATTATATCTGAAGAAAATGGTTGGTTAAAGACTATTAGTGGAAGATATGTTTTAGATAGCAATAGATTGAAAAAGATAGCAAATAAAGAACAAATAGAATCTATCAAAAAAAGAATTAATAAATTGAATCTTAACCTGCATGGTGGAGAAGCTAGACAAAACGTCGATGATATAGATTCATCTATTGTAGGTATGGATGTTTATGTAGATAAAAAAGATAAAGATTTAAATAATAAACCTATTGATGCTTCTGCCAAATCAGATAGTGGTAATTTTAAAGTTGTAGCATATACAGAAGATTATGTAGTAATATCTGATGGTAAAGATAATAGATATGAATTAAACTATGAAGACGTAATAGATAAAAAGGCTAGTAAAGATAAAAAAGATGGTTCTGGTACTCTAGCTGCTACTCAAAAAGCCAAGATTCTTAATGAAATGGATTTTAAGCAAACCCTTAAAGATATTAAGGAATCCAGAAGTCTAAGTGATTATGCTAAAGAACTATCTGATTTTGTGTCAAATTTAAATAGGATGACTATTCATAATACAAGAGCAGTATTTGGTATGCCTTACCAATGGCTACCTATTGCTGATACTAGAATAGATAATACTATGAATAATCCATCTTTTGGAAGAAAATATATTCAGAAAATTGTAGCAAGATCTCCTATTTTAGTAATGCAAGCTGGAGTTGCTACATTCCTTCATGGTTATAATAGCAAACAACAAGATCAGATTAAAAAGGCATTGCTTGCTGGTATTTCTAGTAATGATGTAAATGAATCTGAAGTAGGAAGATTGTTAAATAACTCTGGTAGATATTATAACTTTAAAGCTATGCCTACAGATTATTTTAGAGCTGTAAACCAGATGTGTAGAACAGTAGCTGCTATTCTTAATCTTGATGATGAAGTGGTTAATGTAAATGGAAATGAAGATAAGCTTGGTAGTTTTAACTGGGAATTAGCAGCACAACATCCTTTTGCTGGATACAACAAAGGATCTATCGGATTTTATCTTAACTCAGAAACTCAAGTACAAGAAGGTTTCTCAAATGGTACTAGACAATCTCGTCTAGCATCTACAGCAAACCAAGTAGGTGACTTAGCAGAAGAAGTAAACTTCTTATTAGGTGGAGCTGCTGGTAAAATAGCTGGTGTAGATATGAATGAAAGAGCTAAATTAGACCAAGGTAGTAGTAGTGATGGTATGATGGGTCTTCTTTCATCCTTTACTCATAATATGCATACCATGATGGCTGGTGGACGTATGTATTTCCCTGAAATATGGGCAGATTCATCTTTTATGAGAAACTATGATGTTACTATTCGTTTAGATTCTCCTGATTGCGATACTTTATCTATCTATTTAAATATATTTGTTCCTTTGTGTCATATTCTTGGATTATGTATGCCAAGATCTGCTGGTGATAATACTTATGTATCTCCTTTCTTAGTACGTGCATTTTATAAATCATTCTTCCATGTTGATATGGGTATTATAACCAACTGTTCTATTCAACGTGGTGATATTCAAGCATGGACACAGGATGGATTGCCTACTCAGATCACTGTTCAATTAAGTATCAAAGACTTATATGATGTAATGGCTATGGCTACTGGCAAAGGAGATAATGATATGATTGGAAATCCTGCACAATTAGACTATCTTGCTAATATGTGTGGTGTAAATATAGCAGAACCTAATATGCTTAGATATATTAAGTTATATTGGATTACTAGAATGGGTAAAAATGCTATTAAAGATAATATCGTATCATTCTGGAGTAAAGCTATGGGATCTGTATATAGAACTTGGAATAACCTTGGTGGAAACCAATCTGGTAATGGATCTATTATGTAATCAATTCTATAATTATACACTATTAATATGAATAAAATATTAATAGTTTCCGGAGGTATAATTAATGAATACATGTGATTATCTATTAGGATTTATATCAGGTGCATTAGCGTTATATGTGTATTCAGAGAAAACTAGAAAGAATGTAAAGAAAGCTAATAGGGAACTAAGAGAGATTGAAGAGAAGCTAGAACAATTAGAAGAGATGAATGATAAGCTTGAAAGAGAAGGATCTTGTTATAAATATTGCTTAAGGAATTATAGGTAAGTGGGAAACCACTTACCTATATTTTTTTATATATAAGGGAACACTATGAATAAAGCAGATATCCTAAAAATAGGAGGTGATAAAAATCAAAACAAGAAAACAAAAAACAGAAATTTATAACCAGAAATTTTCTATGATACCTAAAGATTATCAGGAGAGAATTAACTGGATAATAGATACATACAAAATTTCTGATACTAAATTAAAAGATATAATAGATACTAAAGATAAAATGTTGCAACAAATGTATTATATGCCTGAATTGTTTGTGATAATATATGAAATACCAGAAGGATCTCCTAGACCTAGAGCTAGATTTATTAAAAGTAAAGGAAATAATATATTAGCCAATGCCAGATCCAATCCTGGGTTTATTCAGGTATATTCTATAACTGGTGCATCAGATAAAAAATTTATGCAAGAATTTAAAACTAATAGTGATTTTGATTTCTTAGAATCTCTTATTTATACTCCTTGCAGTGTTAAATATGATGCGTACTTTAAAACACCAAGTATATTTAATTCTAAAGAAAAAATGTTAGCAGAGTTAGGGATGATAAGACCTTTATCAAAACCAGACTTTGATAATGTGGAAAAGAAATATTCGGATATGTATACTGGGAATATATGGGTGGACGATTCTATAGTAATCGAATCTAATTTTAATAAATACTATTCCGAACTACCAAGAATAGAAATAACTTTAAGATATATGAATATGCTTTACAATAAATATCAATATAAATCAGTATCAAAGAGACTTGGATTGGATGATATAAAATTCTTTAATTAAAATATAAAGGATGGTATATCATAAATGAGATTAATTAATGATTTAAAAATGTGCGATTCTATTACAAATGACATGGTAAATTATAACGATATTAAGATCAATCTTTTAAAAAATAATGTGTTTTCTGTAGATAATATTACAGAATATCTTGATAGTTGGGATGATATAAAGAATGGTAATATTTGTTATAAAGTATTATACAATAATTCAGGAAATTCTTATCTTTACATATATCCTAATTCTAACAAAGATATTACAAATTACCTTGTAGAATGCATTCGTATGTGTTTAAAGCATATCTTATTAAATAATGATTTAAGCTTCTTATCTAATGAAGAAGTAAAATACGTTACTGAAATAAATTGCTTAGATTCTTTTTTCACTTGTGCAAAAATTAGTGATAAAACATACCTTATTCAAATATAAAATCTTATGGGTAAGAGGTTATTCCTCTTACCCAATATTTTTAACTTTTAAAATTTCAATCAATTATATATTATTATAGTGAAGTCCAGATAAGGATTTCCAATATTTAATTAAATATTGTTTAACTAAAACTTTTTTTAAAAGAAGCAAAAAGAGGAGGTAGTACAAATGTCTAAAAAGAAAGGGAACAAGGTTAGTTTAAAACAGGATCAAGCAACAACTCAGGTATCGCAACCTAAGGAAATTAATAGCGATACTGGAAACGTCCAATTCATTAGTGAAGGTATTGGACTTGAAGATCTTGTAAAAATCGAAGGTAAAAATTCTAATAATGTTGTTAAAGGAGAAGAAAACGAAATGAACAAAGCTCAAGAAACTCAAAGAACTCATAATGAAGTTGTTGTAGAAGCAAAACAACAAGAAGAACAAGCTAAGGTTGCTAGTGCAGTTAAAAAGGTTGAAGAAGCAAAGAAAGAAGATAAACCTGTTGAAACATCTAAAGAAAAGACTGTAGCTTTAACAGAAAAGCAGATAGCTGAAATGGTTAAAAATGCTAAAGAACTTGCTAAAGCTGAATTACAACTTGAACAAGCAAAAGAAGAATCTAAAGTAGAAGCTATTCCCGCTAAAGTTGAAGGAGGAAAACAAGAAATGTATAAACAAACTGCAGCAATGAATAGTAATGAAGTACAGGTACCTGATAATAATACTGTAACTATCAGTAAAGCTGATTTAGATGATCTTATTAAGAAAGCAGTAGAAAATGCTGCAAAAGCAAATGCAAATCTTCCTGCTCCCCAGGTTGCAATTAAAGAAGAAGTAAAAGAAGAACCTAAGAAGGAAGAAGTTGTAGAAAAGAAAGAAGCTAAAGAAGAATCTGAAGAAAATGATTATATCTTCTTCTTTGGTGCAGCAGTTGGTGCAGCTGCTGTATATGGTGGTCAGAAATTGTATGAATATCTTAATGATGATTCTGCAGCAGATGATGCTTCTGAAGCATTCTCTCTCATTTCTGACATGTTCTAGGATTTAAAAAGAATATAGGGTACTGCATTTAGCAGTACCCTTATTTTTTTTTACATCATACCAGGAGTAGAGTTATTAACAGGAGTTGTAGAATTAGAAGGAGTGCTACTGGGAGATGTAGGAGGAGTCGTATGAGTTCCAGAAGTAGTAGAAATAGCAGGTGCTGAAGTAGATGAAGGTGTATTAACACTCATAGTTCCAGAACTCTTAGGAGCTGCTGTCGGAGCACTAGGTGTACTACCAGGAACACTATTATCTTCCCGAATAGAGTTCTTCATCTTATTCAAAATACTAGCAATTTCATTTTCATCAAGATCAACAATACCCAAAGTATTTACACATTCCATAAAGGAATACATTACTTTTGTATCATTAACCAATTTCTGGAAATCAATACGATTATTTAATCCAGTAGTATAAGCTTCTTTGATAATTTGATTGCGATGGATAACTTCTAATGTATTATCAGTCATAATGGAGAATACATTCTTTGCTTGTTCTCTAAAAGAACGTTGTTTAGAACGAATCATACGTACTGCTTCTTGCTGTACATTATATTTCGGATCTAATTCTGTATTAGGATCTCCATTAAAATCTTGCATTAAAGGATCATTAGAATTAATGGTATTATCCATATCATCAATGGTATCTAACTTTTGTTTAGCTTTTTCATAAACTCTTCTAAGTTCTTCTTTTTGTTTCTTATTACTATCTACAAAATCAGATACTGCATCTTCTACACGATTTGTAATAATCTTTGTAATATCATGAGGAATTGTATCTTTTGTATCAATGATAAAATCTTTAATAGTCTTATCTTCGATTTCGAAAATATTCTTTTCAGGAATTCCTACAGATACAGCAACTGCTGTTGCCTGTTCCATAATAGCATCATGATAAGCTACAATATCTTCATACCATTCATTCAAATAAACACTTTTATTTTTAAAAGAGTTAATCAAATTAATAGTACCATGTTCTTTAATAAAATTCTTTACAAGATTCTTAGCCAAAGCTTTTTCATGCTTGTTTGCATACTGTTCTTTAAGAACTTTCTTAAGCATTCCATCATAGAGACATTTTGTCAACAAATCTGTACGAACTTGTTCAGAGAAGTTATTTAAAATATCTTTATCTACAACAGCTTTATCTTTTTTTGTATAGTATGTATCATATACATCAAAATCATGATTAAGATCTACATCTTTATCAGGATATAAGTTAATTGTATCTTCTTTAAGAGCTTGTCGTTCCAATTCTTCACGGATGAAATCCGCATTACTTTTGGATGCTCTTTTAAACATCATCATTTATACGAAACCTCCGATTATTAGTAATTACTCATATATAATTTTCCCAAGAACTCATCAAAAGAGTCAGCAATCTTGGTTACGGTTTCTTCAGGGCAAACCATAAAAATGCATCCTTTAGAATCGCAACATATAATCATTTCATGAGAAGCCCATATGATAGGATATAATTTATTTCTTTCAAATACAGTTCCTTCAATAGCCGATTTATCATAATTTTCACAATTACCATTTTGATAAATATCATAAGTTAATTGTCTAGATGATGTAATTAAAGGATTAAAATTAAAGAAATCGTATATTCTTATTCCAGGAAGATCTTCTGTGTCAAAAGTATCCTTTGATTCAGAAGGGATAATCTTATCATAGTAATGCTTGATTATAAACCTCATTATATCTGATGGGATTTTATAATCATAATCTTTTAACGCATTTTCAATATTATTCTTTTCTTCCCTTGTTATTTCTTTCTCAGGTTCCCAATTAAGATTGTAATCATCTTTTTCAAGATTCGTTTTTGCTTGTTTTTTATATATTAACATATTTACCACTCCTAGAATAAAGGTCCATCAGAAGAGGAAGGATCTGTATCAATATCATCAATCTTTTGTTTCTTATCATCCTTCTTAATTTCTGTGGTAGCTTTATTTTCAGCAGTCTTAGCTTCTACAGCTAATTTATCAGCAATCTTATGGAAACTATTAGCAATAGCTATTTGTTTACGGATTACAGTCTTTCTATCTCCATCTGTTTGAATATCAGGATTTTCTTCTAATTCATGAGCATTCATTTCAAGAAGATCACCTTGGATATCAAAATATACAGATACACGTTGACGAGCAGCAAAGAAGTAATATACTACATCTTTAATCATGGGAATAAGAGCTAATACCAAGGGAATAGCAATAGCAGCAGCTTTAATAAAACCAAGAGCCCCTACAAAGTTTCTAGCTCTAGCTTTAATCAGAGGACGAAGTGCATTTTCAATATCACCTGTTTTACAAGCTGTATTGAATTTACAAATATTTTCATAAAGAAGATGTTCTTTTACTTTAGATACACCTGTTTTATCAAGAACAATGGTAAGTCCATCTTTCTTAGGATCTTTTACATATTCGATGCAAGCAGCAATCATATAAGAAACAGAACTAATACAAGCAAGAGTCATTGTTTCATACATAACTTGACCAAAGTCTACTTTAGCCATATAAGACTGTGTAAATACATCATCAAGATTTTCAATATTAGAAATAGCATTACTAATTTCTTGAACAGGTTTGGTATCTTCATGATACTTTTCAAAAATACCCATCAATACAGCAACGCATTCACAAAGATCGTTATATTTAGGTAATTTTCTAATATTGCCTCTAGTACGAGCAATATCACCTTTATCAAAAGTATCAATCTTATTTACAATCATTTGATATAAACGATTTGTAAGAGAAAGAAGAGCAGTATTTTGTTCTGCTTCATCAAGATTATAAAGACGGGTAATCGTTTTATAATCTGTAATATCCATATGCTCAGAAATAGCATCTTTAAATTGTTGAGTCATAACAGCTTCTCCTACAGCTCTATTATAAGGTCCATTTACTTGTGGTTGAGGAACATTAGCTTGTTGTTGTTGAGGGGGTTGATTATTAGCTGCAGATCCAATAGCATTAGCCGGTTTAGGAATAGAATGACTAGCAGGATTTTCAAATCCATTCTTAGGATCACTCATAATCATATTATCCCCATTTTGGTTTGTATCTGTTTTATCTGTAGTTAACTGAGAATTTACACGGCCATCCGTATTATTATCTTCATTAATACGTTCAAAAAGAATCATTTTTTATTACCGCCCCTTCACAAGAGTATTAATCATTTTCTTATATTCCCCATTACTCTGTTCACGTTCAAGAGCCATAAAGGACATTGTTTCAAAGTTCTTAGTTCCATCATCATATAAGAACTTAATCTTTTCGTTTACAGCATCAACAATACCAACACCAATAAAGTTATATCCTCTCATAACTCCAAGCATAGTAGAAGAATTATTCAAGTCTACACGATATACACTCTTAACTACTTCTACTTCTTCAGACGAAAGTACAAGCATTGTAATAGCTGCACATGCAGAATTATCGCCACGAGCTTTATTATTGATCTTAGCACGATTTGCACGGATTTCAAGCATCTTCCAAATCTTAGAGTCAGATCCTTTGTTTGTCTTTGCAACAGCATCAATCTTAGCACGATCTACAGCGAATAAGAAATCTTTAAAGAATTTAATTTCTCCAGTAGTAGCTCGAATGAAATTAAATAAACCACGACGATCATTATTCTTAAGAACCATACGATTCATCATTTCATTAGAAGATACATAATGAATGATACATTTTACACCAATTACAGCAGTATTAACTATTTCATTATCTGTGCCATTAGCCTGAGTAACAAAGTTGATAATCATTAAGCTAGGGGTTGCTTCATTAGCTTTCTTAATATCTGTAGAGATAATCTGTTTAGAAAGAATTTCAGAAGCATCTTTAATTCTAGATACAGAGTCTTTGTAAATAGTACTGTTATTCTTTAAGATATCGCTAAGAGTCTTATATCTCTGCATAGTTTCAAGTTCTTGAGTACTCTTATCCTTCTTAATAGTTTCTGTTGTAGTTGTAGTAACGGTTGTAACACCACTGTTACCAGCTTTCTTAGTTTCAGTACGAGTAGAATCTGTAATTCTCGTTTCTTCACCAATACTCTTTCTAAATGCTTTATAGTCACCAAAATCTTTAGTAATACTATAATCATTTAAAGAATAAGAATTTATACCTTCGCTAAGCTGGGTATAATAGTCATCATTATGTGCAAGATCTTTAAGAACTGCTTGAGTTGCTTCATTGATCTTAGCATTACCATATGCAGAGATTTTAACTTCTTCATCAAGCTTATTGGCAAAATCAATTACATCATCTACATTCATATCACTAAGATCAAGAGTAGTAGAGATATTATTATGAAATCTCTTTAAATAAGCTTGAGCACTCTTAGCGTCGGTAATTTGACTTGCTGCAAATAACATTTGCAACATAGAAACATATTTACGTTCTGCAGCCTTTGTAATCATTTGTGCTTCTTCAATACCAACTGCTTCACTAACTAATACAGGGAAAACAGCTGTAAGCCCTTTGGCTTCTTTAGCAATATTGCTAGTCATTTTAAATTCACCAGGAATTTTGCTTTTTGCGAGTGTACCTGTAATTCCACTAGCAATAGCTTCAGCATCCAATCCAAGGATATCTAAAATCCCAGACAACGGACCAGAACTGGCTTCATCTAAAAGAGTCTTATATTCATGCATGAAATATTTCCTCCTACAATAAAAAAATTAATTATATCGATATAATTATCTTTTCAAGATAATTATGATAATGTCAAAGGATTAGCCTAGTACAATAAGATTATAAAATTATACATTTTGACATAGGTATAATGATTGTAACTTTTTGCATTTTGGTGGTGAAAATTTAATGCCATTTTATGACAATTCTAATACTTCGTGGGATAGATTAAACCGAAGATCTTCTGTAGTTACTGGTGATGGAGTAGAAGTATCAATAACAAACACCACTGAAGAAAGCGATAATACAAACGGTATATCTCCTACGGAAACAGATGAAGAGTATGTAAAACTCACTTCAGATATAAATACTCATGAATCTGAGATGAGAAGATTAATGAGGGCTAATGGGATATATGAACCAGAAGATATGAAATACTGGACTACTTTTTATAGATATCCTAGAATAGACCCTTTTAACCATGTACAGGGTGCTAGAGAATATGCTTTCTTTACCAAACCCGATTTACCTATATTAAGATATCAAACTGAAACTGGATTTGACTATAATAAATCTGGTTGGTTATCAGATGCTGCCAGTCAATTCCCATATTTCAATTGGTTATATTCTCATGGATACCTATATACAGTTCTAGAAAATCTATGTTATGGTACTAGTGATGGTAGTTCTGAAAAGAACTGCCCATTTGTTCGTATCCTTAGTAATAGAAAAACATCGAATATTGATATTCCAGACTTGGCTGTAGATGAATTAGAAACAGCTCAAAATATGTTTGGATCTAGAATTCTATATCCAAAATCATCTATTAGTTCTGATGAAAATGTTGACTTTACTATTGAATTTGAAGATACTCGATATCTTGAAATTTATAATTATTTTAAAACATGGGATTATGCTAGACAATTAAAATGGTTGGGGTTGCTACCTCCTAAGAAAGAATATATTTTAAATAAGATACTTTATGATCATATTAGTATATTTAGATTCTTAGTAGATGATGATGGAGAAACTATTCTTCATTTCTCTAAATTCACTGGAGTATTTCCAAAAACCATTTCTAGATCTTCATTTAGTGAAATCCCTCAATCAGGACCTTTAAAAGTTACTATTGGGTTTAAACTTAGTGGATTCTTTGAAGATATGGAACCAAATATACTTTCTGATTTTAATACATTAGTAGCAAATTGGAAAGATGGAACTATGACCAATCCTACTTATAATGAAATTCCCTTATGGGATGATTCAATAGGAGCTATGTCTGGAGAAAGTGGAGACTATCCATATATCTATTATCCTAAAGAACCTGACTGGAGAGGTTATAAACTCCCAATGCTTAAATGGAGTACTAATACAGGAAATGATCCTGCTGTAAGTTGGGCAAATCAAGATACTAATACCAAATCTACTGTGGAAACAACAACAGATGAAATTCAAAATGTTGCTAACACAATTGGTAGCTATGCTGGTGTTACATTTAATAAAGATATGACTCCTGAAGAGTTAGAAAAAGCTACTGAAGCCAAAAGAATGAATAAATTCTAATATTGGAGGATAGTATTAATGGCGTACAATAGTACAAATATTTTAAATACAGATATTTACAAAGTATCTGAATTTATAGATAAATTAAAAGCCAAATATATAGATATACCTGAAGATACATTGGTTCTTGGTGTATATGGGTACTTATCCTCTATATTTGGAAACCTTTTAGAAAATACAGCAATCACTGCATCTGAATATTCAAATGAAGCTATTCCTACTAAAGCTAAATATGAAAGAAATGTAATTTCTCATGCATTAGCTTTGGGAATTAATAGTATTACAGCCAAACCTGCATATATCGATGTAACATTGAATATTCCTGAAACGCAGATGGTTCATAATATGAAAAATAATAAATTTGTCATAGACAAAGAATATATTTTTTATATTGGAGAAACCACAAAATATCCTTATCATTTAGATTATGATATTATAGTTACTAGACATTATTTACCTAATGGGGAAGTAGTTTATACAGCTAGATATGATTTAGATAATACAAATAAATTATCATCTACAACAAACCCTTATCTTCCTTATCTTGGAGTATTAAATATTTCTGGAGATAGAATGATCTCTATTAAAACTTTAATACGTCAAGTAACCCATACTCAGATTTATAAAAAAGTAATTATCAATAATCCTCTTGAAACAAAAATCTTTAGTTTTACATTTGAAGATCAATTAGCATATTTTTATGTAACCGTATCTGAAGAACAAGAAGATGGTACTTATAAAGATGCTGTATATTATGAACCTATTTATGATGGATTATATGATTATACTTTAGATACCAATAAGAATTTTATCAATTATTCATATCTTGATGAAAAGACAATTCGATTACGTTTTGATAGAGATTCACAACCTAGAAGGAACTCTGAAATAGTTGTTCATGTATATACAACTCTTGGAGAAAAATGTAATTTTAAACTAAATCAATATCAAGAAATGATGCCTTATAAATCTGATAAATATCCTTATACCGGCATGTATATTATCTTGATGAGTATGTCTGATTCTCATTATGGAGATAATAAATTAAATATTAGTGAATTAAAAAGAGCTATACCAGCTGAAGCATTATCTAGAGGATCTATCTCTACATATAAAGACTTAGATAACTTCTTTAATTCATTACAGAGAAATGATTGTAGATTATATCTTCTTAGAAAAGTTCATAATCAGATAGAACGATTGTATTATGTATATCTTATGATGAAAGATGGAAATAATATTATTCCTACCAATACAATTAATTCCTATATATCTCCTGATGTATTTGCTAATAATAATAAAGGAAATATTATAATCAAACCTGGAACCAAGTTCTATGCTGATATAGATGATGATACAGCCAATTCTATTGTAATATCTGGTACTGATCAAGAAAAGGCATTAGATAAGAATGGGTTTTTATATACAAATCCTTATCTTATTTGTATTAATAAGAATCCTTTTTATGCTTCATATTATCTAACTCTTGTAAATTACTATAGAGAATTATATTTTGAATATGTAAATAATTCATCCATTATTCAATTCGTAGCAGGAAATGTTCATGTATATAGAAATCTCTTTGATGGATATGATACATTTAATATAGATATGACCTGCTTCCAATCTATAGGTACTGATTTCCAATTAGTAAAATATGAAGATGACGGCACCACTATAGCAGAATTAAACTTTAGAGTCTATGCTGTATTATATAGAAAAAATGATAATGGACAAGAATATCCATTTAGATATATAGCTTCAAATCTTGTATCCTATAATCAAAGTGGATATCAATATGATTTGAAGTTTAAGTTTAATATTAATGATTTAATCTCCACTAAAGATAGCTATATCTACTCTCCTAGTGGGTTAAATAATATTAAGAGCGGAAGTGCTATAGGAACTTACCTACCTTCTAATCTTAAGGTAAAATTCTTCTTTGTAGCTAAAGAAGATTTAGATTATGGAAGACATTTTGAAATAAATAAAGTGAAAGGAAATTTAGATGATTTAGTTCCTAATCTTGATGGATGGAGTCTATTAAATGTATATTCTACAGGTGATAATGGAATAGATATATTCTATGATTATAGTGATTTTAATAATTCTTATATTGAGCTTACTAAAGATGAAGAATTTGGTAATCAAGGATATAAACTTCACAAAATACCTGTAGTAAGAGATTTATATTTAAATTCTAATGAACGAGTAAATAAGATAGTAGAAATGATTGATGAAAGAAGATTATATATCCAACAAGCAGTATTCTTATTAGAAGATTCTTTTGGAATAGATTATAAATTCTTCAATACTTATGGAAAATCTAAGATGTACAATATTGATAGAAAAGAAAATATTGATAGAATAAATCTGTCATTGAAATTTGAAGTCAAATTCCAATCTAAAGATGAATCTACTTCTACTTTAGATGATATTACTAATTCTATTAAAGATTATATTGAAGATATCAATAATCTTACTGATCTTCATATTCCTAATCTGATTACTTATATTACTAATATCTATAGAGATCAATTAGTATACATTAAGTTTATTGGATTGAATGATTATGAATCTTTATATCAATCTATCTATAAGAATCCTGATATGGAAGATAACTATTTTAAAGAAACTCAAACCATTCCTGAATTTATAAATATAAATACATTACAAGATGGAACTCCTGATATTACTTATAAAATCATCGAGTAGATAATTATGAATATAAAATTTGATTTACAATTATTTGCAAATGAAATAGTAACTGAGAATCAAACCCGTATAAATAACCCAGATATGATACCAGCATATCAAGATTATAATGTATGGGTTAAAACATTATTTAATTCACAATTGGAAAATTTCTCTAATTTTGCTAGAGATAAATTAAAGGATTATTTAAAAGCTAATTTGGTTTATTATACATATACTACAGAAGAAGAATCATTAGATCCTGTAAAGAAAAAAGAATTTTTTAAGACTATGCATTTTACTAGTAATATGGAACAAGCATTTTTTAATATGCTATATGCTAAAGATTTAAGCCCATTTATTAGATATATAGATCCTACTTTTTGTGATAATATGACTAGATGTTTTACTAATTGTGCTAGTTTAAATACAATAGACCTTTCCTCTTGGGCAGGTAAACTAAATAAAGTTAAATATTGTAGAGATATGTTTAAGAGCGAATCCAGTCCTAATGTAAATAAAGGATTAAAAAAATTAGATTTATCTATGCTTTCATTTCCAAATGTAGAAAATACAGATAATATGTTTGGACAATTAGAAGGGTTGACTGAATTAAAAGTACCTAAGATGGGTAAAAATCATAGATTTAACAATGCAAGATTAATGTTTAATGATCTCAAGAGTATTAAAACCATAGATGTGACTGGAATAGACTTTTCTAGAGTTGGTAATTTTGAACGAATGTTTACTAATTGCGAAAATCTAGAAGAGATTAAAGGTGTTATCGACATGAGTGCTATTGGTAATAGTGTTACTGGATGGACAGATAATCTTGATGCATGGGTAGAAGATCCAGCTCCTCCTAATGTAGCTGCAATGTTCTTTAATTGTCCTAAATTAAAAAAAGTAACAATAATGGCATTTGACAGATTTATAGATGATGCTATTATTAGAAATAATGGTGGATTAAACAGTACTTGCACATTAGAAATTAGAAGAAGCTATGAATCTTCAGGAATTAATGCAAAGATTGAGGTTAAGTCTTCATGATATAACAATCATATAATATATTTTTAAGAAGGAGGATTATTTTTAATGGCAGCTCCTAGTATTACTATTGTAGACGATTCTGATCGTTCTGTAACGAATTGGGATGCGGGTGTAGTTCAAGCTTCTAATGAATCTCCTGTATTCAGTATTTATGTATGGAATAATCGTAATGGATCGGCTGCTATTTCCGATCTCAAAGATGCAACTATCACTGCTTTAGACATTGATGGTTCTGCTAATAGTGAAGTTATAGTAGGTAAATGGGTTCGTGTAAACGTACCTAAGATTGATGGAAATGTTAATGTTTGGACACCTGTTGGTGGTTCTGATGCAAAACATTTACAGGCTGAAGGACTCGTAGGGTCTGGTGATTATACAATCAAAGGCACTGTAAATGATGGTAATAAAAATACTACATCATCTAAGCAAAACTATTGCAAAGTAAATATTAAGGTTGTAGTACCTGTAAATGCAACTCCTGGTACTAAATCCTACAAAATCCGTATTAACGGATATTATGTTTAATTATAATTGGAGGAAATATTATGCCTGCTAATTTAGGTCCTGTAATTACTTTATATAATGAAGCAAATACAAGTACTGTTGACACATGGAGTGTTGGTACTGTAAAAGCACAAGAACCCTCGGCTGCATTAGTAGTAAATATCTGGAACAACCGTGGAAATAATACAGAAGACCATTCCGACCTTCGTGAATGCACTCTTACTGTTCTTGATGCTAATGGTAACACAGCAACTGAAGATGTTGCTCGTGATAAATGGGTAGAATGCAAAATGAAAGCCGAATCTGATTGGATGAAAATCGGTGGATCTGGTTCTGCATTTGCATCTAAGAAAGTTACTGCAAACACAGCTACTGCTGGTGAAGGTATTCTTAAAGGTACTATGAATGATGGTCAGTTAGATACAAGTGGAGCTAATGTTGCTACTGTATCTTTCCGCATCAATGCACCTATTAACAGTACACCTGGTAATAAATCGTTTAAGATTCGCTTAACTGGATATTATACGTAATATAATCTAACCCCATCCCATTAAATTGGGATGGGGATTTATAAAAAAAAATAAGGGAAGGTATCACAGATAACTTCCCTTATAGTTCCCTACCAACCATTATTGGTTGATAGAGAAACCTCGGCAACCGATCACTTGCCGAGGATTTTCTTCCGAGTAGATCGGACCATCGGGATTAACGAGGTCCTTTCTATCGGGGTTGGCTTGCCTAACCAACAAAGATACAATAAAGATTGTATCCTCTTCCTGACTCGGGAGGTCAGTAGTAGGGCCGAAGCCGGTAACACTAACGGGAACTCCGTTAATGTCACCAACTTCATTACTTACGAACCCCACTCTGGCGATCGTACCAGACGGTTCGTAAGCAACAACCAGTTCCCCATCCCGATATATGTTTACAGGATGGGGCGTAAGGTTTATAACCTTCATACTATTCACCTCCTTTTTAAAGTCAGTATGAAGGATTAGGGAGACTTATTTTAAGTCCCCCTTATCTCCGAAAATCTCATTAAAGAAATCTTCGGAAAAGGATTTGTATTTTTTTGAGTCCAAATCCTTCTTTATTATTTCTTCCGAGAATCTTTTAAGATGCTCAGAAGTTTGCTTGCGAGAAAACTCGCAAGCTTTATCTATATCCTTGGATATTTTTTCATAATCCAAGGATGTAGATTTCTTTCTTTTAGATGAAAGGACTTCCTTGCCTTTCATCTTAAACTTGCTCACATTAATCGAGCAAGTTATTTTCATGATCAGCTTTTCTCCTTCGGGAGAAAAACTAGTTGTAAAACTTTCAATCATATAATCGAAAGTTTTACGAATCTCTTTCATCTGTTCAAGGATGAAAGAGAATTTCTTATCCCCATGGGGGAGGAATTTATCTTCCCCATAGAGGATAAGGTCCTCCCTAATATTAGTGAGGACTTTATCTACATCGAAGCTTCCTTCGATGTAGACAATAACTTCTTTTTGCTCATTCCTATTTAATGAGCAGTACATACTTTCAAGGCCTTTAACCTTGAAAGTATCTTCAAACCTTTCAATGCTGGCTACGATAGCAGACAGCGTTTCGGTGTTTTCTAAAAATTTAATTCCCATAATAATCTCCTCTCTGCCAGTCCTCATACTGGCATGAAACAAAGTTTGGGAACACAGTAAGTATTCCCTAAAAAACGAAACAAAATATATTCCGCTTTCACTATTATAATATATTATTGTGAAAGCGGAATATTACAAACCAAAATAAAGTGAAGTAACTACTATTAATATTCACAGATAGTTACTTCACTCTCAATATCACAGTGGATACGCATAACTTTACACCTCCTCCTTTTTTATATTTAAGAGGTGTAAATCTAGGCAGTTCTTTCCACTTCTAAGAACTGCCTAACTTCATCTATCATATCATCTATAGACATAATAGGGGAAACCGATGCAGGGAAACAATAAACATCTTCCCGTGTCAGCTTGGTGAAGATGCTTTTCTTCATATCCACAATACTGGGAATTACATCAGAATCCCCTGCGAGTATATTTATATCATAATATACTCTATTATCACCATTAGTAACGATAATTTTAGCATTTATAATACTATAAATGCTGCAAATCTCTTCCCTAAACTCAGACCATGTAAGTTCAGTAAGTACATATTTTGAACTAAGATCTTGCTTAAGGATAATATTTCCATTATCCTTACCACAAGACAATATGTACTTGACAGATGTGCCAACTACTTTAAAAACGAACTTTATTTCTTTCATTTTAAATCCTCCTTCTTGGCACTCCCCAGTGCCAACCAAATAAAACAACTTAAATTTAAATAAAATATGAGCTATACCTTTTAAGCATAGTTCTTACAATGGTCGATTAATTCAAATCGACCGGCAAGGACATCTTCCTTAGAATATCCTTGCCAAAGTAAATCATGGTAATTTACTATCAGATTTACTTTTCCAGAAACTTCTTCTGAAGTTTCTGTAAGGAAGTAACCCTCTAGGGTTGAGTTATAAAACGCAACCCAATTGATGGGGACTTCCACTTCATTACCATTTAAAGCAATGGTAATGAAGTTATTGTCAAATTCTTTAATAGTGTATCCGCTATTAAAGAATTCTTGACTTCTATAGAAGTCAAGAAAATGACTGTCCCATAGCTCTTTTTGAGAGCTAGGAACATAGGAAATTGCCATATAAGCAATTTCCTTAAGACGGGTTGCTTTGAAGCTATAGGCATGCCCGTCTTCATCGGTCAAGATAACCTGACCCTGATCAAACCAAATTTTACTAACTTTCATTTAAATCTCCTCCTTCTGGGATATTACTACATCCCAAAAACAACTTTTTATTTTATTCACTATAATAATATACAATTAGAAAAGTCTAGTTTTACAAAAAAATAAAAGAGGATGGGAATCACCCCATCCTTTTATCTTAAATTAAACTTACCTCTTTAATAGACTTTATGAATTCTTTATAAGATACTTTATTTTCATATATAATATCTTCTTCATATTTACCTTCTCGTTTTACTATTCCTCCTTCATTAGTAATTGTTACAGCATTAAGTCTTTCCTTTACAATTAATAAATCACAATCTTTTATCTTATCATCAATACTCCTACTTCCAGAGATAATATACTCCATACGATATTTTTTTGCATCTAATCCATCTATATAAATTAGTGTCGTACCAAATTTTAATTTATCATTATTATCATATGCACTGGTAATATATTTTATAAAATTAGATTTATCAGTATTAATAGTTCCATTTTCTATTAAATCTCTTATAGTCCTAGAATGATAGATCTTTTTATAATCTGTTACTATACTTCTAATGTATTTTTTATTTATTAATACATTCATAAGTATCCCTTTATATCCAAAATTATCTTTACTTTCTAAGATACCCTTATCATTAAGGAATAATCTAGAAATTATATTTATTAATTTTTTCTTTGTTATTCTTTCTACAGGATAAAGTTCTCTCCCATACACTACACAATCTAAGGGAAGCCCACTTGTTATATTAAATGAAATCCCACTATCATATCCTTCTTTTATATAGATTCCGTATACAATCCCTTCAGAAACTTCTTTTCCTTTTTCTCTTAATACGGGAATATTAATTAAGCAAGTAGATTCATATCCTTCTTTTTCCATCTGGAATAAAAATTCTCCTACATTATTAAGAGACTCTGAACTATGCCAAATGGATCTAGTAGAACTGCAATTGTCACATAAATATTTTCTCAATAATTCTAAATTTCCAGAGAATAATATTTCCCTAAAATCAACATCAGAATCATTAAAATGGTCAATGAACTCTTTAGAGCTCATGAAAAGATCAATATGAATATTAAATTGATTATTTTTAAAAAATGTAAATAAAAACTTTATTTCTTTCATTGTAACTACTCCCTTTCCAAAACTAAGCTATCAAAATATCTCTCAGCTCTTCTACGAATCTGTTATAACTAATTTTCTTATTATTCATTATACATTTACTATATCCACGAATCCCTTCAGATTTATTTTCCTTAAATACACTCATGGTGTATTCATAGTTCTCAAAATTATTGTTCATATTTACATTAGATACAACAAACTAGATTATAACATGTGTGTTATTTATTCCATAATAATCAAGATTAATTTTAAATTTAAGATTAATATCATCCTCTCCACAATCTCTTTGAATAGTTTTTATAAAATCAACTAGCCCTTTATCTTTGTAATCAATCATATTGATAAGACTTTTACGTTTTAGAACATCAAAAATAGTTATTTTTGTTTTGTATGAGCTACAATCATATGATATTTCTGAAGGAATATTTATTGCATATATATCATTCGGTCCAATAATCCCATCTTTTACTTCTAATATTTCATCCATTTCTTTATTAAGATTAAATTTACATAGTAGCATGTTTACAAAAGCAGTATCTACTGAAGGATCAATTTTCTTAATAAGTCCAAACCCACTTTTAAGTGATTGTATATTAAAATATGATAGTTTATTTCCTTTATCATTTTTATCTTTAGTAATTACTAATATAATATCAGAGTTTGTATTTGAATATTTCTTTTTAATACTAAAAGGTATACAAATAACGTAGAAATATTCTTCATTGTCAAGATTATCTAAATTCATAACTTTACAAATCAATTTACTGAGATCATCACCATTTTCTTTTTTAATACCATCAATCCTATCTAGATACTTCTTTATTTGTTCAGGCCTACTAGAAAATAGTTTTAAGTAATCTTTTTTATTTTCCTTCAATATAGTATAAAATACATTAGAAGGAATTCTATAATTAATACAATCATATTCGTCAAGGTTTTTCTTATTATAGAAACTGAAATACACACAATCTTCCATTCGATTTTCACATCCTTTCTTATTCTAATATCGAATCTCTATTTACTCTTCTTAGAAGACTAATAAGAACTACTAATCTCTCAAAATCTTTAAAAGACCCTACATTAATATCTTCTGAATAATCCTCCTTGACAAAACGTTCTTTGTTTAAATGTTTTACGATAGAACATTCCAACTCAATATCTTTATCAGTGGCTAATGAATTCATGCTAGGAAGAACTATATCAAGGTCTCTTCTAATATAAGTACAAATACTATTTTTATACTCATAAGAAAAAATGACACGTATATATTGTATATATTTAGAATACTTCTCATACAAATAAAAATTTTCTCTAAATCTTTTTAACTCCTTATCATTTTCTTTAAGATTCAAAATATTATCTATTATTTTAGGATTTTTTACTATTTTTTCCGGATGAACCAAGTTAATACAATAATGGTACATTTTACCATTTTCATTCTTTAAATCTTCTTTAATATCTTCTTTTTCTTCTTCATAAGGCATATTATTACTATCTATAATAATATTTACAATAACACAACATATGGGTTTGTAACTATATAAAATTCTATTAACCAGAAAATTTAAAATCCAATCCAATATAATCATTTTTTATTACCATCCTTTCTTCTCTACGCAAATTGTTTTATCTTAATAATTTTTATTATATCATCATAAAATTCATCATAGGTATTAAATTGTTTTGTATAAGAACCAACTTCATGTAGCATAGTCATAGTTACTTTTTCAAATCTAATCCCAATAAACTCCATAGAAATTTTATTTATTTTATTTTCTTTACTATTAATAATCAAATCATAGTATATATGGTTCTTATCTATATAATCACCTTCAAGTGGATATGGAGGTTGGATAAAATATTTAAATCCAAATCTAACAAGAATTTCATTGGAAGAGTTTAAAATCTCTTCAAACTCTTTATATTTTTTAACATTCTCTTTAAATTTTATTAATTCTTCATTTTTATCTGAGGGTACAGGATAACTTAATATATTTGAAATAATATCTTCAGATTTTATTATGTAATCAGGACATATTATATCTGTTGCAAAATTAAATAAATTAGCCTTATTTTCTGTAGGCTCTAATAAACTTTTTAAATTTTTATATTTTTCACTATCTCTATCAACAGATATTTCAACAATGAACCTACATATAGGATTATTATTTTTAATGCGTAAAAATAAGTAATCTGTATGATGCTTTTTCTTTTTATTAAATATATGCTTTATAAAATCTAACATCTCCATCTTCCTTTCCTTTAAAACAATTATTTTTTAACACAAAATATACTATATCTTCCTGAATCGTATAGTTTTACCTCTACTATACTACTAATAATACCATCTTCTTTATCAAATCTAGCATATTTCTTAGTCTTCTCCACATCGATAAAGTAATTAGTTCTACTTAGATGATTTTTAAGAAATAATCTTTTAATGTTTATTTTCGGTATATCTTTATTTAAACTTTCTTCTGTAATTCTATAAATTTTAAATCTTATATATCTATCATTTTTAGTATCATAAATAATTATATTTCCATTATTGGTTCTATCTATCCTAAGTATTACAAAATCTTCAGGAGACATCTCTTCATAAGACCAATTCATCTTGTCATAATACCATTTAATTAACTCAGTATATATTTCTCCATCGATAGAGTAATAGTAATTAAACTTCTCTTGATAATGAAAATATTTATTCTTTTCTTCATCATAACGATTTACTCGTAATTTAGCAATATCTGATGCTAGTATTTTGTGACTAATATACAAATCATAATCAAAAATTTCTGTACCTTTACATTTTCCAGAAGAATAAATATTTATAGTAGTTAAATTAGTACCCCTATCATATTCTTTAATTTTAATATCATTTTTAGAAACTTCTCCATAATCTTTATCAATATCATGAAGATATTGAATTATCTTATCAGCATTATAAACATAATTTTCTGTATATAAACTTATACCTAAAATACTAATATAAGATAAATAATATTTATTAGTAGAGCTATCATACTTTGATATGAATTCATATTCTACCATATTAAACTACTTCCTTTCTAAATTAAAATCTAGGATATGGAGTAAATCCATATCCTCTTATTGTCTATTATTTACACGACTAAACTTAGGGTTGATATAAGTACAATGCAAAGAACCTGACTTATCATATGTAAAAGGAATTTTCTCCTTTTTATTAAGATAAACTTCAAAAACAATATCCTCAATTTTTATAATATTATTATCAGGATATACTTCTTTAAGACTTTCTATAGCCTTTATATATTTCTTTAATTTATTGATGCTAATAAAATAAGGCTTCATTCTTAACTTTTTGCTATAAATTGATTTTGTAATTTGTTTAACATACAATCCAGTCTCAGTTTCATCAGCTCTAAATATCTTAATTTTAAAATAGATATCTTGTTTCCTATTATGGAACAAGATATATCCATTATTAGTTTTTGTAAATCTTATTATACTAAAATCATTTTTATTCATCCCCTCATAAGATCTATCTGTTACATCATACCACCATTTTATAATTTCATCATAAATCTTCCCACTGATAGCATAAAAGCTATAGTTTAGAGATTCAAATCCAATATATTCATCTTTTTCATAATCATATGTATAATCCCACTTTTTAATTTCTAAAATATGATCTCTAGCATCATCATATATAAAACTTTCTATTTTATTCATCCCTTCTGAATAAATACTAACTGTAAGTATACCATCTTCCTCATTATAGCTTATTATTTTAACATCTTCTCTATTTGAATACACATACTTAGAGTCTATATTATATAAGCTATCCATTATCACACCAGCATCAAACCTATATTTTTTTATATCATCTCCACATGATTGGGAATAATGATATATATTATAGGTCTTATTATAATAAAAATTGTCGAATGTGTTCTTAGTCACAATTTCTACCCCCCAACTTATTTTTGAATTGTAATCAATATTCAAATTTAACACTAATTTTTTGGATAAATTCATCTGCTGCTTCTACTTTATACATAAAAGTCTCTATTTTATGATCATCTCTAATCTTTATAGATACAGATATTTTGTTAGTTTTATTATCGTAATCAATTATACTAACATCATATTTGCTTAAAAGTAAATAATCTTGATCCAAATTATATAATAAATTCATTATCGAATCGCAATCAAATGCGTAAATATGATTTTCACCATAATTATCTTCATTTTTATATAATTTAGATAACCAAAATTTATTTGAATTCACAGAATATTGCGAAACAATCTTTTCATTTATATCAACATTATCGTTTTCCATTATTTTCTCCTTTAAATAAAAAATGAAGTGGGGAATTTAATCCCCACTTCTTTAAAACTATTAGTCATTTAGATATCTATATCTAACGAATCCACCTTCTGATACAGTTCTGCTGCAGAACCAAGTTCTTTTATCTGCACTATGAGCAGATGTGTTTATTTCACATGCATAAGATGTATTTACTCTTTTAGAATTATAAGTAAGATTTTCAAAACTTACATGAACACATCTACCTTTACCAATTTCTTCTATCGTCTTTTCAATTACAGGTATTTTTATATATTCATCTGTTTTTAAATTATGGACAATGAATCTGCGATAGCAATAATCATCTACATCAACGATTTCAAAATCAGATTTATTATACCCTTCTTTTTCACAATTAACTCCTTTGTATTCATAAAGTCTTACAATAATCTTTTCATAAAGATCTCCACCGACGATACACTTTCTATCTGTTTCTAGATTAGTGCAAACATAAGTATCATCTTTTCTTACATACATACCAAAGAAATTCTTAACTTTAGGTTTTCTAGAATTAGTATGAGTTTCGATATTGTTAAAAATTTCTTCTACTTTTTCAAAACCCTTTTTTATTTTTTCTCTATTATCCTCATAATTTGTTTTTGCTTTATTACCATATGCAACTTCTATCTTTCCAAGAAGATCATTCTTTACTTCTGTTTTATCCCTTTTATCAGTATTATATTTTTTCACATGATTATTACTGATATCAGAGGATTCTTCTGTAAAATTAGAAGTATAATTACAAGGAAGTTGTCTATAGTACTCATTAAAAAGAGTTCTTCTCAACCCACCAATATTTCTTTTATCATAATACAAAATAGAATAAGGATGTTCTGCTTCTTCATCAGGAAAACTAATAAGCTCAACATGATTTACATCCAAATTCATAGATACAAACGACCATCTTATAGGAACATTATACTCTTTTTGAAGGGTTCTGTTTTTAACAATAACATCTCCTTCACAAGTTGTTCCTAAATTAATAAAATTAAATCCAATAACAATAAAGTCATCAAAGAATCCATATACTTTATTCCGTTGCATAAATTCTTTGTAACTTTTAAGATTTACAACTTCATTAAGTTCTTCCATAGAAAGACTGTCGATAATACTTCTTGCAAAGTAACTAAGATAGTTAGGATCAATGCAAATAGCTTCCATCTTTCTTTTGTCTACAATAAATTCCTTTCCATTATCCTTTCTAAACCTAAAAAATCCTTTCTTACAAAACAATTTGTTGCTCATAACTACTAATCTCCTTTCCTAAAAACAAAGTTATTCAAGTTCAAATGAACTTTTCATATTTATAATATATAATTATTTACTATTTTTTAAACTTTTATATAATACAATATATAGGAGGCTGAACCCATGTTTGAGATTATACCGATAGTACCTTTTATGATTTACGTAAATGAAAATAGGAAAAATTTTAAAAAAATAATACCCTATCTAAACATGAATGGAGGAGTTTTATTTAAACCTGGGGTAAAAGAATCTTTACTCCCTAGAAGATCCACAACCAATTCTGTTGGATACGACTTCTTTTCTCCTGTAAAGATAACTCTTAAAAAAGACAAGATGTATCAAATACCTACTTTCATATGCTGCAATCTAACTAATTTTAAAGGACCTAATAATGCTGTAACAGATCCTTATAAATTCTTAGCTATGTATCCTAGATCATCATATGGATTTAAATATGGAATGCGACTGAACAATACAGTAGGGATTATTGATTCAGATTATTATGCAAATGATGATAATTATGGGCATATAATCTTATCAGTATCTGTTGAAAAAGAATTAGAAATAGAAATAGGTGATAAGATTGCACAAGGGGTTATTCAACAGGCATTTATATTTAACGATGAAATACACACTGATAGCACTCGCAATGGCGGTATTGGATCTACTGGAAAATAAAAAAGAAAACCACCCAGAGGAATAATTCCTCTGGGTTTCATTTTAATATAATTTAGTTTCAAATACTTTAGAAGTTCCACATTCAAGAAGAGTTTCTTCTTGTTCTTCATAATCACCATATTGAATACAATATTTACCAGAGAAATCAGTGTTCTTAAGAGTGATAGTTACTTTAATATTTAAAGTTCCACCAATAGGTACATTTAAAATTACCTGAGCATTGAATTCTTTGGTCTTAATATCATATCCGATATAATGACCAATAGTTCTCATAGGGACATCTTTCATGTTATTATCCATTACAACATCTACAGTTCCTTGTTTATATTGGATAACGTTTTTATAATTTACTCCATCTTCTTTATTTTCTGTAATAGGAAGATATACATCTCCATCTTCTCCACTTTCTACATAGATCTTAATTTCTCTATCTCCAATAGTAATTATACCATCTTTTGTATTAAAGAATATCTTAGATCCATTACCAATAAGACCAAATTCTTCAATAGAATCCTTTTTGGATTCTATTTCTTTATCATAACTATATCCATTTTTTTCATCATCATATTCATAAACAATACTACCATCTTCTCTTTTAGCATACCAAATAAAAAGTTGGTTAGAGATAGGGGACATATTATTTTCAATATAACTGGGCATAATCTAATTCCTCCTGTATCTAATAAAAAATTTAAGGGGAGAGTATCCTCCCCTTTTTTCTTATACTTTTGTTCTATTTCATTTAATTATTAAAATTATTTTTATACCAATCTTCTTTTCTATAAAACTCAACAACTATCTTTCTTTGAGGTTCTTGCACATGAGTTAATGATCTTATAAGTCGTTTAGGTTTTTCAGTAGAAATAGTATCAGGAATATAGCTTAAAAACTTATTCACAGTTTTATCTTTAAGGGCGTGTATTCTTTCTTCTGTATCATAAAATATCTCTTCAGTGAGGATATTCTTAACCGCACATATCAATTCCTTTGCGTCTTCCTTTACTCCCATTTTAATTCCTCCAAATGGCTCATATGCCCTAAATTTAAACTACATAAAGTAATGAATTAGTTTGCTAGTCGGTAAGTAATCTAATTCATTACAACTTTATTTCACTTTACTCTTCCTTTCTCTTTCTGTTTCATTGTACACATTTTTCATTGAGTGTGACCCTCCTAAACGAAATAATAGATATTAAACGTGGTTTGTGTCAATTCCCTCCCCTAGAGCTTCGTGAGGCTCTAGGGGCCTTCCTATCTTTTTATCTCTTTTTACTTTTTATAAGATATTCATAATATATACATCCACCTAAAACCAATGCTACAAGATGCATAATTCTATTAGGGGATTTAAAATCTTTAGTAAATTCATCATTTAAAAATATACCTAATTTAGGCTCTAATGCATTATTTAGTATTTTTCTTATATCTTTAAAGTTTTTATTCTTAACTTCCAATAACTCATCACTATATCCTTTGGACTTATCATCTAAATCAAATATATTTAAAAATTCTTTTACAGGCATATTAAATCCTGCTGCTCCAGCATGACCTCCTCCATTGAAATACTTATTGGTAATATAAGACATAGGAACATTTGTCTTTAAATACTCATCACTAGTATATATACTAGCTATCAAAATCCCATCAAGATTATTAAGATTTACTTTATCCTTATTGATATGGATAAGCATATTTACTGTATTCTTTTCTTCTCCTTTTTGAATATCAAATCTCGTTGAATTTCCTCTTCCATAGATTACTTTAAATTTTAGATCTAAGATGCTAAACTCTTCAGTATAATCTACAGTATTAAGCACATTCAACTTCTCCATATAAATTGTATATAATCTTTTACCATATTCCAAATACTTATCAAGTACTTTTTCTTTATCATCATCTGTAAGCAATTCAGTAAAAATATCAGATGTATCCTGCATCATTCCAGAATCTGAATAGAGTTGCTGGAGATATAATGACTTAGTATATTCTTCAGGATACTTTTTATCTTTTTTAGTATCATAAATACTAATCAATCCAGATACCACGGAAGAATCTTTAAGGTTATCTCGAGAGATACTTATTCTTGTATCATGTTCAAAATCTTCAGCTAACTTTATAAATGAAGAATAAAGTAAAGCATGTGTATACCAGCATGCAGAATTTTCTGAATAAATAAAATAAGTGAACTTTCCTTTGTGCTTAGCTGCTAAAGAGATAGATCTTTGATAAAGAGATGTTTCATGATGATCTATCCAAACTACCTTATCATAAGCATTAAGCAACTTTTCAAAATCTTCATTTTTTAAAGTTATATCTAATACGAATACTATTCTTCTTCCATTAAAATTTTTATCTCTTTTAGATATAAAATTGTCTATTATTGAAGCTCCTACATAGTTTATAGCTACTGATCTAGACACTATATTTCTATGGAGTCTAAAAGAATTTAATATCAAAGCTGCAGAAGCATCCCCATCTAAATCACTATGATGAAGTATATCAATATTTAATGCATCTCCATTCAAATCTTCTTTAGTCAATATTTCAATATCGTCTTTATCAGCATAATGAATTATTGCTTTTGATCCTTTATTATCACTATTTCTTATCTTTAATTCCTTTTCCCCCTCAATTGTAAACATTCTTTCATCAGTCTTATACTGATTTTGAATATCTCGAACCATTTTCAACATACAATCAGAATTTCCAATTCCTTTTCCAAATTTACTGCTCATCTTTTCCATTGTTTTAATCTCCTTTTGAAATAAAAATAAGATACCCAGTAGGATATATTCCTACTGGGTAATTAAGCATTAGTTAGAATTCATATTGTGAAATATCGACATTTTCAATCAATTTAAACTTATCATCATTTACTCTTCGAATCTCTTCAATTTCATTACTAATATCCTGAGTTGTGTATCTAAGAAGCTTTCTATTTTCAGGACTTAATGTGGATTCACCAATTTCAAGATCATTAAGAGAACCTAAGCCTTTTGCACGTTCAATATTCTTAGGTTCAGAATTTCTAAAAGTACTAATAATTTGATACAGCCCAATCTTCTTACCATTCAACAAATATCTCTTTTCAGATTTATCTAAGTAAGGAAGCAAAGGAGTGCAAGCATTTAATAATTGATCATTGAATATAATAGTGTGTTCTCTATCCCCATGGATACCGTTTACTAACCCATTGATAAGAATAGAGTTGTTCTTCTTTTCGCATTTAAGATACTTATATTTCTTAGAGATTGTATCTTTGAACTTATTAAAGTTCTTATATGCTTCATTTCTAAGAAGAAGCAAATCTTCTAACAAGATAGGATCTATCATATAATTACTAGAGATTCTATCCATATAGAAATCATAATTGTTGTTATTGATAATCAACGAAGAGATTTCATGCTTAGAAAATTCTTTCTTTGAAGGAAGATGAGCAATCTTATTTTCTTTACAGAACTCATCTCTTACAAATTTTGTGAAATCATCTTTATCAATAAAATATCTCCATTTTTTAGTACCTTTATTTACATGATACAACGGAGACAATACTGCATACACTCTACCTTCTTCAATAAGAGGTCTGCAATATACTAATAAGAATTTAAGCACTAAAGACCTGATATGGAATCCATCATAGTCAGCATCTGATAGGATAATGATCTTATCATACTTACATTTAGAAATATCAAAGTTTTTACCATATCCACAATTAAGGATAGATAATATAGCTTGAACTTCTTCATTCTTTAAAAAAGCTTCTCTAGATTTAGAGAATGCATTAGACATCTTACCTCTAATAGGGAAGATAGCTTGATATTTAGTATCTCTTGAAGTTTGACAAGGAGAAGCAGCCGATAACCCTTCTACTATAAACAATTCAAGATGATCTTTATTCTCTGCTTTAATAAATCCTTCAGGAATACCTGTAATGGTATCTCCTTTATACTTCTTAATTACATTCGTCTTTTCTTTTTCTGCTTTGGTTCTAGCAGTTGCTACATCTTTAAAGAAGTTACAAATCTTTTGAAGATCCTCAGGATTCTTTTTAGACCAATCTTGTAATGCTTTAAGAGTTACATCTTTTACAAAAGGTTCAAGATCTCCATTTTTACATACGTTCTTAGCTTGCCCATCAAACATTACATTCATATGTGCAGATGCTACTGCTCCCACCAATCCTGTGAGAATATCAGAGTTTGTAGCTTCTATTTTCCTTTTGCTATTAGCTAAGAAGATCTTATTCATATATGTCTTAAAGAAATCTGTTACTCCTCTAAAGAATCCTTTTGAAGGAGTAGATAACTGAGTATTTACAGGAGACATATTTGCATATGTAGTTACGTCTGCTCCTGCATTTATATTTGCCACATAAGTAAGAGCTGCATCTACTTTCATTTTACCATTATCAAAACCAAATATAATAGGTTTGATCAACGGTTTATCTGTCTTTCTAATAAGATAAGTAAGAACTCCATCTTCATTGATAAGAGTGTCTTTAAACTCAGTTCCATCTAATTTATGACAAAGATAGTTTATCTTAGCACCAGGTTTAAACAAAGGGACCAAATTAGATACTAATCTATATACATCCTCGTTTGTGATTGTAATTTCTTTTAATATATCAAAATCAGGTTCAAAATCAACTACAGTTCCTTGAGCTCCAGCTCTATCAGGCAGCCTCTCGGGAACATAGACAATATCCCCAGTTTTCTTATCTTTAACACCATATTTTGCTAAAGGTTTGCCTTCAGAAAACTCTATTTTATATCCTACTCCAAGACGATATGCAGTAACTGTAAATCTAGAAGATACAGCATTAACACATTTAGAACCAACACCATGAAGACCAGAAGGATATTCTCCTTCTTTCTTATCAAAGTTTGTTGATGTATGTTCTCTTGTAAATACACGAACCATATCTGCAGGATCAATTCCTCGACCATTATCCATTACAATGGTTCTAAAGCTTCCTTCAAAAAATTCAATCCATACTTCATCGCAGGGAGATACTTTTCTATTCAATTCATCTGTTGCATTCTGAAAAATTTCTCGAATGCAATTTATCATACCTTCATTTCCAATGGATGATAAATATTGACCAGGATTTTTTCGTACCGAATCGACGAATAATTTAATGGTCTTTATATTATCCCCACCATAGTTCCTAATTTGCTTTTCTTGCTCTTTAGTTAGTGCGTGATTTAACTTAGGAGGCTTCATTTAAAAACATATCCCCTTTCAAAAATTATACTAATACATAGTTATTTTTATTGTAGTTTCATATTTATAATATATAAACTCAAAGGGATTTAAAAAAAATAATAGAGAAGGGAATTAACCCTTCTCTATTATTCTATTAATTATTTCATTGCATCAAGATCGACACCAAGTTTTTCTTTGATAACTTCTTTAAGTTTTGCATTTTCTTCTTGCAATACTTTAATTTGTTCTTTAGCTTCTTTAAGATCTACTACCAAAGAAGCTTTATTTTGCTTATTGAATATTTCTCCCTTGGAACCAATCTTATAGCTTGCACCAATATTATAAGCATTGTTTCCATTACCAAATCCTACACCAAAGGATACCATTACATCTTCATTAGGACGATAGAATCCTCCAATAGCCACAGCATTTGCATTCTGATAATGACCATAGCTTGCTGCGATATCAAACTTGTGTTCAGGATTGTAATCGAGAGGATGCAAACCAGCAATAGCAATTGCACTAGCAATACCACGATTTGTATCTTTGGAAAGCTTTGTAATTCTTCCATCAAATCCATTATTGATGTTTGTGATATTTTCATTTACTGCTTTAAGTTGTGCAACGTTTACCGCATCTGTATCTTTTGTACCAGCTGCTAATCCAGTAATCTGACGAGTATGACCATCTGTACCAATAGATACATTTCCATGAACTGCATTCCAAGTAGAATCATTGGCATTATGAGTAGCTCCACTTAAATCCAAACCAATGTAAGTTCCATTTTCAGAACCATTTCTGGATGCATCTGCATAAGAACCAATAGCAACACCATCTACATTTGTAACAGCATGGCTACCAATAGCAATACCTTCATCACCATTAGCTACAGATCCATTACCAATAGCAATGCTATCTTTCTTATAAGCTACTCCACCATTTACTGCAAATGAATTTTCTCCCATTGCACTAGACGATGTACCAACCGCAACAGCATTATCTGCAGTCGCTTTAGAAGTTGTACCGAGTACAATACCGTTAGAGCCAGCAATAGAACTACCATAACCAAAGATAATATTATTCTTTGTATTAAATTGTGTAGCATTGTTGTCACCCATCATGATACTATTATCGCTAAACTGGTTGTTGCTAGAACCCCAAGCAAAGGAATTAGTACCATTGTTTAATGTTTGGAAACCACCAGCAACAGAGTTCTTACCAGTTACTGTATTTGTATTACCAAATGCAAAAGAATATCTACCAGATGCTAAGTTTCTAGCACCCATAGCAATAGCAGACTTTGCATCAGCGGTGTTATTTGTACCCATCGTAATAGAATTTTCTCCATTCGAAAGGTTCTGTTCACCACCGATTGCTAAAGAGTTAGCACCATATGCTTTACTTGTATTACCAAAAGCTACAGAGTTTTCTCCCTTAGCATAGTTATCAATACCACCAGCGATAGAGTTCTTACCTTCAGCGATAGATTGGAAACCAAAAGCCATTGCAGAAGATCCACTAGCTGTTGTAGATCTACCAGTTGCAACAGAGTAATCTCCAGATGCTTTTGTATTCATACCAAGAGCACTTGAAGCATATCCAGAAGCTGTATTACCAACACCTACTGCAAGATTACTTTCTCCACTGGTTCTATTGTACAAACCAGCAACAAGGGAGTTATTAGAATCTTGATCAACAGTATTTTGAGCACCAGCCACAAGTGCAGATTTACCATGGCTTACATTGGTATCACCGAATACAGCACCATTCATAGCATCTACTGTATTATTATGACCACCAACTACTGTTCTAAGACCAGAATTATTATTTCCTTCACCAGAAGTAATAGAGTTATCAGAGGTTGCAGTGTTTCCAATACCATTCATGATAACGTTCTTACCATCTACAATTTGGTTATCACCAACTAATAAAACAGATTGGGTGTTAGGACGAATAGTATTATTATATGCTTCTCCAACAAAAACACCAAGATAATTAGTTACAACAGAAGGAGCTGCTGATGCTACTGCTGTTGTTGTAGATAATAAAACTGCTGTTAATAATGCTTTCTTTTTCATTTATAATCATCGCCTTTTCAATATATTTTATACTGCTCTTAATTCTCCTTTTGCTTCTTGAAACAAAATCTACCAATTCTTACACTAAAGAATTTGTAGACTTAACAATCTTATTTACTTCATTTTCTGCAAAATCAGCAATATCTTGAATTCGAGAATCGAACTCTTCTTTGCTCATTCCAAATTTTGCCATATCAGACAAAATAGAATTATACTTGCATTTCAAATAGATAGCATGAGAGACTACACCGCTCTCAAATTCCCAATCAATAGATTTAGAAATAACGTTTAATGCATTCAAAACATAAGTATCTTCGAAAGATAAGAATGAGATACCAATTTCTTTTCTGTTGTTAGGTTCTTCTTTCTTTACTTCTTCATTCTTATTAACTACTTCTTTCACATATGCTTCAACAGCAGATTGCTGCTTTTCTTGATTTTCTTTCTTAATTTCATTGAAATTACGTTTATCCTGTTGTGCCATTTAGTACAGCTCCAATCTTTTTATTATTTTACTGCTACTGCATGTTTTCTAAAGATAGGACCAATTACTCCATCTCTAGAAATAATCTTATTTTCAATAAGTTCTTCTACAAAATATGCAATCTTTGCATAAGGAAGAATAATCGAAACTAACTCAAATTCAATATTTTTACTATACTTATTATGATCTAATCCTACAAAATCATATACAAACTCATCAATTATATTCCTTTCAATTTTAATCTTCTCTTGTTCTTCTACTCTATTTTCCTTATAGGAAATATACATAATCTTATCATCATATACTCTAATATATGAGACTACATTCTTAGAGAATCCACTATCATTATTGATCGGGAACTCAATAAAATTTCCATATTTCTTAATCAAGAAGCAGGGAATATCAAAAATATTCTTTACTACTTCTCTAAACTTATCATTTTTGATTAATAAGTTTGTGTCTACTGCAATCTTTCCATTGCTGGTAAACCCAATGTTTACCTTCTCTACTACTTCCTTTTGTGTTGATTTTTTGTTTCCAAACATGATCTTTCTCCTCCTCTAATAATAAAAATAAAGTGTATTTGATAGAATATACTATCATTACTATTGTATATAATTATATCACTTTTTTTGGAGAAGAAAAAAATAATAGTAGTGGAAAAGACCACTACTATTATTAAGCAGAGTTACTAAAATTAAAATAGTGAAATAGGGTATATTCTAATATATAAACAATAATAGCAACCCTAAGTGCATTAGCTGCAAGATAGTTTATTTAAGAATAGAAAAGTTTTGTTAATAACGAAATCAAAATTTTTTAATCTTATGCACAAAGGATCACTATCATTATCTATTATAGATCAAATTAACCCAACTTATTTTTCTTCTGTTTCAGGAACAGCAATGTTGGGGTTGATACTATATGTAGATTCTGCGGGCTGCTGCATTGCATCTACATTAGGATTAGGAACCTGCGGTTGTTCTACAGTCCCAATCGGATTTGCTGCAGGGTTCGGAACCTGTTGAGTAGTGGGAGCCCCATTGAACGGAGCTTGAGCACCGTTGGGTACACCCATTCCGTAACCGTATCCATAACCATACATCGGTTGCTGAGGCTGTTGAGGAGCTTGCATACCAAATGCCGGATTACCAGCAGTTTGATTGAAGTAACCACCAAACATACCAGGTGTGGACAAGATGTTATTAAGCATACTAAATGCATTTGTATTATTATCATTACGGATAATATTATTATCAGTAATCTTATTAAATGCACCTCTAGCAATATCCCATAACATACCAACTTTATGGAAATATGCAATCATCATATAGATATTACGCATATCTTTTGTCGGATTAGGAAGATATGTCTTAATAGACTGGAATAAATCTTCCATGTTCAATGCGATATTATCGATCGTTTCTTTATTTGTATTAAGATCGATAAGATTGAACGTTGCATTACAAATCGGACAATGGAAACGACCATCACCCAATTTTTCAACACAAATATTTCCCTTTTCATCTTTGTGAGTGCACAAAGAACGCAGGTATTCATCTTCTGTAAGTTTTACATTAAATGCCTGCGGGCTCTTACGAATCTTTCCGATTTCTTCCGGAGTCAATAACTGAGTCATTGTCGGTTGAGTCGGAGTTGCGTTTCCATAGGTTGTACCATTAAAGGTTCCACCATACGGAGTTCCAAAATTGTTGTTCATTGTGTTTCCTCCTTTTAGGCCTAAAAGAAATGTTTGATACTAAAATAGATATACCCCTTTCGAGGTATATCTATATGCATCATTATTATAGTTTATAATCGTAAAAATGTTTAAAACACATTACGATGGCAACTAAATATGATTATAAATTAGTTCATATAATAATATTTTATTAATATGAAACCGGATGAACTGTTTTATTATATTCTTCTTCTTCAGTAAAGTTACGCTTACCATCAGCACTATTCTTATGAGCTTGATTAGAGTAAGCATACATTCTCTTACGTTGAATAGCAGTATTCAAATTAGCTCTATCAAAGATCTGAGCAAAATTATAATCAATCTGATCTTGAGTCATATTAAGAGCTTGAGCTACTTCCATAAATGCTTCCTTACTAATTTCACAACGTATATTCTGGATTTCTCCATAGTCTACACAAATCATAACCCCAGGAACCATTACTTCAGCTCCAAAAGACATACCTGAGTTAGGAGAAGTAATAATAGAACTAGGAGAAATATTTGTAAAATATACAAAATATCCATCTGCATCATTCCAAATTACATTCCCTTTATGGTAATCAAGCACATTCAAACTGTTATCACAAACTACATGAGTAGGAAATGCGATCTGATCAATACTTCCATCTGCATGGCGAACAGTTTGTTTTGCCTTTTCACATAAGGTTCTAAGTTTTACAACATCAGCTGTTTCCATTTATATACCTCACTTTTATAAAAAAGATTTAAGTTCTAAATTACTCAAATGTAATCTAGATGATATCTTATAGTGAGGTTTCCTTATTATTTTTAAGAAATTCTACTATATCAAAAAAAATATCTTTAAAGCGTTCATGTACATTTAAGCATGTTATTACAGTACCATCCATAGAAACGATTATAAATGCGTTCTTATATAGATAGACTGAATTATATTGACATTTATTTTTAGTATTTTTAACTATACTATACATATACGATGAGAATTGCTTATATCTTGGTATTCTAGGAATATCTGCAAGGAGAATACCTTTAGTAGTAGCAGAGTTGATAAACTCCTTGCATTTAAATTTATTTTTTATTCCTAGACGTTTCTTAATTCTATTAATAGAATGAATAGAAAGTTTTGCTTTTACTTTATGGCTTTTTCCAAAACCATATTTCTTATAACTCATTTAGTTGAATACAGCTCTATACTTTCTATAGGAATTATTACCAAAGGTAATACCTACTCCTCGTATATGATTAAAATCTCCTGTATTCATAAAATTAATTATGCTATTGTACATGATAGAGTACATATTAAACTTCACGTTCACATCATTAAATGTTTCTATAACTAAGCTATTATTCATCACTTCAGTATACAACTTAGTATCTGCTATTTTAATTGCAGTTAATATTACATTCAATTTGCCTAATTCAAACCCTAAGTTATCTACAGCTAATTCAAGGATCTTCTTGTCTCCTCTAAGGGCTTCTTCAAACTTAGGATCTGATACATTACCTCTAGCTATATCTCTATATAAAAATTTGAGATTTCTATTGATAATATCAGGAGTTATAATCTCATTTCTAGAATTATACATCTTTTCCAGAAAGAAACTTTTATCTGAACGTTTATTTCCTTTAAAGTTTTTTATTTCTCTCAATTGTATCACCGCCTTTCATAATAGTATATAGTAAAATTTCTCTTGTATTATTTAGTCGGGGAATTTATTTCTTTAAAATAAATAAGATCAAGATCTTTTTCTTCAAAGAACTTATTTTCATCGTCTGCATTATTGTTCAACGTATCTAATACGTGATTTGTAATGCAGTCTAATATTTCTTGTTCATCCTGATAATATCTTTCTACCATAACTCTCATGAAAGAATATAATGAAACTTCTTTTCCAAGAGTAATACCACCAGTAAGAACATAGCTATTTAAGCAATCATAGCTTAAGCAAGCACTCTTAAGATATTCGAATGTCGATTTTCTTCCTCTAAGTGCTAACCATTCTCCTTCCATGGTTCCTTCCCCAATAAGAGCAAACAATAACAAATACGGTTTGTTATCAATATCAACTGCTTCTTTTGTCGTAGGATCAAACAACTCAATTACATTTTTTACTTCCTTAAAAATTGCCATTTTCTAATTCCTCCCTATATGGTTAAATTAAATACTTTCATATTAATAGTATATATTTAAATGACAGATTTACCATCTATAGAGACAACAGATTTTAGTATAGGCATATATAACTTTTGAACAGGTAAAACATAGATACAAGAATTTCTAAATCTAGTAATACCTGTATAATTTAAATTCCTTTGAATATCTTTATGTAAATGCTCTTCTACATAGATCCCAGTAAAATATTGTGATCCTTGAGAAATATGTGTAGTTATAGCATATCCAAATTCAAATTTCTGTAATCTACTAAAGTTACCAAGCATAGATTTCATTCTTTTTCTAGTTTGATAATCTGAAATAAAGTATCTAAAATCACAATTTAGTTTTTCAAACATGATGTTTGGAAACAAATCAGGAACAAAATCCATTTTAAAACTTTTTTGAGCATATCCTGTAATAGAAGGATAATTCATAACTGTACCAGCTAATCCATTAGCTAAATTTATCCCATCCACATCTATATTCCAATCATTTTGCCTACAAATTACTTTCTCTCCTACTACAGGGAGAGGACTATCCACTCCTATTATATTCTCTCTAATATAATTATTAAATCTATCCCTACTCTTATTAGTTCCACAAATGATATTCTTATAAGATTTTATCATTTCATCATTTAATGTACTCTTATCTATTACCGTTACGTCTCCATAATTTCCAACTTGAGGACGGATACCCTTTATCAGCATATTAGATATTTCTACAATAGCTGAGTATTTGGCTTGTCTCATAATTTTTGTAAGACGAAATACTTTTCCTGAATATAAGAAACCAGGTTTATCAACGACAGGAGGAAGCTGATTTAAATCTCCGCATGCCAATATTTTGATTCCATTGGTTTCCATTTCTTTTCTCATACTAAGAGGAACAGTAGATGCTTCATCTATACAGATAAGCTTAAACTGCTTTGTATCTAAAGGGGAGAATACAAACTTCTTTTCTACTATTTCTTTATCTAATACACTATTTTTAGTTTTCTTAATCTCTAATTTATATAACCAAGAATGAATAGTAGATGCATTGTAAAACCCATTTAGTCTCATTACAATAGCAGCAGATCCAACATAAGCCATAGGAGCCACTTGGTCTGATCTTAAACCTAATTTATCGATAATACAATGCATTACTGTAGATTTACCAGCTCCAGCAGGAGCACTATATTGGAATATTAATTCAGATTCATGATTATACCAATGAACAGCAGACTTGATTAACTCTTGTTGCTCATCAGTTAATTCTATATTTGTATTCATAATTATTCCTCTAAATTGGTAAAATATTCTTTTTCATATTCATCATAAGGTGCTAATATTTCCCTTACAGAATTATTCATCATAGATTCTAATCTCATAAAAGCATCTAAGTACTTAGTAGAATCTTTATAGTGCATATCTGTCTTTATCTTAGCCCCATTACTGTATAAGAGTGTCATATATCCATAGGTATTTAATTTAACAGCTGTATTTTCTTTAGCTGCTAAGATCTGAGCTGATACAACTTCAGGATGGAAATTCTCCATATATTGTTTTAAAAGTTCTTCCATTATAATAGGATTATTATAAGGATCAAAAATCATATCTTTCTTATGAAGAATACCTCTATTGGTGTGACGTAAGTATTTATTTCTAACCACAATATATTCAGGGTTAAAAGGATCATCTTCCGCATCAACGATATATCCTTCATCATCTTCTTCTAATCCAGTAATTTTTAATACATCATTTATAAATCTTTCCGATAATTCAGGGTTCGTACAAGTAACTGCTTTAAAATCTGTTAAAGATGTAATATCACCTAAAGTTTTGGGCTTTCTTTTTGCCATGATAAAATCTCTCCTTCTTGGACAATTTATTAATAATTATATTCAAAGGTGGATACTATGAGTACACACAATGTGAATTCAAATACAGAGATTGCTATACTTATGGATGATTATGTAAATAAATTTCATCCAGGTGAGCAGTTATTCAAATTACAATTAACAGGTGCTATGCAAGCAAATAATAGAGCGGTATATAGAAATACACCTTCTATTCCTAATCTTATGAATAAAGAAACAGAAAATATTCAATTTGGTGAAGTTCAAAGAACGGCTGTAGTAAAATTAGCACTTCCTAGGGAAGTAACTAGAGATTATCCCAAAAAATATATACCTGTGGGAACTAGATTTATTGTAACTTTTATTAGTGGAGATATAACAAAACCACAAATAGTTGGTATTGAATTATAGGGGGCGAACTTACTTGGCTATTTATTATAATAATGCAGCAATGACTACCACTGAGTCACATACTATACAAGAATTTATTAATATTGGAAATTCTATAAGTGATAATGCTAGTTATCCTTCTATCTCTTATATAGAAACTAGAGATGGATATGAAATGATAATTAAAAATATATTGGATGATTATATGGAAGAAATAATGGAAGAAGCATTGGAAATTGAATTCTCTCCTAAAGATATAGAAACGTATAAATTCAATCCTAAGATGCTTTCTTATAAAATATATGGAACTACAAAACTATATTACGTTATTCTTAAAATGAATAACCTTTGCAATGTTCATGAATTTACTATTAGTAAAGGAAAGTTATTATTACTTCCTAAAAAAGTATTATCCCATATCTTATCTATTATTTATAGTAGGGAATCCATGGCTATAAGTACTTATAATAATAATCACTCTAGAGATAAAATTATTAAACCTATTGAAAAGTTTATTACAAAATCATATACTCCTAGATCTATCATAGACTCTACAAATTAAATTAGAATTCGTAGTATGGGATTTCTCCCATACTACATTTTATTCTTTTGTTATAGGAGTTATAAAAATTACTTCTTTAACTTTCTTCTTATTAAAGAACGAATCACCATCATCAAAATCAATCATGGGTTTCATTTCTATTTCTTTAGTATCCTCCATTTTTGTTTTCTCTATTCTATTTTCTATAGGAGGAGTTATATAATTTTTAGTTATATCTTTCTTTATAGAAACCTTATTGGGAACATTATTATCCACAGCTCCTACAGATACAGCATAATTTAATGCTTCTAATCTTTTTGCAGGATTGTTCATAGATATATGCTCTGTGGTTCCAAATTTAGATGTAACCTCTTCTATATCTGTACAAATTAAAGATTCCTTATAAGCAGGTTTTATTTCATAAATATCTTCAACTAATGCTACAGATTTTGGATAGAAAGGTTGGAATAATGAATCTAATTTAAAATTAGAAGGAAGTTTGTATCTATGTTTTGTCATCTTAATACCAAGATATTTATTTCCTTCTCTATCGAATTCAGGAACAATAATAAAAGTGGCATCCAGGTTTGTATCTATTCTAATAGATTCCCCTATATTAGATCTACCAAGTTTCTTAATAGAATCTAATTTATTTGCATTTCTTCCTTCATCGATAATCTTCATAGCCTCTCTATTTAACTGAGAGGCTGTTATTACAGGGATCTTTTTAGTCATTGCAAATGTTTTAAAATCATTTACAACAGTACCCAAATCCTGATATACATCTTTCGTTACTATACTAGGTTTAATACGCATCATATAATCTTGTAAGAATGCTATGGTTTCAAATCCCTCATCTTCAAGATCTTCTACAATCTTATACATATACCCAGTATCTACAGAATTTACAGGTTTATATTTTATAAACAGTTCTATAGAATTCTTATTATCAGGATCAAATTCAAAACAATGTTCTTTGAATTGTTGAATTGCATCTTCAGGAGTTGCACAAGAATCTAAAGATTTCCCTTTGGTCATAATATGGAAAAGAGATGATACTGTTTCTACAACAAGGTTTTCCATAGTTAATAACACAATACAAGGTTTCTTAGACTTATCTTGTACCATAAAATCTTTATTATATTTCCATAACTGATACATTATATTTTCCAGTGTTGTTGTTTTACCAGACCCAGATGCGCCAAAGAATGAATAGACTCTTTCTTTTTGAAATCCTCCACCAAGCATAGAGTTTAATCCCTGCATTCCAGTAACAAGTTTATATGAAGGGCTTGTCACATATTTATGAATATCAGGAATAGTTTGCTCCATCTCTGATAATCTAAACAATGTATCTGCTGAATCTTTGTTTATCTCATTTCTTCTTATTTCAGCTTGTAGGTTATTTAAACTTTCTTTAAGAGATCCAAAGGTTGTATTCTTCCCTCTGAAATCAGCTGCTAAATAATCTTGTAATACTTCATCCAATTCCTTTGCTTTTACTTCCATAAGAATATTATTTAGCATCATAGAAACTGTTTGTTCTATATTATATACTTCATCATTAGACATTTCTGTTGTAATGGAATCATCATTTTTCAAAGTTGATATATCCATTATCATATCTATATTTGCAAGAATCATATCTCTATTTCTCAATCCTTGCATTCTATTTTTTAAGATTTCTTTTAAAAAATTAAACTTTATGATCATATTTTGATTATTATCAAAATCATCATTTGTAAAAGAAGACATTAGTCTATTTAAAGACGTTATAGCATGTGTATGAATATGATCATTTGTAGATAATGCATATCTACAAAACATATTAAGCATGGGCTCCTGTAAACCCACGGAATTTATCTTAGTTTGTCTTCTATTAGATTTGTAAGATACTCTCCTATTAGAATAATCAGACATTGTAGACTCCCCATATATAATATTGTATTTATATGTTTCTGTCCTAGAGATTTTCAATATAAGACATGAAATTTATAAACTTATCTACAGTCCAGAAATCATTTCCTTCTTCTTGATTTATATACTGAATTAATTTCTGTTCAGGAGAAAGATTTTTATCAAAAAGATAATTATACTTCATATAATCTTTATTGATAGTATTTAGTTCTTGTTTGATACGTTGTTGTTCAAAGTCTGTTTCTATCTTTACATTATTTTTATTTCGATAGAAATTCTTGAGAAGTTCTACTGTTCTAGGATTGTTTTTAGTAATTATAATTCTAAGATAATCAATCCCCTCACTAGATAACTTCCTCAAATAATCGATAATAGTTTTAGGATCTTGATCTATCATATAATCAAGATTGATTGTATCATATCTAAATGAAGTTATGGGTTCGAAGTGTAGTAAGTATTTTCTTTCTTTTATATTATGAATAAGAATAAAAAAACCTTTTTCTTCTTCTTCACCAAATTTATATCTAAGAGGAGATCCACTATAATGGAAATCCTCTTTAAACGTACCTCTTATATGGACATGGCCAGATATAATAGGACCTTTACAATTACCAAAATCTTCTATATCAAATACAGGTTCTCTATTTGAATTAAGATCTCTTTTATCTTTTCCATAAATAGATCCTTTAAAAGTTCCATGCATATAACATGCATCATATAATCCAGAATGAACCAAAAAAGTATTATAGTATGCTTCTCCCATATTGTACATTTCTGGAATACATAATATCTTTTTCCCTTTTATAAATAAGAATTGGACTTGATTTACTATTCTAAGATCACATCCTTGGTTTATAAAAGGAACAAATATTTTTAATTGATCTGCATCATGAGAAGCAGTACCACTTATAAGAATTAAAGTAGCATCTTTAGCCTTACAAATATTTATAAGACGCTGTACAAAAGATATTGCATATATTACAGCATCTGAATTTGCCATAAATTTATGATCAAAGATATCCCCATTAATAGATACGATATCCAATACATTCATTTTTTCAAGATAATTTAAGAATTGTTCATTTAATATTTTATATTCAGTTGCAGGTTCTATAGTACCAAAATGAAGATCTGCTATATGAGCTTCAACAAATGTTTCTTTTAAATTGGTAAATTCGATTACTTGTTTCATTTTTTCACCTCTCATTTTTATAGTATACTACTATAAAAATAGTTAGAGTTAGATAGTATGGCATTTATACCATACTATCATCATCTATTATAATATTGCTACCAATACAAATATTGTATAGAGATATAAAGATCTCTATTATATTCATAGCTATTTCTGTAAAACTTTTATATTCATTTTGTGCCAATTCTTTACTGTACTGATAATTAGGATTTATAATGAATCCCTTATTATCTATTTTAAGATGGGTATAAGAATCTACAGGAGCTGTAGATGTATATAAAGCATCATAACATTTATATTTTATTTCTTCTATATAAGAATCTCTTCCACCTGTGTCTAAATGAACTTTTATTTTTGTATATCTTTCATCATCTAGATTGAAAAATCTACAATTATTACTAAGAATGATTATATCTGTAATTTTATCAGAATTTCCTTTTATCCCATATCTAAAATCTATATTGACCTTATCTCCAAATATATTATGAATAACTTCGTCTTTTTGAACTTCAAATAGTTCGCAAAACCATAAAAACCATACACAATACTGAGTTATATAATACATGAGGTTAGTAGGATTCTTTGATATAGTGTTGTATATCTTATTATTCCTTCTAGTTATTTTTAAAAACAACAACCCTAATTTAAATTTACCATAATACCAATTATAAAATTTTCTTTTTATAAAATTAGAATATTCAGATTCTTGAATTTTCTTATGAGAGTTTATAACCTTGATAAAATTATTTATTAAAGAGTATAACTCTTCTTTTTTATAGTTATTTATTAGACTTGATTTTTTCATCGAGAACACCAAAGTTTTCCTCCAAATAAGAGATATGATAGTAGCTGTATAATAAACTTAAAAAAGTTCTTTCACATAAATCAAAATATGATTTATGTTCAGGTATATTAAAGTCTAACACGTATTCTCTATATTTTAGTTTATATTTATCTATTTGAAGTATGATTACTCCATCTATATTTATATTCTTCTCTTCTCTTAGAACTTTTGAATAAGCAGCTAGTTGAAGATAATATTTATAGGTTACATGGTTGGAAGTTTTAAAATCTACAAGGAAAATACGACCATTTATATCTAATAAACAGTCATATGTTCCTCCATACCATTCACAGGTTAATTTTTTCTCTTGTCCTAAAATGGTTATGGTATTTCCGTTGTTTATAGATTTCCACCATTCTTTAAAAGAATTCATAGGAGTTTTAGGGGTATCTAAAGGAAGTTTTTCTCCTTTCAAATAATATTCTATACCACTATGAACTCTAGTGCCAAAATTAGCTGCTTCTTCTAAAGCATCTCTATATCTTTTCTTTCTAAAACCAAGACAGTTAGCCCAGTTGATTATCTTTTCTTCATTGATCATTTTAGAGATAACTTCTGTTACTCTAGGTACATTTTTACCATTATATGTATATCTATCATTAGAGGTTATCTCTAGATGAAGATCTAATATATCTTGTAAGTTCATTTATCTCTCTCCCCTTATATAAGCTTAATAAATTGTTTAAACCATCATATAATTCTAAAGGGGACATTAAAATAACTACTTAGATTATTTAATAGGAGGATTTATTTAACATGGATAACAAGGACTTAAAGTCTTATTCCGACTCGTATTTTTACAAACAATATCCTAAATATCAGAAGATATTATTGGATGCTCTCATGAATGATCCTATTATAGATAAAAATACAGATGAATTTAATACAAACGTAATTGGAACTTTAAAACATCAACGAATTGAAGAACCTTTGATTCGTATTCTTAAATCTACAAACACCGTTCTTTTAGATTGTGATGCACCGCTTCCTAGATCTTTCAAAGTATTTTGTGCTAAAGAAATGAAAGGTAAAGATAAAGGAAAGGTAAAAGCATTTATTGATACTTCTACATGTATTGTAAAATTATCTAACGGTATTGATTATGATGTAAATAGTTTAGCTCTTACTTCTTATCTTATCAATGCTGGTGTTTCTATGATCTATCATAAGAAGTTTGATATTTTCTTGAGAAGAACAAATTTGCTTCTTCTTTTGACTACTTGTTTTGCTAAATCGTTTACTCATATTATTGATTATCTTGCTAAGATTTCTATTCAAGAATCTAATAAAAATAAGTTAATGTATCTTGCAGCAATGTATTTCTTAAAAGGCATTGTTCAATATGATGACGATAAACGTTGCCGTGACTATGCAATTAGAATTGGAAACGTATCTCCTAATGAAGCAAATATTCTTGATATTTTAATCGAAAAATCTGCTAAAGGAAGAAAACACTCTGCTAAAGATTTTATTGATCCGTATGATAATATCAAAGTATTTGTAAATTCAATGAGAGATACTCTTCATCTGAATGCTAAAACAGTAACTCTTGATTTAGTAGTAGAAAAATGGATGATGCAATATGGCCCTGGAACTGTATTTGGTATGGAATACTTCCCTGCTTTCTCTGCTATGATTACTGATGCATACGTTGGTGGATATTTGAATAATCAGAAAACTATTGAAAAGATTTGTGGGAAAGATATGGTAGAATATACAAAAGACGTTATTTCTACCTTAGGAACAATAGCATAAAATATAGAGGGGATGTATTATGTCAAAATATTTATTGAACCTCCATTTCGATAAAACTGGTTGCAATAATACTGATATAATAAATATGGGTGGAGTATCTTTTGAAGATACTTCATCCATTATCCACGGATCTACTTGTGCTTATTTTAAAGGATATGATAGATCTGCTGGATTAATATTAAAAGATACCAGTAAGATTAAATCACATATTAATGGAAACAATGATTTTACCTTATACTGTAAATATAAAATAGATAAGAAAAATCTAAACAAAAACACTAAAATCCCATTATTCTCTTTCAAGAATAATGATAAGTTTGAAAGTTATGTGTATATAGAAAATGCAGAATATTTTGTAGTAAGATTATCAGAAACAGAAAAATTCTATTCTTCTGTGTGTGATTTTACTTTCAATAATAAATGGCATTATTTTACAATTACTAAAGATGAAAATATCTTTAGAATATTTATAGATGGTTGTAATGTAACTTCTAATAATATAACCAAAGATATCAAATTTGGGGATGAATTATACATTGGATATGAAGAAGATAATCTAGGAAATGTTTCCACATTCAATGGAGGCTCATTAGACGACATTACAATTATTGACAGTTGCTTATATAGGGATTCTTTTGTTCCTCCTACTCTGTATATAGGAACAGAAGACACTATAGAAAATTATTACAGATTAGATGAATCTAATATAGTAAACAATAATCAATTAGAAGAAGAAACTCAAGATCTAATTGATCATAAAATGGAATCAACTTCTTATCTTTTAAATGAAGCTCAAAGAGGATATCTACCCCAGAGAGTAAGGATTACTTGGTTTGAAGATAGGGAGTATTTTATAAATAGAGACATAGAACGGGTTTCTAAATATAGAAATTATACAGTAATCAAAATAAACAATATTCATGAAAATGATTTGGGATTTAAAAATTCTGAATTTAATGAAGGGTTGGCTTATCATCTTTTATTAGATAAGAAGATAGATGGATTTATGATATTTATAAATGGAGAATTTATCCCCTTATCAAAAATCCAAATTATTAAATCCGATGAATATTATACTTTGATTATAAAAAATAGAGATCCTAATATTAAAGGAAAAGTTACTAAAGTAGAATTTGTAAGATTGCCTTTCCCTATTATATATGAAGAATTAATAGGAGAAAGACCTGATAATATTCCTATCTACAAATTCAATATTAATGGAAAGTTTGATTCTGGTCAAAATGCTATCTATTTCTATTATATAGATAAAGAATCTCCTTTAAACTGTAATCTAATGACTAATGGTATATATGAACAAAATCTACCATTAAACTTTAAAGAAAGCACCTTATCTGATTCTAATGTATTAAAACATAGCTGGAGATATGGTCAATTTGAAGAAAAAAGAATTGTAGATGATACCACAGTTCAGATGTATTTCCGCTCGTGGGATCACAGTTATCTTTCTCCTGATGATACAATAATTTTATATAATAATGGAGTTCCAGTAGATCCTGATTCATATAAGATTATAGGTGATGATCTTATAGAATTTTTAGATTATAATACCATAGATGGAATATATGATAATCTATTTTCTATGGATATCTTAACCTTTGATGTAAATCAAGCTGATGATGAATTTATATCTACCACCTTATTTAAATTTGTATCAAAACAAGATGGGACAATATCTATTCCTATATCTAAGAATATAGATATATCTGATAACTATCAAATCATTGCTTCTTTCTTTATAGGAGATAAGTTTATACCTCCTGATCATTATTATATAGACACAAAATCAAACTCTGTTATATTAGTAAATCCTAAAGATGTAGTAAATACTGGAGAAATTGCTCTTATCTATTTTGTAAAAGTTCTTAAATCTTCTCAATATGGTAAGATTCATATCAAACCTATTCAAAATAAGATAAATATAGAAGAAGATACCACTTCTATTACACTTCCTAATAATATGAATTATGATCTTACTAATTTCACCATTTATATTGATCAAAAGCAATTACTTCCTAGAGATTATGTTATAGAAAGTAATAAGCTTATATTGTTTGATAAAGATGCAACTTTTAAAAAAGGTCAAACAATCATAATTATGATCTATAAATTTGTGGATGAGTATGAAGATCCTAGAACCACAAGATATGAAGTTATCAAGAATCAATTATCTACAGGAAGAAGATTCATTCTTTATGATTTGAATATAGATAAGAGATATAAGATAACTCTTGATAATATTGTTGCATTTGATCAGAATGGTACTTATACACCAGACTTATTTGGTCAAATATACAATAGAAACGTTATAAAATCAATCTATACTGGAGATCCATTAGAAAGATTCCCTTCCTATATTTCTTGTATTTGGTTAAAAGATTCTTTATCAAACGAAGCCAATGCTATCCACCCAACTAGTAAATGGTTTATAAATGGATATATAGGATTGTATGAAGAATTCTATGAAATGGATGAAAAGTTCCAGGAATTTATGGATGATTTTAATGTAAGATATTATAAGGATAAGCACTATGGAGAAAACTTAGCAAAAGCTTTAGATTATATGGCTTGCTATCAGCAAATGAAGTTTGATCCTATCTATGAAAAAAGAGCTACTGCTTATCGTGAATCTTATAATGTTTTAAAATTAAATAAGGCTGTTCATTTAAACGATTCAGGAAGATATCAATATGATATGGAAAGAGATGATTTCCATGATAGATATTATAGAACCTATCCTATCTATTTCTTAAATGGATCTCTTCCTGAATGGTATGAAGATATTATTTATGATGGAAATAAAGTAAGTCTACAATTAGAATATCCTTTTAAAGGTGGAGATATAGATTCTACCTTTAGCAATACTAAAACAATAGAAGTTCCTATTCCATTCAATTTCTCTGATGCAACTGGAATAGATGGAGAAGAAAATATTTATATCAAAGAAGTAGGTAAACAAACTCAGTTCAATACTAATTACTCTGGTTCTTGTTTAGTAGATATATCTGATTGCTATACTCCTTCTTCTAAAGAAACATTAGGAAGAACTACCATTGATTTTAGTTATGATAGTAGAATAAATCCATCTTCTGATATTAAATATATAAACCTGATAACAGTATATACTAATCTTGGAGAACCCCTTTGTAATGTATATACTGGAGATGAGGCTGAATATAAGAAAGATCTTTCTACTATAACCAAGACTAATAATTATCCTATGATTAGTTTTAGTCTTAATAGCATTGCTGAAAAAGATAATTTCCGATTAGCTATCAGCTATTCTAATGATACTTATAATATAAGCCTATTTAGAAATGGCAGAAGGATAAAAACAGATATTTCTGCTATGCCATATTATAATATAATAGCTTATAGTCATGGTACTGTTTTCAATACTAAAAATGCTAATAGCGATGATATTATATTTAAATATAGCAAATTACTAAACGATATAAATATAGATAAAACAATAACGAATGGATATTATTTCCATATCAAATCTAGAACCACGTTTATGTATGGAAGCTATATTAAGTCTAGTATTACAGATAGATTAGAAGCTATAAAATGTAAGAATATTGTAAACTTCTTACAGCCCTTAAATTCCAAAATTCTATACATAAATAGAGTGACTAGAGAATTTATATTTAAACTTACTGTTGGTAATAAAGAAGATAGTTCCTTTACTTCTACACTTACAGTTCCTACTAAGACTAGAGAATATAATATCAAGTCTTCTATTACAGTAATTAGTAGACTTATAGTTTATAAGAATGCTTATGAAATCACATTCCCTGCAGAAATAACAGTATCTGTTCCTTGGAAACCTACAGATATTAATGGTTTTGTAAGATTATATGTATGGGATTATGTTGATATTAATGACACTAGCGGAGAATCTTTTGAAATCTATTCTAGAGTAACTCCTTCATATGGATTCGATGCTAAAGAATTTACATGTAAGCTAGAAGTTCCTATAGTTATACCTAAATCTTAGTATATAAATCCCCTATGCGGTTAATTCGCATAGGGGTACATATTAGTAATAATTTTTACTTAGGAGGCACAGAAATTATATGTTTACTAAGCTAAGTAAATACAATGGAACTATTAAAATACCGTTTCAATCAAATAATTATAATACCAATAATAATTTTTGGAATTTGGATAGACAACCGATAAATGATATTATAGCATCTAGAAATAATACTAATACTACCATAATCACAAGCAATATTAGCATGAATCTAGATGCTGAAATGAAATTGAATAATATATCTATTTCAGAACTGGAATCTAAAGAAGGATCTTTATATGATTATGAATATAATGATGGTGCAAGGTATTTAGATCTAAATAGAGGGAAAAATAATAATGGAATTCCTTTTACAGGATCATCTATTATAGATCTATCTTCTGTATATACTAGCAGAGCTACAAATAATGATGTAACTAGAATTGTATTTGATGCTTTGGTTGTGTTCTCTAATCCATATTTTATGATTGGAGAAAAGGATACATCTTATGAAATAACAGATAATGATGTAAATACAATAAATAACTTAGAACCATTTGCATTATTTTCTCTCATAGATAAGAAATCTACAGCTCCTATATATTCTCTTATTGTAGGAGATAAAGAAAGATATTTAAATAACGTTAAAAAATATTATAATACCGATAATTTGATTATAGATGTATTTTCTCCTACAACTGATTCTAAATCTATTAGAGTTAATAGCGGGGATTTAGATATACGAGGAAATTATTATTCTAGTAAATTTAATTTACAGATAATCCTAGAACAGTATAAAGGGAATGGGTTCTATGTAAGAGTAAATACTATTGATTATAGAGATAAAAACAATAATTTAGATTTGGGTCTTGGTTATGATGTGGATGATAAAAGCAAGTACAAATTATATCCTTATAATATAAACTCAGATAATACAGTTATTGCTTTAAATACTCTTGTAACCGATAATAAAAAGACTACTGATCTTAATTTCCAAAGATATAATCTAGAACCTATGCGTGGGGCTTCTTTCTTTAGGAATGGATTTATTAATATTGAATATGGTGAAATAGTTAATAAATTCAATGATACCATTGCTGAAAACTACAAAGATATCAATTGTACTGTTACCTTTAAACAATCTGAAGCTTCTAAGTATAATTTAGTAAATGGATCGGTTAATGTATTCTTTTATCCATTTGATGGACATGACACATTCTCCTCTGTTACTGTAATTGAAAAAGAAGTATACAAAGGAAAAATAGACCCATCTAATATTAAAGGTAATGGTATTCAAAGAATTTCCGATTATTTAGTACTAGATGAACTAAATGAAAAGTTTAAAGATCATTGTCATCATTGTAGTGGTATTAAATATGAGGATATGCAGTTATTTGTAGAGATATCTGAAAATAATCTATATCCTGTAAATTATATTTCTGATTCTAATGGAAATATAAAAATAGAAGATAATAAATATTATGCTGATCTTCCTGTTTATGTAGGATCTAATAAGCAATTCTTATATCATAAATACTTTATAAATTTCAATTCTAATATACTAGAATTAGAAGAAGAATTTAAAACAGGATGGGATCCTAAGAGGTATCTAGTATTTAGAAATGGATTACTCTTAAACAATTCTATTTATAAAATAGATGTAGCTACTTTTACTAATAAGATAAAAAATAAGAAAATCTATACTGCTGTTACCTTTAGGCCTGGGGATAGAATAGAAGTATTTTATATAGAATCTGATGATAACTTCTTACATGTTCCTTATAACCATGATGTGTATATGTCTTCTAATCTAGTATATGCTGATGAGAATGAACAATATGTTGTAAATGTTCCTTATCCTTACAAATCTTATCCCAAGGGAGATAAATATTTCTTTGTATTTAATAAGGATGGTATCTATTTAGACAAGAAGAATGATTATACCACATCTGAAGATGGAAGTGCCATTACTTTATTTGACCATTCTAAGTTATACAAAACAGAAGATAGAAACGATTATCTGGTATTTGTATTTCCTTATGTAAGAGCTGAATTTGAAGAAGAAGGAGAACTTCTTGAAAATAAATATATGGGTAATACAGGAATAAACTTTGTTTATTCTTATTCAAAATCTTCTGGGGATGATGGTATAGTATCCTTTGATCCTCCTTTTACTTCATATGAATTAAGTAAAAATAATTTCTTACTATTTGGAAATACTACTTATATTAGTAAAGATCGATTTGATCTTATTGATAATCATACTATCAGATTCAATAATGGTGTAGATATAAGACATGCTAAGTATGCTAATTATACTATGATTATATTTAATGATATGAAGAATTCTAAATTCAATATGAATAGCGATTCTAATTTTGAATTAGATATTCAACAAATACCTGCTGAATATGATGGGCAAACTGTATTTAAGCTAAATAAATTCATAGGTCCTAAGTCTTCATTCATTGTATTTGTGGGTAGTGTATCATTAGAACAATCACAAAAGTATTCTTATAACGCTGCTAATAATAGTATTTCCTTTGGAGATCCTAATTTATACTTTACTAAAGGAAGAAATATCACTGTAATTTCTATAAAAAATAAAGGGTCCGAAGGTGGATATACAGAACGTATAGATTTCGAAAAGAATGAATTACCTATAGTGATAAATAATCGGGTAACTATTCCTAGTAGTTATTTTTCTAATAATATAATAACAAAAGAAAATACTATTATATTTATAAATGGAACTTATATTAATCCTAATAGATATAAGATAGATGGAAACACCATAATTTCTACATATAGGGCAGAATCTGAATTCAAAGTAGGTAAAACCATAACCATTTTATATTTGTATAAACATAAAGTTTCTTTGAATAATTATGGTATTGAAGGACCTTATGATTACATTGATAAGAAATTTGATCATGATGATATCATGTTTGATGAAATGTATTCAACTCCTATTCCTACTGATAAGATCAAAGATGTTACTATAGATTCTATATATGGAAATCTTACTTATGTAAAAGATTATAATCACTGGTATTCTAGAACTATGATATCTGGTACATTATACAATAGAGTAGAATATCCTGTACAACAAGATTTCTTAACTGGATATTTGTATACAGATTATACAGATAGACAAGATACAGATATTATATCAGGTATTGTAGAAGATTATTATGTAGATTGGGAAAAGGTTTCCCCTAATAATAATACAGATATAGATTTTCTTCATGAAGATATGCCTGGTCTTAGGTATGCATTAATAGCAAATAATGCTACTTCTATATCTATAAGACTTCAACCAAACAATACATTCTCAAGTTTCTTTACAGATAAAAGAGGAGTTATTGGTATACGTTTTGAAGAAGAAAGTAATATTAGATCTATTTTAGCTTATACATTTAAGGGTATGAGTGATCTTAAATATGTAGATTTCTCCAAGCATTTAAATAAGATAAATTCTTATGCCTTTGTATCTTGTGCTAGATTAAAAAATATTATCTTAAAGGGAACCAATTTAGAAGTTGATGAAAATGCATTTGGGTTGTTAAACAATATATTCATCCCTGATACAGCTAAGGTAGCAGATAATGCATTTGAACCCAATTCTATAATCAACATAACCTTTGATAAAACTTCTGATCAATATATTATGGAAAATACACAGGTTAATAGAAATTCAATAGAAACCGTATCCTTTGATTCAAATAAGACTAGAGTACAATCTTACCAATTCTATGGATTTAATAAATTAAATAATGTAGTCATTCCTGATACAATAACAGAAATATATCCTGCTGCATTTAAGAATTGTACTTCATTAAGCTCATTAACTCTTAATAACAATATTTCTTATATTGGTAGTGGGGCATTTTCTAATACTAAGATAAAAGAAGTTTCTATTCCTAATTCATGTGGTATAATCCATAAGAATTCTTTTAGTGATAATACAGAACTTACTAAAGTTACAATTCCAAATTCTATTGATATTATAGAAGAAGGAGCCTTTAATAACTGTAGTAAATTAAAAGAAGTGATTATAGATGAACCTGTAGAGCCTGAATTAGGACAACAAGGAAAAGGTTTAAAGCGTATTGGAGCTTATGCTATAGGGTCTGATGTACTTAAGGAAATAACCCTTCCTGCATCGGTTAAGCATATAGATCAAAATGCATTTACTAATTGCCCTGAATTAAGAACTATTTATATTAAAGAATATCCTCACTCCCATACAGTTGAATTAGTAAACACTGAATCTATGAACAATAAGCCATGGGGAGCTGCAGGAGCCACGGTTAAAATAATACAGTAAGGAGTTTATAATGGGTAATATCGTAGAGCAAAACAATGGGAATAAAGTATTTGTTTTTAGACCTAATGATGGAATACCTGAATATATAAATCTTACTGGTATTCGATCTATAAAAGTAGAATGTTATGGGGCTGGTTCTCAAACAAGAGATCCTAATATCTTCTCTAAAGGTGGATATACCAAAGGCATTCTAGATGTAAGTAATATTGATCATCTTTGGGTATTTGTAGGATGTAAACCTGAAGGACGTATAGGTGGAAAAGGATTTGGCAAAGGTGGAGATTCTTTTAAACCTAAGAATGAAATGGTTGGTTATGGAGGTGGCGGATCTTCCGCTATCTCCATTTTTAGTGATGATAAAAACTACTTCTATATGATAGCTGCTGGTGCTGGTGGTGGAACTGATTTTATAATAAGAACAAATAATGATGATTATCTTATAAAACCAGTAAAAGGATTAGATGGTGGAGGATATGAAGGAGAACCTTTAAATGAAAGTAATGGAGATCCTGCATTAGAATATAGATGGTATAATTCTGGATATTCTGGAAAGTCTGGTACACAAACTGCTGGTGGATATGGTGGTAGCTTAGATAAGAATTCTATATCTACCGAATTTGTAAGTTTATCCAATGGATCTAGAAATACTGGTGGTAATGGATTAAAAGAAACCTCAACTATTACCTGTAAAGGTGGAGCTCCTGGTGGAGGAGCTGGATATTATGGTGGTGGTGGTGGAGATATCAAAGCAGGAGGAGGTTCTTCTTATATAAGTGGAGATCCTAATTGCTCTGATGAACCAAATAATGACCATATTGTATTTACTGATACAGAAACAATAGTTGGTGGAAATAATGAAGTAGATGGTAAGGTTGTAATAACTGTATTAAAAGCAGACATAGAACCTTATGAAATATATTCTAAAATCAACGTATTTGAATATCATAGTAAATATGATGTGACTATACCATTTCCATATAAACAATTTACAGAAATGCAATTCTTTATTATAGATAAAGAAGGAAAACTAATTCCAGCTAGATATTATGATCGTATAGATAATTATACTATAAGAATTAAAGATAATACTGATTTACAGATTTCATCTGATAAAGATTTAAAATTCGTATTTGCTCATAATAAAGGACAATATGCTGTTCAAAAGATGGAATTAAATTTTGAATGTGAAACTAATAAATATCAGTATGATCTATTATCACCTTATTATATGATTCTTGATATAAGAAATAGGTTTAAGGTTTTCTTTAATAGAAAAGAATTAATTCATGGGGCAGATTATACAATCAATATTTATAAAGGAGTTTTAAATTTATCAGATTCTTTAGATATAAAAAGCAGTGATACTCTAGACGTAATATGTTTCTATACTGGAACAAAATATAATAAAGCCATTCCTGAGCTTCCTATGAGTGGTTATATCTATTATAATAAAAATGAAATAGATAGAAATCTGAATAAGAATTTAACAGCTATATTTGTAAATGGTAAATTGGTTGATAGAAAAGATGAATTAGATATATCTAATACTATTCACAAAATCTCAACTGATATCAAATCCAGATATAATCTAGAAGTATTGAATCTTAGTCCTAAAGTAGATTCATTGGTTCCTAAGTTTAAATTAAGGAAAAGTAGAAACAAAGTTCCTAAATATGTAAATGAATATATTTATGGAACTATTGATGATTACAAAACAGGAAGCTTCTCTAAAGATATTTTAGGAGGAAAGAATGGTAATGGAGTCATTGAAGTTACATTAGCTCCTAATGTTGTTACTGCTGATATTAATGTATCTAATGCTAAGATGTTTAAAATAGATTATAAGAGCTTCTTATTCAATGATCCTATTCAACTAAACTATATACCTAAATATGCTATACAAATACAACAAGTTCCTCATCAAACTATTAGTGTAGTTTATAATGGGAAAGAATATACTAATGATGATATAATCTACGTATTACGTGGGGATACTATCAAGCCTATTATAATCCCTGAAAAAGGGTATAGACCTGGTACTCCTAATATATCTAGTACAACTCCTATTATGGACAATGGAATTCTTACAGCTTCTGATGCTACAGAATTATCCTTTGCTTATGGATTAATCCCTATCAATAGTAGAGGTAATAGATATGATGAAAAGAGAGATCTATGGACTCATATTAGAGATAGAGTTATAACTATACCTAATGATGTAGATAGGGTAGTTGTAAATTATACATGGCATTCTAAATCAGATGAATGGGATGATGTGAGAAGTGGATACGGATCAATGACCGATGTATTAAATAGAATACGAAATGGTGAATCTGTGCCTGAAACATATCCTCCTTTCGATGGAACAGGTATTTATAATTTAGATACAAAGACTCCATGGTTTAATCCTTATATTTGCCATACGGATTCTAAATGGTATATCCCTGCATATAATGAATATATAACAAAACCTGAAGAATATTCTTATTATATAATCATGGGTGTTACTCCTGGTAAAACTTATAATTTAAGATGCTTTGCTTCTGGGTTTAAGATGCGTGATTATGGGTTTGTAATAGGATATAATGAAGATATAGCTAAAAGAAGAATAGATATGACTGATTATTAAAAAGATAGAGCATAGGTCTAAGACCTATGCTCTTATTTATTGTTCTATTTCAGGATATCTGTAAGATTTAAAACTAGAATGGGATATACTATTATTTTTTTCAAATCTTATCTTATTGATCATATTTAATTCTGCGTATCTTGGTTTGGTATAATACACAGGTCTAGTTATAGGAATATCATATAATATTTTATCCCAAGCTGTTTCATTATCGGTGTAATTAAAAGGAGCAGCATATTTTGTACTTTTAATATAAACAGATTCAGCTTCATTATGATCAGGTAGTTCTACTGGTGGAAATTTTTGAACAATTTGTCTTAAGTCTCCTATTTCAAAATCATCTTCATAGGCAGAATCATCAGATATTTGTAATTGATCTAATTCATATTCATAATCTTCACTATTAGGTCCATAATCAGGATTACCAAATTTAAGACCAGTTAAAATTGTTCCTATATGAATATTTGTGTTTTCATATTCTACTACTTTTCTTCCATCAAAGAAGAATCTATCTAAACTATGAGCACCTCTACTAAACATAATCTGATGCCATTCTGTATTAATATTATATGGATATTCATATAATGATTCACCGTTCATAAAGAAAGCAACAGAAATCTTTTCAGGAGAATCATTATAATACCCTACAAGTATTTTAAAAACATTCCCTTTATCATCAGAGAATTCTAATCCAGGGATATATTTATTTTTATTCTTATTTGTATCTGATTTTACTATAGCAGAATCGTGTAATTTAAACCAGAAACTAACGCAGAACAATCCATCTAATCTAAGAGTAATATTATCCATATTATATAAATATGAATTCTTTTTAAAGAAAGACGCTGAATTGTATTCAAAATCTAAATAAGGATCTTGAATACAAGAAGGAGATGAAAATAAAATAGACCCTCCACTTTCTTCTTTACCCCAGCTCTTTCCTATTAACCCATGATCAACAATTCCATCTTCCTTTGTAAATCTAAGTGTATTAAAATATTTTCTAATAGCCATAATATTCTAATCCTCTCCAACATATTCATCATCATCTTTATCAACATCAGGTATTATAATTTTATTTTGTATTTCACTAGGAATTCCATATATTATTTTTCTATAATAAACATTTCCATCCCCATAAATACCATCAGAAATAATCCATTCAAATAACCCTACTCTATTCATTATTTCATAATCTGTAGCAGATTCGAATTCATAATAAATATGATTATCATAGTTTAATTTAGGAATATCTATTTGTAATGAACATACCACCCCAGAATAAGGTTTTGCTGCCATTGTGTCTAAGTTTAAAATATGAGCTATAGGAATAGAGATTAATGATTTATCATAATATGATTCATTTAATATTGCAGGGATTTTACCAGCTAAGATTGCTGTTTGAGAATTTACAATACTATTATTGGTAGGATGTTTTGTTTGCAATGCTACATTTATAGGACTAGGAGTTTCTGTAATATCATCTTTAAAAAACTTAATCTTATATTTTATTAATGTATCATCTTTCTTATGCTCCAATACATTATGATGTACTAGAGTGATAAACCAATCTTTATTTTCAATAAGATCTTCATAAGTAAAGGGCAAAGTAGGATCAGGTATATAATATCTATTGTGCCTAATACCATCAGCTACATGAACCATACTATTTAGATCTCTAGGTAAGTATATTTTTTCTTTATTCATATAAAATCACCGTTTAAAAATGTATTTTATATAAGTGTCAAACCAATACCCTATCAGGAATAACCTGATAGGGTAATAGTATTATTTCGTTTCTTCAACTACTTTGGAAAGAAGGTTGTTAAGAACTGTAAAGGAGAAGAGAATTACAGTAGGAAGGAGGAATCCATCACGGATCTTGCACCAACCCTGTTCTTTAGCTGCATCTTCTTTAAGTTTAGCAGTATATACATCAACAACTTCTTTAATCTGAGGCATGCCAGATTCTTTCAACCAATTGGTGAAATATTTCTTTGCTTCATCAGTAACAACATTTTGTACATTATCAATCAATTCGCTCTTAATAGAACCAAAATCAATTTTTTCAAGTACCTTGTTAGCCATTTATAAGCTACCTCCAAATATTAATATTCTTCATAGACAAAATTCTTTGTCTTTATACCATCTTTAAAGCATTCAATAGTAACAGAGCTACCTTTTAAGAAGAATACACTTCCATCAATAACTTTACCATTTGCTTTAAAGGTAATACCTTCTTGGGGTTTTACAGTAAACATCGAAACCTTCTTATAAGAATCTTCAGTAGTAGATCCATCATCTGCAGGTACTCCTTCTTCAGTAAGTTTCTTAACTTTTTCCTGAAGTTTTGCAATATCTGCATTCAATGTACCAATCTGTTTTTCTTGTTCAGAAGTTTTATCTTGTAAGGTTTTCTTTTCAGTATTAGCTTCATCTAAAGCAGCTTTTGCTGTTGTATAGTTTTCTTTAGTCGAATCCAATTCAGTTTGAAGAGAGGTTACCTTTTCACTAGCTGTTTTAAGTTCTTCTGCTTTCTTAGAAAGATCAGCACTCATATCAGAGCATTCCTTGTTTTTCTTTACAAGTTCAGAACTGATATCTGTATTTAACTTATTTAAGCTAGTAATCTGTTTTTGCATATCATCTACTTGTTTTTTACAAGCATCGAGCTCTTTAGACAATTCTACTACTCTATCAGTCATAGTATCATCCGAAGGAGCCACTACGGGATTTTCAGCAGTAAAATGTGCAACCTGATCCTTGTATGTCTGAAGAGCAACGCTCAGGTTATTAAGAGCATCAATTTCCAGTTTTTCACGTTTAGTCAAATTTTCAAAACTTGCTTTAAGTTCATTATATTCTTTAACCAAACCAGATCCACTAGATTGACCTTTGCTAAGTTCATCTACTTTAGCTTGGAGTTGTTTAGAAAGTTCAACAACTTTCTTATATCTAACTTCCAAAGCTCTATATTGGGAAGAGGTGAAAGTAGGCATTTTTATAAGTCCTTTCTAATCAAAAATATATACTACTTACTTAATAGTTTTCTACTATTTGTCAGCTTCTTCTACTTTCTTCTTTGTAGCTGTTTTGCGTTTTGTTGCTGTAGTAGTATTTTTCTTAGTATCAGTAGATGTAGTTGTTTTCTTTTTTGTTGTGGTAGTACGTTTACGAGTTGCAGCTTTCTTTACAACAGTAGCTTTTTCTTCTTCTACTTTTTTAATCTGATCTTGAAGTTTAAGAGACACTTCAATTTGTTTATTTAATTCTTCTTGTTTATCTTTAGCAGCTTTTTCTGCAATTTCAATCTTACCTACAATTTCTTCTTTCTCTTTCTTAATCAGCTCAATTTCTTCTGTAAGAGCTGCAATAGTCTTATTCAGTTCTTCAATTTCATTTTGAGCTTTTACCAATTTGCTTTTTCTTGTCAATCCTAACATGTGATTCTCTCCTTTAAAAATATAAAATAATTTTATTTTATTGTCTTAGATCTGATTACTCTGAAGGAGGTTGCACGGGACTATTTGCTGGAGCTGCATGCAAACCCACTATAGTGTATCCAGGCTCATTTGTTGCTGAAATATTAACTCTTTCACCATAAGGAACTCGAACTGTTGTTCCATTAGCTGCTATATTGTTTATCATTATGGTAGCCCCTCTGGATGCACTTACATTAAAATTTACGTAGTATTGTTTGATATCTTCAATAAAGTAAATACCAGTAATATAATTTATCTTAAGAATTATAAATCCGTTGGTCTTGATTATATCATTATTCAATGCTTCTAAAGAAGAATATTTAGATTCTCTATTAAATACTATTGAAAGAGAAGTTCCAAAAGATAATTTAGAATTACCATAAGTTTTAATAACTATCGTAAACAAAGCAGTACCTTCTAAATTATGAGCATTAAATCTATCATTTTGTTCTGATGGCTCTTTAGGAAATACGGGAATGATACTATTTACATCCAATGTTCCAGGAAGGTTAATAGTAATTGTATTAGGAGTGCTACCGTCTGTAGAGCCATTAACTGCATAGGTAGTACATCTAGATCTTCTAGATACATTATCAGAGAAAGTACTAGATACTATAAGATTTTCGGAAATATCCAATTGTCCAGTTGTAGGTGAAATATACATAGGACAAACATCAATATTATTGATAAAATCCATATATTGGATATCTTGTTTTAAATCAGATACTTTCTTGGGAAGTTCTGTTTTAGTAGCATAATTAGTAAGATCAAGAGATTGACTTTGTCCACCTAATCGTTCCCATGTATTATTTACATAGAGATATTCATCGTACATATTCTCTCCAGATCCAGTTCCTCTTACAAGATAGATAGTAGAATTATCTATATTAGAAGTGGGGAGAGCTGTTACTACTTCTATTTTGAAATTAGGAATCTTTTTAATAAGATCATTAATTTCTTTCTTTGTATAGGCATCTATATTTACAACTTTATCTATAGGAAATAATTCTTTCCCAGCTAAGTTTATCTTTTCAATCTTATTAGCTTGAGCAGACATTTCTACTGTGGAAAGTTTTCCTTTTTCTTCTTCTGTAAAATTGCTTTCAGATAACCCCATACCAGGAGATTTGGTAACAAAAATTCGTTTACATTCCGAAAGGAATGTTTTTAAATTATCTAAATTAAGAAATTTACTCATTATAAATAATATTCCTTTCTATATATTAAACTTGGAAAAAGTCTGGTACAGATTCAGACGGAGCAAGAATAATATTTACAGCAAAGTTATCTAATTCCCCATCATTATTATTTAAGAAATCATATCTAGAGGAATGATTTCCAATATCATTAATATTACCAGTATATACCAAAGATCCAGCTGAAGTTCTTGTTACAGCACCATATTTATAAGCAAACTTAACTTCATTATCTTTTCCAGTTACTTTATAAGGAACTTCTACGATAATAGATACATTATTTCCAAGATTTCCAGAATTGGTTTTAAAGGTTACATTAACTCTAAATGATTGACCATTTTCAACTAAAGAAATAGATTTTATTTCTTCTGTCATATTCAATCGTTTATCAATGTTATAATAGCTTACTAAGTTATTATCAAAGATAGCATTAAGTTTAATAGCTTTTTTAAACCCATCTTTAAGCGTATAAGTAGTATCGCCAACTACAATATCTACTATACTATCAAGCTTATTTGACGTAAATACGCCATTAGGAATAAGATCTGCAGTATCTTTGTTCTTATAAATCTTCAATCCTAATTTATCAATATCTAAATTTCTATCCAATTTATTTAATTCATAAGAGATTTTATAATTAGGAATAGAAATAATCTTATCAACTCTATACAATTCAATCTTAATAGGGTCGCCATTATTAATAGTAAAATCTTTGGTTATATTTGTTTCACCAATACTAGATTTTTCATTATTAATAGTATTTACAAATCTCATTGCATAGTTAGGCATGATAGTATCATAAACTCTACTAATAGAAACAGTAGTAGTATTAAACAATGCTAATATTTCATCATTATTATATGCTTCTCCACTACCAATACTGATACTTTGAGATCCATCAAAACTAACTCCATTAATAGTTACAGGATGAGCTAATTTATTAGCAGTCACCGCATTAGCAATTTCTTGAACTGTCCAATCTGTATCTGATGTAGTTGGGTTGTTATTTTGATTAGATAAGATATATTCTTTTCTATCATCTAATACATATACACTCATTCCAACTTTACGTTTACTTAAAGGAATTTGGTTTCTTTCAGTTCTAGTTCTAACAATAAACCTCCCTCCTTTAACTTCATTAGAATCCGTTACAGGAAGAGGACCAGAATTTTCAATGAGAAGATTTTGATTATTCACATTCATTATAAATTTATTTACTTCACTCATTGATTTATTTACCTCCAATCAAAGTTAATTAATATAATGTGAAAATAAAAATAAAATAGAGTAAGTGGATAACCCACTTACTCTATTAAAAATTAGATTATAAAACAATATTTAAATACAAGCCTTCTGTAATGTTTGTATTGGAAATAAAATAATAAACATTATATTTCTTATATGCTTCTTTAGCAATCTTTTCTTCAGGGTATTTATGAACAATCTGTCTTTGATAATCCATAAATACACTTATAGTTTCTTTACCTTCAGTTAATTCTTTAGGTAAAATCAAGAATACTGTATTAAAATCATTATGAACAGTTCTTCCTCTTAATATATTAGTTTCAACAATATTTAAAGGAATAGTAATAGCTGCATTTCCATCAACAATTTTTGTTGCATCTTCAAAAATCTTTCTATTAATACCGATATCAGAACTAGAACTAAAATCATTAAATTCTAATAAAGATTCAGCATTTACCTTGGTAGAACTAGGAATATAATCTCCATTATATTGTTCATATGTTCCATCATTAGTTGTTCTATTAGCAACAGGGAATAGACCAGAAGCAACATACATCTGAATTTTATCAGGTTTTGCTTTTTCTGTTAAAGTATTATCATCAATAGTTCTAATATATACTTCTAATTCTTTAAATACTGAGGAGTTAACACCTTCTGTAGAACTAGAAGGATTGTACGGTAAGATTACTTTAGCAACAAAAGAACTGTCTCCAAGAGGGAAATTACCACTACTTGTAGTAGAATATACAAGTTTAAAGCAAGTAGAATCATTGAAAGTACTAGCACTACATGTTTCAGTCTTAGATCCATCAAGAGATACGAATTTAAGAGGATGAGAACTTGCGTCATTTGAATTTAAAATATTACCATTATTTAAATCAAAGTCTTCAGGTAAGGAGATAGGATTGGTTACTTTATCAAATTCAAAATAAACTGTATTAGTATTAGCACCAGAATCAGGTTCTAATTTAAGAATCTTAATATGGAGTGCATCTAATTTATTAAGAATATCTACTTCTTTATCAATTTTGTCCAATTTAGCAAGCTTAGTCTGATCTTCTTCTGTTAATCCATGAATAGCTTGAACTTCTGCTTTTGTAGCCAAATCTCCTTTAGCCGAATTAATTCTACTTTCTACATAAGTCTGAGTAGCATAATCATTTAATCTATTAGAAAGATCATTTACTGTAGATTTTTGTGCATAATAAGTATTAATATCATTCTTAAAAGAATCTAGATCGCTTCTTTCCAGTAGATTTCTTTTGTTTAATGCACTCATTCCAGTTTCTAAGTCAGTGACTTTTTGAAATTTTTCTCTAGCTTCTGTTTCAAATGAATCATATACAGACTTTTCTACAAAAGTTTTACCGCTAAGAGTATCAGTTACTGCTTTAGCTGCATTAGCCGCAGTTTCAATTTCACTAATCTTAGCAATATTCTGTTTATCTGTTAAACTCGGAACTTCTGCTTTAGTGGCGAACTTATTGTCTGCTTCAGATTTATAAAGAGTAAATGTAGCATCTTCTACAAAGGTTTTACCACTAAGAGTATCTGTAACAGCTTTAGCAGCATTAGCAGTAGATTCAATAGTATCGATCTTAGCGATCTTAGTTTGATCTGCAGAGCTTAATCCAGTTCCAGCCGATGTTAATTCTGCTTTAGTAGCAAACTTACCATCTGCATCAGATTTATAAGTATTAAATGCAGATTCTTCTACAAATGTCTTATCTTTAATAGAATCTGTTACCGCTTTAGCTGCAGCAACATCTGCTTTTACAGCATTGATACTATCAGCAGCATTCTTAGCTTCAGTTACTTTAGATTCGAATTCATTTAACTTAGCAGCAGCATCTTTAGCAGACTGAATATCCTGTTTTACATTTTCAGGAAGACCAGCAGTAGAAACAGATTCAATAGACTGCTTAAGTTCATTATATTTAGAAGTTACATCCTGAGTTACAGGTTGTAATTTTTCTGTAAATTTAGTATCTAATGCAGATTCTTCTACGAAGGTTTTATCCTTAAGGGTATCAGTTACTGCTTTGGCTGCATTAGCAGCAGTTTCGACAGCATCAATCTTAGCAATCTTAGTCTGATCATCTTCAGATAATCCATGAATATTCTGAACTTCTGCTTTAGTAGCAAATTTACCATCAGCATCAGATTTGTATGTATTGAATGCAGATTCTTCTACGAAAGTCTTTCCTTTAAGAGTGTCAGTTACAGCCTTTGCATCGTCAGCCTTGGTTTCGATTCCATCGATCTTAGCAATCTTAGCTTGATCAGCAGAGCTCAATCCTGTACCAGCAGTTGTAACTTCAGCCTTTGTAGCATATTTAGTTTCTACTTCAGATTTATAAGCATTGAATGCGGAATCTTCTACAAAGGTCTTATCCTTAAGGGTATCTGTTACAGCTTTAGCTGCATTAGCCGTGGTTTCAATATCATCAATCTTATTGATCTTAGCTTTATCTGCTACACTAAGATTACCTGTACCAGAAGTTGTAATTTCGTCTTTAGTAGCAAACTTACCTTCTGCTTCAGATTTATAAGCATTAAATGCAGAATCTTCTACAAAAGTTTTATCTTTCAAACCATCTGTAACAGCTTTAATACTTGTTACATCAGTTTCAATACCATCAATCTTATTGATCTTAGCCTGATCAGCAGGAGTTAAACTAGCTGTACCGGTTCCAGCACCACTACCAGATGTACCAGCTGCAGCTAATTCTGCTTTAGTAGCAAACTTACCATCAGCTTCTGTTTTATAAGATTCAAATACAGATACATCAAGTTTATTGGTTTTAATCTGACCAATATTTTCTTCATTAGTAGTAGCCTTTTGAGTAGCAGCATCAATCTTTTCGGCTGTTGCAGATTTATAAGATTCGAATACAGTTGTTTCGAGTTTACCAGTCTTAATAGCTTCGATAGATTCAGCATTAGCTGTAGCTTTTTGTTCAGCATTGCCAGCTTTTGTAACGGCTTCTGCAATCTGTTCTGTTTTTGCTTCTACAGCCTGTTTAGCTGCTTTTACATCTTCAAGAGCATGTTCTACTCGTGCACTCATTTCTTTAACAGAATCTTCAGATTGTTTAGCTTTATCAAGAGCTGTTTGAATCTTTTCTTCTGTAGTTCCTTTGTCTGCTTTAGCCATTACATTTTGTGCATTATAATTAGCACAACCACTGAAATCACCAAAAGCTACAGGAGAGTCGCAAACTTCTACTACAGATACTACCTGTTTACCAGAAATCTTATGAATAGTATTTTCTAAACCGCATACTACATAAACATCATCATCCATGTTTACATCAATAGCATTAGGTCCTTTACCAACAGGAATAGTTGTAATATTATTTCCTTCTTTAATAGCTTTAGAAGAAGTTTCAATAATAGTTACTGTATTTCCATCATAGTTAGCAACAATAACGTTGCCATAAGAATCATTTACAAGAGCAACAGGACGAGCACCTACTTCAAAATCTACTACTTTCTTAGATTTCAAAATACGAGATACAGTATTAGAACCAGAGTTGGCTACCCAAATAGTATTACTTGTATCACATGTAATAGCAGCAGGATTGCTTCCTACATTAATACTATCTACAACAGTAGTATTTACAATCTTATTTACAATACCACCAAGATCTGCACCCGTCTTAGGATCAATCTTATGAGAAAGATAACAAGCTACCCAAATAGTACCTTCTTCATCAGATACAAGAGATTTAGGGCCAGCAGCTACAGCAATATTCTTAACAACTTTATCTTGAAGATCTTCGTTTTCTGTAGCAGAGGTGTTTTTGTAAGAAGGAACTTCTACCTTGGAAACAGTATTGTCTCCATAGTTTGCTACATAAATATTGCCATTAGGATCTTCACAGCAAGCAACAGGTTGTTTACCAACCTTTACTTTTTGGAAGAGAGTATACTTTCCTTCACCAACATTTTTCTTGTAATGATAAAGATATCCATTATTTCTGTTTGTAATAAACAAACTTACTTTATCCTGAGATACAGTAATAGATGAATAACCAGGTTTACCAGCAAAAGGATCTTTCTTCCCGTGCCCTGTAATAGTTTCTACAGGATTTTCTTCTTTAGGAGTAGTATCTTTAGGATTTACAATACCTACTTCTTTTTCAAGATCAAAAATTTCAGAGGATACATCATTGGAAATTTTCAATACTTTAGCCTTATATGCATCAATTACGAATAAATCATTCGGAAACATATATAGATTACCTCCATTTTTAATAAATAAAAAATTAATTATTTTATTTAAAATAATTAATATGATGTCAGAGCTTATCCCCTGACATCATATAGTATTTTAGTGTGTATTATTTTAAGAATATTTTCACTATTTTTTCATTATTTAAATCTAGTTTTTTATTATTAATATTATCAGATTTATTATAGACAAGCTTAGAATAATATATAGTATAATCTTTGTATTTTTCATCTTGTATTAATTCTTTAGGATAAGGTTCAAAATAATATGTAGCACTATCTAATTGTACTCTTAGATTATTATCTCCTCTTCTAAATAAATTATACATATCTCTATTATTCTCATCAATCCAAAGTAGTATAAACATATAAAGGGATTTTATATAATCATTAATATCCGTCCAAAACGGAGGTTGAACAGCTCCAATACCATTTCCTCTAAAATTATTATATTTTATAATAGTATATGGAAATCCTGATTCATAATCAAATAAATTGGTATTTGTCTTTCTTTTTGAATCAATATGGCTCTTCATTAATTTATTAGCATTCCAATTAGCTATAAATGTATTAAAAAATGAAGTACCATGAGAATGATTAGTTTTTGCACTATGATCACTACCATCATAGTTATAGAATAGATTAGGATACACTTTTCCATTATAGGTAATAAAATCTAATGTATTTTCATCTTCAAGAAAAGCATCAGTTCCTACTTGAACTATAATATTTACTCTTTTATCATCTATTATTTTTTCATATTCTCTTCTAGAGTCAAAATCCATATACGAATAAATTGGTTTGACTATATTTTCTTGAGTAGTTTCATCATATGTATCTGTTTCATAAAAACAACTTACTTTTACATCATTATATCCAAAAGGAAATTCTTTAATATCGTCATTACTATTATATTTTACTCTCATGCTATACAAATAAGTATTTTCATCATAGGTAGCAGTTACAGAGTTATTGTCTTTACTGAATATAATAGGATGGTTTGTATCATTGTTTATTCTTTGAAAATCTGATGGTAGCTTTGATCTCATATAATCATCGTATTTAGTATTAAAATAAAACTTAATTATGTAATAGAATATCTCATTTCCTTCGCTATCTACTTCTGGATGTTCGCCATCATAAGTTATTTCTACATATTCTATATCAAATAATCCTTTATTATTCAATATATCAATATAATTCATTAGAGTAGCTAGTTTATCTTTAGATAGCATATTCTCTTTAAGAGTATCAATATACCCAATTCTAGTTCTATCTTCAGGAGATATAGCATTTGCTTTAGCTTCTTCTATTTTAGTATTTGTCTCAGATTTGAAAGTATCTAAATCTTCTTTAGATGCTTTTGATGTATTGATAGTTTCAATATTAGTATTTACTGTATTTTTGAATTCATCAAATTCTGTTTTAAGAGAAGTATTGTTTTTCAATCCTTCTATATTCTCTGTATTGATAGCTACTTTAGATTTAAGATCTTCTATTTCTTCTGAAGTAGTTTTTGCTTTTTCTATTATATCATTTAATTCTTTATCTTTTTTATCAGATTCTTCATCTTTAGCCATTATATTCAGTTTATTATAAGTAGCACATCCAGTAAAATCCCCAATAGCTACAGGAGAATCACAAACTCTTATAGTAGATATAACCTTTTTATTATTGATCTTATAAATGGTATTATCTAATCCACAAACTACAAGTATTTCATCTTTAGAGTTAATATCTATAGCATTGGGTCCTTCCCCTACAGGAATTGTGGTAATATTGTCACCAGCAGCAATAGCTTTAGAAGAAGTTTCTATCATAGTGACAGAATTTCCTTCATAATTGGTTACATATACATTCCCAAAAGAATCATTTACAATAGCCATAGGTCTAGGCCCCACTTCAAAATCTACAATACGTTTAGATTTTACGATTCTAGATACAGTATTAGACCCAGCATTAGCAACCCAAATAGTATTATTGATATCACAAGTAATAGATGAAGGATTATTACCTACTACAATCTGATCTACTACAGTAGCATTTACGATCTTATTTACAATACCACCTATTTCGGTATCATTAATAAGATCAATCTTGTGAGAAAGATAGCAAGCAACCCAAATAGTACCTTCTTCATCAGATACAATGGATCTAGGACCAGCAGAAACTACCATGGTTTTAACTACTTTATCTTGTGCTTCTTCATTTCCTAAGAGTTTAGATTTAAATGTAGGAACTTCTACCTTGGAAACAGTATTGTCTCCATAGTTTGCTACATAAATATTACCATTAGGATCTTCACAACAAGCAACAGGCTTCTTACCTACACGGATCTTTTGGAATAAAGAAAATTCTCCACTTATTGCATCTTTTTTATAATGATATAAATGGTTAGTGATTCTATTCGTGATAAATAAACTAACCTTATCTTGAGATACCAAGATAGATGAATAACCAGAACGTTCTTTCTTCTTAGTAGTATTATCTTTTCTATTTACAATCTTTTCTATTTCTGTATCAGATATTTTTAAATATTTCTTTATAAGATTCTTAGTATTATCATCTATAGATATAACGTCTTTATTGTCTATAACTATATCTTCTTTTTCTAAATTGAAAAGTTCAGTAGATATATCATTAGATACTTTTAATACTTTTCTATTATAAGAATCTATTACATATGCATCATCGAGAAACATATCAAAACCTCCATATATTCATATAAAGTCAATTTAATACGATGTCAGAATTCAATCTGACATCGTATTTTATTAAATTACACTATTAGGATTATTAGCAATAAAGTCTAACATTAAAATTGTTTGAGGAGAATCTTTACTAGCTATCTGTTCAGGAAATACATGATAGAACAATGATAAGTGCGAATCAGGGGTAATTCTTGATTTAAGGCTTTCATCATCTATTTGATCTAATGGATATTTATTAAATAAATACAATACACCATTTACCATTATAGGAAGAACATTAAGAAGAGTTCCTGTATTATCTCTATCTACATTTTCCTTGGTTCTAACAAATATAGTATTTTTTTCTCCAAAATATGTTGAGGGCCTTGTAAAAAAAGTACTAACTTTATGCTTATAAGGAGCAATAACATTTTTCTTATCAAGCACATAAGAAATATCAATAGATGCCAAATATGCCCACATTAAATAGTTTTGATCTTCTCCTGGAGGAGAAACTAATTTAGGAATATATTCTTCTCCTACTTTTTTGAAATAATTAGGATCCTCTTTTTTGTCTAAAGGATATTTTAAGAAGAACAATCCAAAAGTACCAGATTCTTGAGGTCTATTTTGTTCATCAATTTTCATTTGAATATTATCTATCGTAGGAAAGTCTACATAAAAATGAAAATCTTTAGGATGTTCTTGATTAGGATCCGTTTCAGAAATATATTTAAGAGATAATTTTAAATTACGTTTACCAGTAGGATACCCTGTTGGATTTCCATAAGAATCCCAAGGAATTATATTTTTTACTTCAAATCCATGTTTATCATTATTATAGGGACAAATAATATCCTCATGTCCTTTTTTAGAAATGGTTAAAGAAGCACCATCTCCAGTTAACGTATAAGAGAAATCGTCAGGTTTAAAAGCTATATTATCCTCTTCTAGTATATCAAAATATAATGTATAAGTCATATTACCATCAGCTGTATTTTCTTCTTCTATAGAACTATAGTATAGCTTAAACATGTTTTTTAAAGCCATTACATCACAAATAAATGCAAGTCTTTCAGATTCTTCTTTAGGAATAAAGTTTTTAGAAAACTCATTTAATTGATTACTTAAAGATCCCATAGTAACAAGATCTAGAGGTTTGATATGATCATTATAATTGGTTTCTGTGATTTCTTCATTAGTAACTTCTAGTTTATGAAAAGAGGAATCTTCTCTACAATAAATAATGGCATTAGGAACTAAAGAGCATTTACACACTTTATCTTTATTTACTATTTCGGATAAATGATCAACTACAATGATACCATTTCTAATATATTTATTATCTAATACATAATTATTATAGTCTGAATATAAAGGAGATATAACTTTAGTTCCAATATATTTATTTCCCATTAAACGACCCCCAATGATATTTAGATTAATAAAAAATAAGAACAATATTACTACCATGTCCTATTAAATAGGACATGGTAGCTTTTTATTTGCCTTTTACATTATCTTTATAAAATTGTTCAAATTCAGATTTCTTTTTTACTAGATCTATAATTTTACTATATACTCCTACAGGTACGCATTCTAATTCTTCTATAGTATCCCTCACGTTATTATACCCCATATCTATTTCTAAATACGAAGTATAAAAAGTGATAGCATCTTTATTAGAATAGTAATTGCTTATACTAATATCCATTTCGTTAATTAAGGCATTGGATGTACTAATTATTAGATTACAAATAAGATCATTATTATGATTATTCTTATTTATATCTATATTAATATTAGCACCTATCCTTTCTGTAGAACTAGAATCATTGGTAGATTTAGATTCTTCCTCTTTATTAGGTCGAAAAGGATTATGATTATATAATTTAAATAGTCTTTCAAATATAGAAAATATTCCATTTATAGAAGTTAGTAGTTTTATAAAATCTGATCCGAGCAACCCCAAAATTAAAGGCGGGATGAGAATAAGTCTAGGGGATATTTGCATTACAAATGGAGCCGTAGCTATAGATATAAATGTATCTATAATAGCATTAGTTAGTATTTCAGATATTAGTTCTCTTATACTATGCTTAGTATTGTTTTTATATTTAAAACACAGTACATGAATCGAAGAACCAAAAAGAGATATAGTTCCACATAATAAAAGTTCCAACAGAGTAATCTCTAATATTAATTCATTATTAAAGTTATTCATAAATTAGAGTTCCTCCAATTCAAAAATATGCTATTTATTCCCTAGATTTAATTTATCATCTACTTCCTTGTTAACTTTAGTTGGTGTAATTTTTTCTTTATTAATAATTTCTTTAGGTATTCCTTCATTTTCAATACCATAAGATCCTGATGGGCTATTGTATTTACTATTAATAAATTTATTAGTAGTCTGAATAGCAGCACCTACAGCTCCTGTATAAGTAGCAAATACAGCATACCCTCCCCAATCTATATTATTATACAATAGATAGAATGACCCAACTACAAATACTAAATAACTAAAAAATGCCATAAGTCTAGTGAGTGATAATGTATTGTCTTCATAAAATAATTGGTTTAAAAGTCCTCTTTTTTTCAAGCTATTACCTCTTTCCATAATAAACTTATTCTTATGTTTTTTAGGCCTATATGGGTATACCTGTCTACATTTTAGTAAATCTAGAATAAGGGGTATAAAATATTATGATAGAAATCATAATAGTTTCAATACTTGGGTTATTATCTTTTTTCATTTTTTCGTGTCTAATTTTATCTGAAATTGTTTCATCTATGAGCAAAGCAAATTTAAATAAGCAAGTATTATCTATACTAAAAACTTCTGAAAAGAAGATGGGTAAAGAACAAGTAAATATGAATTCTATTAATGAAGAGATTCTTACTATCAAAGATAATACTGTGAAGATAAATAAAGATATACAAAAAATAAATGATAAATTAGATAAGTTGATATAATCTGGTAGGCATATAACAATGCCTACCAGCAACATTTTGTTAATATGAAATCTGATAAGGAGATATAGTTTTATGGCAAAAATAAAAATTATTCCTATCGGCTATGATAATAAAAGTGTATATAGAGAAGATATGGCATTAAGTGATGGCAAATTTACTGCCTCTACTCCTTTTATTATCTTATCTAATAAACCTATACCGAAACATGTTAAAAGTTATTTTGAATTTAAAGTAACTGATTTTAAAAGAAATGAATTATATAGACACTTGCCTCTTTATGTTGGTATACATAAAGAACCATCTTCTGGTATCTTATCTACTGATTTTAGTTTAGGTAGTATTTATTATACAAGAAGACAAGACTTTGAAACCTATGAGCAATACAATAAGTCTGCATATTGCGAACACTATAAAGTTATGGGTAAGAAAGAAAGAATCCCTTCTAAAAATGATATTATAGGAGTAGGAGTAGATCCAGACTATAATCAAATAAATATTTTTGTAAATGGTCATCCATTCTATTCCTTCTCTCCTAGAGAGTTTGAAATTAATGAAGAAGATGATTTCTATTTTACTATATGCTCTAGAGTATTTGAAAATATAGGTGGTTATATCAATTATGGTTCTGCTCCTTTTGAATATAAACCAGATGGATATATTAGTCTAAATCAATATTATTTTGAACGCTATCCATTTAATCTAGAGATATTAGGGAATGTTTCATTTTTATCCAATGATAATGACACCAATAATTATTATTCTAATAGAATAAAATATGGTGTAGAATTTGGAATGACCGTTCATGTAGAAAATGATTTGGCTCCTTTAGGCTCTAATTTAAATGAAAGAAAAACTTATATAGAACCTAATCTTGGAGATGTGCAGTTATATGATCCTAATAATAAGAATTCATTTATTATATATTCTGAAAATCAGAATCCTGCAGATCATGCTTACTTCCCTTATCCTATTCCTTCTGATCAAAAGATTTATTTTGAATTCAATTGTAAAGAAGCACCTATGGATAATGGATATGTTGGTTTACCAATACAGATTGGTATAGCAGATCATAAAGAAATAGAAAAGTCTATTACTGATCCTTCTTATAAATCTTTCTCTATTGATTTATTTAGAAAAGATTATAATTACTACTATGCTAATGTAACACTTAATGATAAAACCATTCATTATCCTATAAGAACTGTATATGGTCCTATATATCCTATGGAAGGAGATACTATAGGAGTATTATTGGATCTAAAAGATCAAACAATAAAGATTTATAACAATAATACGTTATATATGACTGCTGATCTTAATGAATATTTAGGATATGCTGATGATACTAGAACCTTTGTAGCTAGTGAAAAGAGTAAGATATATTTTAATGATATTCATGAAAATTATTACTTCTTTATAAAAGCATATACAGATTCATTTACTGGTAATGGTCATATGTTATTTAATCTTGGAGAACCTGAGAATAAAGATCCTTTAAAATATCATGCATTATATGATAACAAGGATATTATGACCTATTGGTATTATTATAATTACAATATAAGAAAATTATATTATAAGGATTTAGAATTTGTTCTAACAACTCTTCCTTATCATATCAATGTATCTAAGAATATTACATGTTCTATATATGTAAAATCTAAATATGATGGAAATGATTTAGATTTTGGTCCTGGATTGAATATGATGTATGATACATATAATATTATATCAGATAATGAAGAAAAAGCAAATGTTCCTGATTTAACTGCTTTTGAATTTTATGAATTAACTCATAATAAAGTAGACAATGATCAGAATAAGTTTATTAAAGACTTAATCATGTTTGCTAGTGTTAGAATAGATAAGAAGGTAGAAGAATTTAATGAAATGATTTTATCTTCTGATAGATTCTTGTTTAGATATGCAGATATTGAACAGGATTTATTAATTGGTAATTCTTATATAGCTAAAAATAAATATAGTAAAGATATTTTATCTTGTAATTTTGAATATATTGATAGAATTAAAGTTACCTTAGTAGGTAATGAAGATTTTAATATAGTAGCAACTACCAATGATGGAATAGAGCATACAGAAGACTTTTATATGCTTCCTTCTCCTGATAATACTATAGAAGTACACACAAGAACTAAAAAAGAATATTCTCTTCAATCACAAGAACCATATTTTGAATATAATGATGATGCTGAAATAAATGTTGGTAGAAAAATATATGGTGTTCAGAGCGATATAGAAATAAGTCTCTTGACTCCTCCTACTTTAAAATATTATCTTAATGGATTTATAACTGGTCATGATATAAATCATACTGCACTATTTCCATGCGAAAAAATATTGGGTGGCTTTACTCAGAGAAGATTAAAAGAAGTAAAACTTCCAAAGGGAGTAAATAAAATAAGAGTATATTATATACATAACCCATATAATTATGATGAAAGAATATATTTTGAAGATGGAGATATTTATATTAATAAATTAATAAGATTTGGTCATATAGAAGAAACTTTGAAAAATGATGGGCTTTTAAATGATAATCCATATATAGTAAAAGGAGGTTTACATCTCTTAGCTATATTCGATTCATCTAATGCTATAAAATGGTATGATACAAAAAAACATAAAAATCTGCCACCACCAATTGCCCCATTTACATTAAAATCATTAGATAATGATTATATATGGGGTGATGGTGCTTGGAGAAAAGGAAATGCTATATCTGGAGAGGGTTGTACTTATAAATGCACTATTGGAATTACACCAGAAAAAACATATAAGATTATGAGTATTGGTCCGCAAAGAGATGTACAATATGGTTTCTTCTTATATTATGGCCCTGAAGTTAAAAACGATCCAGTTGATATTGCAGATTATTAAACAAATTGTTGGGTAGTAGGCTAAGACCTACTACCCATTCTTTTTTATAATTCATCAAAAGCACGTGTTCCAGTTATTACTAGAGGAAAATCCATATTAGCATTAGAATTTACTGCTCTACCATTTCGTTGGTCAATTCTCATATTGTCTAATAAGAATTCTGCAGGTCTTTCAATACCAGGAATAGATTGACCTGTTTGTACATTTACAACGTCAAAATACTTTGATCCTGTGGCTTGGTTATATACAACAACTGTTTGGATACTAGGATCTTTTTCAGAAATCATCTTTCTTTGCACTGGACTTAAATTTGCTCTATATTGATTAAAAGAAGTATCTATATTGGCTGTACTACCATCAACAGTTACAATATCTGTTAAAGATACATTTGTACTAGCAATACCAGGAGTTCCAACATTAGATGTTTCTATTTTACTACCAGAAAGATTCACTCCAGTATTAATAGATTGAGGAGCTAAAGGTTGGTTAATCATCGGTAATCCATATTTAGGTGCATTAAGCATTGCATAATATGCATCTGTAATAACTTTATCCGAATTTTCATCTTTAACATCTTTCATCATCTGTTCTTTCTTAAGTGCAATATCATTAATCTTATTTCTAATTGCATCTAATTCTCGAACAGCAGAAATCTTGGTATTTAAAATACCCATTTGAACTCCCATAAAGTTAGACATATGCTGAAGACGCATCTTTCCACCATACATCTTACTTCTTTTAAATTGGGCTAATTCTTCATCGATGTTTGTATAAATCATATCCGATTGAGCTATGGTTTCATACAACATCTTTCCTGTATCGCTATAACCCTTTTCTAATTCTTTAATTACTGCGTTCTTTCCTTTTTTAGAAGATTTATCTTCATCGTCTACAATATTTGTATAAGTTATTACAGGAGCATCTTTGGGAGGACGACCTGGTCCTCTTTTTCTTTTAGAAGCTAATTTCTCTTCTGTAGTATCTATTACAGTGGGTTCTACTGAAGAATCTTTTTCGATAAGATTTTCTTCAGATAGGCCATAAGTTCTTTGTTCGTCTTCACTATCATCTATTAAATCTAAAGTAATAACCTCTTTTTTAGACATAATATCACCTCTTAAGATTAAATTAATTACTAACCTGTTATTTTAAGCAAACTTTAATTTAGCTACATATTATAATTATGAAGATATAAAATACTAAAAACTTAATTATAACCGATATATAGGAAGGGGACATAAAATGCTTTTAAAAGATGTAATCGGATATCCTGAAGGATCTAATCTTACTATAATGAATGTATTTTATACTAGACCTATTAGAAATGAAGAAACTGGAAAGTATGATAAAGATTATTTGGTTATTATATTTAAGAACAATGATACAGGAAAGAAAGAAATACGAATAGACGTAGAACCTGAATATACTTGGTATTTATTAAAGAAAGAATATCAAACAGAACACAATCTTGCATTTATTGAAAAAGATAAAGTAGAACCTATTACTTGTAAGTATAAAGATATAAAATTATCTATTGCTAAAGAGACTGGTAATGAAGATCTCTATAAGCAAAATATGTATTCTGGTAATTTTAGATTGAATGATGCTTTTTTTGCACATCCTAGATCTTTTGCAGCAGATATGAATATCTTGAATTATACAAGAAGTAGATTTGCAGAAATATATAAAAATCCTGTTATACCTATAGATATATTCTTCTTTGATATTGAATCTGATATCATCGACTCTATTTCAGATAATGTAACAATAGGTGAATGCCCTGTAAATGCAATCACTGGGTATTATTCAAAAACAAATACTTTATATAACTTTGTTTTAAGAAATAAAAGAAATAAACAAATCCAAGAATTAGAAGATAATATGAAAAAGGATTTTAAGAAATACAAAGAGAAAGTAAGATCCTTTATTGAATATGATCTTGGTAGTAAAGAGAAAGTAAGTAAATATAAATTAGACAATGTAGAATTATCTGTTGGGTTCTTTGATGATGAGCTAAGTCTTATATTAGAATTCTTCAAATTAGTTCATTCATTATCCCCTGATATAGTAACAGCATATAATATCTCTTATGACTTACCGTCATTAATTGAAAGATTAAAAGCTAATGGGGCAGATCCTAGAGATGTAATTTGTGATCAAGATATCCCTCCTCAATATAGATTCTGTGAATATATTCTTGATGAAAAGAATCTTAATAATCTTGAAGAACGTGGAGATTTTGCTAATATATCTGCAAGATCAACATATCTTGATCAGATGATAACGTATGCATCTAGACGTAAAGGACAAAGTGCTATTGAGTCTAATAAATTAGATTATGTAGGTACTTTAGAATGTGGAGTAAGAAAATTAGATTATCATGAAATAACAACAGATATTGGGAAACTACCGTATCTAAACTTCTATATATTCTGGTTATATAATATCATTGACGTGGTTGTTCAAGTATGTATAGAAGCACAAACAGATGATCTAAAATATGTATTTAATAATGTAATAGAAATGAATACCCCGTTCCAAAAAATATTTAGACAAACAAACTATCTTGGAACTAAAGCGGTGGAATTCTATAAGCATCATGAAGGAGTAATCATTGGTAATAATATCAATAGATTTGGAAAGAAACCTGAAGAAAAATTCTCTGGTGCATTTGTAGCAGATCCTACCAAAATCTCTGATAAAAATAAAGTCAGGATAAATGGTCAGCCTATTTATAAATATAACAATGGGAATGACTTTGACTACAAACGTCTATATCCTTCCCTAATGCAAGAATTTAATATGGCAACAAATACTCAGGTTGGTAAGATTTTTATAGATGATCCTCCTTATAAAGATCCTGAATATCTTAAACTCAGTCCTGGAGGAACATTTACAGAAAATCTTGCATCTTATAATTATATTGAGTTTTGTCATAGATGGTTAGGAATGATGGATGTAGAAGAAATTCTACAAGAGATCCCTAAGATGAACTTATCTAGTGATAAGAAACAGGTTATAGATCTTATCAATCCTAATAAGATTATATCTATAGATGTTCCTATGCCTAATTGGGTTAAGGATGAAGTAGATAAGATTAGAAAGGAATTACTATGATGAATATTTTTAAAGAAGTTATAATAGATGGTGTAAATTTAATGAGATGCTTAGTAGAAGCTAAGAATCTCAAATCTGAAATAATTCATATTCCTTCAAAGATGCTCAATAAGTATCGGTATACAGATTATAAAAATACCTTTGGGTATAATATGCCTCAGATTTATGGAGAGAGTTTTAATTCAGTTTTCAATATAGGTGTATTTGAAAAATTATATGATGTAATATATCCCATTCCTGAAGATCTGAATGTAGAGTATATCTCTTTCTTTAGTAAAAACTTAAATCCTTTCTTCAAAGATATTAAAGAAAATGGATTAAATACTGATAAGTTATCTATATTAATAGGATATGAACAAATTGGAGACATTGAAAAAGGTTACGTACATAGAATATCAACTGTTTATCAAAATATAAATGGAGAAAATATTATGGTGAGTTTAGATTGTATAGGAGATAGAAGTAATATAAGCACTCCTATATTTGAAAATATTATAAACTATATCTCCAAATCAGAAAATGAAGATATATCATACATGGATGTAACAAATAATGAAAGTTTTAGATCTATTATTGATGATCACAAAACATCTGATGGAGCATTTAGATTTGTTCCTACTGGAATGGATGGAAGATCATTACCTGAATATATGAGTTATATTTCAAAATCTATTTTAGATATTTCTAAGAATGATTCTGTGTATCTTTGTGCAAATAAAATAGATTTCATATATTCTTTGTTTAATGGGGTAAATCTTATGAGGTTTATTATAGTTAAGAAGAGTAAGAAATGTAAGATAGACACAATATTCGTTACTAGACGAATGTAGGGGTGGGTTTATTGATTACATCTGATGAAAGACAGATGAGAGATGTAATATTGTTGTATACTAAGATGCAAGATCATATCATGTTTCTTGGTCCTAATGCAACAATGAATATGAATGTCTCTTTATATATTCCTGTAAAATCTGGAGAGGGATATACAAAAAAATATTATTATAGAGAAGTGCAATATACAGATAATGAAGGGTTTAAAAAAAGAAAAATAGTTAGAGGATTTGATTGCTTTTTAACTATAGAAAATCTTAGAAGAAACAAATCAGATTTTAGAGAGTCTGTTATGTTAAATGCTGGTCATTTAGAGATGCTTAGATTATCTTTATTACCAAAATTAGAAGATTTTGTATTATATCCAGAAAATACATATGAATCAAGAAAAGGAAAACTATATGCAAAAAAATCTGAAGGGGTAACTATAGATTTACCAGGAAATAAGTATATTATATTTAGTCCTGGATTACATAAGTATTACAATGAAGAAGTACAACCTTGTTTAGATTTGTACTTAAATAATAAAAATAATATCATAAGTATGAGTTTCCAAAAGGTGTTGGAGTTTATGAATCTTATAAGGACTTTTCAGATTTATAATTATGCTTGCACTATGATTAATGCAATGCCTACTCCTATCCCTGGATATAATATGTATGATATGAGTATAAATCAAGAAGAACTTTCATTCTTTGATACAAGGAATAAAAACAAGAGAATGCAGTAATCTGCATTCTCTATATTTTTTTT